TATTGGTCGGCTTTGAATGGGCCTATCAACCTGTAATTACTGTGTTTAGGCCGTTGGTGGGATGATGTTTGAAGCATTTATGGTATTCTATTTGTTAGAATGCCTAGTATTAATCTCTGTGGCAGTTTGGTACTATCATGTGCCTAAAACCGCACCAAAGAAAATATGGAACCCCTGGGGTGAAGTTTGGAACGAAAAGGAGATGACAAATGGACGTGGTAGAGCTGATTAACAAATACGGGTTTCCTATCGTTGCAGCAGGCGGTATGGGCTACATGATTTTCTATGTGTGGACTTGGGCCACCAAAGAAGTCAAGCCTGTGCTTAGTGAGGCCAACACTGTATTGATAGCATTGATTGATCGAATCCGCATGTTGGACAACGATTTAATCAGACTGAATCAAAAGGTCAATACAGTTCTACATCTGCGTGGTAAGATCATCGAATCAGAGCGTGTGATAGAACAACAGAAAACTGAAGAAGAAGCCAACGCCAAGTTCAAAGATGCATTGGTCGGCACTGAACAATCAAAGAAGTAACAATCTATTTTGTCGAAGCGTGGAAAATTCCATCCCAATCTTCAGGCAATTTCTGTGTCGATTGGAACTCGCAACGTTCGATCCACATATCATAATAACCACTTAATCTGCCGTCGAACTGATCTCTCAGCTGTTTGCACATGCTGATTGCGGTACTGAAATTCTGTGATCTATATGCACCATGCATGGCATTGTGTATTTTCTTAGACACATGGTAGTCAGGAGTGACGTCGTCTAAGACTGTATAGATAGCGATACCTACTGTCTTGCCCTTGACTGCTAGATCGTCTATTTTTAGAAAGAAGAAATCATCACCACACTGGTCTACTGTGGCCCCACCGACTAATAGCACACACCCATATTCTTTGCATTTGCTTTCAATACGTGCCGCAGTACTGACAGCATCACCTAGGATATCATAGCTGTGCCTTGCAGTAGATCCCATCTCTCCAATGTAGCCTAGGCCCGTGTTGATACCTGCACCCATAGCAATAGCAGGACGGCCTTCTGCAACAATCTTATCATTAAATTGTTTTACTGCCTTCAACATGTTAAGTCCTGTACGAACTGCTGTTTTTGGATGGTTAGGATCTTCAATAGGAGCATTGTGTATGTGCATACTGGCATCACCGATATACTTGATGATCATACCATCAGCATCTAACACAGGTTGTGTAATAGCATCCATATACCCGTTCATGATACGTGTTAGTCCTTTAACGTCGTCACCGAAACTTTCACCTAATGGTGTAAACCCACGTAGATCACTAAAACATATTGAAACTTCACGCTTCATTCCATCCTTGATGAGTGCAGGATTCTCAGCAAGCATACGTACAACTGTTGGACTGGCATATCCGGCAAACTGTTTCTTTATGGCCTGTTTCTGTAGAAACTCACTTACAAACTTGACACCGTAGGCATGCAGAGCGACCAAGATTGTGCCAACAAGAATGGCAGTAGCGTCAAATAAGAATAGAAAATTAGAGAAAGCGTAGTGACTACCAAAGACCACACCAACACATATAATGATAACACTCGCAAGTCCCGCATATACCCACCTCGTTAAAAATAACAATAGTATTCCCACTGCTAGAATCGCAATGATTTCTAAACCATCAGCATAGTCGGGACGCTGTATTACCACACCATTTATCATGGTGCCAATTGCGGCAGCTTGTGCATCTTGTGGAAATACTGCGCCTTTGGCCGTAGGCAATGGATTACTAATACCAGCGGCTGTTGGGCCTACAATAACTATAGCACCATTAAAAGTTTTAGGTAAGTTCATTAGACTCACCTGTTGGTTTTCTTGACTCCAATCGATCCATACACGACCTAGGTTGTCTGTAGTAATAGGACCAAACTTAGGTATGCGCATTTTCTCAACGCCACCTTCGTTGAGCTTAACCTGGAACGTAGAGTCGCCAGCAGCAACACGAAGTGTTTCCATAGCGATACTAGGATACAGTTTACCGTCTACAGACACAATCAACGGCAGTCTACGATTCACGCCGTCAACTTCTGGTAGTGTGCCAACTATTCCAATGCCTGCTGCCGCATTTTCTAATTGGGGTATGTTAGCAATCAGTCCCGGATATTGGACGATTTGGTCCTGCCACTCTGGGCCTAGCACTGCTGAACCTGGATTGCGTGGCGTATTTTTTGTTCGTTGGCTAGGCACTGATCCTAGCACTACTGGATATTGTTTTAGAGCCGTTGCGAAAACAGCATCACCACCAGTGCGGTCAGGCTCAGCCATGATAACATTGAGCACAACAAGGCCAGCACCACGATTATAGAGATCTTTAATAATTTTTGCATACTCTGCCCTCGGTAAAGGCCATTGACCATATTTGTCTAAGGCTGCTTCATCTATGTTTACTGCGTAGATGTTATTGGCTGTCGGTGCTTTGGCAGTGATTAAGGTATCGAAGTAGCGTAGTCTTACACTTTCTACAAAGACAGGATCAGCGATTCTTATACTTATAATAAGTGCTAATGTCAGCAGTGCAGTCCACGGACTAGTTAGGATTTTTTTGATTAGTTTTTGCATGACTATATTTATTTGAACCATTCGTTTTAGGTTTAGCAAAAATTCTATTAGTCAACTGTCCGTGATTTTTTTTATCTGCTTCTAGTTGTCGATGTAGGTGTCTTTTAAAATCGTCGTCTGTCATTGAGTTCCTTAGTTAATTTATATAGGCGTACCAAAATTTGAAACGGAGTTAGAGCCTGTTCCCAATATGCACGTAGTGGTTGGAGTCATTTTAAGCAATGTCCAGTTTTGAGTTTTTTCATTGATCCAAAGAGAATATACAGATTTATCGTTGACGTGTGAACCTTTCCAGGATAATTTTTCTTCAAATTCTTTCTCTAGTACTGAGATAATTTTTTGAGTATCGTCACAGACGATAGGATAGTCATATCTGAATTGAGCGTTGGCCGGGCTGGATAAGCAGACAAGAAACGCCAGTAAAAGCATTCGCATTACCAGCTCCTTAAACTAATATTTACCAGTTATCTAGTTATCATTGCAAAAGTGAAAAGCACAGTAGGCACGGCTATTGCCATAAAACTTGTACCTATAAGTAGTCTATCTATCATGTCGGACTGTGCTTGGATTCTGGCATTTTTTATGTCTGCTTCTAGTTTAGCACGTTCTTTGTACATTCTCACACGTTCGGCCATCATCTGATCCCACACATCACTGTTCCCGGAATATATCAATAATTCTTTCAGTTGTTTTTCTGCGTCTCTAAGTGCTTTGCTCTGCATGGCAATTTCTATTGACATGGCTCTAATCTGTCCGTCTGTGAGAATCTTTTTGCTGGTTTGTGCTGCTACATTAGCACTATGAATCTTATCGCTGTTTTCAAAGAACTTGGCAAACTGTCCGTAAAGACTGTTGACATCCTTGCCCAGAGCAATGGCTTTTTTAATATAACCTACTGATTGTTGTGCGGCTGTGAAAGCAAGGCCAATTGTGATAGGATCGATCATGTTTTCTTAGGATCCTTATCTTTGGGCTGCGGTTTTGACCATTCTACGCAGACGACTTTTCTACTATAAACATCACCAGTCCATGTCCATTTTACGCACCGAGGTTCGTTGGGGTTTAACCCTGCCAGAAATATGCTTAGAATTAGGTCCATTGTCGCTCCGTACCTGTATGGTATTTAGCGGTATTATTGGCCTTGCGTCACTGTGATTTTGGCACAGCCACCTGCTGTGGTGCAGTTATGTGTAATTGAGTAATAATTCTGTGTGCTGCCGCTTTGCGTTAGACTTAGATCAGTAGGTGTGCCGCTTAGATTAACTTTGGCCATATGTCCAGCTGAACCCTGCTGTGTTATATCAACATTCTTATTACCGCCACTTAGAGTAATTTCAGCATAATGGCTGCCGCTGTCTTTTTGTTGTACCAGCAAACTATTATTATTACCGCTGACATCAGCAAATATTCCTTTAGTACCACCTGTGCTAGTTTGTTGTAAATCTACTGTGTTAAAATTACCCACAACTCTTAAGTCGACATAATTTGCTTGTGTTGCAGCATTTCCAGTTTGTGTAATATTAATATCATTGCTTAGACCATTGCCGTAGTATTCAACATAATTATTTCTAGTGCCGCTTTGATTTACTTCAACTACGTTCTGTGTGCCAATTTGTTCTATATGAACCTGACTATCTGCTGTTGTTCTATTGACAAATGTTAAAACTTTGGCTGTGTTAGTAGTCGTAGCGTTAAATGACGCTGCACTGCCTCCGCAACATAGGGTATTTGCGGCCGCAGTTACAGGATCAACAATGGTATTGCTAGAAGCAGTTGATGTTGTTGTACTGTTGGCATCGTAGTAATAGGTAATCTCAGCAATCTGCATACTGTCACAGTTTAAACCACACCCATCTCCCGCCTTTGTTGTCGGAAATAACATAAAGTAATAAGCATAAGCAGTAGTATTGCCAATATCTATAACGGCCGAAGTTGTATAGCGAGATTCACTTAAAGAAATTGAATCTTGTTTAATTAATGTCCATGTTGCGCCATCATTGCTTCCGTAAAGTTTATAACTAGTAGGATCTCGTCCACTAAAATCATTTGCTGTTGTGACTGTAAAATGTGTGACTACTCTACCAGAAGTTAGTTGTATTGTGACTCCAGCATTCTTTTTATCGAAGTTTAGATATTTTGTGTTAGGATTATTGTCAAAAGCGTTGTTAGGTCCTTCGCTACCAGGGCTGTTATTACTAGTTGGAATTGCTCTTATAATATTTACAGTAGCGTTATTCATATAGATTGCCGTAGGAGCAGGCGGTGGCGGCCCGGCCGGCGCGGCAGTTTGACCTGCGGCTAAGGGAGTCGTTGATCCGTTAGTAGCATAATTATTAACCTGCGCTACTGTTGGGTTCAATGTACCAGTCCATGTAACACCACTTGTGTTGGCAAATCCTTGAGTCATACTAAACAACTGTCCGGTGTTATTGTCATTGCCCACAAAGAAGAAATAGTCCGTGCCCATGTTGATAATGTGGCCAGTGCCCATTACTGCTTTTTGCGTGCCTGCCGATGTGTACTGAATAGCATTCCATGGATTTGTAGCATCTCCAGTGGTGGCAAATTTAACATAGTCGCCAGCGGCCCAACTTAATTGTCCGTTGTACCAGGGTATTTGATATGCTGTACCTGGGTTTTTACTGTAGATTTGACATGTAGTTGTGTACATACAAGCCTGAACGTTCCATTGACTGTCTGCTATTTGATATCGTCCAAACTTTAGATCAACAAGGCCTGTTGCTTGACTGTGTGCAGATAAACAGAATGTAATTAGGAATGAAAATATTAGTAAGAACCGTTTCATGGACGTCTCAACACTCCAGTCTTCTGTACAATGTTTACAACGTTGCCACCCGGATCGCCACTGCCAACAATAGTGTAGGCATATTGATCATCATGACTGATGGCGACAAATGTGTTGGAATTGTAGCCTGATGTTTTCACCTCAGCATAGTGATCAATGTTGGTACGATAGGCTATACCGCGTCCTCGACTTTCAATGTCCGGCGAATCTGACTTTTCCCAAGCCACACACACTGATGTGCTGGGATTGCAACCTGCTCGACCTAGATATTCTTCCAACAATAATAGTCTAGCACGTTCGATAGATTCGTCTGCTTCACGTGCTCGCTGTGCAATTTGTCGTTGTGCTTCTGCCTCAGCTTCATCGGCTTCTCGGTCTCGTTTGCTGCGTGCCTGTTCTCGGATGGCCTGTGTGATCTCAGGTGGTGCCAGCAAGATCAAATTGTTGCTGATTTTACTTTCTACAGTGTTGATCACAGTGGGTGCAGTGGGCATGTTGTTGGCACTGGCCACGAATGTGGCTTCAAATGCCTTATCTAATGTGACTGTACCTGCGTCCGTGGTGACCAAAATACTGCCTACTTTGCAACGGTTTTCCTCTAGCTCATAGGTCTTGATGTCGCGATCATCCTTGCAACTGGGCACCAACACAATGAGACTCTGTCCAGTTTCGTCCACAGTCATGGTAAAGTCAGTGCCGCGTACCGCCACAGTGGCAGTGGGGGTTTTGATGTTGACCTGTTGGGGATTGTTTTTGGCGATCTGCCCTGACGCATAACGCACAGTTCCCATGCCTACTTTCATAGCCAACTTGCCTGCGTCTGAGTTTTTTGGATCGTATACAAAATCGTCAATCACTAGTCTAGAATTCTCAGTGACCTTGACTTTGGTTTCATCACGAAACGTAATGCTGCTGACGCATGCACCAGTGGTATAAGTGTCCATGCTTTCAATGGCAGCGCCTTTGATGCCAGACAATTTTTTCTTGTTGCGTTCAACTTCGCAGGCAGTGCCCTTGTTTTCGCTCACCGTGCCAATGCCAGCCCATGCAGGACTCACTGCGGCCAACAACAGTGCCAGCATCAGCCACCGCACTGTTATCTCGCTATGGCTGACACAGGTGCCACAATGGCTGAACTGCTGGTTCTCACTGTGACAGTGTTGTTGCTGCCTTGTGTTTGAATATTCACAGTAGTGTCGTTGGTACCTTGTTGCTGTGTGGTAATGCTATTGAAATCGCCCACTGTGGCCATGGCCAATACATGACCGTTGGCGCCAGCTGCATCAATCTGCTGTATGTTAAACACATTGCTGTCGCCTGTAATAGCGTTGGTCACTGTGCCACGACTGCTGAGCAGGTCACTGGTAATTTGATTGCTGTTGCCAGTGATCGTGGTAGTAGTGACAATTTCGTTGCCCACTAGATTCTGTATGATCATGTTGCTGTTGCCAGTGATAGTTTCTGTGATCACATTGTCCTGATTGGCCGCTGCATTGACATTGCCCACAGTCAATCTAGTTTGATTGCTGTTGCCTGTCACAGTGCTGTTGTAGGTGTTGAGATTGCCCATGATGTTGTACTGCGCAGAGTTAGCATTGCCGGTCTGCGTGATACCTACTATGTTGTTGCTGCCTGTAATGGTGCCATAGTTACTGGCACTAGGTGCGTCTGGAGTCAGTGTAGTGATACCTGTGCCAGCCACTACGGTGGCCGTGGTTGTGGTCACTCCGCCAACATTGTTGGTGCCACCAACTTGTTCAATGGTAATAACGTTACTGCTACCAACCTGCTCAATATAGACCTTATTAGGTCCTGTAGCAGATTGTGCCCAGACTAAGCTGGTTCCTAGAACCATTACTGCTGCGAGTAATTTTCTCGACAACTCGCTATTGCCTGTCATTCTTTTTTTCATCTTGTGTCTAATGTTGGTTTATTATTTGCCAACAAGTTCCTTGGTCTAAGACCGTTAATGTTCCTTGTAATTTATTTAATACTCACTGCACAAAAATTAAATGCCGCTGTTAAAATTCTTACATGTGTATTTTCCAACATGTAAAAATATCAACACTTATGGCTTAATTGGACTCAACATACTAATTGGAACGAATCCTTTTTTGCCATCTCGAGTTTGTACCTTAACCCAATTATTATCAACTTCAATTACTTTTACTTCTGTGCCTTTTAAAAACAACCATTGCCTTGTGCTTGCTTCGATAGCTTTGGCTCTAACATAATACGGCTCTTTAAAAAATTTCACGTCACCAACTTTGACTTCTTCTTTTGGTGTTACTGTTGGTACTGCTGCTGGCGCTGGTGGAACAACTGTTGTAATAGGTTTGACATCATTTTTAGGTTCCTCCTTCTTTACTTCTGGCTTGATTTCTGGCTTGATTTCTGGCTTGATTTCAGGTTTGACTTCTGGTGCGGGCTCGTTAGCTTTGCCTGTTCCATTGCCTTGTCCGCCATTGGACTGCTGTGGTGCGGGGTTAGGTGCACTTTTGGTGGGGGCGGATTCTTTGGGGGTTTGTGTTTGAACCAACTCATTCTTTTCCTCCTTGAAACTCCAATGTCCTTTACGGGCACCTTCATTAATAGTCTGGACCACTGCTGCCTGCACAGCTACGTCCACTGCTCGGTTGATACTTTCGTTAATGCTGCCGCCAATCTCACCTTCCACGGCATTGGCATTGGCTCCTAGTGTGGTGCCATCGCCCACGAAACGCAGCAAGGTCAATTTGTCCATGTAGCTCAACACAGTTTTGGTCACGGTCACAGTTGTGAGTATTTCACCAGTGGCCACACTAACTGTTCTTAGAGTCACTGTCACTGTGTCGCTTTGATATTGTGTTGATGCACCAATACCAAAAATTCTCACACCCGAACCACCTGTGAGTGTATTCGAATCGTAGCCAACAATACCACCTTCCATAATGATACCAGCAAACATCATTGGCGGTAGCGATTTGGCATCCTTACCTTGATACTGTTCACGCATCTGACGAATCATCTGTCGTTCTTTGATCAGATTGTCCAGTCCCCCACGTTCTAATACAGTGAACCAACGTTGATCACCTACGTCTTGCAGAGCTTTGATTAGATAGTTTTCAGCGCCCTGTGTCACAGCTGAACTCAAACTAGCAATCAAGGGCTGGCTTTTACGTTGTCCTGTTAGATCACGGAACCCATAAACAGCCACAGCCACTGGCCCGCCTTGTGGTGGTCGTAGTTTGTTTTGTTCTTGCTTTAGAAACTTACTGGCTTCGACTCGAGGTGCATCAAATTGATTGCTGGTTATTTTTTCACGTACGGCTGAACTTGATGCGCAACCAGATAATACTGCCACTACTGCTAGAGATATCAATGTGTGTTTCATTGCTTATCCCCCAAATCCAAACGTACCACTTGGCACTGTAATTTCTGTAAACTGCCTAGGATCCAAGACGTTTTCAATTCTAACAACAATGTTAGTTCCTACTACTTTCCACGTGATGTTGTTGCCTGCAACTTCCATTTGTCCGCAATTTCCTGCACTATTGGCTGAACACACCGGCACTCCGTCGACTCCAAACAGACTATCTGTGATCTGTTTTGCCAACTGTGAATAGATACGGCTTTCCAAGTTGGCTTGAAACTTGGCCTGTGGAGTGTTTAATGCATCGCTTTCTGCTTTTGCTTTAAGTGCATCGGCGGCGTTTTTGTTTTTGTCTCTGGCCTGTGTTTCTAGTTGATGTATTGTGAGTACGTGTGAACTGTAGCCAATGCCTGAAAAGGATGGACTATTAAAACTGTGTTGTAATTCTGCTGCGCCGACCATTGATGATGCAATAATCAACACGGCGGTGGTTGTAGACTTAACCATCGATTCGCTCCCGGTAGTTACTATTAGTATTTACACGGTGAGGATGAAGAATTATGTGACGAGTTTAATCTAGATTAAAAAGGTAATTAATTACGGTACCTTAACCTGCATACCATTTTGAGCACCACCATTAAGCCCTATTTTTTGTATGATCATCGTTTGTGCGAATTGTTCAGCAGTTTCGATATAGATAGTGGTTCCAGAACCTGTATTTATGAACAGTATGCCCTTGAATTCGTCATGTTTTTTGTAGTAATCAAATGCGTATCTTTTTTGTGCGGCAATAAATGAATCGAATAAAACCATACCTTTATTATTAACAGGTGCTACTAACTGTTGAAGTTCTGCAGGAGTAGCATCAAGATAGATTGAATTAATAATGCCACTTAGAGAAGTTCTAATAAATTTCACTACCCCGGCGGCCGGTGCGCCTGCAGCGATTAACGATGGTCCGAAATTGGTCCAAAAATCTGAAGTTTTTCCTACATTTACATTCGATGGTGCATTTATTGCTGTTTTCAATTTAAGTTTCTTAGGAAGTGCTGCTGCTGAAGTTTTTACCGCGGTTAGAGTAGAGGAACTGTTTCCATATCCTCTCACTCCCTTTATCCTTCCGCCATTGCCCTTCACCTCGATTAATTTTCCATTTATTACTAAATCACCTGCATCTTTGCTTAACATAATATTAGGACTACAGATAGCCAAAAACATTTCGCCTGGACCTTTTTGTGTTTTTGTTTTACCTGTTTTAAATAGTCCTTGAATGGCAATCAGCTCTGGAGCAACTTGTTTATACACATTAGGAAATTGTGTTTGAATTATAGATTCGAGATTTAGTGAAACACCCGGGGATAACAATTTTTTAATATTGATAATTCCTTTTGTTGCCAGTTCCATAGCAAACCCTTCTTTTTCTTCGTAGGGTGCTTTGGCATCAATTATTGCTCTGGATACAACCGTATGAACTTGTCGCAGATCTTCATCTTTTTGTAGAATGGTGTCTACACCACCACCAATATCAATTTTACGGACATAAGAATAAATCTGATGTAGTTCGTCTATATCAGTTACTACATCAATTTTATTAATGATTGCTTGTTTAACATTTGTTAATGCACTAGAATCTCCAGCATTACTCGCCGATTTCGCACTAATTTTTTCTGCTATAAATTCATATTTTCTCATACAATTATTTAGCGGATTTCTGGAAACAGGCATTCCTGGATAAAATGCTGAACATCATCCTCACTTAACCCTAAACTTACCATCACCCGTGGTGTATGCGGGTTACATTTTTGATTTTGTGCGTAGTAGTTCTGTGCTTCTGTGGTATTTTCAGCGGTATTATTAGTTTCCGCTACTGTGCTTAGATAGTGTTCTATGGTAGTTCGAGCTAGATCTGTGATCTGTTCTAATTCTTCTTCATCACTGACATTGCCCGCAGCTACCATGCTGCCACTGAATATATTAGTAGCCCATTCAGGTAATGCACGTTGTTTGCGCCATTCCAGTTTGGCCACTTCATCTGCAAACCATTGCATCATAGGATGGTCAGCATCGCCTGCTTTTGAGTAATCGTGGAAACAGCCTGTGATCTTATTCTTGCCGGCAATAACATCAAAGCCGTAAATTGGAGCAGGATTGTGCGTATGCGGGAAGATACAACAGTGCATCATCCACAAGCCTTTAGTTTCTCTAGCGTCTACTACATCAACGTGAGCACGACGATACCGATCACTAGTCCACACACGATTAACCCAGCCAGGCTGATTAAATCTTTCCATTCCAGGCTCATCAATCTCTTGACCCGTACGGCTGAAGTTATCTTCCAGTAGATGTTGGATCTCAATTAGTGTGTCCCAAACCTTACTCTCCACGATATAGGTCCCGCATCATCTTAATAGCATATTCAAATGCTAAACGAGCTTCGTCTCCTAAATCGTCAGTGAGCAATTCTCTGATAGCCATCTTCATAGAATCTGCGTTTTCGAACTCGTAGAACTTGCCGCTTGAAATATGTGCTACCTGTTTCTTAATGATTTGACCACCGAACAAGTCGCCCATATGACGGCAGTATAAATGCGCCTTAATAAGATGTTTGCGTTCTTGATCATTGCCTAACCTGTGTAAGTATGCTTGGTATTCTAGTGTAGCAGGAGTTAGATAGTAGTATTCACATTCATCTAATTCTGTGAAGTCTGCATAGATGGCCTTAAGTCTTGGTAGATCATGCATGTTAGCAAAAAATCCTTGACGCTTGCTATACCATTCAATTGGATCATATATGGCCAAAAGATTATAGAGATAGTTTCTGTAGTCTTGTTTTTCAATCTTGCCGCTGAGTAATATCTTGGCAAACTTTGTTGTTTCTGCTTCGTGATGCAGATCTTTGGTAATTTCTCTCAGGCTCATTCCTGCTCCACTGAGATTCGCAATGGCGAACCATTCTGTCTTGCTATTGTTGTGGCTTCGATGCCTTTTTGCTCTGCTATCTCAAAAGGATATATGCCTACTATAGAACTACCGGTTTCGTGTATCTCTAGAGTGATTTCTTTGGCTTTGGATTCTGTGTGTTTAAAAATACCTGTGAGTAGTTCTATGACTAGTTCCATAGGAGTTTTATCGTCATTGAGAAATATCACCTTCCACAACCTCGGGGGAGCTAACTGAACTGTGGTTTTTTCTTTGACTTCAATTTCTGTAGACATTTACGATCCTGGGTTTATTGATGTATTTAACAAGAGAGGTTTCCCTCTCTTGTAGTATACTACTTTACATCAACAATGTCAATGACCTTAGGCTTGGCTGATTCTGGAATGTTACGAATCAACTTCACGGTTAGCATGCCATTCTTGGTTTCCGCACCTACCACCTCGATGTGTTCTGCCAGAGGAAATTCTTTGACAAAATCACGAGTTGCGAGACCGCGATGCATGTACTGATCTGCTGCATAGTCTGTTGTTTGGCTTTCCCCTTTAACAACAAGAACGTTGCTTTCAACTGTTACTGAAATCTCGGTCTTATCAAAACCAGTCACAGCTAGTTGAATCGCATATTCGTTTTCGTCTAATTTTATTATATTATGTGGAGGATAGTTATTTGATACACTGTTGGCAAATCTGCGTTCCATTTGATCAAACATCGTGTCAAATCCCACAAGTGCTCTGTTTAGAGCATCTATTCTAGCTAATTGATTGTTCATAGTAGTCTCCTTTTAAAGTAAGAACAATAAGGGCCTCGAAAGTACCCTTGTTTATGATTAGTCTGCTTTCTTCTCTGTGAAGGTAGCATCAACTACATCATCTTGGTCGGGCATAGGTCCTGCTTCAGCTTGTGCTGTTGCCTGATCTTTAGCCTGCTTTTTTTCCAGCAATGTTTTCATTGCCGGGAAAACTTTATTAAGCTCTTCGGTGATCTTTTCAGTGTCATCGCCTTTGGCTGCTGTTTCAACTGCAGTGATCACTGTTTCAATTTCTGTGATTTCTGCTTCTGTGAGCTCTGCACGGAATTCTTCAAGATCTTTTTTAACTTCATGTACCTGCGCCTCTGCTGAATTTCTTGCATCAATCAATTCACGTGCTTTTTTATCTGCTTCTGCATTTAATTCGGCATCTTTGATCATGTCTTGAATTTCAGCTTCTGTTAGTCCGCTGTTAGATTTAATAGTGATCTTGTTTTCTTTGCCTGTGGCTTTGTCTTTGGCAGAGATATGCATGATACCGTTGGCATCAATGTCAAAGGTAACTTCAACCTGTGGCTGTCCTCTACGTGCAGGTGCAATGCCGTCAAGTTTGAATTCGCCCAATAGCTTGTTATATTGCACAAGCTCACGTTCCCCTTGGAATACTTTGATATCTACTGCGGGTTGATTGTCTTCTGCTGTGGAGAATGTCTGCTGTCCCTTGGTTGGGATAGTTGTATTCTTTTGAATGATCTTTGACATCACGCCACCCATGGTTTCAATGCCCAAGGAGAGTGGAGTGACGTCTAACAACAGCACGTCATTACGATCGCCACCTAGCACAGCACCTTGAATAGCAGCACCAACTGCAACGGCTTCGTCTGGGTTGACATCTTTACGTGGTGCTTTACCAAACAGTTTTTCAACTTCTTCTTGCACCTTAGGCATGCGTGTTTGACCACCAACAAGGATAACCTCGTCGATATCTGAGGCACTTACGCCTGCATCTTTGAGAGCAATACGGCATGGCTCTAATGAGCGTGTAATCAGTTCGGCAACTAGTTGTTCTAGTTTGCTACGACTTAATTTTATCGCCAGATGTTTTGGACCGCTGGCATCTGCTGTGACATACGGAAGATTGACGTCTGTCTGAGCTGAGCTTGATAATTCAATCTTGGCTTTTTCAGCAGCATCTTTCAAACGTTGCAGAGCCAACATGTCTTTGCTGAGATCCACTCCTTGATCTTTCTTGAACTCATCTACCAAGAAATCCATGATGCGTTGGTCAAAGTCTTCACCACCCAAGAATGTGTCACCGTTGGTGCTTAGTACTTCGATCTGCTTGTCGCCGTCAACGTTGGCTATCTCGATGATCGAAACATCGAATGTACCGCCACCAAGGTCGTAAACAGCAATTTTCCTATCTTTCTTATCAGCTTTATCAACACCATAAGCAAGAGCTGCCGCAGTAGGCTCGTTAATAATACGGAGTACCTCCAAGCCTGCGATCTGTCCAGCATCCTTAGTAGCTTGTCTTTGGCTGTCGTTAAAGTACGCAGGCACTGTAATAACTGCTTGTGTAACTGTTGTACCAAGATAATCCTCCGCGGTCTGTTTCATTTTGCGCAGAACTTCTGCTGAAATCTGCGGTGGTGCTAATTCTTTACCCTGTGCTCTAACCCACGCATCACCATTAGAATTTTCATAGATCTCGTAGGGCATTAGATCGAGATCTTTTTGCACTGCCTGTTCTTTGAACTTGCGACCAATCAATCGCTTGCTGGCATAGATTGTGTTTTTGGGATTTGTTACTGCCTGACGCTTGGCTGAAGCGCCAACGATGATTTCATCTTGTGTGTAGGCCACGATTGAGGGTGTAGTTCTTGCACCTTCTGAATTTTCAATAACTTTGGATTTTCCATTCTCGATAACAGCCACGCATGAGTTGGTGGTGCCGAGGTCAATACCGATGATCTTAGACATGTTCTATCTCCTTTAAAGTAAGATCTATTTGAGCACTATGCTCTACAAATCGCCCTTGACGGTGCAGTTTGCAATTTTATTTATATCAGATATTCTCTAGATTCTGAATATTTGACCATTTTTTCAATTTTTCAATTTTTGCTGCCTGTGCTTGCTCTATGTTAGTGTAACTAACAATATCCATGCTCTGCAAGATATCAATCATAGCTAGCATATCGCCCAGCTCTTCTTCCAAGTGTTGCCTGTTAGTTTTAGGTTTACCTGGCTTGAAATTATCCAAACCGAAGCGGCTGATTTTGCTTACTGCTTGAATTACTTCTGCACATTCTTCTTGTAGAATGTCCATTACTTCTTTTGTCTGACTGTCCATATATTACCTTTGATTTGCAAATGGTGCAATATAATTACCGTTGCTCATTGTACTGGTACGCAGAGCTTTATAGACATTTTGTACACCCACTGCCTGATTCCATGCATCTTCCAGTGCATGATGTTTTAGCACAGGAGGACGATTGGGATTGATACCTACATCAAAGATTGTGCGAGTATCTCGAACTTCCCAGAACTGCCAAGGAATAGCTTTACCAATTTTACGGAAATACCATTCTAGAATAGTAACGTCAAAGCCAGCACCGTGACTCCATACACGCTTGGCTCCCCAACAGAATTTATATAGTTGGTCAAGAGCAATATGTACGTTAATCCTATCATCAGGATTAAACGCTTCTTCTTGTGCTTCTTTGCTTTGATTGGCCCACCAATCCAGTGTGCTTTGACTAACTGTTGCTCCTATACTATCGCAACTGTCAATGTCTACACGGGTGTAGAATTTAATAGCAGAAGATTCATTAATTTCATCACCAAAGGGATCAAATTTAACTGCTCCGATTGATAAAATAGTTGCTGAGGGGAGTACGTCAAGCGTCTCTAAATCGATCATAATATCTGTGTTCATACAGTTATTATACTACCTTTCTGACTCTAGGTCAATGATTAATAAAGTTTTGGTGGTAATTGTTGATCGCGGAGTTTTTTACGCCAACGTGCTTTGGCAGCACCTTTTTTGCGTTTGCGTTCAGTGGTTGGTTTTTCGTAAAATTCTTTCGTGCGTAGTGTATCCAGCATGCCAGATTCATCTACTTTCTTTTTGAATCTACGCAGAGCTTGATTTATGTTCTCATTTTCTTTGACAGTAACACTGTTGCCTTTGAGTGTATTGTAGATTTTAGCCATGTGGTTTCGAAGTCTTCTCCAGTAGTTTTGAAATGTCATCACTATTATATAGCACACGATCATTAACGATGTTTAAATCACGAAGATCGCCAAAATAATACGATCTCGGATCAGCACTTAGCCAACCAATTAACATTGAGGATTCTATATCACACTCAGCATTAAACAGTATTAAATCTGTCTTTGTAATCTTATCAAACAACCACAGTTTAGAATCTCCCTGATTCCACACGTAGTTGATTATGATATGTGGCAGTGTGCTCTGCATTAATGCCTGTGAAATTATCTGAGATTGTGGCTGAGAGAGATTAATGTGTGCAATTCTGATACCACTCTGCAGTATGTCATCTGGAGCAGTTACTACCAGTATCTTATCTGTCATTTTTTAATTTCTTGTATTCTCTGCCAAAGAGTGCGCTCATTCTGTTCAGCGTTTTGTGTGTAGGTTTCTTTGATTTTTTTTATCTGATTGCCTTGTTCGTCGTGTTCCATCCAGCTTACAGACGTATCTGGATCAGCCTTTTCTTCAGCCCATTCTTTGGCCTTGGCCGATTCTTCGATATCTGGATTTTCTTCTGCCCATTTCTTGGCCTCTGAGACCGCGTCTTGAAAATCTGCCCGAGGTTTGAGATAGTCCTCCCACGGCAGGTGATCAATTACTCCTTTTTCTAGAAGGCGTCTTTGTAATTTAAGACTCATGTCAGGATGATCATGTTTCCAGGCAGTCATGGCCTGCTTTTCATTCTGAGGAGCAGATTCTAATAATTCTTGATCTTCAAGTTCACGTTCTTGATTCACAGCTTTTTCAGCTTCGGCAATCAGGGTGTTCCATTCTTCCAGCCTAGATTCCATACCAGCATCATCATCTTTCACCGCGATATCATGAGGAGCTTCTTGTGCCTTGTCTTGATATTTTGTGTTTTCAAACAGATCCATTTGGTCAGACCCAGCTTTGACTGGGAACGGCCAATATGGACTAGCCATTAGATGTGGGGGATCTATTCTTTCTGTCTCTTCAGTTGTGACAGTAGGTGTATCAACGGACACACTGCTTATAGGGCTGTCACCCTCCGTGATTTCTTCCTGTTTGCGGAACCACTGGAATGAATATTGGCTAGCCAATAACAAAATAACAGCCAGTGGATCAAACACCACGACAATGATAATGATCACCCAGGTAACTGCTTTTTCTAATACGTTGGCATCTGGATTATCGCCGTAGATGAAATTAGCGATATATTTGATTGGACCTACTTCTGCTTCAACTTTACGTACCTCAGCGGCAATAGGCGCCCTTTCTTCAGATAATTGACTAATAATTTTCTGTTCGGCAGTGATCTCAGATTGGAGACGAGTACGTTCTTTTTGTTGTCCTCTCCGAATTGCCACTGCTTTGTCAGCACCCTTTTCATCTTGGCTTCGGCCCATGACTTGGTCCACAGCCTCATCCATCTGTTTAAGCGCCTTACGGTTCGCATCTATATTATCCTTGGCTGTTCGAATTTTTTCATCGTAGATCGCGATCCTGCTCTGTACATCACCTGATACTAGACTTTGATCACTGTGTGCTTTTGATAGGAACCCAAAGATGCCCATGCTAGTGATCAACATCAGAATGGCAATGGCAGCTAACAGATAGGCTCGAATAAAATATGGTGCTCGAAACCAGTTTTGTTTGAGCCACACGGTGCCAGCCAGTTTGCTGATTTCTAGGGCCACACCCATCACGATAATAGGAATAACTGCCGCCGAGAATATGGCCATTAGTCCTGCCACACTATACCAAATAGCCACTGCGGATACAGTTAATCCGCTGAGTAAGGCCGACCAGGCAATGAATTTGTCGCTTGTATGAATTCTCATGAACTAATATTTAGTTGGACCACGTCCACCGATTATCTACGTCGTTAAAACACGCAGTAGCTCTCATGGTTTTTTCTACATTGTAGGCAATGGCCTGTACGTGCAATCTACGACAGTAGCCTGCACCGCTGGGCCATGTAGCAGATGTCATAGCCATACCGCTGGCATCTTTCTTGTACCAACGCACTACTTCACCATTGTCTGCGTACATCACTGCATGATGTATGGCCTGATTATAAGCGGTCTTTTGTTCATCATCCAGAGTCTTGAACCAACCAAAAGTAAGGTCTGCCAATCTATTAGACCAAGCGGCAGAACTGTAGTTAAAGAATCTGGGATTCTCTAGATCATTGGCCAGTACCGAACTACTGGCCGTGAGTATCAACAATTTCCCAACTACCATCAGGCAGCTGGCAACTGAGCGCACGGTATTGAACATCGGTTCCACCTTTCTTCATCCATCCATTAAAGTATCCACAGTTAGAACCTATTCCAACTCTGGCCACTGTGAGTCGCTTGACTTGATCGTCTGAGCATTCCACAGTGGTACGGCTGTTAACTCTCTCACCATTTTCTGTAACAATGGTTTGATTGGTATAGCAGTACTGCGGCTTGTTGGCTGAAACCTTTGGTGAAGAACTACAGCCAACCAACGATACCGCAAGGATCGTTAGAGCTAGAATTTTCATCACTGTGCCTTGGCTTGTTTAGCTTCAGCGATCAACTGATCGAACACAGGCTTTGGCATTTCAAGACGCACAAAGGTATAGTGACGACCTTGCATGGTAAAATGTGCAGTCTCAGTTTTCAAATGTTCGCGAATAGTAGTGCTCTTGACCACATACGAGATAGAAGTTTTTGTGTTCTTCTTATCATTGACAAAATCAATCTTGGTTTCGCTGTTGACTTCTGAATTGATGCGTTTTGCAAAATTATTCATTGCAATAGCATACATCTGTTCTTCTGCGGCCTGTGCATGAATGCTTTCGCCCCCACCACAGGCGTAGGCAAACTCTTTCTTCCACCAAAACCAACCCTTAACACCTGCTTGCTGGCATTCTTGATACCAGTCTGGCTGTGCATAAGTTTTACGATCGTCAATACTCTTCATTGACGAACAACCAGAAATGGCTGCTGCCATCAAACCAACTGCTAGTGCCTTTTTCATAAAAACCTTTCTGTGTGTGAATTAATACAGTACAAGTATAGCACCGTGGCCGATCAAAGTCAACCACGGTGTTTACCAAATTACTTGAAGAAGATCAATGCCATTAACACTGCTTGAATAATGAATCCAAACCCAATTGTGACGATGTTTAACATGTCTTTCTGGATAGTGGCTTTGACAAACAACAAGGTTAATCCTGTCCAAACCAACAGCACCAAATCTACACCCGGTAATCTGTCTGTTAGTCCTGCCATCACTGCCAGTAGACTGGGTATTGTTGATGCATGCAATACTATTACTGCTAACCATCCAAATGTTTCTGCCGAAATCACAGAAATTTTAGTTTGGATAAATTCTTTCAGTTGATTGATATTTGTCATCATATTTTAGATTCCTTTGCTCGATAAAAAACGTGTTGACCTATTTGTCCAATTTTTGGTAAATTCCATCTTGGGTTAACGTAGGTGGCATGATAATACAAAGCATCTTTGAGAACAGACAATCTAAATCCTTCCAAAAGAACTTTCTTAGCGACTTCATAGCTTTCATTGTAGGCTTCCTTGTTTATGGGACGATTTTTATGTGTAGAGTCGCAGTACCATGAGAACTGGCATACAACTTTTTCCATAACAACATTTTTTTGGTACACAACTCCGCAGACATCCTTACCAAATACGCCGGCTTGTACACGGTTCAGTGTGACCTGAGCCACTGCTACCTTACCTTCGAACGGCTCATAACCTGCTTCGCGATAAATGTTAATGGCTAAACAATCTAACTGTTGCTCTCGAGTTTTGATAGATATCACATCTTGACTATAATATCCATTTTTCTCTTTGAGACCTAAAAATTTAGTAGCGGTTAAAGTTTGAACCAGCACGACTACTAGAATAAATCCTACGATGTAGGATATAATACGAATTGACTTTTCCATAAGTCCTCCTTTCATTTAGTGTGCGATGTTTTGCACAATACATTAAGGGAGTTAACTTCACGAGGCTCTGAAAGAACCCTACTTTCGTGTAGTTGTCTCCATTGGACGCACAAGCTCATAACATTGTGTGCCTTTGGCGACCCTTGGCATCCCGAAAATACGGGTTTCTCATTGGCCAAGACCCGCGGAACCGTTTCAGCTTTTGACATACTTTGGTTCTACTATCTCAGTTTCTTTGCGAAACGTTTAATATATAGTCGATATTTTGGATTCATAGTCTTATACTGGTGATTATCGACGCATTTTGGAGATATCTTGTGCTTCTTCATCTGAAAACACAGGCACAGCATTGCTCTTGTGCATTGTAGCGATTCCTTTAACTTTGGTTCCGGTATAAACAGGACTGGGCTTCAACAGGGCGTTACCGCCAGTGTCGACACTTTTAATGTGTGCAGTAGTGTTTCTACCTTCGGGAATGGTAAGGCTGTAAGATCCCTTAAGGGGAGCCGCAGCCAATCCAGATCTACGTTTTTTATCTTCAGCCTCGACGGCCCAACGCTTCTGTAGTTCTTTCCACGATTCGTCCAATTCTCTAGCCTTTCTAGCATGTTCAGCCGAGGCGAATTTCTTCTTGCCTTTACGCTTGCCTGTGGTTGAAAGCCACGGACCTTCTAAGTGCATACTCAAAAGAAACCTCCAAACTTGTTAAACTATACAACTAGTATAACAGAAGGTTTGGAAGTTGTCAAGTTCAAATTAGATTACAGGAGTATACTCAATACCAGTTGTTGCTAACCCTACCAATCCAATTGTAGTTTCAAATGCTGTCAGCTCGCTAGCGGCAACTAAAACATCAGCTTGAGTTAGATTACTAGCAGTCATCCAATTGGTGTATTCGGCGACCTGTAGCAATGTAGCATCAGTACCAAAGACATTTTTGTAAACGTGTTTGATAAATGTTTCATTACTAACACCACCTGCGTCTGTTTTATAAACATCTGTAGCTAACAATGCTTCGGCTAATTGTTTGTTTGCCCAACCTGCGTCAGCAAGATGGATACCGACACCTGTATAGGCTTTGGTAACATCAGTGGTACCTAATGCGGCTGCTAACAAAGCATAGACATCGCCAGCACGACCTGCGGCATCAAACGCAATAGCTTTATCCGTAAACACTACACGTTCATGGTCTGCTAGTGTATATGAAACATTAGTAGCTAGTGTGCTAGTGGCTGTGATCTCATCGGCAGCTTTAGCAACTGTGAATTCTGAGCTTGCGCCTCCGAATGTGTAGGTATCAATTCCGGTAGTACCAGTAACATCAACTTGAACGTCTACTGTTCCATCGCCAACACGGCCTGTACCTACTACACCAAAGGTAGCAACTTTACCAGCGGCGCCAACTGTGGCAACAGTGACTATTAGATTGTTAGCTGTTGTTCCGCCTAGTGCCGTACCGGCAAGGGTAATTGTATCGCCTGCAACATAACCTGTGCCTGCGCTGGCTACTAATGAGTCAAGAACAACAGAATATGTTCCGTTGGTTTTTGTAACATCAAATGTGGCACCGTCTCCTGAACCGCCTGTTAGGCCTGTAACATTTTGATAGGTTGCGTTAATTGGTTTGTCTTTAATTGTGATTGTTGTTGTCATACGTTTTCCTTTTAATGATATGATCCTACAATTATACGTGAACTATCAAACAGAACATGTGCGTGTACGCACAACTTCGACACAATAATTTAGAAATATTACCAAAAATAAACCCGCCGGAGCGGGTTTATCTATTGTTGCAACTAAATTAACTATTCAATACTTTGGCTACTGAATTCATAACTGCGGCAATGCGGCCAATATCACGTAGGTTCTCTACAGTATAACCTTCTTGCTTCAATGTTTCGTAATGTGCTTTAACACAGAAATGACACTTGCCAACAATACTTGCGGCAAGACTAAATGCTTCAAAGTTTGCCTTGGTAGTTCCACCGTGGCTAGCAATAGCATTCATACGCAGTTGCGCTGGCAAGCCCTTAAGACTAGGATCGTCAGCCATTTCAACGAATGGATACCACACATTGTTCTGTGCCATAATACTTGCGGCAGTCATTGCTGACTCGGCATGTACTGGAGCATCTGCTAAAATTACTGATAGTATCTTTCCGTTGCCAGTTGCGGCTAATGCAGCTACAGCACATCCCAAGGCAACATCAGCATCTAGTGTACTACGTACTAGTACAGCATCAAGATTTAACTTAGTGTCCTTTGCGTAATCTGGTAATGCGCCTTTTACTGTGTCAATAAAACTCATCGTGTCTGTTCTCCTAAAATCTTATAACCACGGCCTGTAGGATGAACGCCGTCGGCACTCATATGATTCTTTGGCCTAGGCAATATTGTATCGCCGTATTCCTTGGCAATGCGAACGATTGCATCGTGTGGAACGGGTTTACGATCTTGTCCAGGGTCAATCCAAAATACTCGATCACCTTTAATGGCTTGTCGCATTTTACGAAGTTCCGCCTCTGTCTTGACACCTTTGTGGTCATTGGCGCCAAGACTAATGATTATAGTTCGAGCAGGTTGAGCAGAGGCTTTGGCCAAGTAGTCCTTGTTCCATTGCCACGAGTTCCAACCACCTTTTGCGTAAGCGACACATTCTGGACGAGCCATGGCGGTACCTACTGCTATGCTATCTCCTACTATTAGGCAGTCTAACATTACAATGTCTCGCCGCCGACTGTACGATTGCAAGCACATAGTTCGCCAGTTTGTAGCGCATCTAATACACGAAGTGTCTCTTCTGGGCTACGGCCAACGTTCAAGTTGTTAACTGTCACGTGTTGAATAACGTTGTCTGGGTCAACGATGAATGTAGCACGAAGGGCTGCACCTGCCGGAGCATAGAATACGCCCAACTGCTCGATCAAACTCATTTCACCACGTTGGGTGTCAGCGAATTGATTGTGTGTGATTTTCTTTAGATCAGCATGGGCGTTCTGCCAGCTAACTTTGCAGAACTCGTTGTCTGTGCTGCCTGTTAGCAATACTGCATCACGGTCGGCAAAGTCACCTGCTAGTTTGTCGTAGGCTACAATTTCTGTAGGGCATACGAATGTAAAATCTTTTGGATAGTAGACAATTACTTTCCACTTGCCTTCAAAACTTTGATCTGTAATTGTATAGAATGCGTCTTCTGGTTGTCCTGGGCGAACACCTGTTACTGCGAATGGGGCTAATTTATCACCAACTGTTTTCATATCTTCTCCTTGTGTGTGTTGAAAACTAATAACAATCTGTTATTGTATACGTACATTATATATCCTATTGATCTACAAAATCAATAGGTTTTGTCTAAATATTTTTTTATAGGGTCAATAGATTTTTTCAATATCAAAAAAGGACCTTAGGTCCTTCTGCATATTTGCGTTAGATTTCATATTACTTTCACTGCTATGTCGTTCGCTGAGTAATCCTGTATGTATTCAATCGGAGGGCATTTAATTTTCAAAAGACTGGCCAACAATCTATTTGTTTGTGGCTCAATTCCACTGTAACTGTGCCATGCCTGCACTAAACCTTTGTTTTGTTGAGTAATTTGGTCGGCCATGTGATTGAAATCTCGATAATATCTATTGTAATCTGGATAGGTGATGTTAAATCCGCCACAGCGCACCCACCAACCCAGACAAGCGTCATCTCCACGATGCACCAATATAATCGGCGAATCTGGCCAGGTCTGTTTTAAAAATCCTATGTGATAAGTGAACATGTGACTTTTGATTATTCGTACGCCTGTACCACTGAAAGGGCGATCAAATTCGTCTTCGCATTGATCTTTGGTGTAGTGATCCAACCGATCAAACCACGAACCAAATTCCATGCCAGGATCAAAATAGCTGCCCAGATGCATGGGCTGACCAGCATAGGCTCCTGGATGGGCGTAGCTTCGTTGGGAGCTGTCATCGGATCTATCAATGTCAGAACTATAATAAATGTTTTTAACTACCGAGCTCCACTTGGAACCCGGTGCTCCGGCTACGAAAATATATTTCAATTATTTCTCTATTTTGATGTTTTTAGCTATAGGTGCAAAGGCTGTACGCAATTCTTCGGCGTAGGCCATGACACCACGTGGGTTAAGTTCATCTCGATCTATAATTATATAGTTCTGTTCTGCCCAGTCTTGATATTCTTTGCTTAGTATTGCTTTACTGAACTTGTCCACATACCAGTCCACAATGGTGTTTGGGGTTTGTGGTGGTAATACAACTATCCAGCCAGCATAAACTTTGAGTCCTGGAATTATATCGCTGAGCAATGGTACATTTGGTAATGCTTTTAGTTTGGGACCACCAGTGAGACCAATGGGCTTGACTTTGCCAGCTTCGATCAAGGGTTTGGCAATGGCAACGGGCATGATGCCAAATTCTGTGCCGGATTTGCCATCATAACTGGCCACACTAATCACAGCCGGCAATGGGCCATTGAAGGCCACGCTTTGTATCTGCCGAGGATCTGCCTTGGTGCGGTGTATGATGTATTCATAGGCCATTCTATGTGCGCCGCCACCTACAGCAATGTTAATAGGACTCCCATTGGTGATATATTTCACAAACTCTTGTGGTGTGTTAACTGAGCTTTTACTAGATGCTACTAATACCAAGGGACTTTTACCCAAAGTCACAGCAGGCTTGAAGCTGTTGTATTCAAATTTCTTTGCGTCTCGCTGCCAGATATCATTGGTTACAAATAGACTCATATGACTGGGCACCAGGAGATGCAAGCCATCGCTGGGCGCTGTCATGAAACCATTGCTGGCTATAGTAGCATCAGCACCAGGTCGTGTTTCCACAATGAACGTGATGCCAGGATTTTGTCGTGCAACTATATCGCTGGCCTTGCGGAAGCTGATTTCATTACCACTTCCAGAAGCAAATCCAATGGTGGTGGTTATGGACTTGTTAGGTGTCCATTGTGCCCAGGCCAAGGTGGGCATAATCAATAAGGCCAGCAATAATTTTTTCATAAATGTTCCTTTGTATAAATATTTGTAGACATAGCAAAAATTTTTGCTATTTTTGTAAATTTATTTATCAATCTCGGAAAATTTCTAATGAATACTAAAATTTTTGCACTAATTAAGAAAAATTTGGACACTGCTTTTGCCTTGCCCAAATACAGCTCTGTGCGAGACAGCATTGGCCCAGATACCATAGTTGAGGATCTACCTTGGACTCCGGTACGATACCGAAAGTTCAAAGATACTGTAGAAGCTGAACTAGGGTTACCTTGTGAATATCGTGGCACATTAGCACGTATAGTAGAAGACCTCAGCGAACGTTATATAAAACGATTTTTCTCAGAAATTTGGAAACCTCGTACAGGAGAATACGATCATTCAGGTTGGGCATTAGCAGAAGAAATTGCCAAACAGAATCCTAAAAATGTGCTAGACGTGGGTTGCGGTTATCATCCGTTTAAAGGACGTATTCCTAACCTAATTGGCATTGATCCGTATAATAACTGCGCAGATTATGAAGTCGATATTCTAGACTACAAAGTTCGACCTGAGACACACGATCACATAATAGCATTAGGATCGATTAATTTCAACAGCAAAGATGACATAGAAAAACGGTTTTCTCACTGCGTAAATTTATTGGCTCCTAATGGTAAATTCTATTTGCGAGCCAATCCGGGTATTCCGCATAAAACAGGACCGTATGTTGATATATTCCCATGGACATTTGAAATAGTCAATGAGTTCGCAGAACGCTACAATCTTAAATTGATAGAATTCAAACGTGAACCTGCTGAACTAGGTCGACTGTTTTTTGTCTATCAAAAATCTTAAGGAAGGTCGCTGCGACCCCAACCAATATTATTCCAAACTCTTTCATGAATAAAGTACAGGATTGTATTGCACACTAATTGTATTGCAGCGATAATACCGGAGACTGTAAAGTTACCCGATATGCTATAGGCAATTATAAATGTCGCACCGGATCCTGTGATTCTCCAAGATATAGTTTTTACAAGACTACGTCTAGCAGTATCACTCAAGTCCTAAATCCTTGCGAATTTTTGTAGCACTAATATCTGTTACTGTTTCGTCGAATGATTCTTCACCTGAAGTATATCCTACTCCACGACCCCATCCAATATGCACAATATTAGGAACTACTTGAATCTCATATTGTCCTTGATATATAGGATCTAAATCACGTTTGATAAATGATTTTACCTGTTCAATAGCAAATGGATTGCTACCTTGCCAGCCTTGCACATCTCGAACTTGAATGACTACTTGGCCGGTTTTTGCTATTAAGCGTTCGAACAATGCACGATGTCCATCATGCCAAGGTTGCCAGCGACCTAACATCTGCACAGTTTCTTTTTGCCAATCAAATGCAGGACGTCTACGATTGGTCAATATGTGATCTCCGATAAATTCTGCCCACTTTTCTGCATTTTGTTCAGTAACTCGGAAATCATAAACTTCTGGTTCAACGAATGCTGCATTAGTATCAGCATATCGGCTTTCACGGATAGTATCCACCCAAATTGTCCAATCTGCTTTAAAGTTATTACGCATTTCAACCAATGGTGCGACAAAATCACAGATAACATATTCACCCGAACATTCTAAAGAAAACTGGAGCATGCGCAGACTCTGGCGAATTCTACCTTCTTTTGAAAAATCCCAATCGTTGAATTTTCTACGAACATCGTCGGCATTGAACCAATCTACTCCTATCTTGAAAAACTCAGGACCCGGAATACCTTCATAGTTAGATATTTTTTGGGGATTAATTTTCATTAAATCACCATTTGTTTCTAAATAATTTTTTAGAGCCTGTGCAAGATATGTTTTACCGCTGCCGGGCAATCCCATTATTAAAATCCTAGATGGCATAATATTTCCTTTAAACTTATAATATATAGCTAAAAATTTTAGGTAATCATAAAAAAAGACTACCGAAGTAGTCTTTTTTGGTTGTTTTGTTTACAAGGTATTTCCTACCCCGGACCTGCTGTTTTTTAGGCAGCTAGAGCAAATCTGCTTTCATTAGCAGCACCGCGAACGGTGTTACCAGTGAAGCTCATTGCGCTAAAGTCGAATGTATCTGCGTTTGCATTTACGAGTTTTGCTTGATTTACGGTCATCGCCTACCGTGTTGCCGTCTCTATTATCTCACCCTGTCGAAACCATGGCAGGCCCATCATAAAAGGACTAGAGCAAATACTACAGTAACAATAATAAAGCCAACTAATGTGCTATATTCGTTATCCATACTAATCTCCTTATGGTGGACCTGGCGGGAGTCGAACCCGCGTCCAGAATGCCTTCACTTTGAAGGGATTACAACAATTTCTTAGGCGGGCTGAATATTACTAGCCTGCTGTCCTTTCTGACCCTGAGTTACTTCAAACCTTACACTCTGTCCTTCTTGTAGGCTCTTGAAGCCACTCGAATTAATCTGTGAAAAGTGAGCAAATAAGTCTGCGCCACCATCGTCCGGAGTAATGAATCCAAAACCTTTGGCGTCGTTAAACCATTTTACTTTTCCTGTTACCATTTTACTTAATTTCCTTGTTGTTAAAAAGATGCTGTCTCTGTGTGTTATTTAATCCAACCTATGCGTTTTCCCGCAGTTATTCGGCGATCATATTCCTCGACTGAACTAGGAAATCTCCATGCCCAAACTGCCACGCACAACATAAACAGTGCTGTATATATTATACCACGAACGGGCACTGAAGTCAACCACATGATCACCAAACTGGTTGACATCATGAACAGCATGAAATATTTCATTTTCTGCGGGAACACTCTTTTGGTGTTCCAATTTGTGAGAAATGGTCCAAACAACCGGTGATTGTAGATCCAACGATGCATGCGTTCTGAACCCTTTGAGAAACAGTAGGCCGCGAACACCACAAATATGCTGTAGGGTATGCCAGGGGTAATGACTCCTATGTAGGCCATACCTAGACTTAGGAATCCCAACGCATTCCAGAATAATTTTTTCATTAGGCAGCCACCACTCTGTTAGGTACCGCAGCCACTATGATATCTTTATGCAGATTTGGGGTGAATTTTCCCCCTGCCGCACCATTCAGCGTGGCCAATATGTTTTGCGGTTTGGCCTTTCTTATATTTGACCCACCGCTTGGCAATCCGGGAATTGCGTAGCTGATGTGTATCCAAACAGTTTTGCCTGGTAGATATTCCAACAGCAGTTGGTCATAGGGTATGTTCTTGTTGATCCATTGTGCTATTTCAAAATAGTCATGCGCTCCTACTCCTCGAAACTGCAGATCTGCAGCCTGGCCAGTGCCGTGCTGTCCGCCACCGATACTAGCACCGTGTCTATAAGTGTTGGTAATCAGCATGCTGGGATATTTGGCCTTGATAGGTTCAATGACATTCAATGCCAATCCTGCGAGATTGTTGACCACTGCCTGCGGACCAGATACCAAAGGTGAATGTTCTGCCAACTGTGCTATGGTTCTAGGAAAGGTTACATTTTTAATCATCTGGCCAAGAGTAGTACCATTCGGAGTAAGCACAGTACCAAATGTAATATCACCCGAGACTGCGGCGGTAGGTCTATCTGCTGGTCTGTCTTTACTGGCTGCTACTCCTTCAGTTTTTGGAGTTGGTGTTGTAGTTAGTTCTTTGTGTTCAGCAGCAGTAATACGTCCTTCAGCGAGAAATCTATCAGCTTCTGCTTTACCTGCGGTATTGTCATCATCACCTTCTACGTTTTTGATAGCTGCTGTTACTGTGACTTTTGGTACTGCTGCAGAGGCAAATGTTCCCGGAGTGGTTGCAGCGTTGTAAAGTGCAATTTCCACACCATTGGCAAACACATTGTAGGGATTGTAAAGAGGTTCTTGACGATTTAAACTGCCTGGAGAATGTTGATGAGGTAGATTAGGAAAAGGCCCTATTCCGCCACTTGGGCCAACACTAGTCGATTGTGGGGTTGGTGTAGTTGCCATGAACTATTTAAGCCAGTGCAATACCAGTGGTCTGCTGTATAAATTGATCTGCAAATGATTTATCAGTGGCTTCTGCCACAGCCACCACAGCTTTAGCTAGTCTAATTTCTTTGCTGGGATCCACAGTGAACAGATATGGCATGAGTGCAGGTCCTTTTGGACTCATAGCAATCACCATGGGATGGGCTAGTTTGTAGTGCATGATCTGATCATCAACCAGCTTGGCTACTAATTCTTCTCCACTAGTTAGTTTTAGAGTGATTACTTCACCTACTGTTACGCCTTTATCAATTAACATTTTCTAACCTTTTCTTTAGTTCTGTAAATCCACCCACGAGTTCTTCACCTAGAAAAATCTGTGGTACTGTTCTTGCTGAGGGCACTGCCTCTAACAATTCTTCTTTGGTATATCCATCTCCGATTTTTTTTTCTTCAAATGGGATGCCTCGTTGTTTTAGCAGTGCCTTGGCCTGATCACAATAAGGACAATTATATTTGCTCCATATCACAGCTTTCATGTCATTTCCTTTGTATCATATGTCTGTTGGAAGATGTCTAGTTTAACCACACCGTAGTCTCCCTCACCATGCCGAACAATAACATCGTTGCCCGAGGTATATTCTAGATCACCCCAACTAGCTTTTACTATACCGTCATGGTCTGCTAACTTGGCCAATTTTACAACACCACCTTTGGGAGTTCCTGTGCCGTCATTGTTATCGTCATATTTGTCATGGAAGTTATCTGGGTCAAGAGGCCAAAATTCTTTCTTAGGACCTGGCCCCATAATGTAATGACCGGCTTTATGTTCCACTGGCCCTTCTAAAGTGTTTGTTACACCGTCACTGTCAGCAATCTTGTATGGTACTGGAATAGGTTTTTTAAATGTTTTAAAACTGCCGTCCTTAAACCAACTGTCGTTGATTTTACCTTCGATAAGGTTTATGTATTCTCTTAGTGTTTTCATAATTAACTTGAATATATCACAGCACCTTTTTTGTCAGTGACTCGAACCATTAGCATACCCTTGTTTTTATAGCTCAAGGCTGCAGATATGGCTGCTTGTTCGTTGCCATAACTACCAATCGTAGTCCATGACTCGTATGGGTTTGTTCTTTTGAATTGTGCTTTGTACATGATTTATTATATAGCCGGAAGAGCATCGTAGTCAAGATTTTCACCCATAACACCTATCACATAATTGGTACTTTCGGTTTCCTGTAGAGCACTCTGTTTCTTTGAAGTATCAGTGTGCTTGTTGAACCAAGGAATTGGAGTTGATCTTGGGGCAGTAGCTTGATATTTGATACCTATGTCTTTGAGCGCACCCACAGCGGTATAGTCTACGAAATCTTTGAGTATGGCTGCGTTAAGTCCAATCACCGGACCCAATTTAAACAGATGATCTGCCCAGGACTTTTCTTCAGCTATAACATCTAGATACAACTGATATACTTCTGCCTCACATTCTGCTTTGGCAGCTGCGAATCTTGGATCTTCCTTGACTACCTGATTGATCAACCATGCGGTCCACCCTTTGTGTAGCAGTTCGTCCTGTAGGATTAGGCTGATGATGTTGCCGTTACCAATGAATATGCGATTCTCTACCATGGCCAATGATGTGGCAAACGATACCATGAAGCGGAATGCTTCTAGAGCATATGAAGCATGCAGGGCCATGTATATGGCTCGCACATGATCTTTTTCAGATATCTTTTCACCTATCTCTTTTCTGCAGTTGATTTCATGCAGTTGATCATAGTATCTACCCACGCTGGCAGCCATGTCTACAATCTCTTTGGTGTCATGGATTGTGTTGAACACATCCTTGGGCACATTGTAGATGTTGCGGATAATATGACTGTATGAACGACTGTGAATGTTGGTTTCAAAGAAGGTCCAATTGTAGATCAATGCTTCTAGTTCTGGCAGGCTGATCACCGGCATAAACACCTGACTAGGGGCTCGGCCCTGCAGGCTGTCTAGAGCAGTTTGACGCAGGAGATTGGATGTAAAAATATGTTTGACCGCGGCACTAGCATCTTTGAAATCGTTGGCATCTTTTGAAAGATTGATTTCTTCAGGTACCCAAAAAAATCCTCGTGCTGTTTTTTCATAGTCAGCGATCTTGTTGTATTTGACTTCTTCGAATCTCTGAATGGTTACTGGACCTGCAGGATCTAAAAACATTTTGCGATTCGCATAATCCGTTTTGTTAGATAGGTTGTATTGTCTTTTGCTCATTATTATTCCCTGGTTTGTATTCCTGCCAACAGCCAGCCACCTTGTGATTTTGATTTAGTCATATTCCATACTTCTTCAAATGGTTCAGCTTGTTCGCCTACTGTTTCTTGTATTACACCTGTGAACTCTACGCTGGCGATATAATCTGCTTCAGTTTCTTCTATTCCCAACAGTTTTGCTGATAAAGATATCACTGCGGTTCTGTGCAGTTCGTTGGCATCACGTTGTGCCAACTGTTCTTTGATTTCTTTCAACATTGTGTCTGTCATCATGTTGCTGAGTGTGCTGATGTCTGCACCGTCCCAGGCACCTTGTAGCAAGGTAAAGTTTTGTTTGGCTGCTGTCTCAAATCCTATCACATCAAAGTCTGCGGGTATACTCCATGTAGTTGTTGTCAATGCTGATCCAATCATTGATCCGCCTGAGAATCTTGTGGGTTGTGTTGCTTGAGGACTTGCTTGTGGTCCTTGATAGGCAAGGTTGTCGTTACTGGTCATTATACGCTTACGCATGAACCAACCTATCACTGCCATAACTGCTACACCAATCAACAGAGCCATTAAGATATTGCCGAACATTTCACCCATGCCTAAACTGCTGGCCAACCATGCCAAGCCCAGGCCTGCTGCCAAGCCGCCTAACATGGCTCCCCATGGACGACTAGGTGCTGGTGCAGGTGCCGCTGTTGGGGATGTTGGTTGTGCAGGAGGTGCCGCTTGTTTCTTGCTCACGTTACTACTTTGTTGCCCCATGCTTTTGCCACCGCCCATGCGTTTGGCTTCTGCACTCGCACTGGCAAACGCCATCATACTGACCAATAATATTGTGATTAATTTTTTCATGTAAGCTCCTTGAATTTTCCTGATGCAAGAACTATCTTGCATATATGTTCTAATCGTTCTATGTGCTCGTAGGCACGCCACGGAGTCACATCAATGGCCACAACCCCGTGCCCTTTAATTCCAACTATGTCATAGGCAATATTGCCCTCGTTATCTAATTGTAACATCTTATGACACTGGTCAGCTAGAGCTTGGCTAATGGGAGGTACATCACCTACATTGGGTGCTACCTTGGTGTAGCGATTAAGTTCTGGAAACTCATTGCTAATGGTATTTAAATCAATTCCGGCATGCATGGCTGCAATACAATAGGTGGGATGCACATGCACTACCACACGAACTTCATTGTTGTGCTGTCCCATCCGTTTTTGCAGACCAAAGTGCAAGGGAATTTCTCCACTGGGTTTGAGGTTAGCACTGATATCAGTATAAAACTCTTCTCTCCAAAGAGAGACTGGTCCGTTTTCGAGGATCTTTATCTTCTTAAACTGATCGGGCTGCAGAGTCTGCTTACGCACTCCCGATGGTGTGATGTAAAAATGATCACGATCGTGATGTCGTATAGAAATATTACCATCTCTGCTGGTAATCCAATTCCGTTTGTAAGCATCTACTAGTATATCACAACAGGTTTCTAGCATTGATGAAGTCCCAGTTTATTATTTTCCATTGATTTTCTAGATATTTTGATTTATCTGATTGATAGTCTAAGGCCCATGCATGTTCCCACCAATCTATCAATAGCACAATATCTTTTTTAATTTCATGATTCACAATAGTCTTTATCTTGCCGTCTTTGGCCAAATAGACCCAACCACTGCCCTGTATCGCCATGGCTGCTTTCTCAAATTGTTGCTTGAACTGATCAAAGGTTTTATAATGTTCTTCAATGGAACTCAGTATAGGTCCGGATGGCTTGTTGTTTCTACTAGGTGCTTGATATTGTTGAAACAGTGTATTGTGTAGAAATGCGCCTGCTTCATTAAATCCAGCATCGCCTTCATTGGCATTATAGCGTCGAGCATAGCCCTGTGCCAGTTCGCCGTAGTGATAGTCGATAGTGGCTTCGCTGACACTAGGATCGAGTTCATTGCGCTCATAGGGCAATGGCAGTATTTCTAATCGATGAGGTCTACCTTCATTGAGCACGTTGCGTATGAAACTATAGGTCATTGTTTACACTCTAAAACTTTCACCGCAGCCGCAGCGGTCTCGTTCATTGGGATTGACAAAGTCGAATCCTTCGTTGAGTCCTTTCTTAACCCAATCCATGGTTAGACCCTGCAAATACACACTATCCTTGATACTAACTTTGATAACAAAATCTGGGTAGACAATGTTGTTATCGTAAGAATCAAATTTATCTTCTCTTAGATATTCCAATACATAAGCAAGACCACTGCACCCTGTAGTTTTTACACCTATTCGAATGCCCTTACATGCTTTTTTATGTAAGAATTCTTTGACCTTTTTAACTGCGTTATCAGTTAATGTAATCATGTTTACTCTTATAGTCAGCTACTGCTGCCTTAATAGCGTCCTCGGCCAATATACTGCAATGTATCTTGACCGGAGGTAAGGCTAACTCTTCGGCAATTTCGGAGTTTTTAATTTCTCCGGCTTTGTTGATGTGCATACCTTTGACCCACTCTGTGACAAGGCTCGAGCTTGCAATAGCCGATCCGCAGCCATACGTTTTAAATTTTGCATCTGTAATAATACCTGTATCATCGTCCACCTTTATCTGTAATTTCATTACATCGCCACAAGCAGGGGCACCAACCATACCAGTACCAATATCAGTATCACTCTTGTCAAAAGATCCGACATTCCGGGGATTTTCATAATGATCAATCACTTTATCGCTGTATGCCATTCTATTTCCTTATACGCTGAAACTGCTGCCACAGCCACAGGTGCTTTGAGCGTTGGGATTACTTATCACAAATTGACTTCCTGTCAAATCGTCTTTGTAGTCTATGCTGGCACCTTCAAGGTACTGCATACTCATAGCGTCTACCAACACTTTGAATTTTTCTAATGGGATCTCAAAATCGTCCTCATTGGTTATTTCATCAAATGTAAAGCCATAGCTAAATCCACTACACCCGCCACCTTGTACAAAGGTTCTCAGTGATAGATTAGGATTGCCTTCTTCTAAAAGTAGATCCAGGATTTTGATCTTAGCTGATTCTGTTATTGTCATCATAGTTTACATGCCTCACAGTCTTCTTCTTCAATACTGGTTTCAACTTCACGTTCGTTGTAGAAACCGTTGTAATGTACTTCTGGTGTTGCTTCGTTGGTTGCTTTTGAACCTGCTTTGTTAATCAGGCTGTAGTAGAATGTCTTGAGTCCCCACATATGTGCCTGCATGAGATTCTTGGCGATCAGGGTTGTAGGCACTTTGCGATCTGGAAAGTGTGCTGGATTGTAGAATGTGTTGGTAGAGATTGATTGATCCACATAGGCAGCTAATACGGCTGCGGTTTTTAGATAGCCGTCACAGTCTTGTTGATCCCACATTAGTTGATACTTGTTCTTCAACCTATTGAATTCAGGAACTACCTGTGTTAATGAACCTGCCTTGGATTCTTTGGTAGATATCAAGCTCATAGGCATTTCTATTCCGTTAGTGGAATTAATAACCACCGAGCTCGACTCCACGGGAGCGATGGCCATCAGGGTGGCATTACGGACTCCGTGCTGTTTCATTTCTTGTCTAAGACTCTCCCAGTCGAGCTCAGGGGCAAAATCGGTGAGTTGGTTGACTCCTGCTGCTCGTCTTTCCCAGGGGAACTCACCTTGTCCGTATCTTGTTCTGTCTGAATCTTTGCATCTGCCTCTTTCTTTGGCCAATTCAACTGTGGATTCTGTAAGGTAAAAGGCTTGATGCTCCATCCAAACTTTAACTTCTGCCAATGCGTCGTTGTCGCCATATCTGTAGCTCCTTTTTGCATGCCAATAGGCAAGATTAGTAACACCTATGCCCAATGGTTGGAGTTCATCATTGCTGAGTTTGCTTTGAATACTCAGGAAGTCTTGATAATCCAATATGTTACATAGGCTGCGTTGTAATATGCGACAGGCTCTACGCATGTCTTCTGGGTTACGGAACGCACCCCAGTTGATGGATCCCAGTGTGCATAACGCTATGCGTCCTTCCTCGTCGTCAAGTCTTTTAAATGAACGAGTTGGCAATAAGATCTCACAGCACAGGTTACTTTGGTAAATGGTATGATACTCCGGATCAAACGGTCCTTGATTCATAACATTATCAATAAACACCAAATAGATGCGACCCGTGTCTGTGCGCTCCTTGAGAATGCCTGATTTGAATACTTCTTCGGCACTCATTGTTTTTTTGCGTAAATCCTTACGCTTTTCATATTTTACATACAGTTGTTCAAACAGCTCTGTGTTTCTGTAAAACGCTTCATAAAGATCCGGTACTTCGTTAGGATCAAAGAAAGTTATGTTTTCTTTGTTTTTAAATCGTCTCCAGAAGAAAGCACTAAGCACAACCCCATAATCCATATGACGGACTCGGGTTTCTTCTGTTCCTTGATTGTTTTTAAGAACAATAAGATCATCAAACTGAAGATGCCAAATAGGATAGAATACAGTAGCACTTGCATTGCGGATACCTCCTTGTGAACAACTACGTAAGTCACCAAACCATTTCTTAAGGAATGGTATCATTCCAGTATGTTGAATCTCACCGCCACGTATTGGAGCACCTAGTGAACGCAGACGACCAATTTCTAAACCAATGCCAGCACGTTTGCTGGCATACTTGGCCATCATCTCACCACTAGCAAATATACTATCCAAATTGTCGTCACTGCGGATAAGCACACAACTAGAAAACTGTTTAGTTTGAGTGCCAAGACCAGCCAGCACAGGTGTAGCAAGAGTAAATAGGCCATCTGACGCACAGTTGTAGTACTCTTTGATGTAACGCATACGGGACGATTGAGGTTCTTCCTTATGAAAGACCGTAGCGGCCGCGACCATATACCTAACCTGTGGCGTCTCATAGATCTCTTTCGTAGCGCGATTGCGTACAAGATACTTCTCAATAAGTTGTTCAATGGCTGCATATGAGTATTGTTCATCCTTTTCGTGATCAATGAAATCATTCATGCGATTCCATTCTTCTTCGGTGTACCATTCTAATAGTTCCGCGGTGTACAGGCCCACTGAAACATTTTTCTTTACAATGTCATAGAGGTGGGGAGGATCATATTGGCCATAGACGTCTTTTCTCAACATACTGAGTCTCTGCTTGCCTGCTACAAACTGATAATTTGTATGTCCTACATCTGGATTATGTTCTATGTCTATGAGATTCACTATGGCTCTAAGGGTAGTGCCGTCGATTTCTTCTGTGGTGATACCATCATAGAAATGCGGTTGTGCTTTGATTTCTATCATTGATTGGCTTACATCTGCTATACCTTTACAGACTTTTGCCACCTGCGCCTGCCATTTTTCTACTGCTAGTGGTTCTCTACTACCGTTTCTTTTGATAACCGTGATGCTCATATTCTTTCTCTGTTAGTATTTTACGTATTTATTACTAGGGTCATTGCTGCCATATCATGTTGGTATCAAGATGTTCGATTTCTTCAATGGCACTGACCGTTCTGCAGGCATGATTCAACACATGTGTGTCGTCCACTATCAGTATGTATGCTGCTTCGCTTTTACCTGGAATCATTAACTTATGTATCTCGCATTTGGTTTTGATAAACCGCTGTGTTAATTTAATAGTATACAGCATTCCCAAAGCGATTGCAAGATCGTCTAGTCTAAGATCTAGGATCAATCGCCAAGGATCGGGCCATTGTTGGGGTGAGTCGGGATCGAGGTATGCACTTACAAACGGAGCATGACTCCAAAGTTCAGCAACATCTTCCAGTGGGTTATCACTGGTTTCTAGTGTGTCTCTAAACTGTTTCCAAGCTGCAATTCGATCTGTGCCGTATCGGTCAAACACCGTAGGCTACATCGAAAGAGATGCTGCCTGTTTGCCCTGTGGCCAGAGGATTCTTGTATGATAACAACACTGTGGAAAGACTACTGTCTCCCCCTGGAGGGTTTGTGAGTGTGGTATTAAATTCAAAATTAGTCATAGTAGGTCCTCCTAGAGCTGTGACAAGGTTCGGTGAATATGTATAATTATCAGTAAAACCGATATTAGTGACATCATCTACACCTGCGAGGTCATCACCTATGGCCATTTGCAGGGTGCCAAATCTAGTGTGTCCGCCTAGTCGTAGACAATAATTTATCACTGTAAATTTGTTGAGAGATGAAAACACTGCCAGCGGTCTAAAACTGTCGCTGAGATCAATCAGTGCGTAGTTTCTGTCTACGAAATTAACATTAGCCGCGTTGAAAACTTCTACAAAACTGCCTTTGGTATCTACCGAAGTCATGCCTGCAGCCTGTTGGCGATTGCTAGTGCAGTCCACAATCACATTTCCTATCTGTTCTCCAAAGTAAACCATAACATCATCTGGATTGGCTGCGGTAGCGGTGCCGTTGGCTACGTTTTTAAATTTTGATCTGTTAATTACTGTACCTTGACCATTGGTAGATCTAAATGCCTGACGGTCGATCTCTTCGAACACACAATCATAAATCGTCCAATTATTACCTTGAGTAGCTACACCGTCGATGTATATAGCCGTGTCATTCACAAAAAATCGAGAATTTTCAAATTTAATTTCTGTATCATATACCGCAGTTTGAAGACATTTCACTGCTACGCTTACTCCTTCAAACGCACAGTCCCTAAATAAAATATTGTCCGTCTTGGTGCCTGCTAGTGTATTTTCCCAGAACACCGAAGCAGGTTCTGTGGCCAGTGAAGCTACTGCTGTGCCTAACACATAGGTTCCTTGAAAGTTTAATTTTGATAACGAGGAATTAGCGACTCCTGACAACACAATCTGTCCTGTAGTTCTCGATATTGTAAGGTTCGATATGTCTATGTTCTGTGGTCTATTAGTGCTGTTAAATTCTACAAGTTCCAATCCTGTGCTGGTGATGAAACGAATATTATTTGCGCCTATGTTCAGAATTACACTGTGTCTTGTTTCTCCCTGTAGTATTATTCCAGAGGGCAGTGCAAGGTCGCTAGTAAACAGATATTCACCATTAGGAATCACTAGAACTTTTTTATAATTGGTATTAGCGTTGCGGAACAGCTGGGTGGCTGCTGTTTCAAAGGCTGTGACGCAGTCGGTGGAACCATCACCTATGGCTCCGAAATCTCTAACACTGACGTGGGTTTCATCTATTTTGTTCTGTAGAGATCTAGGAATGCTTAGGGTTATTGATGTGTCATCGTTAGCAAATCTATAGCTGGCTGCAAGATCTAAGATGTTGTCGTGTTCTGTGAGTATTTTTGTGTTGCCTACATAGGGTGCACCTTCTAGTACACTGCCGTTACCTATGAATAATTCTTGGGAATCTACGGCCCATGCAAATTCAGCAGAGCTTAATTGTGGTACGCCACTGTTGGAGTTTTTTTGGCCTCTTCTGACCTGGATTTTTGAGATTTGGACCACTGCCACGATAGTTCTCCTAGAAACTTCTATTTCTAGTATTTAGCTTATCGCAGTGAGTAATACTCTTCCACTTTAGCCAACCAGGCATCCTGCCACTTGTTAAAGTCTTTGGGTTCTAGTGTAAACTGTTGATATTGGAAGTCCCGCGAACACATGAAAATAACACCTTTACGAATGTCTGTGCCATAGACTTCATTATGTGCTAATATATAGGCCATTAACTGTAAGTAGTAATCTTCTACCCATTCTGCTTTCTTAGGCTTGTTGGTCTGTTTGTGATCCATGACCGCAGGTTCACCTTCATGTACACCTACCAAGTCTGTGGTGCCTGAGAACAGACCCGGAAAATATAGGCTCTGTTCCATGGCCCAAACTTCGTTGACTTTGCTGAGACCATTCTCGATGATAACATCGGCCATTTTATTAGCCTGAACATGCACAGGTGCGTTGCCAGGTTGTCTCTGCTCACCAACAATAAACCGTTCTAGGTTGGCATGCATGGCTGTGCCTACTCCAGCAGCTTCTGTGGTAATCTGCTGTGCTTTGGCATGTCCGATTCTATCTCGCCATTCATTCAAATGTGTCATGTCTTTGGTGGCTGACAGAATAGTTGTTACACTTGGGAGGCTTTCGCCGTCGGGTGTTAGATATACTCGTTTGCGTGTAACAGGATCGTTGATCTGTTTGCAGTTTTTATATTGATACCGTTCGACGAACGGTGGTGGTGTGTGAGATGTAGTCATATTCTGTATATATTAACAGAATACGTTGATTATGTCAAACTTGGCGTTAAGTTTTGAGCAGCCGCACCTGCTGCGATTTTATCCACAGCATCTTGACTGGTCTGTCCTTGACTTACTGGAGTTTCGGTATCCTTGTCGGTGCCTGGTACATTGAGTTCGATACCGTCAGCGTTGAAGTTTTTGACCAAGGCCTTTATCACTGGGCTGGAATCATACATGCTTTTAAAAGTTTCGTAGTCTGCACCCATTTCAAATCCGCTGTCTGTGGCGATCTTTTGCAGAGCAGACCAATTCAGTTTGGCAGCTTGTTTTTTACTGGCTGCACGACCAATAAAGTTTTTAAGGATCATGACGAATTTGTCAAGTCCTAGGTCGGTATCTACGAATTCAAAAAATCTCATCCTAGTTGTGCCAGTTGTTTTTGTAGATCAGATAATTGGGTCTGTGTTTGTTTTATTTGATCTTGAATCTGTTTTTTCTGATCCTGCCTTTCTTTGGCAGCCATAGCTGCTTGTGCAGGATCCATACCGCCACCAGCAAGTCCGCTGGCAGCTTGACCAACTGCCTGAGCACCTTTAGCAACTGCTCCGCCAACTGCTCCGCCAACTGCCTTAGCGCCTTTAAGGGCCGCACTTCCCATAGCAGCAGCACCTCGTGCAATACCGCCCGCAACTGCGCCTATCGCAGGTAGTATTTCATCTAACTTCTGTTGTTCTTGCTCAGAAGTAATTTCATCAAGTTTCATTAGCCTGCTAGTACTCTTAGTAAATTGCTGCTACGGTCAATGCTTTCACGCTGTTCGCGTCCTGCGTCACCCATACCAGCTGCTGGTTCTGCGGCAGCAAACTCATCATCACCACCTAGTTCTTCACCACCTGCATTCATTGCATCCGGTTCAACTGGTCCCATTTCTTCTTCGCCACCCATACCTGCTGGCTCGCCGCCTAACATTTCTGCACCCTGCTCTTCACCGGTGAGCATGCGCACACCTGTGGCTAGAGTTTCGCGTGTGGTCTTGAGATTTTCAAGAGCCTGTTGAATGGCAGGTGCTACTGAACTGATAAAGGTCTTGGCCTGTTCTTGACTCATCTCATCACGGATTGAATCACCTAATTGCAGTAGTGTGTCATTTTCCATGCCTGATAGTTCTTCAATCCAACGGCTGACTCTGTCAACCATTGTTTTTGCTGTTACGATAGCGGAAGCCTGTTGGACTTCGCCTTCTTGTAGTCTTGTCATATCTTCTCCTGTTGTGACTGATTCGTCTTTCTTAGCAGGTAAATTTTTGTGTTTGGTGCCTGCAAATTTTTCTAGTTCTTTGGTGCTCATCTTGGCCATTTCCGCAGCGGCACCTTTGCCTGAAGGTGTGTCACCTTTGCGTTTCGCTGCAAGAGCTATTCCAGCAGCCTGTTGTTGTGCTTTGCTCACTGCTTTTTCAGAAACTTGATCTTCATACTGAACGCTTTCGTAGTCTTCGTCCGAACCAAATCCTGCTGATGATAGAGCATAGGCATCGTCTGTTTCGCCACCTTCATCCTCGTCGCCACCTTGGGCCAGCTCGTTGAACTCATCTTCTAGGCTTTCCATATAACGATCCATGTTGCGGAGTTCACCCCCGTCTTGATCTGCATAGGAACCATACACGTAATCTAATGCACCTTCTACATCGCCTTGACGTAATAGTTCAACGATCTTGTCCTCATCTAGCATACCGTATCCGCCGATCTCGTTCATGTCTTCGTCGAACTGTTTCATTATTTTTGCGACTTCTTCTTCAATTGATCCGGATCCTTCTGGTACAGTGGTATCAACGATATGCTCTTGACGATCCATAAGTTCTGCAACAATAGCATCGTGCATGAACTGTGCCTTAGTCAGGGTTTCGTTTTCGATGGTTTCATTAAATCCGCTTTCTTGTCGGGCTGTGTGTATTTGGGTACGCAGTTTGTTACGTGCATCCTCTAGCTTGGGAGTATCAAAACTCTCTAGGTCTAGTTTAGTTCCGAATGTCTTGGCCAAAGATTCGTTGATGCGTTGGGCCGATCTATTGAATCTAAAAAGGTCTGTGGTTTTCATAGTTTTAAGGGTCCAGATTTTATAGTATATTTATTCAGGATTTGGTCAAAGAGTCTGCTAGATTTTTAGCAGCAACAGTTCGATCTCGGCTTTCTGTGTATCGAGCCCACAATATGTCTGCACGGTCATGATCTCCCGAATCTTTGGCCTTTTGATATTGATTGCGCAGCAGTTGGCTATCAGTGAACCAGCGACCATAGTCTTGGTCTGCAGCATAGATGCGATCTATGATCAACGAGCTTTGTCGTAGGCACATGAGATTTGCTATTTTGATAGCCACTGCATTGAGATGTATTTCTCTGTAGATGATCTCTCCATCACGCAGAAGATTTTTAATATGACCCTGGCTCTGTATCAGTATATCACCTACAAGGATGCCTTCCGTGGTTCGAACTGGTATGGGATTTTGCAGCAGCTCTTTGCGGACTATGTGTTCTAGCCGCTGGCTTATTCTTGTCATAAAAAAAGGACCTCTGGTCCTTTATTTAAGTGCTGTTATTTCATGCTCCAAAGAACTTGAATATGGTCTGTAGATTCAGCTGTCCGGTCCAACCTAGTCCAGCCACAAATGCCATGCCTACCATACCGTACATCATCATCTTGTTCTTGCTTTGTTCTAGTTCGTTGAGTTTTTTGCCTAGTTCTGCATGCTGTGTGCAGGAGGCGTCGTACATGTGATTCAATTTCTCAGTGAGTCCATCGCGGGTTTTATCCAGGCAATCGTGGAGATCTTTGACATCAACTTTTAGTTCATCTAGTTTTTCGTCAAGATTTGCAACCTGCGTTTCTACTATTCCAACACGTTCTGCTACTGTAGGCATTAGGGCCGTCTCCAATGTAATAAGTCAAGTGCTCGCTCCGAGCCATGTGCCTATGATATGATTGAATGCCTAATGGTTACTACTGTGCCTTTGGTATATTATTTATCGTCACTGACTGATTTTACTACACCAAATGTTGGTGTTATCGCCTCGGCTTCTAAACACCGCAGGAGTCAGTTCCACTGTGTTATTTAGTCGGTCAACTATGGGCACACCATCCAGGTCATCGACCAACAGTGCCACAGCATCACCTTGCTTCAGAAACACGTCTTCACGTTCTGCATCAAACTCCCAGATCCAGTGTGTGGCCTTGCCTGTACCTATGGGCAGTCTGCCTGTGTGCGACTCGGGGTCTCGGATCCAAGTGACATTAGAGCGCATGCCTATGGCCTGCACAAGGCTGTTGAAATTGGCCTGTTGACCTAGCTTGACTCGATCAGTTTCATCTCGCACCGGATTGGTTCGAGTGATGTCGACCACTGTGATGATTTGATATCTAGCCATAATATGCTAGTATTTACATTATAAATCTCCAGCCAACAAAAAAGGACCTTTCGGTCCTTTAATGCTTCCCATCCCTGAGAATTAACTAATTACAGTGCTGGTGCAAAGATTGCTTCAGTAGTCACTGTGAAAGTGGTACCGTTAGCATCTGCAGCTTCGGCTGCTGCCTTGATATCAGCAACTGTTAGAGAGCCAGTTCCTTGGCAACGTAGGAATACAACCTGTGTTGTACCTGCTACGAATGCTGCGCCTGCAGCTGTTCCTACTGCTGCTACTGTGAATGCAGAGTCACCTGAACCTGCTGAACCTTGGCTTCTTGTGATTTCGCTGATAGCTGCGGTTAGCTCAGTGTCCAAAATTCCTGCGTCTGCTGAAATTTTAACAATCAGCTCACGACCTGCATCAGATTGGCTGATTCTGTGTTTACGTGCGTTCACACCTAAAACACCACCAGCAATTGCTGTACCAGCGTTGTTGAATGTTTCTTCTCTTGAATATACGTCTGCCATGATAATTTCTCCTTAATCAATGACCTCGCTCAGAGGCCGGCAATAATAAAGAATCACCTGATTCTTGTCTAGTATTTAGTCATTTTGGTTAAAACCGTGGTTAATCGGCTCTAAACGGAGTCCAACGATCTCTAGGCACTAGTTTTGAACCACCTGCCACATAGCCTTCGCCGCCTGGCTTGCCGCCTGTTGTGGCTGTGATTTCACCTTCGGCTGCGTCCAGCTCACGGATCACTTCATCTTTGGCTGACATGATTTCTCTTACCAGCTCAAATAGCAGATCCATGACTCCGGGGTGCCGTTCACTGTGTGCTGCGATCTTCTGAGCTTTAGCAGGAGTTTTCCCCACAAAGTTCATGAACGCTTCTGTGTTGATGTTGTCTAACTGTTTAGCCTTGCTCTGAGTATTAACGAAAGTGTAGATCTCTGACTGTAGATAGCCCATGCCTGCCACAGGAGCTAGAAGGCTGTTGATCTTTGGTTGGTTCTTGGTCAAAGCTTCTATCTTGGCTAGATTAGCTGCACCCACAGCTGGTCTATGGCTGACTGCTGTGAGTCCAAACACCTGCAGTGCAGGAGTGTTATTAAACAGTTCTGCATCATCGAAGTCTTCACCACTCTTGTCTCCGAAATAACTGAATACCTTGTGAGCTGCCACAGCTACCTTAGCATCTGCCAGTGCTCTACCTGTGACACTGTTCACCATCACTGAATAAGTGGTTTGATTGGGAGTAAACGAAATACGGCCATCTGCACCTGTGTAGGACTTGCCTGGATGGAACAGGATGTCTCCGTAGACGTAGCCACGAAAATCTGCAGGAGTAGCTGCTTCAAATATGGGCCACAGTGCGGCCATATCGCCGGCAAACTTGGGACGCCATTCTTCATCCTTGCCACGACTCATGATAAACTGTTTGAGTTCTTCTGGACTAGATGATTTGCCTTCTTCACGACCCCAATTGTTTTTACCTACCAATCTAAATTCACCATTGTCTTCTCGACCCCAATACACTGTGGGATTACCATCCCATTTGATAGTGATGCTGGTTTCAGGTTTGGCTAGATCTTTCAGTATCTGTATGGCCTTGACTGCGCCATCGGATTCAGTGAACACTAGATCCTCTAGGTGGTTGAATTCTCTGCCCACCTTTTTAGGAGCAGGTGCTTCATCTTCTAATAAAAGTTCCCAGAATCTCATCGTACTATGTCAATCATTCTGCGCATCCAACCAATTGTTCCTGGTTGATAGCTTTCTACCGCGGCTTTGGCAGGTAGCTCAATGCCCTGTTTGCCCAAGGTTTCTCTTGCACCCGAGACCAGTTCATCGTAGTTGGGTAGTTTGATTATGTAGTCTAGAATGTTGTCTACACTGCGTATATCTTTAACTGTGGCTGTCTGTCCCAGCAACTGTTTGGCTATGGTATTCCAATCGTCTCCGCCTGGCAGAGGTTCGTTGGTGTCTGCGTGTAAAAGACCAAACTTAGGTGAGTATTTTAGATCTCTGGCTCGGGCGATAGAACTCAACACGATATGGCGATGCTCACCCTTATACTGCCCGCGACCGCCTATCAACGATCCCTGTTGAAACTTGGGATTTACTGAAAACATAAAGTCTGACTGCACGAAGCCGTTGACTTGATCCCCTGCGATAGGAGTTTTTAAATGCACACTGTCTCCGCTGAGTTTGACATTTTCTTTGCCGAACTGTGCTATCAATTTAGCTGCGAATTCTTTCTTGTCTACTTCATTGGCATCCACTGACAGATCCAGATCACCCGAACTGTTCAGCTCGAATGTACCGTCTGGATCTTCTTTGCGTCCTGTGGTTCCCAGCCATTTTACAGGTTTTTTGTCATCTGGATCTAGTTCTTTGGTGAAGTCTAATCCAGTGATCTTTTCTATATAGTCTATGGTAGCAGGCACATCTTTGGTAGCGATACGCTGGGTCAGTGATTGTTTGTCGGCATCTTTGAATACGTTGCCACCTTCAAATAGTTTATTCATCGTTGATAATTCTCTGAGATTTACGAGATTCTGTTATTTTACGGATACCGCGTGTGAATTTAGCAGGATCTTGCCCGCGGATAGCATTTACAAATCTGCGCTCAAGCTCATCTGCCTGTTCTGGCGTATACTGCTTGTGCAGGCTTTCCAGTAGATTTATGGCTGAATTGATGATATTAGTGGCTCTGCTTTCAAACAGCGCATCCTTGTTGCGTACTTCGGCTATTTCATTCAGCTCTTGCAGTATTGAACGAGTTCTAAGTTTCATGAGTGGTTCCGTTGATATTATATTTAACCTAAACCCAAGATTGTTAAAATGATATTATTCAGCAGAAATTGTGCGGTTGCACATAAGTAGACTAAATACTCAGTAGAAATACTGAGTCTACACTAACACACAGGGAACACAATGAAATTTTTATCAAACAGGATGCTGGCTATTATGGAACGCTTATCGGAGATGTTCCCAGGTAGTTCGTATCAAACCCGCTTAGATGCGTATCTAAGCACCAAAGGCATTACCGATGCCGCTCAGTTGGAAACCTATATCCGACAATTCAATTCTCAAAAGGAATCTTATCTATGAAACGTTTTTTAAACGCACTATACGAAATTTTTGAAAGCCTTGGCAGAGCCAAAGCAGCTTCTCATTTAGCTCGTTGCGGAATGCATAAAGAAGCTAGAGATTTAATGTTGGCAAAATAAATTGTTACACCGCAAAAGATATATACACTATGAACTTGGTTTATATACACGGTGCCAATGCCACCAGCGAAAGTTTTAATTATATCCGTAGCAAATTAGGCAACGGTATCGATATCAATTACGACAGTCGCAATGGGTTTGAAAACAATCTAGCAGACATGCAGTCAACACTACAGGGTCATAAGGATCTGGTGTTTGTTGCGCATAGTCTAGGTGGTATCTATAGCCTGCATTTGGCCAATAGTATGCCTGAGTCTGTTAAGGGTGCTGTTACTCTAAGCACACCTTATGGTGGCGCAGAAGTTGCTGACTATGCTCAATACTTTTTGCCCTTTAGCCGTCTAATGCGCGATATTGGTCCTAGTTCGTGGGTAATGAAGCAAGCTAGCCGCATTAAGATACAGCATCCGTGGACTAACATTGTAACAGTCAAAGGACAAAGTCCGTTTATGCATGAGCCTAATGACGGTGTGGTGACTATTGCCAGTCAAAAGCATCATGAGAATATGGAATTAGTGGAGGTTGAATACAACCACTATGAAGTAGTGCTCAGTGACGAAGTGGTTGGACTTATCAAAGAACGAATAAAAAAGTTCAGAAAATAAGTTGCTTTTCAGTCACAGAGCATATATAATAAACTAACAGCGAAAAAGAAGTAGTTGTTAGACACAGACATTACACACAGGAGATACAAAATGTCAGAAATTTTTACAGCACCAAAACTACCAGAAGTTAAATTCAACAAGAACGGCTACGAAATCCGTACAGACATCTTGGGCATGGCCAAGAGCCTAGTACAAGACGACTTCCAAGCCAAGTTCCAAGGTTGGGAAATGACTGCTACTCGCGATGAGAAGACTGGTCAAATCGTTAGTACAGTTGCAATGCCAACTTTTCCAGGTCTAGATAAAGTACTAGAAACCGCCGAAAAAATGTATAGCTTTGTAAACGCCGGCGTGAAGAAATAATTACGCTCGTAGAGCAATATATAGTGGTAAAAGAAAAGCAGCCTCCGGGCTGCTTTTTCTTTATCTAACTGTGGCTAACTTAAAGAATCGCAGTATTGAAATATACATCCAACCTATATCAAACTCCCACCAACGTTGGCTGAATTTCGCCGATGCTCCGTCGTCGTGGTGATTGGCATGCAATTCCTCACCGCCGATCCAGATGGCCCACGGAATTAAATTGCGGCTGGTATCCTCAGCAGATCTGTTGCGGTAACCCCACCAATGACATAGACCGTTAATGACTCCTGCGGCAAAAAATGGTATCCAAAGCATCTGTACACCCCATACCAGCAGTCCCCACGGGCCAAAAAGCCAAAGGTCTATGACCAACAATATGAGAATCCCCAAGCGACTGTGCGGGGTATACAGATTTTCTTCTATCCAATCGTTAGGGGTGCCTTGACCCAGCTGTTCTACCATCAGTTTGTTCTTGCTGGCAGTGTTATATAACAATGCGCCTCCGAACAGCACACGCCAAATGCCATAGACTTTGGGACTGTGTGGGTCTGCGGCTTTGTCAGCAGCTTGATGATGTTTGCGATGTATTGCCACCCACTGTTTAGTAACCATTCCTGTGGTCATCCACAACCAAAATCTCATAAAATGATTGATCACAGGATGAAACGACACGGCTCTGTGTGTTTGGCTTCTATGTAAGTAAAGAGTCACACAGGCTATAGTGATTTGTACCATCACCAAGGTATAGATTATTATGTTCATATTTTACTTATCTGCTTGACAGCATATCAAAATAATGCTATAATATAGCATGAAAAACAAACTTATACTCACAGACGCTGACGGTGTTCTACTAGATTGGGAATGGGCATTCTCAGTTTGGATGCAAGAACGTGGTTATACACTCACAGCAGATAATAAGAAAAGCTATTATCTGCATCATCACTACAATGAGCTAGAAGAAAAAGATGCCAAAAAAGTTGTTAAGACTTTTAACGAATCGGCAGCAATTGGATTCTTACCAGCACTGCGGGATAGTGCTCACTATGTCAAACGCCTACATGAAGAACATGGCTGTATGTTCCGTGTTATCACAAGCCTAAGTCTAGACAAGAATGCACAGAAACTGCGTGAAATGAACCTACGCAAGATATTTGGCAATGCCATCGAAACGGTTATCTGTTTAGATACAGGCGCAAACAAAGATTCAGCATTAGAACCATATCGTGATAGCGGCCTGTGGTGGATTGAAGATAAACCAGCTAATGCTGATGTTGGTTACACTTTAGGACTTAAATCAATTCTCATTGAACACGGACATAACATGCATCACAAATGTTCTTACCCTGTAGTCAAAAACTGGCGTGAACTCTACGATATTATTGTAGACTAAAGTTTCTCGCCACAATGAGGACAAGTTTGTTTGTGTTCTTCTCTACCTTGCTTTATCACTTTTTTTAACTTTCGAGCATCACGCAAGCTACTCTTTATAGTTGATCTACATCGTTCGGATTTTGTTTTTTCTAATTCAATTTTTAGATTGTTTCTCAGTTTATGAAGTCTACCTTCAAAAATATCCAAGAAACCTGAAAGAGTTTTATTAGTAGACATCTGCTATTCCTTATTGAGATAAGTTTATTAGCAATATTTAAGTGATATTTGATTACACTAAGATTACAAATTCGTTAATTTTGTTAGAAAAATTAGCCAAAATAAAATGCTCACTTCAGGATGCCATTCCGGGGCACGACTCCCATAACATCCACGCCAGCAGCCGGCGACACCTATAGTAACGCAAACGTCCTAAGGTAGGTGTTCTATTCTTCCTGTTTCTCTAAGCGATAATCAGCTTCTGTGGAGTCTGGGTATCGTTGTAATACTTTGTTAAGTACATCTTGTTTGCTTTCGCCGGCGATACGAGCTGTTTTACCCGATGCTATCTGAGTAACTGCCCATGTGCCAGGAGTGGTGTCTGGGTCTGCATCAGGTTCAGCTTCTTCTTCCTCACCACTGTTGTAGCTCAAAGGAAACTTGTTCTTTAGATCTGCGACTGCTTTGGCAGGGTCGTATCCGCCACTGACAATTTCTGTAGAATTGGTTTTTAACTCCTCACCTTTGCGTTGGATAGCATCAGCGATACGTTTCATCAGGCCTGGAAACAGCTCAGCAAACTTTTCGTCTCGGCGATTGCTTTGATTACCGTTGTTGATCTGATTGGTAGGCGCATGTATCTGCCATTTGCCCATGACATCATCTGCGTTCTGTTTGTCAAATACTGAAATGATAGGGCCATCATCGGCATAGCGGTTAAACCAAGAAGCACCCGAACTTGATCCTGTGCAGAACGATGCATTAAATCCGTGTGCATTGTTGAAATTATAACAGGCACCGTAGTTGTAGGGCACAGTGACCAGAAAACGTTCATCGTCTATCAGCGTGGTTTCTTTCTTTTCACGTTTGTGTTTTTCAATAACTTCTGAGTCTTTGATCCTATTCAACTCGTCACGGTACACACGATTCTGTATGATAGCCTGTATCTGGCGTAGATTTTTGAACTTGTTGAAGTCTTGGTGTGGTTCTTGCAGCTTGCCACGTATACTCAAAGCCTTCCAAGCACCCAGTGCGTCACCGCCTTCACCGTTGATGTCTTCATAGTCAGCGATGCCATTGATGTACATGCGTGTGAGCCATTCATCAAATTTGCCATCCTGTGATATATCGCCATAGTCTGTGCTGGCCAAAGAAGCATCTAACAGCTCGCTCCAGAGCTGTAAGATCTTTTCATCGTCGGGCTTTGGTCCTAGTGCAGCTACTTTTGCCTTAGGCAGTGTACCATCGTGCCGCATGGCAATGCCCAACATCTTAATGGTCTTGGGATCTTTTAACTTAGCTGCCACATTGGCTTCGTGTATTATGTGTTTGAGTTTCATCCTGATATCAAGCTCCTTTTAAAGAAGCTCAGCACGGTGCCTAGTTTAGCTGTGTCTCCGTTGGAAATGTCCTGTAATAGCTGTCTAGGACCTTCGGGAAACTGTGCAGCTACTCCGCCGCCGCCATATCGACTGCGCTCAAGGTTGCCAGTCTTGTCTGGATAGTAATGGCTGGCTGCCATCAGTACTGCTGAGTTGATAGCACTGTTAAGGAATCCTGGAATATCCTCAGAACCTGCCTCAAGGGATTCAAGGCCGTTCTGTAACATCTCAATGTGATTTAGTTTCTTCTTGGCCTTTTCAAAGGCATCGTTCTTGATCTGGTTAGCGATGTGCCCTTTGATGTCTGCTATGCTGGCTGTGATAGCACGAGACCACAGAGGCTTGAATTTTTTCACCAGTGTTTGTTGTGTGACTTCTGGTGAGCCTTTATCTTTGTTGAGTTCACTGCGTTTTCTACGCTTGTCTCGGACATCGTTGGAGTTCCTAGCCACATAGAATTTCTGCAGTTTTCCTATCTCGCCTTTGAGGAAATCTAGAATATTGCCACCTCGACCGTCGGAGGCTTTTTTGACTTCTCCGCCTGAACTAGCCACTGCATCATAACCTGAACCACCTGATTTGATAGCACCTATGCCATTGGCGCCTTTGATGATGACCCAAGAAGCTCGGTCTTTGATTTCACTCCAGGATATCTTATCTATCTGCGAGTAGCCTAGATCGTGTGCCAACTGCATGTCTTTGTGCAGAGCCAGTACCACTTCTTTACCCCCTGGCGATCCTGCTATGAGATTCATAGAAGTACTATCTTCGTTGATATAGCCTTCCAGCAGTTCAGCAAATATTTTATAGCTTTCTGTACGCATGTTAATTACACCAAGATTGTTTAGCCTCACCATAGTATTCACGAGCAAAGCCGTTGGCAATTAGAGCAGCTCTAAGACTCTGTCCGTTGACTAGAATGTCACCGAGAACACGACCACCAAACTTGTCCCACCCGTATAGAGTTGCTTGAAACTTTCCACCTTGAGCGGCTGCGGTTGCAATTGCATTTTTAGTGAAAGCAGAGGCAGCTTCTCCTCTTTGGGCTTCCTGAGGGCATTGTGCTCTATGTCCTTTTTCCGGAGTATCGACTCCATAGACTCGTACCGCAAGTTCTGGCTTGAGTGGCGCAGGTAGAAAGGGTGCAGCGATCACAACTGTGTCGCCGTCCGTTATTCTTAATATCTGTGCGTCATAGGTGACGCCTTTAGGAGTTTTCTGTGCAAATGCCAGTAAAGGCACTGTCAATAATAATAGTAGTAGTTTTTTCATGTTGGGTCCTAGTGATTGTATTTATTCGTATGTAACAGTGTCTGAGTCGCCTAGGCGCCACTTAGGATTAGTTTCTACCACCCATTTCTTTGTGGCTACCTTGAAGTCCGGATGCAGCATCTCTTGGGGATTTGAGGCAGCATCAAAGAATCTACAGCGATTGTTGGGCTGTGCAGCATACTGTCCGTTGTCTAGTTCGATAAAGTTAAAACTCTTGTGATCTTCGGGCCACTCTGAATAAGTGGTGTCTATGATGTTCATGTCAGGTGCGGCATTGTCCACTGTGAACAAGTAGTTGCCCTTGTGTAGCTGACGATCCTTGGCATAGAACTCACAGCTGAGATTGCGTAGGAATGCTTTCTGGATCACAGCAATGTCATAGCTGAAGCAGTCCCAGATCTGTAAGGTGTCAAGGCTTAGGAACTTGTCTGATTCTAGGTCAGTGTTTCTACTCACATAAGCGTGTAGGGGCAGCTTGTCATAGAGAGCACCGTATCTGGGCAAATAACTTTCTATACGAAATGCTTGACTGCGTAGGCTTTTGATTGAAACCCAGATGCAGGGTTCATACTCACCGTGTCCTGATTTAAAATCGTATAAGAACTCTCGTCTTACAAAACAATGTATTGGAGGAAGGTTCGCTACTAAGAAGCTCATCAGTTATAACCACGGTTGACATTCTTGTCCACACAATCTGCACAGTGGCAGTCTGGGCAGTCACAGTCATCTGTCATACAGCTAAATCCGCAGTGTGCGGTACACCAACAGATGCATTTGGGTTTTAGTCGTTGATATGTTGTGTCATTGTCTTCCATTGTTCGATCCTTATACAATGTTGATATATTTTCTATACATTTCAATTCTCTACCAATAATAAATCAAAGGCTGCGGTGTATCTACCGTTGTTGGTTCTGCCTGTCACTCGCACATCAATATCCGACTTTTCTGGAACGGGAGGTGGAAATGCAAAGTCATAGGTGTATTGTCCACCAGTACCGCCCACTTCAAAGGTATGCTGTGTTCTAAAACTTTCTTCACCAAAATATCTCACAAACATATTGCCTGTGGCATCAGAACCAACTTGTGCTGAAGCAGTGCCTTTGTAAAGATAACCAGTGTATCCAGCAGGCACAGTATACACAGCCATCAGTGTCTGACCTTTGGTAGCAGTGATGCGAGCCACTGTGGTAGACTCTCGCTGTATGTCAATGTTGCCTACATTTGTAGTGCCGTCTGCTACGAACGCTCTGAACACTCGCTTGAACACCACAGTACCAGTGTTATTGCTGGCGTTGGTTAAAGTGATAGTTTCTTGTGTTTGATTGTAGTCAGCATCTAGTCCTATAACTGTGACGACCTTGTTGGCATCATCGGTACTGGCTCTATCTAGATTAACAACTCCTGCTGTGTCAAACGCTGACCAAGGATACACAGTGTCGTTGATATCCCATACACTGCCTGTGCTGTTTGTGCTCATTGCTGGCACAGCACCAAACTTGTGTACAAAGGAATGATCAGTGATGTTGCCTTCGGCAACCATTTGATTAAAAGGATGTTGCTTGCGATTGGCCATCTGTTAGAAACCGTTGGTTGCTGAGTTATGAAATATTCTACCTGTCCATGTGGATGTTTTGGTAATAGTAGGTGTAGAGTAACTCACAACCATTGTGCCAGGTCCAGTGTTATTACCGAACATGATCCTAATTGGATAATAGACATTTTGTGTTAGGCTGATAGTGCCACTTTGTTCAGTGGTACCATGTAGGCCTCCGTTTTGCACCACAGCGTTGGTATGAGTATATCCTTCAATGGCATTGGGACCTATCCACATGTAACTAGCATCGTCTGTGTTAGTGAAAAAGGTGTATGTTTCTGTTGTTGGCGCAAGGAAATAACCTATCAACAGAATAGAATTGTATTGAGGCTGTGAGGTGATATTCAATGTGACCAACGTGCCTTGTGTTTCAGTCACAGGTGCAACCACAGGATTGTCGAAGAACTCTAGATCATCATTTGTTGGCGTGAAGTCGAGGCCAAAATACCCATTGGCATTGGTAGTTCCTACTCTATTGTAGAAGTAAATGTCAGGATCGAATGTGATGCCGGCAATGTTGATCCAGGGGCGCCCTTGAACTAATCCGCCAGTGTTGGTATTATTCAAAATTGCGTTGTTTGAATATTTTGTGGGTAGGGCATTTATATCGTAGGTATTATTTTGTCGATATCTGATTGCTGTAGTGTCGCCGCCTGCCTGACGTTGAGTTTGAGCTAAATCAAGTTTTGCCTCTTGTCTTTCTTGTTTAGTTGCCAGTGTTGATATTCCGTTAGCTGCCATTATCTTGCTCCGTATACTTTACCAGGGTAGATGCTGGGCTGTTCACCGCGTATGTCTGCTGGATGTTTAGGGGTCTGCATGCCGCCGCCTGCTGCGGTAGTAACTGAGTCCATGGCTGCGTATTCTTCTTTTGGTGTGTTTGAATATTCTGTCTGCTCGCCGTTGTCTGCTAGATCTACAATCTGCTTAAATCTGCGGACATCGTCATTGTAGAACTCGTCGTTGGGCACTGTTTGGTCAGGCTGTGCAGTATCAGTTGACTTTTCAGCACTGTCGATCATGTCTAATATACCACGAATAATTTCTTGCACTCTCATTGGTTGTCTCCGATTGAATATTTATCGGTTAAATATGTTTACTATGATAAACAAAGAACCTTTTAAACAGCTGATCAAAGACATGAAACACTCGGGCAAATACCGTGTTTTCAACGACATCATCCGCGAACGCGGCGATTTCCCTAGAGCCATATGGTACGGCCCCTACAACATCAAAACCATAGTAAATTGGTGCTCAAATGATTATCTAGGCATGGGTCAGCACAAGGTGGTTCTAGATGCCATGCACACAGCTTTAGATCAAACAGGTTCAGGATCTGGAGGCACTAGAAACATAGGTGGCACTAGCCATTATCATGTAGCCCTAGAACATGAACTGGCGCTGTTGCACAACAAGGCTCAAGCATTACTGTTTTCAAGTGCCTATGTGGCTAATGAATGGACACTAATAGCTCTAAGCAAGATAATACCCGACATACATTTTGTGTCAGATGCCAACAATCACAACAGTCTAATCATAGGTATGTCACACAGTCGAGCACCTAAAACTGTGTTTCGACACAACGATCTCAATCATCTTGAAGACATACTGTGTGCAGTAAAACTTGCAGGCCAGACCGCCTGTATAGTATTTGAATCAGTCTACAGCATGGACGGCGATGTTGGAGACATACGAGGAATATGTGACCTAGCGGACAAGTACGGTGCTATCACTTATATCGACGAAGTACATGCGGTAGGACTCTATGGAACCCACGGTGGTGGGAAGGTTGAAGAGCTGGGGCTAGAATCCCGTATTGACATAGTCAATGGTACATTAGGGAAAGCCTATGGAGTCCAAGGTGGCTATATCGCTGCCGATGCAGATGTCGTAGATGCGATACGCAGTGTAGCCGCTGGGTTCATATTCACAACGTCAATGAGCCCAGTGACCTGCGCAGGCGCATTGGCAGCTGTGAAGTATTTGAAAGATCACAACGAAATCAGAGACAAACATCAAGAACGTGCCCGCAAGCTCAAACACAGATTGCGTGCCAACGGTATCACAGTAATGGAATGTTCAACCACCCACATAGTGCCGGTACTAGTAGGAGAAGCTAAGAAGTGCAAAGCCATAAGCGATGACTTACTTAATGAACATAACATCTACATACAACCCATCAACAGTCCAACGGTCGCAGTGGGCACAGAACGGCTGCGTATTGCACCTACTCCATTTCACGATGATGGCATGATTGAAGATTTGATCGTTGCACTTAAAGATGTGTTTAATAAAAACTGTTAGTCTTTAGATACCTGCAGTATTCTTGAATGCCCTGCCAAGGCTCGTAGAACAAATCGGTGCGTACTTCTGCAAGTTCTAATGCTGAAATATCGGCCTTTGTTTCTAATTGATACTGTGCCTTGAGATCCTCAGGCATAACAATAGAACACTTTGTTCCAGCGCCGCATTCGTTGATCACAATGTTGGCAATGCTGTCAAAGTCCACGCTGGCGCCTGTACCTAGATCATACACACCGGGCTTATAGTTTTTCACAAAATGATGTATGGTACTGACAACATCTTCTACCCAAATAAAGTCTCTTCGATAGTTATTACTGTTTTCAAAGATGTTGATCTTGCGGTCTGTCTGTATTTGGTTATACCAATGCATTATAGTACTGGCCATACGACCTTTGTGATATTCGTTGGGACCGTAGACATTAAACAGTCTTAGTACTACTCCTGTGATTTCTTGTTCGCTGACCTGTTTGCTAAAAGCATACTGATTAAGTGGGCCGTTGCCATTACCATACACTGCTGCTGAACTGGTAAAGATAAAAGGTATTGTATGTTCTAGACAAAAGGCATTCCACATGCGAGTTGACAATACATTGGTCTTGTAGATAGATGGCCAATTGCGTTCCAACGTGCTGGAGTTGGCGCCTATGTGTATGACTGCTTGAATGTCTTTGGGATTGAATGTGGTCTTTTCAAATGTAGAGTGCGGATGAATGCTCCTGAACCGTTTGCCCACAAGATTACGATACTGTGTTTCGTTTAGCAAATCATCAAACAGTACTACATCAGAGATACCTTTCTTGTTTAGATAGCCCAACATCACGCTGCCAATGAAGCCGCCTGCTCCTGTTAGTATAATCATAGTATCTCTTCCATACTAGGAGCATAACAGCCAACGTGCTGAACTGTGATAGCAGCAGCTTGGTTGGCAAAGTCCATGGCTCTTTTTATATCTTTGGTATGTAGATAGTTGTAGACGAGAGCAGCAAGGAATGTATCTCCTGCGCCTGTAACATCTACAACTTCTACTTTTGGTACTTTAGAACTATACTCGTGGTGGACTGCATCCGCACCTTTGCTACCACGTGTAACAATCAATCCACTACATTCGCTTTTGATCTTGGTGTACTCTAACTCGTTGATCTTTACCCATGCACCTTGCATACGTTCTAGATCTGTTTTCTTAGTATCAATAAAGATAGGAATACTCAGTGCTATCAGTTCTTCTATAAGTTCGTAGCTAACTGTTCCTTTATTGTAGTCACTGACCACAACAGCATCATACACATCAGGAATATCAGTTTCAAAGGTCAACGGATCAGATGCAACATCATTGTCGATGCGCACAATCTGTTGTCGACTACGCTCATCAATCAATCTAGTCTTGGTACTGGTCTCACCAAACAGATAGTTTACTTCGCAGCCTAACGCTTCTAGATTATTGTAGACATTACCAGCCATACCATCACGTTCTTCTTTACGTGTAGGTACAAATACAGGAACAGGAGCCTCTGGACTCAAGCGATCAATTGTGCCGTATTGATAAATGTCTTTACAGTTATCACCGATTAGTAATATCCTGAATGGTTTTTGTTGTTGAGTAGGGTTCAATTCGATCATAGTATATTACTTTATTACAATATTGATGTGCTGTGGACTCTGTATCATGTTTCCAATCACTGCCTTTAACATAAACATCCGGCTTGTATCGTTCCATTAACTTAACTAGTTCTTCCTTGCTGTCAAAGAACTCCACAATATCTACAGCCTTAAGATTACTCAACATGATTCTGCGATCGTTCTGATTGTTAATAGGGCGGCTTTCGCCTTTGAGTTCCTTGACACGTCGGTCAGTGTCAATAGCTACAACGAGATGATCACCGTAACTGCGAGCTGTGTTTAACAAGGCAACGTGCCCTGGATGTAGCACATCAAACGTGCCATTAACCATTACTGTGGTCATTTTGATTGACTATCACCTGGTATAATTCTGTAGTTGTCCTCAACTGAGTCTGCTGTGCTGACTTCAAAGATCATCGAGTTTGGTTTTAAGGCCACAAGCTGATGTGGCAGCATTGGAGGATTATGCCATGTGTCACCTTCTTGAAGTATCTTTTCGTGATAGGTTGCTGTCTTGGTATCACACCAAACTAATTTAAATTGGCCTGCATTTACAAACCAGGTTTCGTCTTTTTCTTTGTGAAGATGCATACTAAATTTTGCACCGACCTTTTCAAATACCATAATCTTACCACAGTATCTGTCATTGGTAGCCCAAATGATTTCATAGCCCCAACCTTTCGCCACTCGTCCGTCTAGTCTTTGTTGCATATATAAATCACCTTACATCTGTGTTGCAGCCGTTGCCTGTGTATCACCGGGTGCCAGCCTGAATCGATCTTCTACATAGTCTGCAGTTCCTACCTCAAAGATGATTGAGTTAGCCACCAATGCTTCTATTTGGTGAGGACCTAGAGCTGCAAAATCCACAGTCTTGCCTTCTTCTAGCTCAGCATGTTTGGTTTCACCTGTGGCAATGTCTATAAAAGTAAGTTTAAAACGACCAGCATTAATAAACCAACTCTTAGATTTATCTTTGTGAAACACTAGACTGGTTTTAGCACCAACCCGTTCAAACACAAGCAGTTTGCCACAGTACTTGTCGCAATTAGCAAATATTATTTCAAATCCCCAACCCTTGTCTATTTTTCCTGGTGTCTGTAGGTTCATCTTTATCTCCGTATCATGTATTATATACAAAAAATCATTGTGTTGTCAATGATCTGAGTGTATAATCAGTTAAATACGTGAAACAATTTCATCATGCACACACTATTATTAAACGCAGACATGCAGCCCGTGAGCCTATTACCGTTGTCAACAGTGGATTGGCAGGAGGCCGTACGATATATGGTTTTGGACAAATGCACCGTGCTGGAATGGTACGACGACTGGATCGTCCGCTCTGCTCGCTGGGAAACTCGGGTGCCTGCAGTCTTGATGCTGAAAGAGTATCAGCGTCCAAAACATACCATGCGTCTCAGCAAGCGTAACATATTTCTACGTGACTCATTCACTTGCCAATACTGTGACATCTCTGTCACCGAAGCCACTGCCACACTAGACCATGTGCTGCCTGTGAGCAAGGGTGGTAAGACCACTTGGGAAAATTCAACCACTGCCTGCAGAAGCTGTAACTATCGCAAGGCCGCACATGTGGGCAAGATGAAACCAAAACTCACTCCCTATAAGCCACACTTTTGGGATCTAGTTGCCAAACGTCGACAGCGTGGCTATCACATGAGTCATCCTAGTTGGTCTAACTATCTGAACATGTGATTGATTTATTTTCTTCTCTAGTGTAATGTTATTAAATAAAGATAGCAGACATTGATTAGAGGAGAACTAGTATGATGCTATCAAGGGCTCAGCGCCAACTCAAACGACAGATTTTTAATAATCTGTTTAGCATACAAAAAACATTGCGAACATTGATTAGAAGGAGAACTAGTATGCCGCAACTATTAACAGCTACTATAACGGCTGCAGAATTTAAACAACTATTTGGATTTGATGAACCTAGCGGTCTGTTTAACGATCCGAAATTTAGATTGGTGATAAACAAGTTTGGTAGATGTTACTGGCTTCTAGCCTGTGATAATCTACAGGGTCCACGATTCAGTGGAGTGAATGTTTACTATCAAGGTAACAACAGTAGGTTGATTCGTACTATCTATCCTGCAGCGAAACGCATAATTGATGTAGGATCTAATGTGGGTAACAACACCATTGCCTACGGAGAATGGGCCGAGAACGTCGAGTCTTTTGAACCCACTCCCACCACGTTGACTATGCTGAAAGCAAACATAGCCATTGCTGAACAAAGCAATCTACAAGGAATATATTGGCAGGGAGATCAAAATCGTGGTGCTTTGCACAGAGACCCTACGCCCGTTGTGGGATGGTACACCTGGAAAGGTGTCGCACAGAGCATGAACATACGAGCCAATATCACAGTTCATGAAGTTGCGCTGTCCAATTCAAACACAGGCAACATTGATATTTTAGATCATACCGACCACGGCGGGCATAATCATGTGGTTATAGATTCTACAGATCTTAAACTAAGGCCAAGCCAACAATTGGTCAAGGTCCCTGTAAGGACCATAGACAGCTACAATTTTGAATCTGTTGACGCCATTAAAATTGATGTAGAAGGATCTGAACTGTTGGTAATCCAAGGAGCCAAAGACACCATAGACCGCTGTCGCCCTAGTGTGCAGGTTGAGATAGTGCCCAAACAGTGCAGATTGTTTGGTTATGATCCACAGGCCTTGTATGATTTCTTTGCTGAAAGAGACTATGTATGTGTCAGTGCTGTGCGCAAACCTGCGAACAAAGAACAAGAAGGTCTGTTCTTTGGTGCAAATATTGGCATGACTCATCAACAGATTCCAAAATACATGGATCGGTTGTTTGTGCCTAGAGAAGTGCATGAGCGTACAGACTATGGTGCTATGGCCCAAAGTCAAAATGAGTTTAATACACTGTTTGATTTTGGTTAATTAAATGATTGACATCTGACCCTAGCTGTATTATACTATAGCTAGGGTTTATTTTTAAGGCAACGAAAGGCAATCAAATGGCAACAACAAACACATTCAATCCTGTAGAGAAAGAACATCACTTCCGTAGTTTTGGTACTTGGTTAAGTGATGTAACTAAAGTTATTCCTACAGACAAATCAACTATCAAACGTCGACTACAAGATTTCAGCGAAGCAGAACTTGATGCGCATATGGATAAGCACAAGGTTCTAGCTGAATTACCAATCAACAAAGAAAACGAAAATCTTCAGCGTGTAGTTGAAGAAGTTCTCACACACTACAAATCAACAGGAGTCCTTGACGGAATAATGTTACCGTTCGAGGAACGTAAGAGTCGATTGAAGGGCGTAGAAAAACTCCCCATCCGAGACATTTGGTTGAACTACGGTGAAGACGGACAAGGGGGACAACGTAATCCTAAACCCCGTCACATTCTACAAATGCTGCGTCGATGGGACGTAGATGGTCTCACCTGTGGTAATGCTCGATTGGATCCTACAGATAATCGAGTGTTTGTTAATGAGGGGCAACAACGTAGTATTGCAGGATGTATCGTAAGTCGAACAGAATTCGCATATGAAGTATTACCTAGCTCAGACGACATTGACGACCTTCGTCAGTTCAAACGTGAGAATCAAGGCAAGCTTCGTGCTACTGAAGTAGAACTTGCACTCAGTGATGCATTGGTTGTTAAGAAAAGTCTTGAAGATTATTGTATTAAAAAGAAAATTGACATCACTGAAATCAGTTACGCAGAAGTTTGCAAACAGATGCAACTCAGCAAAAGTGATGACGAGTTTGTTAACTTTAAGATTTTCAATGAGCTCAGTCTAAAGAGAAACTTCCGTATGGTCAATGACGAGAACAAGGAAGAAAAGAATCTCAAAGGAGCTTGTTCTAATATCAGTCAGCTTAAAGCAATCTTCGAAACTACAGCATACAGCGATGATGTTCTAACTCTTGCTCTTGATTGGTATGAATACATTTGGCCGCTGAAGCGATTAGAGACTGCCGACCTGATCGGGTTAGTTGAAACAATTTATTTTAACAAGGATTGGATCTTTGAAAAAGATTTTGACAAAGACCTGTTCCAGGTTAAATTAATGAATGCTCTGCGCGAACAATGGCCTAACAAGACCAGTGGCAAGGGTTCTACTCCTGCTTGGCGTCAGATACAAGATGAGATGAGTGAACAGTTTCCTTATAAGACCAAGGAAGACAAAGAAAAGAATGTTAAGTTTTATTCTGTAGATTCTACACGTATTGCAAAACACATGTGGATCGCTCAAGGGTTCTACTCTGTTCTTAGTCAGCGTCTGCCCAAAGAATATGCAACACAATTGGTGCAGCCTTATTCCGTTGAAACCAAAATGGTATTTCCATTAACGATGCCTGTGATTAAAAATGCTTAAACACACAGAGTTAATCAATAGATTGATTCAACAGCGCCAGCTTCAAACTGGTGCTGTGTTTGATCGAAAGACCTATTGGTGTGCAGCCAGTTACAGAAAGGTTGCAGAAACCAGTGACCTACGCTATGATTATGCTTATTCTATTATGAAGAAATGGTCAGGGGGCTCTCCTGAACAATGGGTTGAAAAAATGCCGGTGAGCTTTAGAGGACATCTGTTAGATTACGGTCGAGGTGCTAACAAAATGATTAATCAATTTAGAGATCTTGATCCAGAGATCGTCTATGAATATGATTACTTTCATACTGTTAACGCTGACCACATAAAGCCAAAAAGTTATGGCGGAGAATGGACATTTGATAACTGCATCATTCGTCCAAAAGTAGCAAATATCATACGTCAAAACTTCAATGACGAAACCCTGAAAGAAGCCCTGCTGATTACTGCAGATAGTTATAATATTTCTCTTGACAATCCAACTGTTTGATGCTATAATATTAGCATTGTAACAGATTAGGAGTGATTGTGCGTTATATTTTGGCATCGTGGGATCGAGAAGGGTTTGAATGTCTGCAAGACATTACTAACAAACATCCAGACTCTTGGGACAAAGGACAACTCATAGAAGCTCTTCGAGGCCATACACCACAGAGGAATCCGTTAGCTGAACAGATCGGAGCAATGAAACTTCGTGCTCGTTACAACAGTCAACGCTGTTATGAAATCTATGTGTTTACCACACAAGATGACATTGAATTTAAAGATGTAGAGGATTGGATGATCGCCGATCCTCAGAGTTTGGTAGACTGGGTGCGTGTTAATCACTATGCCCAAGTCTACTCAGACTATGAACCCAATCGTAAATCTGTAATCGTTTAAGGACTAAAATGCGTACACAACCAGAAACAATCATCCAGCGTCTTGAAGCAGATAACTCACGACTGGCCAAAGAGCAGATCCTAGCAGAAGCAATGTCAGAAGGTCTGGATGAGTTTTTTGAAGGAGTTAAGATGGGCTTAGACAAGCTCTACACATTTGGCATCAAACAGGTTCCCGTCAGTGAACAAGATGGGCAAGGACTTTCTTGGACCAACTTTGTGGAATTGGCCGAAGCTCTGTATCGCAGAGAACTCACTGGCCATGCCGCACGTGATGCAGTCAAACTGGCCATGGATGTGGCCACTAAGTCGCAGTGGAATGATTGGTATCGTAGGATTCTGATCAAAGACATGCGAGCTGGATTCGGTGAAAAGTCAGTGAACTCTGTGGCCAAGAAAGCCAAGAAGCCCGAATACGCTGTGCCTGTGTTTGAAGTCATGTTGGCACATGATGGTGCTAATCATGAAGGCAAGATCACAGGAAAAAAATTGGTAGAACCCAAGCTAGACGGAGTTCGTGTGGTCACTGTGGTTGACTTTGAAAGCCGCACAGTTGTGATGTATACCCGCAACGGCAAAGAACTTGTGAACTTTCCGCATATTGTTAAGGCATTTGAAGACAACCTAGATAACTTTGCTCGTAGCTATGTTTTCGACGGTGAAGTGGTATCTACATCGTTCCAGGCCTTGATGAAAGAAGTACATCGCAAAGAAAATGCGCAGGCACAGGATGCCCGACTGATGCTGTTTGATGTGATCCCTTTGTCGGAGTTCAAACTGGGTGAGAGTGCTATGGGGCAACGGCGGCGCAGTGCATTCTTGCGTGAAAACTTTTCCAAGATATTTGCAGACTCAGGCTGCATCGACATCATCGCACAACGTGAATTTGATCTAGATGTGTTCACTGATGAGATCGAGTTCCGTGACTACAACAAGCAGATGGTCACAGAGGGCTTTGAGGGTATCATGATCAAAGATCCCAACGGCAAATGGGAAGGCAAACGCAGCGTGGCCTGGCTCAAACAAAAGCCCTTTATTGAAGTCAGCCTTGAAATCACAGCAGTAGAAGAAGGCACAGGCCGGAATGAGGGCAGGCTAGGTGCTGTAATCTGTGCAGGGCGAGATGATGGCAAAGACATTCGAGTTAATGTGGGTTCGGGTTTCACAGATAGCGATCGAAAGGAATACTGGGAAGCTCGAGACAGCCTTCCGGGTCAGGTCATAGAAGTACGTGCAGATGCTGTGACACAGAATCAAGACGGCACCTACAGCCTACGCTTTCCACGCTTTATGCGATTCCGTGGATTCAAGACCGGTGAAAAGATCTAATAATTAAATAAGCAAATGAAAATAGCCATAACAGGACACACCAAGGGTATAGGCAAGGCCTTGGCTGATGCATACCAACGTCGCGGCCATGAAATTGTTGGTCTGAGCCGAACCAAAGGATATAATATCTATAGTATACTTAAATGTGCCGATCTAATCGAGTCCTGCGATATGTTTATAAACAATGCACAAGCAGGTTTTGCACAAACAGAACTTCTGTTTGAAATTGCCAAAAGGTGGCAAGATACTCACAAACATATTGTGAATATATCGTCTGTAATAACACAACGATATTCAAGTAATTATGCAGGCTTTGAAGAGGTGCCTCTGTATGAAGTAGAGTTGTACCGTGTGCAGAAAGTTGCACTGGAAGAGGCTGTTATCCGAATCCGTAATACTAGGACCAACCTTAAGTTAACCTTGGTAAGGCCAAGCAAGACGATAGCGGGGGGTGAGCCCGCCGCATCGTGGGCTGCGGAGATTAATAATTGGGCAGAAACTCTCGTGAAAATTTTTGAGACAGCAGCAGCATGTGATCTCATGATTCCAGAAATTTCGCTGACATCAACAATCAAGATAGATGTTGCCCCGATCTAGAAATTTTTTATTATGTTGAAAAGGATTTAAATGCAGAACAATCTACCCCCGATCGCAAACAATGAAGAAGAAGCAGAGATCGCTCAGATACAGACTCTGTTAAACAATCAAAACGCTGTGAGTGCTGTGCAACAGCGGCTGGCCCTACAGCGGCAGCAGCCTTCCGCAGAGTTCTGTGAAGAATGTGGTGAATCTATTCCTCAAGCTAGACGCGAATTGGTGCCGGGAGTTCAGATGTGTGTGCCCTGCCAGACCCTGTCAGAAAGATTCAAAGCCAACTATCGACAGCCTGGTGCGAGCACAGAGTAGTAGCTGAGCTCCACAGATTTTCCGGGTCTTGTTCTAATAGCCATTCAGGACCTAGGTTCTGTGCTACCAACCATGAATGCTGTTTCTGCCAGGGGCCATTACCGTTGAGTTCAGCTGAGAGTTGGCCCTGCGTCCATGCACAGTAGCCCATGACTATTCTAAAATGTCTAGGAGTGTCACCATCTGCAATGCTGTGAAACATGCTTTCTGATGAAGTCATTGCCCAGGCTGAGCTGATTATAGCAGTGTCATCAGTGACCCAATCTGTGCTGTGCAACATCCATAGGCTGTTAGTGCTAACAGGACCGCCCCAGTAAACAGGTATGTCTGGAGGATTGATCACATCAATGTTGCTGTTTTCTAACACATCTCGTAGAGTGTGCGTGGTCAGTCTGTTCACACACAAAGCAAAGGATCCTGAATCATGTTCATGTGTGAGCATTAGTACAGCACGGCGGAATCTAGTGTCCGGCATGGCCGGTGGTGCTATCAGTAGATCAGTACCGGATACTGAGATCATGACCAATCAGGCAGGGGACCACCGTACTTCTTGCCCTTGATCTTTTTGCCTTTGACCGTGGTTCTTTCGCTGCCAATTTTGTGTGACTTGTTGCCATGTCGACCACGATAGCCCTGACTCTTGCATGAAGCCAACTGACTGGCTCCTAGAGCGTTATTGGGCTTGCCGCTGGTGCAAAGAGCACGGCTGGCAGGTTCTTCATCTACCGCTGCTTCACTGACCTTGGCATCATCACTGCCACTTACACCGTACATGATCTCATCGTTCAAAGGAAAGTCTAGATCTAGAAAACGCTCGGGCAGTTCTGCAGTGTCAATGATGTAGTCCAACTCATCATCTGTGGGATGCTGTTTCATCAACACCTTGGCAGCTTCATCATGCCCATCTGCACGTTCCCAGATGTTGACGTCATAGTGTGTTTGGTACAGATGTGCCACAGCATCCATGACCTTGTGATAATCGCAGGTGAATATGTTTTCTGTGACTATTTCTCGAATTTTCATGCTAATTTTGCTCCGATCATTATGCAGCTGACCAAGAGATTTTTTAGATCCATGTCGTCTGCTTCTGCATTTAATTTATCCGATTGGATAAGGTCTGCCATCAGAGCCTGGTATTCTGACTGTGAAATCGCACCCTGTTCTGCGGCTTGAGTGATTTCCAGGGCCATCTGTGCTCGTTGTTCTGCCCATGGTCTGCCACAGGTTGATAAAAATTGCAGTTGTTCTATCATCACCATCTCCCTAGTATGACCTTACTGGCCCGTTCCGCCTGCTGTAGCAACAGTTTCTTTTTGATTTCGCAATAGGCTCGAGACCCTTCTTTACGTGTCTGCCATTCTTTAACTGTGCTCTGCATGGGCTCTATCACACGTAACACATCCCGCTGTAGACTGCCCTTGGCCTCACTGTACAGTTCAAATCTGCGTAGATCTTCTGCCAACACCTGGACCTGAGTCAGCTGTGGTTCTAGGCAGTTGATGCGTTCCGCACTGAGTCTGGCTGTGATGATATAGGCTGATTGATTGTCGTCCCAGAATGATGGTACCCACGACTGTAGAGTCGTACAGCCCGATAACAGCACAGTGAGAATAACGCTGGCAATGATTTTCATATAAGTATTTACTTCTTTGATTGACAAACACTGTGAACCAGTGTATAGTGGTATAATATGAAAAAATTGCTGACTGTGATGCTATTGATCTTTGCTGCTGGTGCAGAATCTGCAGTGAGTCTAGCTGTCTACAACATCACAGAAGAACGTTGGCAGCACAGCGAAAATCTTAATCAAACCAGACCCTTGGCCAGCCTGACCAAGCTGATGACAGTGATGGTGAGTCTAGACTCAGATCAGGATCTAGATCGTGTGATACCCCTGCCGACAGCCAGTCCAAGACTCACACAGGGCACCTACACCCGTAGAACCCTGATCACGGCGGTCTTGGTTAGATCAGACAACAGCGCAGCAGAAGCTCTGGCACAGGCATACCCTGGGGGCCGTAGACAGTTCATACGTGAGATGAACCATAGAGCACAGGCCTTGGGCATGATGAACACACAGTTCGTGGATGCCAGTGGGCTCAGCAGTCAAAACAGAAGCACAGCCCATGACGTGATCACCATGATCCGAGCCGCAGATCTATACCCTGTGATTTCAGAGATCAGCACCAAGACGCAGGCAGATCTAGAAGCAGGTCAGGGTCGCAGATTGAGAACCATCAGGATTGAAAACACCAACGCTCCCGTGTTGATTGAGTTTGATGGCATCACTGTGAGCAAGACTGGGTTCACAGGGGCAGCAGGATGGTGCATGGGTCTACTGGTGGTCAAGGGCAGAACCAGATCAGCTGTGGTAATTCTAGGTGCTGACACACAGAGTCAGAGATTCCGCAGCATCAAAGCGATCATGCTGAACCACATCGCAGACACAGCGCCAGAACCACCAAAACCTGCATCACCCGGAGATCTCATAAGATCATGGATGTCTACATGGAACTATTAGAGTCATTATGAATATCCAAGGCCACCGACTGCAGGTCTCACTGCCCTACTTCACCGTTGATCTAGGCACGCACACACAGGCTCTGGATCTCGCACGACAGGCTCTAGCGGAACTGCGAGTAGAAGCGCCAAGTATAACCAGCAATGTAGCTGCAGACTATGTCAGCCCCTATGACAGTCACAGGCGTAACACAAAACTCATGCCTGTGTGCGAACTGGCCAGAAACTGCTGCGAATATCTCACAGAAACTGTGCTGGGCCAGCGTCTAGAACTGCGTGTGATCAATTGCTGGGTAGCAGACTACGGACCAGGTGATTTCACACACAGGCATGATCATTGGCCCATGCTGTTCAGCTGTGTGATCTATCTAGACTGTGATCATCTCAGTGCACCTTTGATACTGGCCAACAATCATGAAGTCCAAGCCGAAACGGGCAGGATGGTGATCTTTCCAGGATGGGTAGAACATGAAGTCCTGCCCACTGCCAGTGCTCGTAGCTGTGTGGCAATCAATCTTGCTGCCATGTGGGATCGAGGTTGACACCGCAGAAGATTTGTAGTATACTAGTGTTTTAAACTCCAGCCAAGAGGCCGTATGAAAATCCCGCTGATCACAGTGATCTTGTTGTTGACGCTAGTCAGCCCAGCACGGGCCCTAGACCCTGAACACCTAGAAAAAACCTGGCAACAGGCCAGGGTCTATGAGCCAGGATCGTGGTGGCCTAGAACTGCAGCGTCATATCGCTCTGAGCAAAAATACCCCGTGATCCTTTACTTCCACGGCTGCGGAGGTATCAGCAGCAACAACGACATTCAGTGGGCAGAGTTCTTCAAGAGCCTGGGCTATTTGACAGTGATGCCCGACAGTTTTGCTCAGCCAGGCAGGGTCAACGGCTGTGATTGGAGAGCTAGACAAAGAGAAAGCTTTGAGACAGCACAGGTGAGGCTGAGAGAAGTAGAATTGGCTCTGACACGCATAAGGCAAACTGGCTGGAGCACGGGTCAAGTATTCCTTATGGGACACAGCCAGGGCGCTTGGGCCATCAGTGCAGTTAACACCGCAGACATCTCCGGTGTGATACTGAGCTCAATGAAATGCCAACAGGTACAGATCAATCCCACTGTGCCTATACTGCGAATTGGATATGTCAATGATCCCTGGATGCCCGTGAGCATACCCGAGTGCGGTGATCATGTAGAGCATCCCAGCTATGCTAGACTGTTTGTTGCAGGTCGTGAACACGAAACTGCCTACAGTAGAGAACTGAAGACAGCAGTGCAAGCGTGGCTGCGACAGCGCACAAGGCAGAGTCAATAGGCCGCGAAGCGGCAGCGGCGCGACAGATTCCGCGATCTAGTAGAAGAAAAACCATAAAACTAGGCAAAGAATCAGGACGACAGCAAGGCCTATGACAAAGTCTCGGCTGGTGATTTCAGGTAAAGGTGCTTCATACATATGTGTTATGTATCCGCCCAGCATCACACATACTCTAGAAGTGGCTGTCTACGAAGTTCTGGATAGCGTAGTATAAACCATGCGTGATAGGCACGAGGCACCCAAAAGTCTATGCTGTCTGCACGTATGCTCAGTGAGCCGCCCCAGCTTTGTACATCACGCCATATGGTCTCTTCATCGTAGTCCAGCGTAAGATAGGTGTGATAACGATAGCAGTAGAGAGTTATATCAAACATAGTAGAAGATAGGTTTTGGGATCGCAGTCTATGAGCACAATGTAACGATCTTCCCATACAGTGCTAAAACCGTCCGAATAATCTGAAAGCAGGTGTATGATGCGTATGGGGTCGCCAGCAGAAATGCGATCATTCAGGCGTTCAAGTTGTGTGATATCATAGTCCAGAGTGTACATCTACATATTTACGTGCGCTGCGCGAGCTCTAGAGATCAGTTACTGAGCTAAGACTGCCATAAACAGGGGGTTGCAGTAAATATTACTATGAGCACAGTGTATGCTATTCGCAGTGATTGGGACCGTGAGGGCGAACGCTTCACTGTGTTACGTCACAATCGTGTAGTGATTATCACACGCAGTAGACAGATAGTGCGTGAATGGTTTCCCCAGATGTGGATGGATACTAGATCGATTCCCGATGTGGTTCTAGTATAGTGTATAGGCCCCGCTGCAATGGATTACACAGTGTGCATACATATGCGTTTGTACACATAAATGCTCAGTAAGTGTGATTTACTGACCCCCACAGTGCGTGTAGAGGCCGCTGCGCTGGCCGTGAGAGGCAGAATGGTGTGGTTCTGTGTGACAAAGTGCAATAAAGTGTGGAATTGTGTGACCATTTGAGCATAGCCTCTCCAACCACAGTGATCTCAAAAAATTTTTGCATGATTTCTAGTGTGGGACTCTGTGTTTTCGCACCGTTCGCCACCATTTTGTCACCAGATCCCACCGAGTCCCTGACCGCGTACGGTGAGTCTACGGTGGCCCCGCTGCGTGAGATTCATGTGCGCACTGTACTAAGCAGTGGGATCACAGCTATATACTAGTATGATCTCTACACTGGCTATGCTGCCTTTCATCTTCATACTCACACACATAGCTGTTCAAGGTGATTCATACACAGTGAGATACCAGGCTAGGATCTGTGTCTTCTGTTATCTTGCGATCGCTGTGGCATTTTGGCTATAGGCCCCGCTGCTAGATATACCAAAATGCATTGACAGTACAGGACTTTGACTGTATAATATACACATGCTTAAGAAAAAGCTGTTATCTAGGAGCAGAGAATCCGTGACATTACCAGATGAAAGATACCGTGCAGTGCGGCACACAGAACAGTTTCTTCAACGACTAGCGGCTGGGGAATATCCCCGTGTGGCCAAGGCAGTTCGTGATGAAGCTAGAGCATTGCTGCGACACTATCCTAATGGTTATGACATGGATCGTGCAGCGCGAGCCTGTCCTGATGTGTTTGTGGAACGCTATGAAGATCTGCACAGATTCGTCTTGCAGGCCCGTCGACTAGCTCCCACTGACGGAGGGGAACAGCAGCAGGAGATCACAGACTAAGCAACAGTTTAGGGCCTCTAGCTCATGTTGGTTAGAGCAGCGGACTCATAATCCGTTGGTGCCGTGTTCGACTCACGGGGGGCCCACCACAACGCAGCAGCACAGCAATCTGACCGTAGTTCAGGGGATAGAACAACAGCCTTCTAAGCTGTGGGTCGCTGGTTCGATTCCAGCCGGTCAGGCCATTACAGCAGCAACAGCAGCAGAGAGAACGCACAGTGTACCGGCATCCCAATCCCATGGATCCTCTAGATCCCTTTAAACGTTGGTATCGCCAGCTATGGCCCCTGCAGCGTGTGGGAGTGTGGATCTGCGCAGCTGTAGTGGTGTGGGCACTGCTGCTGTGGGTCACCATCTAACAGCAGCAACAGCAGCAGGGGCAGAGCGCAGCGAGATATCTGAGGAACCCTAAGGGTTCAAGGGTCTTTACATTTTGGTTGACAGAATGGTGAAATGGTGCTATAATTATAACATGAACTTAGAAAAGCCCACTCGTAAAAAGCGTCAAGACCGTACTCATATCATCTATGAGCTACGTGTCAACGGACTGTCTTACATAGGCGTCACTGCCAAGACTGAGACTACTATTAATAAGAGTGTTCTTGCTCGTGCAGCCAAGCACTTCTACAGAGCCAAGAAAGAGAACAAGGACTGGCTCTTGTGCCGGGCTCTGCGCTCGCTGAACGACAAGAGCGAGATAGAAGTACTTGTTCACGAAACACTCAGAGGCAAGGCAGCGGCACACCGGCGTGAGGTGGCTCTGCGCCGTGAAATTAACCCTGCGCTGAACACGGATGTTCGCGGGGACTGATTGACAGCACAGCAGATTGGCACTATAATTAACACATACACACAAAGGAGCGAGCAATGTCATTATTCGATCAAGACTACAAAGTCATACAGGGTCTACAGCAACGCCTGGGCGGGTTGGGTCTCCTAGAGACTCTGACCTACATAGAGTCCAACACTGCTGAGTTCTCACTGCAGGAACTTCGCAGCTTTTACCACATCATGAGCGAGATGCGTCAGCTGTTCGCGCCTGCAGAAGCTGGTTGACAGCGTTGCAGAATGGTGCTATAATACACACATGTTAACAAAGGAGCGAACGATGTCAGCATTAGCAAAGTTTATAGAACAGAAGAATCACTGGAACAGCTTCTTCAAGGGCGAGCAATACGAGATCGCTACACAGGCAGGGCGTCAACGTGTAGCAGATATGATCGACTCTGCACTTAGCCCAGAGAACCTTACCTGCGATGGCGAGCTGCCCAGGTCAGAAGTACAGCGCCGCTACCGAGAGCTGATCACAGCTGCCAAGCAGTTGAAGAAGTTGGACCCTTCAGTTACATTCTACGAATACTCAGAGGAGATTGCATGAGACCCTACGAGTGTTTTTATCGTAATCAACGTTGCTCTGTAATGGCTGAGTCCAGCTACAGCGCACAGCAGAAAGCAGCCACGATATTCAAGGCACGTAAAAGCCATGAAGTGAGTGTGGTTTTAGCAGATGTTGTGGTTGACACAGCAGCAGTTTGAGCATATAATATACACTTACACACACTAATAGGAGCGACGACTATGGGAACACGATCAAGAGTAGGTGTCATGCATGGCACAGTCTGCAAGAGTGTCTACTGTCACTACGATGGCTATCTAGAGTACACAGGCAAGCTGCTGCTTGACCACTACAACTCAGCAACAGCCAACGAGTTGGTAGCACGTGGAGACAACAGTGGAGTTCAGAAGTCCCTCGAGGACATGAACTTCTACACGGATCGTGGCGAAACCAATGTCAGCTGGCAGGTTGCGCACACCTTTGAAGAGTTCCTTGAGCAGGTCCACAACTGCGGGGGCGAGTACTACTATATCATGCGTGATGGTGAGTGGTACGCTGGCTCAGTCTACGGTGCCAAGGGCTTGGTCATGAATGGGTTGGTTCCCCTAGCAGAAGCTGTTGCTGCCAACACCATTGAGCAATTGACTGCAGAAACAACAGAAACCCAGATAGCACAAGTGTTATTCAAATAGGGGTTGACAACAGCCCCAAATGGTCGTATAATACACACATGTTAAACACAAATAGGAGCGAAACTATGCAGATTATTCTTAGTGCAGGCAAGTACGGTAAGCCTAATCAAATCTATGCAGGCATCCAATTGACCCTAGATCAGCCCTTTGTGAGCAGGCCCAAGGAGGGCTACGAAGGCTTCATCAAGGTGGTCAATGACGGAGCAAACATCCGTGGCGGTGGCACCACCTGCGAAGTACTGTGCAATGAGGCTGACATCGAATATGTTACTAGTTCAACCCCCGTACCACAAGGAATCAGCATGCTGAAAGCACTGAAGAAGACTGCCAAGAACTCCGCAGAAGTCACGGACTTCACACAGGTCAAAGTGCCAGACGCTGTGGTTGCGCACGAGACAGACGAAGAGATCGTAGAGCGACTGCGCAATCGTTTCCAGGTCTTGCAGGACATGACCCAGGCAGTCAAAGAAGGTACTGTACGAGCAATGATCGTCACAGGCCCTCCGGGTGTAGGCAAGAGCTTCGGAGTTGAAGAAGTTCTGGGCAAACAGGATCTGTTCAATACACTGGGCAACAAGCGTCCCAAGTACGAGATCGTGAAAGGTGCTATGAGTGCCATTGGCCTCTACTCTAAGCTCTACCACTACAGTGAAAAGGGCAATGTCATCGTGTTTGATGACTGCGATTCAGTGCTGTTAGATGACTTGAGCTTGAACATTCTCAAGGCCGCTTTGGATTCTAGCAAGAAGCGTACTATCTCGTGGAACACTGATTCACGTATGTTGCGTTCAGAGGGAGTGCCTGACAGCTTTGAGTTCAAGGCAGGTGCTATCTTTATCACCAACATTAAGTTTGAGAATGTACGCTCTAAGAAGCTACAGGATCACTTGGCGGCACTAGAGTCACGCTGTCACTACGTGGATCTGCAGATGGACACAGACCGTGAAAAGGTCCTGCGTATCAAGCAGATCGTAGAAGATGGCATGCTGGACTCCTACGAGTTTGAGCCTGTGGTCAAGGACGAAGTCGTAGACTTTATCGTAGAGAACCGTTCAAAGATGCGTGAGTTGAGCCTGCGTACGGTGCTGAAGGTAGCTGATCTGCGCAAGAGCTTTGCTACCAATTGGAAAGGCATGGCAGAAGTCACTGTGATGCGGGGAGCACGATAATGGCAGGGTGCCAATATCTGGGTCCGGAATACGACCCTCACAGACACAGAGGGCCCACGCCCTTCTGTGGTGCTGAGACCATTCAGGGCAAGAGCTACTGTCACGATCACTACTACGTGGTCTACAAGAAGGGCACAGCAGTCAACGGCAAGAAGCGTGAGAAGGCTGTGGACCAAGAGATCGCTGAGCTTAAACGCCAGCAGGAGTTAGAGGAGATAGATAATGTTTGATAGCATGCTGAAGATTGGGCTAGCCATAGTGTTGATAGTGGTCTTGTTGGCCATTGGACCCTGGTTAGTGATTTGGGCTCTGAATACACTGTTCCCCCTGTTGGCTATCCAGTTCACGTTTTGGACTTGGTGTGCTGTGGTGATCCTGGGCACGTTCTTTCGAGCGAATGTGTCTGTAAAACGGAAGGATTGAGGTTGCAGATGATCTGTGATTCATGTATTATTAACTAATGCTGAAGAACAGATAATCAGCTGTTAACAAAGGAAACTTAAAAATGAAGAGATTCAATCCAGAAACAAAGACTTTCAAGGTCTTCCACGCACTGTACAAAGGTGCTGCTCTTACCCAAAGCCAAGCTGAAAAGCGTTTTGGTGTCAAGAACTTGGCTGCAGAAGCCAGCCGTATCCGCCAAGCAGGCTACGCTGTTTATTCAAACAGCCGCACAGCTGGCAACGGCGTAACAGTCACAGAGTATGTGATGGGCACACCTAGCCGTGAAATCGTAGCACTTGGTTACAAAGCCAAGAGCATGGGCATCACAGTCTAAGCAGTTGTTTCTCGACCCTAAGGGTCGTTCAAAGAACAAGCCGATTCGCTCCCGGGGCGTTCTTTGGAGGGTGTTGTAGAAATACAACACCCTTTTTCTTTGGCCGGCACTCCCAAAAAGAGGTTGACAGATTGGATACATAGTGTTATAATACACACATGAACAAGCAAGGAGTGAACCAAATGGCATTCAATTACGAAAAATACTACGCAACTCTTTTCCGTAAGCGTGGTTACCACCTAATCAACGGTGTGTGGTACTACGATGCAGAAGGCAAGTACCAAGTTTACAACACAGCATCCTAAGGAGTGACTATGCAATTCACTGCTGAACAAGTTTGGGCCTGTGCTGCTGCTGCGCAGCGTATCAACGAAGGCTACTTCAAAGAAGATCAATGGGACACAGCTGAGGCTGGAGTCAAGATCAAGACCGCCAACAAGCTCTTGGTCAAAGATTGGCTTCGCACCAATGACTACTCCCAGATCACTGCTGCAGATACTGCAGAGGGGATCCGTGCTCGTAACCATTTCAAATCTTACACTCTACTGGCCATAGCTGGCAGACTCAACGAGTTCCAAGAGACTGCAATGAAGCTGGCAGCCAAAGAAGAGTTCACAGGTCGCGATATGTATGATTTCGCTGTGATCTCATGCTTGCCTTCAGTGTCTGTGCGTGATGCTGCGAACGCGGAACTCAAACGCGAGATCTATACCTCAGAACAGCTCCACGGAGCTGAAGGGGATAGGATCCAAGGTGAAGTCACTGTGATCAACACCCGTTTCAATCCTGACTACAACAAGCACAAGATCCGGGGTCGCATGGGCGAGAGCTTCGTGGACTTTTGGTTCGGGTCTGCTCTAGAAGGCACAGTAAAGATCAAGGCCAAGATCAAGAGCCAACGTGGCGATAAAACAACACAGCTAAACTATGTGAAAATACTTGGTTGACAAAGAGCGAAATTGGTGTTATACTTATGACACTGAGAGATTAATTGTTTTAACTGTTCTAACTAGCGAGGTCTTAATATGGCAAAAGCACAAGATATTTCCGTCCGTCAAGTTGGCCCTAAGGGTGCCAAGAAGGCGATCCGACACGCAATCAAGATGCGTCGTCCAACATTCCTCTGGGGTCCTCCAGGCATTGGCAAATCAGATCTCGTCAAGCAGATCGGTGATGACGCTGGTCGTGAGGTCATTGACGTTCGCCTGGCTCTTTGGGAACCCACAGACATCAAGGGCATCCCTTATTACAATGCAGAGCAGGGCAAGATGGTTTGGGCTCCTCCTGCAGAACTGCCCACTGATGCAGACTCTAAGGCAATCATCTTCCTAGATGAATTGAACTCTGCACCTCCAGCAGTCCAGGCCGCGGCCTATCAGTTGATCCTGAACCGCCGTGTTGGCACATACCATTTGCCCAAGGGCGTGGATGTTGTGGCCGCAGGTAACCGCGAAGGTGACCGTGGTGTCACATACCGTATGCCTGCTCCGTTGGCTAACCGTTTCATCCACTTGGAAATGAAAGTGGACTTTGATGACTTCCAAGACTGGGCTACTTTGCACAAGGTGCATCCAGAGGTTGTGGGTTATGTGGGTTTTGCCAAGCAGGACTTGTATGACTTTGATCCTAAGAGTTCCTCTAAGGCGTTTGCAACTCCACGCTCGTGGGTGTTCGTTAGCGATCTACTGTCAGATGATGACTGCGACAACGACACATTGACAGCACTGATCGCAGGTGCTATTGGTGACGGCTTGGCTTCTAAGTTCATGGCTCACCGCAAGATCGCAGGCAAACTGCCCAAGGCTGGTGACATCCTCGACGGCAAGGTCAAGGACCTGCAGATCAAGGAAGTGTCAGCGATGTATTCTTTGACTGTTAGCCTGTGCTATGAGCTCAAGGACCGTGCAGAGAAGAAGGCTAAGAACTGGGACGATATGGCAGACTGCTTCTTCCGCTACATGATGGATAACTTCCCAACTGAGTTGGTTGTGATGGGTGCCAAGACCGCGCTCACCAACTATGACTTGCCCTTGGACGCTACTAAGATGAAATCCTTCGATGAATTCCACAAGCGTTTTGGTAAGTATGTTTTGAGTGCCATGGAGAATTAAGACCTCGCCCATGGCCGGGCTACGGGCTCCTCAGGGTTCGTAGCCCACCTTTTTTGGTTGACAGGTGTGTAAATAGATGCTATAATATACACATACTAAGGAGAGCGACTAATGGACCCAATCATAGAGAAACTAACAACTGCTAGAGTAGGACTGTTGCTCAAAGCACCGTTCTTCGGCAACATGGCAACTCGTATGAAGTTGATTGATGCTTCAGACTGGTGCCCTACCGCCGCAACCAACGGTCGTGACTTCATGTATAACAAGAAGTTCGTAGAGAAACTTTCTGTTAAGAAACTAGAGTTCCTGTTCGCACATGAGATCTGTCATGCCGTATTTGATCACTTTGGTCGTTTAGGTTCGCGTATTCCACAACTGGCGAACATCGCACAGGACTACGCTGTGAACCAGATCCTGGTAGATGAACGCATTGGTGAGAAGATCACTGAGGTAAAAATCTGCTATGACGCCAAGTATCGTGGATTGGCCTGGGAAGAGATCTATGACGAGCTCTTCGAAAAAGCAGAGAAGATCCCTATGGAACAACTGCTGGCACAACTAGGTGATCTCCTAGACGAGCACATCAAAGAAGAAGAAGGTGCTGGCTCGGGTGGTGGTGACAAGACCAAAGACGGCAAGGGCAAGCCCTCGTTGACTAAAGAAGAAGCCGAACAGATCCGCGATGAGATCAAGAACGCCATGATCCAAAGTGCCGCGGCCGCTGGTGCTGGTAAGGTGCCCGCAGGTATCCAACGCTTGATCAAGAACTGGACTGAGCCTAAGATGGACTGGCGCCAGTTGGTGCAACAAGAGATCCAAAGCATTGTTCGCAATGACTACTCCTTTCAGCGTGTGAATCGCAAGAGTATGCACAGTGGTGCTATCTTGCCAGGCATGAAAGAAGCAACTACCATTGACGTGGCAATCTCAATCGATATGTCAGGTTCTATCGGTGATGAAGATGCAACTGCATTCCTCAGCGAGATCAAGGGCATCATGGACCAGTACGAGGACTTCAAGATCAACCTGTGGTGCTTTGACACCGATATCTACAACTGGAAACAGATCACACACGACGAAGCTCATGAACTGGTAGAATATGAGCCACAGGGCGGCGGTGGCACAGACTTCGAAGTCAACTGGACCTTCATGGAAGAGAATGGTATCCAGCCCAAGAAGTTCATCATGTTCACAGACGGCTACCCATGTGGCGGTTGGGGCAACGAGGACTACTGCGACACGATCTTTATCGTCAAAGGCAATGAGAAAGCAGAAGCACCCTTTGGGCAGACTGTGATCTATGAAAAAGAGGCGGCGTGATTGGAGTGCCAGGGGTTGTGGCTTTTCTGCCACAGGCCCCGCTGCTTACGTGTGCGTGTAACCTATCGGTTGACATCTAGGCAGATTGGTGTTATAATATAGACATATTAACAGAGAAGGAGCGGTAATGATGGAACTGATTTTAGCATTCGTAGCAGGTATGATCGTAATGGACGTGATGTGGGCCTGGCGCATGGGCATCCCCCAGATGCTGTGGTATCGCTTCCGTAATCGCAACAACCCCCAACCTAACTTTGATCAGGAGTAATCATGATGAGTCATCTCGTAGCATTCTTCCTTGGAATCTTCGTGGCAACTGTGGGCATCACAGGTGTGGCCAGTGTGGCAGACAAGGGCGTTAATCAAGTTCAACAGGTAATGAAAGAGGCAGCTAAATGAGCAAGATGGCAGATCTCACATACGATATCGAGCAACTGTACATTGAGGGCCATTCGCCTAGGATGATCTCAATCATGCTGGAGTGCCCCATTGAACAGGTTTATGGATGGTTAGAAGAAGTAGGCCTTGATCCCGAAGACTACAGCCCGCATGCCACTATAAATAGTTAGATGAGCAAGTTAGAGTTCCTAGCAAGGCCCTTGGTGGCCTTTGATCCCTACAACAAGGATCACAGACGCTACTACGCAGAGTTCCTTGAACTCGGCGGTTGGGGTCGCTGCCCTGTGAGGTTCATCTGCCCAGAAGACACTGGCTTTGATCTGCCTACTATGATACAACGTAGTTTGATCAGCTACTACATCGATCGTGAGTTCGGCGGGGGAAAGTTGGCTCGTGACCGATCAGACATGCTGCGCCGCAAGGCCGACGCTCTCTACAAAGAAGCGGGCAAACTGCGCATTGAATCTAAAGCTCTGCTAAAACCCAGGCGGTCATAGGGTCTTTAGACATATCGGTTGACAGATTGGCGACTTGGTGCTATACTATAGGTATAGTGAATAACAAGGAGCGAAGATGTATCTACCATTACTAACTGAAAAAGAACAAAAGGCTGTGGTCCGCGCACTGCGTGGCTGGCAGTTTATCCGTAAAAATCACGGTAGCCTGTTCGATCGTGGTTCAGCAGACAGCTACTACGGTCGTTCACGTATTCCACACTACGGCGGCGTTGGTGGTGACTCTGGACCTAGGGTCGAAGTCACTGATGCCAAGAGCGTGGCTGAATACATGGCTGGCTATGATGAAAACGAACAATTTGGTGACAAGAAAGACTGGCGCTGATGGAGGCTCTACGTGAAATCACAGAATGGACGGGTGTTGAGTATCGCAGTCCCAACCACGACTACCTATTGGACGGTGACAAGATCATTGCTTATCGCCCCTGGGGCACTGCAGAGATCCGTGTGCTCCGGTCAGGTATTAAGATCGACCGTCGCGGCCGGAAGTTCGTCAAATTGGATCCAAACCCCTTTAATCTCATAGAAAGTAAATCAAATGCAATCACAGTCACTGGTTCTAAAGGTCAAGTCTATTCGGTCGATGCAGAAGCCCATACCTGTACCTGTCCAGGGTTCCAATTTCGAGGTGCCTGCAAACACCTGGCAAGCCATGGTTGAACGCATGATGTCAGGCAAATGATTGGTTGACATTTTGGCTAACCTGTGCTATAATATACACATACTAAGGAGAGCGAGCAATGACAGTTAAGTTTGAAGATCTGCGTGAAGGTTCTGTGGTCATAGTGCGTGGTGCGTTTGGCACAGGCCCTGAAGAGCGTGTTAAGGTTGAAGGCTTGGACAGGGACATTAAGAATGGCTACCCTGGCATTGACTACAACGGTTCTTGGGCCTACTTGGACCAGGTAGTGCGTGTGGTGCAATACTAATGAAGAAGTTCACCTTTTGGCGTAATGCCATCATATCAGAACTCTACGTGGTTGATGCGGCAACTGAAGAACAAGCACGTGAGATGCTGCAGAATGGGGAAGTGGAAGTGTTCAATGAGGAATGGATAGATTGGGCCACGGACGATTTCGAACTTGAGCACGTGGAAATCATTGACCCTTTGTATAGAATGGTAAAAGACTATGACACCGCAGGAACATGAATACATTCGTAGAGCTGTAGAGGCCCTGGAGAATCCCGAGATCACTCCCATGACACAGCGAAAGATCCTAAGGACCATGGAACAGATCTGTGGCAAAAATGCCACACTGATTGAACAGAAATTGGTTGACACAGTCGAAGATCGGTTGTATAATAGTAATACTTAAACAAAGGAGCGAATATGCCTAATTGGTGTTCAAATCATATCACGGTGCGTGGCACCGACCCTGTGGCAATCAAACGATTGGCTGATGCGTTTGATGCGGGTGAGTTCTGCGGTACGGTAGTGCCTATGCCAGAAGAACTCAACATCACCTCAGGCCGCCTGGGCGATGGTGTTGAGCAGGCTGAACTAGAGGCCAAGAGTGCGGCCAACCTAGAGAAGTATGGTTATGCCAACTGGTATGACTTCAATGTGGCCAATTGGGGCACCAAGTGGGAAGTCGGTGGCGATGGCAGCACAGCAGAGATCGAAGATGATGGCTTGAGCTTCTCTGCACCCTTTGAATCAGCCTGGTCGCCACCGATTGGAGTCTGTGAGGCCCTGGTTGAACAGGGCTTTGAAGTCACTCTTTACTACTACGAACCCGGCATGGGCTATGTGGGCAAGTGGGAGGATGGCATCGACGACTGCTACGAGTATGGTGGTGAGAAAGCCGCTACAGTTCGAGCTGCCATCGGTGATGAGCTGGACGACATGTTCGGCATCTCAGAGTCCATGGCTGAATACGAAGCAGAGAACGAAGAGGAAGAACTCACAGAATGGATCAAGGACGGTGTTGAACAGAAGAAGGCTTTGATCGCACTATGAGAACCTTGAAGTTCCAATTTGAAGTGATCTGTGCCTCAGAGGGCACAGCTGACGAAACCTTGGTTGAATCAATGATTGATTTGGCCATGCAAGATCTGGTCTATGACGACGAGTTTATCGTGGCCCTAGGCGAGAAAGAGAGTGTCACCATCCGCGTGTCTAGATTGGACAAATGAATGGTTGACATTTAGGGTAGCCGATGCTACTATTATAACATGCTGATTGGCATATTTTTACACACACAGGAGTAATTGAAATGAGTACAGAGAAGAAGTTTGCGGTTGCTGGAGTTAGCACACTCGACGGCAAGACCAAGGTGCGTTTTGCCAATGATACCATGCGTATCAAGATCTTGGGCAAGAACGGCCACACAGATGTCAACCTCGTGGATCTTCCACGTGAAATGACCAAGGCTGAGATCGCTCAGCACATGGTCGAGGTTGGCTTTGGCAAGGGCAATGCAGCTATCGAAGCTGCCATCGCCTACGTAGCCAAGAAAAATCCTGCACCCAAGCAGGTCAAGGCCACTGTCGCGAAGACAGAGGCTGTGGTTGCCTGATCCGATTCGCTCCCGGTAATCAGCAACCTTGATAGAGACCCTACTAACACTAGGGTCTCTTTTTTTTGGTTGACATTTTGGCTAAAGTGCGTTATAATTGCTACTTACACACACAAGGAGCCCACAATGTTTACAAACTGCATAGCCTACGCAAAGTTAGTTTACAACAAAAAACTTAACGCATACAAAATGCAGATTGCATTTAATGTACACAAAAAGTTAGTAGGCACTAACTACAAATATTTGTTTCCTGTACAAAGCAAATGCAACTATGTTAGCGGGGACTTACTTGCAGAAAATTTAGAAGCAGAAGTGCAACGCACTGTGGCTTTTGCACAACAAAACTTGCGTACAACACAAATTGTAATAGTAGACTAAGTTGTAGGGCCTTTACAGCACACACTTGCATTTTGGACAGGTGTGTGCTATAATTGTTTTTTAAACACAGCATTAGGAGCGAACTATGCAAGCAACGACATTTAACGTAAGCGACAAGCTAACACTGGTAAGCACAGACACAGACACAGACAGCGTTAGCACAACATACAACTGTAACGTAGAAGTGCAACTAGCAGGCGACAGCATATGGGACTGCGAGCTAGAGGCAGTTACAGTTACAAGCATACACATACACGAGAACTTTTGGGAAGACACAAGCACAGTACACATTGCAGTTTGCTACAACGTAGACGGTGTAGACGGCAGTGAAGTAGAGGGCAGCTGGCGTATGTATACAGACAGCGGCTTTGAAGAGGCTGTTAGTGCTTTGCTAGGCACAGACGTTAGATTTACGGAGCAGGGAATGCAAGACGACGGCTTTGCGAGCATGGAATAAAAACAACAGCACACTTGCATTTTGGATGTAAGTGTGCTATAATACATTTTTAAAGAAAGCACTAGATGAAAACAGCAACTAAACAAAAAATTGACAGCTTAATGCTACAGCTACAAGACTTGTTAGAGGACGAGTACAGCGAACATGACGCTATACAGACAGCGTTTAACGACCTAGCTATTGCGCTAGACGATGTTGTAAATTAACAACACAGGGGTGTAGGCCCCGCTGCTTAAGGGGTTGACGCAGCCCCCTTTTGGCAGTATAATGAACACATACACACACAGGAGCACTCCATGAACATCACCCAGATCAACTCAGCCATCATGCAAGGCCAATTCACCAACGATGAACTAACCTCTGTGATCGATGCGGTCAAGTTTGCTCGAGCACGACTCAACAGAGAGGTCAAGAGCGGCCTGATGGTGGGAGACAATGTGGAGTTTACATCCAGCAAGACTGGACGGGCCATGCGTGGGTTCGTAACCAAAGTAGCCATCAAGTATGTCACTGTGAACACGGGTGCAGGCCTTTGGCGAGTGCCGGCCAACATGCTGACTCGGGTAAAAGAGTCAGAGCTGGCGTAAATACATGATGCTAGAACTTGTTATCGTATTCGCTCTGGGGTGGATCTTAGGCTGGAAGATCAATGATGCTCTAAGAACCGCTGCCATCAAAGCCCTACTCAAAGAACTGGGAGTCACTGACCAGGATCTCCGGGCAGCCGCAGCTCGAAACGGCATTGAAATCTCAGCGGCCCCTGACACAGCAGCTGATGAAACTGTGGTGGAAGTCAAGCTGGAACAGCACGGGGGGCAGATCTTTGCTTACCGCAAGAGTGATGACACATTCTTGGCTCAGGGCACAGACAGAGATTCTCTGATCGAGCGATTGAACCAGACCATGCGGCCCTGTAGGATCTTGATCGACAAAGAAGACGGCGCTGATCTGTTGCAGAAAAACAACACCTAAATTGGTTGACAGTTTGGCAGTTCAGTGTTATAATACACACATGACACAAACACAAATAGACAACACCCTACAGTGGACCGGAGCAGCGGCCATCATCGCCATGCACGTACTCAACGCAGCAGGCCCCGAGGCTTATCCCTGGAACATCATCGCAGCTTTCATCGGAACTGTTGCATTCCTTTCATGGACCATCCGTGTGAGAAACCTGCCGCAGTTCACGGTAAACGTGGTAGCATTAGCCATAGGCTTTGTAGGGTTATATCGAGCGTTTGGTTGACACATTGGCGTTTTGGTGTTACAATAGATACATAGACAGTTAGGAAAGAGCAAAAGGTTACCTACACCGTTAGGTACTTAGAGGGTTAGGACAGTGGCGACGGTCACGCTCAATCTAGGTACATGAAACAGGGCAGTGATGCTCGGAGAAGCGGCGGATCTTGTAGGCAGTAATGACGGTACAAGCCCTTGTGGAGACGGTCCCTGGGGTAGACTACATGTTCCTTTGCTTTTTCCCAACTGTCTAACAGCCAGGTTGACAACTAGCCAAATTAGTTGTATAATAGACACATACAAACAAACATTAGGAGCGAACCCAATGACTAAAGTAAATTATGACCGTTTTGCCTCGTTTGACATTAACGAGTGCTGTGACCACTTTGATAGCGAGAAACAGAGCAACTGGAAGAAGATCGGCAAGTTCATCGTAGCAGATGGACAAGAGTACGCCCACATTATGGAAACAGAGTTCGACTTTGAAGACGTGGGTAGTGGCGAGTACGAGGCCTTTGACGCAGGTGTTAAGTATGCCCTTACTAAGATGAACATTGCCTTTGAGGCAGCAGGTTTGGACCTACAGATCTGCGAGGTAGACCTTGTAGAGAGCATGGGCTTTATGATGGTACGTTGCGATGACGAGCCCGAGGACTTTGTCAAGCGTGTGATGAAGAAGCCCGTGATGATGGTAGACAGCTGGATTTGATAGAGTGCCAAAGTTCAACCCGCCACTAGACCCTGCAACTCGCCTGGGCACTTCGCGGGTTGACACTGAGGCTTTATTCAAGGATGTGACATGGGTTGGGTAGTCTACGATGAGAAGTCGGGTCATATGCAGAAGTACTACAAATTGGCTTCTACAGCCAAGCGGATCTGTACTCAGCACAACACTGAGAGAGAATACGATTTCTACACATATCGTGCTCAATCCACGTGGTCCTTCTGCAGCTACAGGGACTACGAAGGGGTCTTGATGGGACTTAGAGGGGATGCTCTAAAGATGTGGCAGTTCTGCAACACTGAAATTGGTTGACACTTTGGTAGATCGGTGCTATACTAGAGACTAAGTTAAACAAAAGGAGCGGACTATGTTGAAACTGATCGGAATCGCGGCTGTGGCCTACATTGGTTGGGTAACTGGCTTGATACAGGCCACCTTGATGATCACTGCAGGCGTATTGATCGCCATTGCTGGAGTCTAACATGGCCTACAGAATAGTCAACGATGTGCTCCAGGGATACGGACCGCGAAAGGGTCTCGAGGGGCCGTTCAACATCGGTGGTCGCCCACTCTACTACGATGCCCGAGAGGGCAGCTACTGGGATCCCCGCACGGATTTCTACGTGGATCAATCAGAGGTCAACTACCTGCACAACGAACTCATGCGAATCATGGGTGGTTGACAGTTTGGCTAAAAGATCGTATAATACGTACATACACACAGCAACTAGGAACACACAATGAAACTGCTGATCACCACACAAGTCTACGAGAACTACGGTGCCCACGATTGGGACGGAGTTGGCGCATGCCCACAGTACTGGAAGGCCAAAGGCGGTTCAGACTATGTGATCCGGAACATCAACGTGAATCAAGTCACTGAGACTGTGATGGCTGTGCGTGGCCAGATCGAGCAGGACAATGACGCCTTCCGCGAGTCAATCATCGATTGGAGCATAGTCTCCGATGATGCGCTCACAGAGTTTGAGCAGAGCCAGTTGGCCTACGAAGGCGTGATCCGTTATGCTTCCAAAGAGATCCAGCCTGCGGACCCAGTCTACTACGGCGCCTAAAGTGGTTGACAATTTGGCTAAAAGACCGTATAATTAACACATACACAAACACTCACAGAAAGACACAAATGACAACCAAACAAGCCATGTTCGTATTCGTAGCAGGACTGCTTCTCACACTGGCTGCTGTAGGCGGTGTAGAGCACAGCGTGGACAACGAGCAACTCACAGGTAGTCTGCTGTTGGCAGTGATAGGACTGCTGGGCATGTATGCGGGCACCCTGGGTTTCCGTAACGCAGATCTCTATGATTGACAGCTGGGACAGAACCTAGTATAATACACACACAAGGAGCAGACTATGACCAAATCAGTCGAGATTTTTATTGTTGAAGCTGCACATCAAAAGGCCCTGGCCGCAGCTGAGCAGGCCGCACGGGCATTCGCAGACCGGCACATGAACGGTCAAGACGGGGGCCCCTGTGGCTTTTCATGGGTAGACGTCTACGGTGTTCGCTCAAACTCCAAGCTGGGACAAGCACTGAAGTCTGTGGGCTTCGCCAAGAGCTACACAGGAAGCCTGCAACTGTGGAACCGTTGGTGGCAAGGTCAATCAGTGGACGCAGGTGAGCATGGTGCCACTGCCTACGCCACTGTGCTGAAACAAGAGCTGGGCCTTGACAAGATCTACAGTGGTTCACGTTTAGACTAAGGTACGCAATGACTATCACTATACACGGACTCACGGTTAGACAGCAGCAGCTCTGCGAGTTGATGTGGTCATGCAGGGACATTGAGCAGGTCAGGACTCTGATCCGTGCCCTGCCCACAGTGGAAGATCAGCAGAGTGCCAACACGCTGATGCAGGTGATCGTACACGAAACACTAGAAGATGAAGGAGCTCTCAATGACTATGCCGAAGCTGCTGCTGGCGTTATTGATCGCGTTCGCAGCCGTTAGCACAGTGGGCTGCGCTACGTATGATCGTAGGGATGCTGCTTGGGATCCCAAACCTGGTGTCAACCTATTCGATCAGATCCCCAACGAGATCGCAGCCAGCCGTCGCTGCTGTGGACATCTCAAGACCTGTGCTCCGGGACAGACTCCGAGGTGTTGAGAAGGTGATGGAGGGGCTGGGGCCGACCGGTATAGTACTGTATGTGTATACTGTAGTTTACAGTTGGTATGGTCTAGAATCACCACCCAAGAAACATAAGTACTTCCCACTAATTTTTTGCACAGCAATTTTTAACCATTCCTAACTCTTTTTCCGCACTATGAATCATCAACTAACCCATAGAGACATTGCTGGATCACATCTCTCACCCGGAGATCACTGTCTAGTCACTGAACACAATAGACTCATTCTAGCTCGTGTCATACAGATCTATGACAGCAGTAATCAAGTCAAACTACAGCCGTTAAAGAGCTCTGCAGGTGGCCGCAGATCTACACCCTCACAAAAAACCATTCGCAGAGAGTGCTACAATGTATATAGGATCGCAGACACAGAGATCACAATCAGCATTCTCAGAGGCGCTGTGTAAATCACCACTGGGACTACTCAAGTACTGCCCTAAATTTTTTTGCGCAGTATTTTTTTCCCGCTAGCATCCCATTCTGCTAGGTTAGCATAATTACATATGTGTTACAATACTACATTCTAAATCAAGATCCTAGGGCTCTAGAAGTGTTTGACTTTATTCGTCAGCACAGTCTAGCAGTGGAAGTACATCTTAATCGCACACGCTTTTGGATAGCCAAAGACTCGTCAGTGCTCACAGAGTTTGTGTTACGCTTCGCAGACTCATGTCCCCCAGTAGATTCCAACCTAGATCCTATCACTGGTCTATAAATACTTCATGAGACTCTTTTACTCTACGCTTACTCTAGCACCTGCACCCTTGTTTCTACTTGGAACGATTTGGAGTATATTCAACATCACGCACACTGCTACATGCGGCTCGCACAGTTGGGAAATGCCCGTGATGTGGTTTGTGATGTTTCTAGCACACTCAGTGAGTTGGGTCATGTGGCTGCAACAGCGAAACTTTACCCGGAATTGAAAAACAGCAGTGGTATGCGCCCTGCAACACTGCCCATGATTCCCAATAGCAGATTTCCAGCAAATCCTGTCTGTCCGTGGGCATCCACACTAGATCACAGATCTTGATCACACCTCGAGGACCCTGTATGGTCACAGTGGTGTTATATTCTCCAGTAGTGGTCAACAGTGTCAGCATGTAAATACTTATGTGCTGATAGCGTACCTAGAACCATTTCAAGCACCGCAGGTTTCATTGTTGATCACCTGGCGGGATGCGGTATCTTATTGGCCCAGATCTTCTATACATTTCGAACTCGCAGACTCAGCCGTGGTCACAGATTGGTGGCTGCTGTTTTCCAATCCCGTATTCGCTGACATATGGCTCATAAAGTATCCAGAACACAGTCGTATTATACGCACTTTATTCGACTGAAAAATCTGCGCTTCTGCTTCGCAAAAAAAATTTGCGCTGCGCTTCGCCGAGTAAATACCTGACCATTACCAAGGAGTCGCAATGATCGCATTCTTACAGCGTGTTTTCCGCAGTGACCAACATGATATAGAGCTAACCGAAGGACTCTACGCAGATCAATATCCCGAATCAGATGATCCCCGTAACATCAGAGCAGAAATTAGACGCAGTTATCGAGCTCGTTGGACTGAACCCAATCGCTCACCGCTGACTCATCCTTGGCTGTTTGATCCCTGTGACCCACCTCGGGGATGGCGTTACGATCCCTATTACGAATGTTGGATACAGCTATGATCACGACCACTCAATTAATCGCTGCTAATCTCGCAGCATTGTGTCTATTATATTTGGTCTATAATCACATCACATTCGCTAAAATACAGGCCTGCTACAAGATGTGGTTTACTCGTGAATACTGGACTGACTACAACACAGTGGAATTTCTATCCTGGACTGCCAAGGCTGCGATCATTATTCCGGGCTTGATTTTTGGCGTCAGCATATGGTGGCTGTTCTTCTTTACTCTGGCAACGTCATTGACTCTGATATGGGCCAGCGAAAAGAAACTGTTGCCCACATTGGTAGGATTTAATACTATTTGGGTGTGGATATCTTGCATGGTGCTGGCACAGCATTTGATATAAATATTCGTATGAGCGAACAATATCTATTACCCATGGCCCGCAACACTCGCACAGGACAGACTGTGAAAACACAGGATCTATCTGGATTGAAATACACTCTCAACCAACGAGCTCTGGCAGACATCGCAGCTGACCAATGTGCAGAGAAAATGACAGCTAGAACCGGTGACGTCTGGCAGGGCTTTGTGCAGATCTACACTCCCCGCCCTCGCAGCTAATTATCTGTAGAGATAGTTCACGGTGGTTTCGTTTTCTTGGAAAACTTCTGCGCCGTTCTTGAGGTGGAATTTACGAGCCATTTCAGTCTTTGGGCTCAGAGTCACATAGGTAGTGACTTCGGGTCGTTCCAATTTGATTTCGGCCTGTGCTTCTTCTATCAGCCTGCGACCCGCACCCTGTGCATAACTCCAAATGGTATAGAATACCGCAGTGTTGGTGTTGACCACAGTGTCAGCTAGATCCTCCACGGTTTTTGGTATCATTTCCAGAAACTTCACGCAGGTCACTGCCAGGGGTTGATCGTTGTCATCTTTGAGCACAAAGATTTTGCTGTTGGCGTTCACACGCTGTTCTGCTGGGATCTCTGGACGCACAGGATCGTCTTTGATCAGGGCAAGAAAATTATCACTGAGATCCTGTATTACATGTAGCATCATGGCGTCCTTTACTGGGTATTTATATCTTGGCTAATAAACCATATATTGACATGGTTTATCATTGACTGAGTAAATATTTTACTGTATACTGGTAGTATAGTCAACCACAAGGAGTTCAAAATGTTTGGAACAAATTACACAGGCGGCGCTGTCCTGAATTATAGAAGCGCCGAAGAAATCAACTCGGCCATGGGCAGAGTCTACGGCCACATGAGTCTAGCAGTTATTGTCAGCATGTTGGTAAGTTACTGGATCGGTACCAGTCCAGAACTTCTTCAGTTCTTTTTCACAGGAGTGTTGAAGTGGATCGTGATATTCGCACCATTGGCTGCGGTGTTTGCAGTCAGTTGGATGTTGGCTACAAACCCCAGTAAATCTGTAGCACAGTTGTTGCTGCATGGGTTTGCTGCTTTGATGGGACTGAGTTTCTCTATGATCTTTGCGGTGTTTAATATGGGATCGATTGTGTCAGCATTTATGGGTGCAGCTGTCTTGTTTGCTGTGATGAGCGGCTACGGTTATTTTACCAAGACCAGTCTCGACAGCCTAGGAAAATTCCTGTTTGTGGGATTGATAGCTGTGATAATTGCCAGTGTGATTAATATCTTTATTGGATCAACTGTGATGCAGATGGTGATCTCATCCCTAGCGATTCTGGTATTTCTAGGACTTACTGCCTACGACACACAGCAGATTCGTCAACAACTGATGGTAGAAACTTCACCCGCTGCGGAAGTCCGAGGAGCACTGAGTCTTTACATGGACTTTATCAATCTGTTCCTAAATCTTCTACAGTTGTTTGGGGATCGTAAAGAATGAATATAACCATAGTTGGTGGTGGTACGGCTGCGTGGACCGCAGCCGCATTTCTGATCCGCAATCGACCGCAACACACCTATACCATTATCGAAAGTTCCAGCATCAAGACCATTGGTGTAGGCGAAGCTGCAACAGGTATGCTCAGTGGTTTGATACAGCAGTTAGGTATCGATAAATGGGAGTTTATGCAGAGAACAGATGCCTTGCCTAAGTTGGCGATAGATTTTCAAAATTGGAGAGGCGACGGCGGTAGATATCTTCATCCCATCGACAGCAGTTTTTCTTCTAACAGTTTCATAGATTACACTGTTTATCATTCAGTGGCTGCAAATCAAAGTCTTTCCTCAACCAGCCGAAACAACATGCTGGTTGATTTGGGTCTCAGCAATATCGCATGGATCAACAATCAATTTGAAGAAATGGGCAGTCTCACATGGGTAGTTGACCCTGCAAAGCTGGCAGACCTCCTTAGAGAATATTGTATCAGCGAAAATGCCATAGTGATAGATACCACAGTAGATGAAGTTGTGATAGAAAATGGATACGTAACTGGACTTGTAACTGACCTCGGAACTCTTACTGCAGATCTGTTTATTGACTGCACTGGCAGTGCCCGAGTTCTGTCTTCTAAATTAAACTCCAAATGGATCAGCTATGAAAAATATCTGCCAGTGAACAAGGCCATACCGTTTCGTCTAGAATACGATACCGCAGATCGCGAATCCACAGTGACCTGCAGAGCCATGAACAACGGATGGATGTGGGCAGCTCATACTAGACACAGAATCGGTAGAGGCTATGTGTACAGCGATCGATTTGCTTCGACTGAAGATATTCTACAAGAACTCGAAGAACATTTTCAACAAAAAGTAATACCAATTAAAACCATTGATTTTGATACCGGAGTTTGTGAATCATCATTTAACGCCAATGTGTTAACGTTGGGACTAGGTGCTGGGTTTCTTGAACCCATGCAGGCTACCAGCATACATGCTAGCCTAGTGCAAATCAGCGACTGGGCCAATCTATGTCTCAGCGGCAGTGTTGAAGCCACTGTGGATCCCGTTGTTGCCGCAGTTTATAATTCAAGAGTTAACAATTTATACAAGGACATGATGGAATTTGTGGCCATACACTATGCCACAGATAGACAAGACACAAAATTTTGGAAATTTGTCAAGGAGGAATTAGATCGTCCTGATAAGGTCAAAGAAATGATTGCTCTAGCCAAGAAAAGACTAATTAGAAATGATGATTTTGCACAGTATCTAGGATCAGCCGGAGCTCCGTTATGGATCTATTCAATGGCTGGACTAGGACTGTTTGACCCAGAAGTATGCAGGCGTGTTCTGACAGAATACAATTACAATTTTGATCATATCCAGGGAATCAAACAGGCACATCTTGAAGAAATTTTAAAATATAAAAATCAAATCTTTACACCTACAGATCTAAATAATTTTTTAAAAAATAGTGTAAAAATCAAAGATGGTAATTTTGAATTGAAAAAACATGATTGATTATAATAAAGGCATTCATCCTCAGAGTGGGATTACCTATACTGTAGAAAAAGACATAGTAATTACTCCTTTTTGGACCGAGGAGTTTTGTAAAGAACTTGTTGATCTTGCAGAAAGTAACTGTGACAGATTCTCAGGTCATCAACAAAAAAATGTAGATGGATCTGCAATGGGCTACGATGCCCTTTATTTTTCTAATCTAAGTTTTTATCTGTTTGAAGATTATACCAAACACTATGCCAAAGATCTATTTCCAATTATAAAAAAAGTTTGGCCTTATACCAGAATCACAGGCTGGCAAAGTCCTTTTATCTTGAAGTACAGCAACAATGGTAAACGTCATCTTAGTCCCCATCATGATCTAAGTGAATTGTCTTGGAATATAAAATTGAATGATAATTACAGTGGGGCTGAATTGCGATTTCCAAGACAGGGAATAGATAATAAAGATATTCCAATAGGGCATATGATGCTTTGGCCTAGCACCGTAACCCACTATCATGAAGTTCCTAACCTTATTTCTGGAGTAAAATACAGTGTTACTGGGTGGACCTGGCCTAGTGGAGCAGAGCATTGGGCTGGAATAAAAAATGTCTAAAATTATAAAAAAAGAAATATTAAGATTGTTTCCTAGTCTAGTGTTCAAGGGATCAATAGATGATCACACAGTTATCGATCGTGCCAGCGAACACGTGAATACCTTAAAAAAATCTAAGATTGGATCGCTCACTAGAGAAAAATTTACCACCCAAGATAATTTGCATGAATTACCTCAGTTTACGGAATTGACTGAAATTATCCTAGAAGAAACCAGTCAGGTATTAGACTTTTATGCGGTAGTCAGAGAAAGTCATTACATTACCAATATGTGGGCGCACAGCACTTCCAACGGACATAGACACGCTACACACATACATCCTAACAGCTACTTGTCCGGTATTGTTTATCTCAAAACACCTGCTAATTGTGGTAACACAATATTCATTGATCCAAGAAACGGATCAACTATGATTCATCCAGACTTCAGCGAACAGAACTATTTTAACATGGATTCATTTATACATAGTCCCGAAAAAGGAGTAATACTTATTTGGAATAGCTGGTTGCCTCACACAGTTGATCAAAGTTCTGTTCTAACTGACGAAGAACGTGTGGTTATTGCATTTAATATTATGATAAAAGGTTCTGTTCAACGTAAGAGTGAACAGATTGTTTTCTAATCTAAGACGTTTTGTTGAGCAGTTTCTAAACTAAGTTCTTTATCTTCTAATTCTCTAATCTTCTCAGAAATTTTATCAATAAGGCCTAGGTTGCGCAGAATCTTAAACACAAGATTTTCTACACTCCATTCTCCTGCACGATCCAGTCCGGCCTTGCGCATTTCTGTGATACGTTCTTTGACTCTACGAAGACGTTCAAGATCTTGACTGAGTAAGGCAGTTTCCATGTCGTGGACCATGGAATCTTTTTTGCGTTCTACTGCACTGTCATCTACTTCCGGTTTGATTTTCTTAGGTTCAACCAGCCATTGATCTTTAGCTATGCTAAACACACCAGTGCTGTGGTGTTCTTCCTGCTCGCCCTGTACATAACATTCCACAGGCAGTCCTCGCACAGTGATCGTATGCTGTTCGGCCCAGAGTGCCTTTTTGGCGTTGTAGAGTTCACGTTCTGCGTCAGTGACTGCGCCTTTAACGATTAGATGAAGGTCTAGATCTGAGTGCTGAGTCCAGGTATAATTGGCATTTGATCCAGTTATGGTATAGTCTACAACCGGCAGATCTATGCCTATGAATTTTTCAAAGGCCTCTGCTATATCCTGCAGTTTTGTGCTGACTTCTAGATCCAGTTCTCCGTTGTGCCAGAGTTTTGGATTCAATCGGCGATTTACCGTGACCAGCTGTGATGATGATTCTTCAAGTTCTCTTAGACGCATCCATTATTTAGCCCACATTAAGTGGTAAGCAGTGATCAACTCGGTGTTATAGAATTCTGCTACTAACCTGCAGTACATATCTGTACGTTCTAAGATCAGTTGACACTGCGAGCGATCCTGCTTTAACAGCCAATTAGTGTGATCTACTCCTATGGTTTTATGCACCTTGGGCCAATCAATTTCAATGTTTTCGCCCTCGTTGGGCAGCCACTTTAACAGCTCAATCTTAGATGTCTTCATCTATGTTCATACCATTTAGAATCTCACGTAGTTTTGTGCCTTCTACATTGGCTCGTACCTTGGCCACAGGAGCTCCTTGCGCAGGATCAATTTCACCTGTAACAGGATCTATTCTCTGCAGGTCTGTCTTGCGTTTGATCTGTTCAATGATACTGGTGCTGCCGCGACTGGCGTTGTTTTGTGTGTCTTGTTCATCTTCTGGTAGATCTGAAATCTTTAGACTGTCTATATTAAATTCTAGATCAATCTTTTGACCTACACCTGAACTGGATCTTGTCTTCATTAATTGCAGTTGATAGCGGCCACGCTCACGCATGGCTCTAGATGTAAAGATACCAAACACATTATCTGCAGTTTGGATCTTACTCAATCCGCCTGAGATATGGCTGTGATCGAATTCCACTTCTTCTACGGCACCTCGATTTAACTGTGCCGCGGTCACACACAGCACCTGTTTTTCCATAGCCAAGTTGCGTATTTCTTCAGATACATATTTGTCTTTGACGAAGAGATTCTCCGCGGAGATCTTTTTACCTATAGGCATCAGCAAGTCCATGTAATCTATCAACAACACGTCGATGGGTTTACCGCATTTGATTTCATATTCTTTGACATAGGCTCGTATGTCATTGACTGTTTTACCCGAAGGCATATATTTAATCTGCAGCTGTCCCGCCTTCTTGCCGATCATCTTGACCTTCATTTCTACATCATCGAGATCACGGAAAATCTCTCTGGTGGGTACTCCAGTGATCATAGAATCAATCCGCATACTGACTAGTGCTTCTGAAAGTTCCAGAGTCAGATAAACCACGTTAAGCCCCTGCAGAGCCCAATTCACTCCCAGATTGGCCAAGAACAGACTTTTGCCTGCACCCGATCCCCCTGCAAAAATATTCAGCTCGCCTCGGTTCATACCGCCAAATAGCTTACGATCCATGCAGGGCCAACCTGTAGAGATCTGACCGTTCTTGTCTTTGAGACCCATAAGCCTGCCTCGGGGATCTTCAAAGTAGTCTGTGCCCATGTCTCTGGCCAGTCCTATCTGTACTGCAGTCTTGATCAGTGTTTCCACTTCACCGTAGTTATGTTTTTCTAATAGATCTGCAGACGCAATGATAGCACGTTCGATGGCTTTATGACGTGTGAATGATTCAAACTCATCCATGAGCCATTCTAGATGTCCATCTTTGACTATATCTGGTCTTTTGAGATCTAGTCTGCATGATGCATTAACCATGTCATATTCTGGCAGCACTGTGTACTGTTTGGCATATTCATTAATGAACTCTGCGGCGTCCTGCAGTTTGCGATCAAATAGGCTGTGATCAAATATACCTTGACAGCGTACAAATACTTCTGCATCTGACAGCATTAGTTCAAGATATAATTTTTGTACTTCGTATCCGTAGTCTTTTATCATAGTTTATTATACACTGATCTCTAGGTGTTTTGCAACACCAAAATTATAGTCCCACACACGTTGTTTTGTATGATATAGCACTGCACCTATACTAGAACTAGGATCTCCAGGATTAGGTAAGGTCCATCGATATTTAAACATGGGCTCAACTATTTTTTTATTGGCCAAGCTATTCATAGCACAACCACCCATATAGACTAATGTATCTGTGCCCACAGCAGATCTAGCCATAGTCATTATCAATGAAATTTGTTCTTCAAACACACGCTGCACTGCGGCGGCAATGTCCCATCGATCTCGATCGCTGGAAATTGGTTCATTCCAATTTGTTACCCCTCGATGAAAGTTATAGGTCACTGCTAACACACCACCGAAATAAGATCTAATTTTATTATAGTATCTGTTGGAATCACCTAGCACACTGTCCTGTTGCAGTTTATATTCTTCTAGTATAGGTTGGTAACCAATTAATTTTGTAAATGCAGAATAAAACAATCCAAGACTATGAGGATAATCTCGTCCCCAGATTTTTTTTAATTCTCCGTGCCGGCCTTCCCAGATGCTTGCGCATTCAAATTCTCCTATGGCATCTAGCACCACGATTGCACAATGATCAAAAGGACTGGTATAATACCCTGCAGCTGCATGACTAGCATGATGCGGAGTATATCTTAGATCGGCGTACTGCGTTTTGATTTCTTTGATATAAGTTGACGGTATGTCACTAAAATCAAAAACTCTGTCCCATTGACCTGCAGTAAATTGTCGTAACTTTTTCAACCAAGGACGTTCGTACCAAAATATTGTGCTAGGACCGCCGTAGTTAAATGCACTATGAATGATCTTTGTATCTAATCGATCACTGACTGAATGTTCAAGCATCGATAGTCTGCCATCAGAAAAAACAGCCAGACTACTGCCATGATTAAGAGCGTTAATTCCCCAAGTAATCATTTGTAGATAAACGGATCACGTTTTCTCAACTCAGCAAGTCTTTTCTTAAATCGCCTGTGTTCTTGAAACTTGGTCCAAGGCCACAGCAGTATTTCAACTATTTTCTTTATCATATTCTAACCTCTGTAATTTATGTTCTTGTTGTTGTTTAGCCATTTTAATTTTTATCTGGCCTCGCTGTGCAGTTTTAATAGCATCTACTATCACAAATAATTGACCGTAACGCTGTACAGCATCTGCTACATCTTTAATCTCCGGATCCCAATTTGGCATTGCTATGCTCCAATCTAGTTCAGCTGCACGATCAAATAATATTAGACCCGCAGCGTCTTGATCCGGTATCACAATAACTTCTGCTCCTAGACTATTGATTATCCTTGCCTGTTGTTCAGCGATTTCATTGGTTAGTAGTGCAACACCCCCCACCGCTAGAGCGTCGAACGGTCCTTCACAGACAAGTATATACTTCTGTTCTTCCAGCTGACGATCAAAGTTGAATACAAAATGCGGATGTTGATCTGATAGATATTTTGGCTTTCCGTCGATGATTTTACGAGCAGTATTGCCTACTATGTGTCCCTGCCATCTAAAAGGCAAAATAACACGATTTTCGTATCCTGGGCTAGGACTCCAGTAAAAATCGCCGTTGTAGGGGTCGTAGCCGCGGTTTACAACATAAGAAATCACCGGTTCTAACAAAATAGACACTTCTTTGAAATATTCGCTGTTTACCCAGTCTAACAAGGGCATTGCACCCTCCGGCAGTTCTTTATCTGTAAATGCGACCTGTATTATAGACGGTGATGGACGATAAGCTTCGCCTTCGGTTTTCATCGCTTCAAACACTAATTCTTTCACAGTATCTTCACTAGCACCCATCCAACGACTCAGCGTTTTCATCTTTTCTCCAAACGGAGAACCGGGTTGCCAACCAGTAGTAAATTTACAGTTAAAACAGTTATAGACTATGCTGTCGCCATCAAAACGAATACCAGCTCGTTTGCGTGTATCCGATTTATGTCCTCTATGATGACAGCAGGGTGCGTTAAACGACGTCCAACCGGAAGGACTGTGTTTGGCACGAGGAGGTAATAGAGTACTGAACTTGTCCACAACGAGAGTCATACATACAGTATACTATCTGTAAAGGATCTTGTCAACTGTTCCTGTGTTTGCAGTGGTTGGTACATGCTTGATTCTAAACCAATTGTACTTGCCCACGACGTTTTTGTATTTGGCAGTGGTTAAATCTACGGTAGCCACAGTGGCCCATTTGGATTCTCTTGGAGTAGCACCCTGAGTGTCTAGACTGCCCTCGATGGTGACTGTGCCTTGATAGTTGTTTGTGGTATAAAATTGGAACGTGTGTGTGGAATTAGCGGTATTCAGCGTAGGTCTTGCATCTATGATTTGGCTGACGAAAAACTTAGGGGTCTCATCTCCCTGAGTGAATGGGTTGGTATAATTAAACGTATCTACTAGCACACTGGGTTCTACATCACCATATACATCACCACTGATCTCTAGTGTACCTACTGTATCATACTGTGCATCTACGTACATAGGCGTCTTGGATGTGACCCTGTAATCTGTGGAATCTACGGTAGTACGGATTTCTTTAATAATGCTGTAGTTATAGAACCCATTGTCAAAGTCCATAAGTTCAGTCTCAGTAAGAGTCACAGTGACCTTGCCTGTGGCAAGATCCATGGCTGTGAAATCTTTCTGCATGACTAAATCTTTGGTGTCTCGGCTAACGAGGTTAAATACCAAAGTACTACCAACGATGTTACTAGCCTTTTGATCTGCGTTACGAACCTGGATGTCTATGCGATTATCAACACCACGAAATATTTTTAGATTGCGATTATACACTTTACGATACCTCTCTGTTGACCAAGCGTCCATGGAACTGGTAAAAACATCTAACTTATTTGAGTATAAATAAACTGGATTAAATTGCATACATTAACGGACCTTTAGCATTATTTATCGAATGAGAATATCAACTAACCTACAAGAAAACTTTCCGTTCATCAGCGTTATCAACCACGTAAATCACGAATATGTTGGTATAATCATCAACCAAGATGCACAGGTTACCAGTATCTACGACTACAGTAGTATTCGCACCGATCTCGAAAAACAGCAGTTTTTAGAATTCGGCGAAACTTGGTGGTGGGAATCAAATAGACAGATTCCTATCAATATCTTTCTAGCTAAAGAATTATCAATTTTCCGTTACGTAGTTAAGACCTTTGCTACCAAAGACGTCAAAGTGCTGTTTGGTCCCTGCACCAGTCTCAATGACATCATAGTCAAACGAGTCAAGCGTAAATCAATCACACTGATTAGAAAGATCTCTTAAATCGATCCAATAATATTTTTTGTGTTTCTTCATTTTTTTTAGCAGTCAACGACCATATTTTACATGATAGGTCTTTGTTTCCTAGAAACTTTTCTATTTGAGTTAAGTTTAAGAAATCGATAGATGTTGTATCTTCTGATTGCATAGCTATAGATATACACACTTGATCTAATGCATACATATTTGCTCGTTCATACTTAGGCATTTCCTCGTGAATACTTTCAAAGTTAATTTGTGACAATCTAGAATAATATTCTTCGATAATCTTCCGAAGAAAATCTTTCCTATCTTTAGATATTAATAAAAAATTTGCACCTGTTTGTTTCCACAGATTGTCTTTGTACTCAGGATAATATAAAACACCTAATTTATAATTTTGCAGTGATATTTTTTCATTGAATATGATATCTGCATCTGTAACATATGCAAGATCTATTAAATTTTTAGAAAACAAATAATCTGTAATGAAGTATCTTGAAGTGAAATAATAACTTTTCAATTTATAAAAATTAACATCGGTATTTATAACTTCACAAGAGATAGAAAGATCAATAGACAACTGTAAATCTAAAACTTTGCTTAAAAATTCATCCGAGACATTGATAAAATGAATATGGACATCTTGATTAAGTTTATCACAAGATAATAGATTATAAAATCCGTAGTTTTGAAAATAGTTTTGGTCACACTGGAAAACTACAACATTTTTTGAAATAGGCTTTTTAATTATCTGAATATTCTTAAAGAATTCGTGCATGCTTGGCCCAGTCACGATACTCTATGATGTTAAAGTCGATATCATTGTTTACATACCAGGTTTCAAAATGACATTCGCCATACCATGATTTTCTTCTCCGCATTGTGAATACATTATTAACTGCGATTTTATAACCTTTGGATGTAAGAAAATCAGTCGCATTATCAATCGTTTTTACAAAGGCTCTTTCTTCTCTCCAGTACTCGTCGTGTTCAAATGTAATACAATCAAACTCTATTCCTTGATTGATTATGTTCTTTAATGCTAACAAAGTAAGTTCTGGAGGGTTGATATCGCAACTGAGATATCCGTATCTTAGAATATTTTGATACTTAAAATTTACAGCATCTTGATAATAGCATTTATTTCTTCGTTTGTAGAGCCATTCTTTTTCAAATTTATTGTCTAATTCTATACTGAATCCGGTCCAGGCGTTTTCTTCGAGTAGCAACGTGTTGCTATATTTAGAAGGATCGGCTGCTCCTATTTCGATGTATGAATTACGTTTCGAAACTTGAAGTGCAAATATATCTTGTCCTACTTGAGAATAGTGCATGTTAATAATATCCGTAGCTGATGCTTTCACAGATTAAATTCATCTGCACTACGATGGCTACAGCATAGGCAGTAGCGTGACTTTTCTTAAAGTAGTACTCGTCAGTCTCTGGTTTCGTCCAAACTTCTTTCATTATCTCCGTCCAAGTCCGGCCAATCAAATGCCTCTTGGCTGGCCGTATCATGGCAAGGACCGCAGCTAATTGTTCCACGGAAGTAGGGCAACATTGTTTCAGAATTGCACCATGGCCATTCAAATGAAATAACAGATCGACGAACTCTTGTTGTTGAAGTAGATCCCATAGAGGCTCCTGATTCATTAATTCCACTAGATGCGCTTCATCGCGAACACCTTTGTAGATACCAACATTTAAAAAATCTATCTTGAAATATCCTTGCGTTTCTGCTTGATCATAGGGCACAGCACAGACATTGACCTCAGCATTTACTGGAACTGCGTGAAAATACACACCGGTATTGTGTTTGACCAATTGACCGCTATCTACACGACTGGCTCTGATATGTCGGAACAGATCAAGTGCAGAATCTCTATCAACGAAGTCTATGTCAATGTCAGGCATGTTAGTTCCAAATAAATTCTAGATCACCCTGTGCGATCTTACGCCACTGACTAGGCCCCGGAGTTGCGTACGGAGTGTATACTTCGCCGGTCTCTTGATCAATCAGCATGTATTTTTGCGGGCACTTGGTCTTGATAGTGAGTATCACTGGGATTTCCAGTTCCTCGACTTGTTCTCCGTTTTTTAAAGTTCTAGGCATCAATGCATCCTTGTGGTTTCAAACAACAGCAATGGCAATGTTTCTGCAAGAAATTCTGCGTAAGCTTCAGCATCTTCTACATCTGCAAAATTAGTAAACTTTACATAAACAGAAGGTTCTTCATCACTGGTGCACATCACTTCTATCTCAATATCTTCGTCTGAAATAAAAGTTTCATTCTCAGCTAGTTCTTCCGGAATTTCTTCTACCTTGAGTTTTTTTGGCATTACAGTATCTTAGCCTCCTTGATGACATCACGTACCAGTTCTAGGTCTGCAGGCAATTCTTTAAATCTACGCAGCCAGAATTGTGGATCGATCACTGGGCCAACTATGGCTAACTGTTCGTCATTCATCTTTTGCAGCATGGTCTTGCCTTCTCGAGTATTTAACAGGATCCAAGGAGAGATCAATCCCTCCTTGATATCATGTGTGGCACGGTTGAGATTCACATAGGCAAAATAGTGTTCCCAAGTACTGTTATTCTTTTCACTCCAGGCCATCATGTTTTGTATGGTTCTTTGTATGGCTCCGTCGGCTGGTTCGATCTTGATCAATTCGCTGATGTATGAATCGTATAACTCATCACGACACCAATGATCCAGTTTGACTCCGCTCTTGATCACAAAGTCAACGAATCTTTCAGGATAGATGGGCGCAGTATTGATCATGAAACTGCCAAACTTTACAAATGCAGTATAGTACGGACTGGCAGCAAATTCGTCAAAGGTCTTGGTGCCTTTGGATTTTTGTGTGAGATCGTAGAATCGTTGAAAGGTGATTAATCCCATCTGTACATGTCGTTCATTTTGTCCGAGATGACGACGTTTCTGTTCGCAGACATGCACAAACAGAGTCTTTTCCTTGGCAAATAGTTTACTGCAATATTCGCACTTAAAGTTTAAGTCCATGGATCTGCTTTTTGTCCCAACCAAGGTTCTCACAGTACTGTTTGATTTCTTGATCTGTGGTGATTTCTGCCAGTGTTTCAATGTCTGCTCGCTTCATGTTAGGAAAATGTTCTGCAATAAATTCTTCCTTTTTGTTCTTGCGTGTTTTCAAAGGAATCCATTCGTGGAAGTGTGCTTTCTTAGATTCATGACTGCAGAGACACAGCGTCTGCCATACTAACTGCGGATGCTGTTGTATGTCTGCCCAATGCTTGTTATAGTATTCATTGACTGTGAGTAGATAGTGTTCTTGCAGTTCTGAGCTTGAGGATTTAACCGAACTGATATAGCGATTGAGATTCCAGAAATCGCCTTTGATTTCTTTTCGGCCATCGTCTGTGGCCGCATCCCAAAGTTCTTTGACTCCCATATCTACTGCAGGAATCATATCTTTGAATAGGTCTACGTGTTTATTTTTTCCCATGATCTTTGCTTAGATGATATAATATTTTAACACGTTCTATGGCTTCTTGTAAAGTGGGATTCGTCCGAGATTCTCTTAAAATATCTTTCCATGTATTTTCTAATTCATAATTGATGGTTATATTTTCATTAAACGGATCGATGTATTTTCCAATCATCTTTCGTTCTGTCTTGCCTGCTTCTCTAGCATAGATTTCCGTGCCGTTGCGTTCGTAGATATAGGTTGCTCCAGGGGTTAGTGATCCCATATTAACTCTTTAATATTTCTTGAGCAATAGTTGAAAACCAACGTTTTCTACTATTGCCTTTGAAATCTAAAAATATCGCAGTTTTACTATAGCCTGCGGAACTTTTTTTCACACCAAATACAAATTCTTCTGAGTAGTTAAAAAATTTAAATTTTAAACCGCAAGATTCGTGCAATGACGATTGCCCCGGAAGTAGTCGTGGTAGTTGATATTTTTCCTCTAAAACTGATTGAATACTTATCTGATCACCTAACCAAGATTTTTCTAAAGAAGCTAGTTTATAAAACGCATCGGTTCTTTCTTGAAAAAAAGATATAATTTTTTCTTTATTTCCAAATTCTGTATTAACTAACACCACAGTGTTATTCACTTCGCCACCGTTCCACAATATACCAATATCAAAATCTTCTTTAAAGAAGTCGTCAAGATTTCCAGATATTAGATGATCGGCACCACATAGAACTATTTTTCCTTCTGATTGTTTGACGAGAGCTAAATTAGACAACACTAACGATTCCATGATGTTACAAGATTCTAAATCGGTTCTAAAACTCTCCCCAGATTCTAGTTTTATGTTTGTGGCTGTATCAGTGGCAAGAATAAATTTTCCGATCGGATTAAATTTTTTAAATGTTTTTTCTAAAGAATAAAGTGCGTTCTCATAGTCAAATTCTTGAGTTAGATTGGGATTAGGGGAGTCTAAAATATGTTTATAAAAGGCAGCTAGAATTGTCATGAATTATCTCTATAACAGATTTATAATCTACACCTGGATAGATTGGTAGACTTACTTGTTTGCTAGATACCCAGTCAGTCACTGGTAAAGAATAAGGTGCTCGATATGCTGTTAGCCTGTGCACCGGAACTGGATAATGCATTTTTAAGTCAAGTTTAGATTTAACATCTGCAATCAATTTTTCTCTATCATTAACTAGGATAGGATAGATATGATAACTATGGTTTGAATTCTTAGTCGTTACATATGAAAAATGTTTGTTATATTCGGCTGCAATTTTTCTTTTTTCTTCTAGAACAGAATCAAAATTCTTTAATTTTATTCTTAAAAATTCAGCTTGTATATTGGCCATTCTGTAATTATAACCAACATCGTTGTCGTCCCATTGTCTTACCTTATACATGAATTTATATAAATTTTCATCGTCGGTAACCACGCATCCTGCATCGCCCAGCGCCCCAAGCCCTTTTCCTGGATAGAAACTAAAAGTTCCTAGATTGCCGAATGTTCCAACATGTTTATTGTTTAATGTAGTACCGTGTGCTTGGCTGCAATCTTCAATAACTGGAATATTCTTTTCAGCAGCAATGGCATTGATTAAATCCATTGCTGCGGCATTACCATATATGTGAACTGGCAATATACATTTTGTTTTTGATGTAACGGCGTTACGAAGACTATCAGGATCCATGGTAAATGTTTCCTTATCAATGTCGACATAAACAGGAGTTGCACCACAATACTTGATTGCTGCCGCAGTAGCCCTAAAAGTATGTGACACAGTGATAACTTCATCCCCTGGACCTACTCCTAACGATAACAATGCTAGATGTATTGCAGATGTTCCGTTTGACACAGCTACGCAATATTTTGCACCGACATAATTGGCAAATTCCTCTTCAAATTTTTCAGTACCAAATACATAGTTACCACTCCTGATAACAGATTCTGATTTTTGAATTAACTCATCTAATACACTTTCGTGTATTTCTTTAAAACTGTAAAAAGGGATCATAGTACCCACTCCATAATTTTTTTGGCTGTATATATGCTAGTTAGCGGTTGTGATCTAGATTCTATACATTTTAGAAAATGTGTTCTTCCTGTATATAATGCTTCTGCGGTTCCAACTTTTGGAGCCAACATATCACCTAGTTGATTAGCGTTGAAATCCGGATTTATTTCTCCGGTAGAATAAATTTTAATTTTGTCAAGATCAATATCGTCGTAGACAACACTGTTCTTATCCCCAGTTAGTATAATTTGTCTCTTTTTTACCGGACTAACCCAATTACAATTTGTTGTGGTGGTAAATCCGTTGGTAAATTTTAAATTGACAATTACTTGATTTGCTTTATCATTGATATGATTGTTTTTAATGATTGTCCTATCTTTTAATTCTAGATCAGGGTAAAGATAATTTACAATACTTAAATCATGAATGGCAAGATCTAGCAAAGCATCAACATCACTTTGAAATAGTCCTAGACTAATTCTAGTGCTATCGTAATATATTGGTTTGCCAATATCAATGTTTTTTAATTGTTCTACAGCAGGATTATAGCAAAATGTATGATCAACAAAAATAATATTCTTTGTTTTTTCAGATTCTCTAATAAGATTATTAATCTGATCTAAAGTTTCGCAAGCTGGTTTTTCAATCCAGAGATCTTTTCCTTTTGCCAGAGACTGTAAAGCAATATCGTAGTGTGTATTTGCTTTAGTAGCAATTACAACTGCTTTGATTCCCTGGTGTTCTAATGCAGATTCCAGTGATGTGTATGTTGTAATTGCAGGATATAAAGATTTTGCAATTTCTAATTTTTTAATATCTGCGTCACATACTGCTGTTAATTCTTTGCTAAAGTTCCTAGCTAAATTTTTACCCCAATAACCATATCCTACTAATAAAATCATAAATATTTTCCTTGAGTTGGCCATACCCAGTCTTTTACTATAGTGCGTTTTGCAATAGTTGTCACTGCTGTTTTTGTCGGAACCGTTTTCCAGGTCATTAATTCGGGTTCTACAACACCATTCCTGCAGGTGTAAGTGGTTTTTAAAATTTCAAATCCGTTTTGCTGAAAGCCGTCAGTATGAACAATGGTTCCAAAATTCCAGTATCCGTGATTTAACTTGCTTATTGGCGCAGCAGTTATAAATATTCCGTCTTTTTTAATAACCGAACAGATATTTTTAAATGCTTGTCCTACGTTAAAACAGTGCTCTAATGTCCCTGTGTCTATAACTAAATCAAATTGTTCAAAATATATATTTGATATCGGTTCATTTAAATCTACTAATGTTTCAATACCTCGATGAGAGATAAGATCAAAAATCTCAACGTCAAATCCAAAGTGTTTAAATATCCACAACGGGTCAAAGATTCGTGGCAAAGATGATTTATGCCAGGCTCGAACTGAATCGGCCATCGACTCCTCTGGAATATTTTTCACAAATTCTTGACCAAATATTGAGATGAGATGTTCCTCATCAACTAAAAAATCAGGATATCCCAAACACAAAACTTTTCGATTTTTTACGGTAGCCGGTAAATGATTTTTAACAACCTCGATAACGTCGTTGAAATAGCGATTATCTATGCCCATTTTATTTTAACCTAACAGCAGGATTTCCTACGTATGTTCCAGGCTCTGTAATGTTCTTTGTAACTACCGAGCCTGCACCAATAACAACGTCATCACAAATAGTCACAGGTAAAATAGAAGAATTGGACCCAACATACACTTTATTACCTAATTTTGTTGGTAAAAATTCTTTAGATAATTTTCTATCAATAAACTTATCATTGATAAACATAACACCGTGACCAATAAAACAATCAGATCCTATCTCAACAGTTGAGCATATAAAACTATGACTCTGAATCCTAGTACGCTCTCCAATTATTACATCGTTTTGTATTTCAACAAATGGTCCTACAAATACTTCGTTTTGTAAGGTACATCCGTATAAATTTACAGGTTCGATAATTTTTACGCCGATTCCTTTTGTTACTTCATTGATCATAAATTATCCTAAAAGTTCTATCTCAGCTGTGACTGATTTTTTGGCTTCGCTAACAATCTGTATAATTTTGAAACATTCCTCAAGAAATATCTCTCCAGTTTTTTTATTTTTTCTGAGGTCCACAATTATTCTAGTTCCGCTATGCGAATGTTTTTTAATTAGTGATGCGTAGGTAGAGACAGGATAGTGAAATCCACAAGATAACCAAGAAGTTATTAAATCAAACTTTATATCTGGCAACGTTAAGTTGTTACAGTCTATTAACGTGTAGTCTTTGGTACCTAATTTTTTTAGTTCGTCGTCTAATCTACAGAACGAATTATAATATAAAAACGTGTCTGCCGATTGATGATAGTTAACATCTTTAGATTTAGCATCCTTAGTCTGATTATTGCTTGCATCGCCGTCAATTAAATACAACGTTGTATTGTATTTTACATTAAACATTCTAGATTCCCAAGCTAGTCCGCAGCCGATATCTAATATTGTCATTGGCTGAAATTTGAGATATGAGTCTAATGTATTAAAGTTGTTTTCTTTTATTTTTTGATAAGCAAAATCTTGCCATTCGTTACTCATCCAGTCTTGCGTAAATCTATCACTCATTTCGAATATCCTACAGTTTCTCTAGAAATATCATCATGGTCAAATTCAGCCCAATACAATTCAAATGCAATGCAATCAGTAATTGCTTCAAACTGATGATATTCACCTGGAGCAACTTTTGTATATTCACCTGCTCTCAACAAGGTCTCGTCGACTAAATCGTAATTGTTTTTCCACACACGAATGATCATTTCTCCAGACTCTACAAAGAACCCATTCCACTTAAATTTATGTTTGTGCTTGGAACACACACCACCTGCTGTGGCTTCGATGCGATGAAACTCTAATACACCGTTAGCCTCTAATAACTCTGTTTGACCCCATACTTTTCCTGCTTTCATATTGCACCTTTTTAATTAACTGAGTATTTATTTCAAACTAACTTGTGTAGTTGCACAACTTCACTCTGCCTGCTAACTTCTTTGACAAAAAACACACAAGGGGGATTCGGATCGTCATGCAAGGGCACAGTTAGCAACTGTCCGTTTTTCATCTTAGGAAAGTACCAGCGTACATCTTGGAAGATGTTTATAATTTCTATGGGTAAAAAATCCGTCTTAAATCCCTTGATAGGATTAAACACCAGTGCATCAAATCCCCGTTCGTTGATACTGGTCAAGGGCAATACTTCCGGGTCTAGTCCACATTCCTTATCGCCCACCACCATGCACCAATCTAAAGGCATCTGCACTTCGTGACCACCTATACGCAACAGTATTGCTGGCGAATTAAATGACTCTAGGAATATTAATGGCATGAAAAAGAAATCTGGTTCTTGAGGATTACTATTGTCTAATACTGAAAATCTAGTATCTTCATCTACTTCTTCTGGCAGTTCGTTGAGATCAAATGATCTATTGTTTAGTGTAAGTATTTTCATTTTAATTTTCCTAATATTACGTTTCGGTGATCGACATCCCATGATAAAATGTCATACTTAAAATTGATCTTACAGAAATCAATTGCTCTGGTATCACCGTTTTCTTGTTCTACAATCAACAGAGGATTGTATTTCTTAATAGTATTAACTGCACCTTGTAAAACATTTAATTCGTAACCGTCCACATCAATTTTAATATAATCAATATCTGAAAAATTAAATTCATCTATAGTGTATAGCTGTTCATCATACCACTTTTCTTGCGGTATTTTTCCGGTGGTTATACTTCCGCCACCGCTTACTTTTATAATTTTATGCTCTTCACCTAACGCACATTTAAAATGTGTAATTTTAGATAGGTCGACATTTTTATGAAATAATTTTCTTCTTCGATAATCAAAACAAAAAACATGATTAAAATCTTTATGAAGATATCTTGTGTATTCCCCATCTCTACAACCAACATCTATGGCATTTCTTTTTTCTGTAATAAAAGGAAGACTAGCTACCCACGTTTTTTTACAATGGTGATTAGGAAATTCTTGTATACCATCTGGGCTAAAGAAAAAATCGGTATCGTACAACTCCCAGTTAAATGTATTTTTAGAAAACTGAGTAGGTTCAAAAGGATATATCATATGTTTACCTTGGTTACTGTAAAGGGATATTTGGCCTCTTTGTAATACTTCTTTCTTTCTGTGAGATGTCGTTTAGCGTACTTGCAGGTGGAGGTGATGTCCCAGATTTCTACATGATCTTTGTCTTCTGCTTTTCTAATGCCTCGCCCAATGCTTTGTATAACGCGGACAAAGCTCTTTCCGGGCTCAAGAAGAACCAGATTAAAAATCCTTGGAATATTAATACCCACAGCGGCCACACCATAAGTCGCCACAATAATCTTGCCATCACTTGTTTTAATTTCATCATACTCTTCCTTGCGGTCGTCTAGTTTCATACCGCCACTGACAAACACAGCATCGGGAATCAAGGCGATTAATTTGTTTCCTGTGTCAATCCTGTTAATCAACACCAAGGTGTTGCCGCTAGAGGATATGTTCTTAATTTTATTAGCAATCCACTCTAACCTTGTATCATCTGTGACCAAGAATGTGTATTCATCTTGGAAGGACGTGAACACTTCTACATCTGTGGTCTGTAACACATTGATGTTTAATTGTGCCAGAACCCCTTTGTTCTGTAAGTCATGCGCACTCACTTGATTGATCACTGGACCGATACTGGCCAGTATGCCCTGATATTCCCAGGCTTCCTTAGGAACTGTACCTGTGAGTCCCCATCGTATGGCACAGTTCTTAAAGTTCTGTGTCAGCAGTTTAGTCAGCACTTCGGCCTTGGCCTGATGTACCTCGTCTACGATCACTGCTACCACGTCCTCGCAGAATTCTGCCAGAGTCAGTGTGGCTTCGTCATGACTTTTCTTGTCTAAGATGTTGAGACTCTGCCAGGTACAGATGGTGTGGGTTCGCCCCAGTTCTTTTCTATCACCGAAATATACGCCAACATCTAATCCGAGATTTCGATAGTCCTCTTCAGTCTGCACTACCAGGCTCTTGTTGGGCACGATGATCATAGTGCGACCATAAGGTTCACATAAATGGCTCAACGTGGCAGTGGTTATAGTCTTGCCCGCTCCTGTGGCCACTTCTTGCAGGGCCTGTGGATTTTCTAAAAATTTGTTGATGACATCATATTGATAATCACGCAGCACAATGGGCTGACCTGCTTCGATATGTCCTTGCGGCCATGTTTTGCCCTGATCCGCCCAATAGGTTTCCGACACGGGTTGGAATGAAAATTTATGCAGCGATCTTAGATCTTCAATATCTAACTCATAGCCCGAATCTTCGATGATAGGAAGGATCACATCTAGATGTGCGAGATATCCAGTGCCACCAATACCAAAATAGGTTTTAGTGCCATCCCACCTGCCTAGTTTATATGCAGGCATGTGTCGAGCATAGGGAAGATCGTATTTTAATTTGTTTACGATCTTGCGACGAGTCTCCACGCTGAGACCTTCAAATTTTACGTTGACTTCGTCTCGGATGATCAATTTACAGCTCGACAATTTTTTGTCCTTTGGTTTCTGATGGTTTGATATCTCCAAGGTATATCACGCAAGGATGGCTGTTAAACCAATCTCTAGTCATGATATTAGTAGGAGGAAATACATTGTTTGTTACTAACAGTGTAACATCATCTAGATCTTTAAACAACCATTTAGCTGGCCGCGATTCAAATATCAATAGTTTTCCTGTCTCTACCTTGCCGCCAACACCTGCTAACTTAATCCACTCATTGATGCCTGTGTCGCGATCCTTGTTATCTCTAAAACACACCTTGATTTCATCCCTATTGATACCTTGTGCATCAGCGTCTGCCACAAACTGCTGTAACCAGGTCAGTGTGTCTCCGGCTCGATCTAACACCACTGCGGCCTTGCCTGTGATATTTTTATATAGGTAAAAAAATTTATCGTTGGATCTAATCCAAAAGCTGTTTTCTGCGTGGGCAGCTATTTTTTCATTGATATTTTTAGGTTGTCCACGATACGAATATCCCATGTGCTTGGCTCTAAGTAAATCTTTATCAGTCTCGCCTACACTGTGAAGATTGAACCACTGTTCGGCTTCAGCAGTGGCATTTACCAGTTGCACTCTATCATTGATGATATCCGACACTGGTAAAATTTCTTCCTGATTTTGCCAGATTTCTTCTACATCTGCTAACACATTTATAAAGGTATCATCTATTTCAAAATTATTTCGATTGGCAAATTCGTACAGTGCTATGAGATTGAAATCATAGAGATTCAATCGACGTAGTTTTTGATCTGCGTCCCAGTTGTTGAATCTGGTACTTGAAAGTTGATACGAATTTATCTGGTCATCAAACTCTTTTTTCAGCTGATAGGGAAATTTCACACAGACCTCAAGTTGGCCGGCAGCAGCTCGTTCTACATAGATTCTTTTAGTAAGGTCCAGTATGCGGAACGGTTGCTTCCACTGAAAATTTTTCACAGAGCCCGAATAATCTAATCCAGCCATCATGGCTGCGAGTTGATATTTTTCTAGAATTTTCACCACATAGTCAGCTTGATTTTTCGTCAGAGGTTCTTGCTGTAATAGCTTTGTATAAAAACTTACCACAGGAGGATGATCCTGATGCTGCACGGTTACTTGACCAGAATCTACCAGTTGAAAAAACAGTTGAAATATATCTTCTGCGAATAATGATGATGACATTACACTAGTATACGTTGTTGTAATCAGTAAGTCAAGTGATTTTTGATATTAATCTGGCTAATGGAATGCCCTGGCTGATTTCAACCACGGTCCATTCAGTGTGACACAGCCTCAAAAACCATTCATCTCTATTTGGCATGACTGGAGTTTCTATTTGATCCCAAGTGATAGACAAATCCGAGGCCAAACTAGTAGAATCACACAGCACAGGTACGCCTTGTATAGCAGCCTGGACTGCAGGACCACTGTTGTGATTGATCACACAGTGATAATTGTAGAAAATATCAAAATCGTCATAGCTGCCCGATATCAATCGAGGACGTTCTAAGGTCACACCTGGTATATCTACATCAAACAATGATCTAGGATGTGGTCTCACTATGATTTTTCGTTGAGATTTAGCCTGTATCTGTTTCACCGTGTTTTCAACCCAGGTTTTCATCGGAGGCATACCTTCCCATTGCAGGCTATGACTGTGTTGACACGCTATGAGTATGTCTAGCCGTTGATCAGATCTTCTATCTCTCAGATCAACACCTAATTTTTTTGGTCGATCAGCATCGAGATCCGAGTTGTTGGCAAACTCTCCGAGATTATTGATATGATTCAGTGAAATTCGCCATGTGTGATTTCTACGTAGGTTGCCCACTTCGATGATGATCACTGGTTTTTTGATATTTCTACACTGATAGTAGACTTCACGGTTTGGACTCATCCTGCCAGACCATAACACTGACCAAATCACTGCTACATCCTCGTGTTCATCGACTATGCTATGACCGAGAGACTGTGCTCCTTGTGCAAACGCATCAAAGATTGGTTGGCTGTTCAGGGCACCGTATTGGCGATATAATTTGAAGCGCATCTAATATAATAAATAACTGTGTATTTAATGAGATTATGGCCAAGTTCGCAAAAAGATTAAGAAAATTATCCGGTTACACAGAAAACGCCTTGGTTGTAGGCACGGCGTTCGGAAATCTCGACCAATTATTGGAGATCTATACTAATGTGTTTGTTGTGGATGATGAACCACCATCCGCAAAAGCAAGAAATCTCATCTACAAAGAAAATTTCAATGATCTAAATGTGTTGACACAGGTTGGTGCTATATTCATCGACCTAGATAAGATTGATCAATTAGAAATCCTGGAAGATTTTTGGCAAAGGCACAAGTCGACTATATTCGTCGAAGGCAACGATTGCATACTTAGACATCTATCTAAGCCATTATTTAAAACAGGGTGGCAGTGTACCAGTTTACAGGGAATTTATCACGTATGGGAAAAGATAAAATGAAAATAGCAGTGGTTACAACCTTCCACGAAGAAGGTCTTAGAAAATATGGTCAAAGAATGATCAACACATTCTGTGAAAACTGGCCTGCTGAGGTGAAATTGCATATCTATCCTGAATCATGTAATCCCGCCATACGCGATCACAGTCATGTCACACTAAAAAGGTTAGAAGAAATTCCAGAACTCATGGCATTCAAAGAACGTTGGCAAAATGTTCCCAAGGCTAATGGAGATGTTTCGGCAGACCCTATAAGATCTCGAAGAAAAGACGCAGGCAAGGGATTTAAATGGCATGCTGTGAGATTTGCACACAAAGTCTATGCTATTTTTCACTGTGCTCAAGAAACTGATGCAGATATATTGATATGGATGGACGCCGATACTATATGTCATAGTCCTATCACTGTACAGGACCTGCATAGAATGATCCCCATAGATAGTGAACTGTGTTATCTGGGCAGAAAAGGAAAATATTCAGAATGCGGTCTGTATGCCATGAATCTAAGATCTCCGAACATACAAAATTTTCTAAAAGAATTCCAACGTATGTATGATGATGCCGAACATGGAATTTTTCTTCTTGAAGAATGGCATGACAGTTTCGTGTTTGATGCTGTTCGTGTAAAGTTTCCACAGATGCGTCAGTTAGATTGGGCGGCACATCTACATAACCTAAAACCTCATCCACACAGCAGCACAGGTGAAGGCCATCCTCTGATTAACAGCGAGTGGGGTGCATGGTTAGATCATCTAAAAGGTTCAAGAAAGAATCTTGGTCGCAGCAAACAAGAAGATTTGAAGGTGCAGCGTGACGAAGCGTATTGGCGCTAGATATATTTCTTAAAGAATTGCCAAGCTTCACCGGAACGCAGTTCATTGAAATTCCAATGACACATTGCGATGCGTTCAATCCATGATTGTCTATCTGGCATCTCGGGATTTTCTAACAAACTAAGATCAGTATTGGCCACACCGTATGTCTGACTGTGTTGTGGGACTGGATCTGTGATGAATGCTGGAACTCCCTCGATCAAACTGGCTACACTAGGACTGCTGTTGTAAACCACAGTGGCCCATGCGTGCCTTAGATCATCGATTAATCTTTCATTGACACTAACATGCACATTCTTGTGATTAATTTTTAAAATCGATTTAATTTTTTTGTCTCCTGGATGAGTTCGCACGATGATAGGACGTTTTCTACTGTGTTGCCTAATCTGTGCAATGGTTTGATCTAACCATGTCTGCACACTAACTCCTCCCATGCTCCACCCGCCATGTCTTTGCAGACAGATCAATATATGATTGCCCTGTGCTCTCCACGGTTTAAGACTGATGTTGAGATCTTGGCTTATTTTTGACCAACGAGTAGAATCAATATCTTGATCAAAATAAAATCCTGTGGTCGGAAACACTCCGTCGAAACTATATCTTAGATAGGTTTTGGTATTAGTTGGATCTGCGTATAGAAAAAGATTACTGTCTACAATAAGGCTTCGACGATTTGTTTTTTTCTGTAAATTCACAGCATCTTGTCTTAATTGCAAATGAGCTGCAGATTTGCCATGTTCATGCACAAACCCCTGTATCAATGCAACATCACAAGATATCGCATTCATTCCTTGATGCTGTATAGCAGTATCACCGGATGCACGAACTCCTTGACAGAAATTATCTAAAATCAGAGGCTTTTCTAGATTCCGATTATTAGGCGGAATTCCAGCATAGTAGGCCACAGCAGTGAGATTAGACACCGTGATAACGCCTCACGATATCTAAGGCAGTGCCGTCCATTAATTCATCAAAGGTGAATTGGCAATAGCTGAGCCAGGCCAACCAATCTCCCAGAGGTCCATAATATAGATCGTTAATCTCGTTTAGATTGCTCTTTGTCACAGGATTACTCACATGCTTGTTCAAGGTAATAGCAGGAACTCCTGCCCATATAGATTCTATAGCACTATTGGAATTGATACTAACAGTGCAGTAGTAATCGCCGGTTAATAGTTGTTGATATAGGCTGGTTCTAGTTTTTTTATTTGTTTTCGATCTAAATTCAATAGGGCGATCTGTGTATTTTTTCAACTCGTCTGCTACCTTCTGTCCCCAAGATTTAGCCTCCACATGCATTATACCGGCAGCAAATTCTCCAGGTTCGACAATTAAAATTTTAGAGCCATCGTGTCGCCACGGTCTAGGAAAACTAGGGAAGATATCTAATCGATTTACTGGTGCTACAAAATTACGATTGAAATGTAAATGATTTCTTACTAGTCTATGCCACTTCTTATTGGGCTCTATAAAATTAGTGTACCCGCTGTCAATAAACCAAAAAGGCAGATCGTGATCTATTTTATTAACAAGTATCTGTTCGTTGCCCACGGTGTTACGCAGAAGACAATCTTCTTCCACTGAATCAAAATGTCTGCGTCTCATCATTTCTGCGACTGGATCGATTTGAAGCCCTACAGTTTTAATAAAATTTTGTTTTGGATGGAATTTATAGAGTTCTAATATCTGTTCTTCTCCTAGTCTATCTATGAGAACATCTATGTGTTGATGTATATTTTTATAAAAATATTCTTTGTGATTGCTGATCTGTTGATTTATCAAATCCATCCATGCTTTGAGATCTTTGCGAATTCCCTGAGTGATCTTTTGTTTGATTTTATCTCTATGTTTTTCTAAATTGAATCTAGGTTTATTTTTTGTTTCGATAATCCAATGAATCATTCCAGCAGTATGGCGCTCGTCAAATTCAATGTGTTTGCAGGCATCCGAGACATTGACCAATTCAATCAAAAATCTAGCGATTTCTTTGTCGTTAAGTAGCAGTTTCATTTAATATTTTCCATGCTGTGCCATTGGCCATTTCTTCTTGGGTGAATTGGCCATATGCCAACCAGTGGCATTGTTTCATCATAGTTTCTTGTGAAGGCCTATAAAGATTCTTTAACATTGAAAGATCAGTAGATGCTAACGGTGAAGCTGCACAAGGTACACTGACAAAAGCCGGTATACCATAAAGTACACTTTCTAATGACGCAATGCTGTTAAACGACACCGTGGCATATACTCCGGAATCAAAAGCGGAGTAAATGGAATATCCGTGATTTCTTTCGCTTCTTGATCCTTTAACTCTAACCTCAATGGGGAGATTGGAGTAGATCTTTATTTTTTCTGTGGTTTCTTCAATCCACTGTTCACAATCAATATCATAGTATCTGCAGGCCTTAGGATTAGGTAATACCAATAGTATTTTCTTGTTGTAGTTTTTCCAACCAGACCACTGCAGTCTAGGATCTTGTTTGACTAATCTTTGCCATCTATCTGACGGCATATGCTGTGATACACTATGCTGCAGGTCATTTTTAACTACTCTATGCCACAGTTTTTTACCAGAAGTATTGCCTATACTAGGAAAATTTCCTAGATATCCTGTGTCTATATAATAAAAATCTCTTTTATTTTTTTGACATTCAACTATTTCACTTTTGCTAGTAACGCCTCGAACCACCATCGGTTTATTGTTGTCAGCCATATCCACAGTACAAACGCCGTTGGATCCATTTACCAATGATTCTTCTAAAGATAAATCTTTCATGATTTTAATAACATTTCTATGGCTTTGCCGTTGCGCAATTCGCTGTTGTGGAATTGACCGTAGGCCAAATGGCAGGCCCATTGATAAACTTCATCGCTGTCTGGGTAACAAGGAGTTTCTATCAAAGAAAGATCCTGCAGTCCCATTGGCTCAGCTGCATTAGTTGGTGCTAGGGTAAACACTGGAATGCCGTGAAACACAGATTCTACAGCAGCCACACTGTTAAAAGTCACAAGTGCGAACACATCGTCATCTAATGCTTCCTGTAGTGTGTTGTGCTGTATTCTATCTATGCGTTTGGCCGCACGATCCCTGATTTCTATAGGCCTGTCAGTGTGTTTACGGATAGTGTCAACGGTATTCTGCAGCCATAGATCCATGTCGTAGTCGTAGAATCTCATTGGCTTATCATCAGGCTTTGCGATTAATATTTTAGATCCTGTTTTTTTCCAAGGTGAAATTGTTTTCTTAAAATTCTTAAATCTGTCATCAGATCTTGGTACGACATGTTTGTGTTGTAGATCGTTCTTTACAATTCTGTGCCAATACTTCCAACCATTAGGATTACTGGCAGTTATCTCGTTGCCAAAGTATCCTGTGTCTACGTAGTAAAATGTTCTACCATCGGCTAAACAACGATGTATGATTTTTTTCTTGAGTATGCCTCTAAGCACAATAGGTTCAGAACTGGCATCATAATCGAAGTCGTTGGTATTGGTGACTTTTTTACCACAACCCTGTGCCAACATATTAATATAGGGATCCTGGCCGTCTTTGCTGAGGAAGATCATTTTTTAATTCTAATTGAACATTGCATATGTCTGCTTCGCAGCAAGGGTTCGAATTCTCGATCGTATTCAATTACCCATTCTTTTAATGCTTTAAATTCACCGTGTTGCCATTCTAGATATATTTCGTGACCGCCCCAAGGATACAATTCGTCGAAAAGTATAATTGTGCCTGGTACGATAAACGGATTTAACATAGTTAAAATATCTCTAGCACTCGAATAAAGATCGCTGTCAATATGAATGAATTTTATTTCAGATTGATTATTCTGTATCCATTGAGGCAATGTTTCTTTAAAAAATCCTTTTACTAATTTAACATTCTTACCAAATTTAGGTAGCTCATCAATACGAAAATGGCCTTTTGGATGGGAGGGTTCTGTTTTAGAAATCGTAAACCAATCTTCAGGTAACCCCTCGAAGCTATCGAATCCCCATACTACTTCAGAGGGAAAATGATTCGATATCATTCTAAGGCTTTTTCCTTTCCATACACCAAATTCTAAAATTGATCCACTTATCATTGGCAGATCTAAAACTTGATATAGGTGCCATTTTCTATCAATACTCACTCCTTCATACTCTTCATCTATAACTGTGAAATTATCTAGAAAATTTTCTGAAAAATTAAATTTATTTGTAATCATAGTCCGTGCTGTAGACAGTAGTCAGTGTAGATGCGTTCTCGGTGCCATTCGTCACCCATCGGAGTAGTAGCAAAATCATGAAAGCTAGGAGTTCCTAGAGTGTAATGTAGTAATTTTGCTCCAGGGTTGGCACCGTACTCGTCGGGTAGCCAATTCCATTCGATGGGTAATTGTCCCACTAGATTAGCATCTAACCATGTGAATCTGTGCAAGGTAGCACCGGTAGCAGACTGTATAAAATCGGTAGTTACAGATCGGTTAGCAGGATGTCCGCAATTCCAAAGTATCACACTACTCCAATTTTTACAAGGATAATTTTCATTTTTAGAACCGAGATATTTTTCAGTCATTTTAGTTTTATAATCATGTTTGACAACCATAACTGCTTTTGACTCGTCTCGTAGTGCCCATAGTTTTTCAATGTCATCACGCAACAGCATGTCTCCATCCATAAATATTGCCCAACCCTTGTATTCCATGAGATGAGGAACAAGGAAACGACTATAGATAAAATGATTACTGCCATCTGTGTGCTGTTCTTTATAGTCTTTTAATATGTTTAGAGCTAATGGTGATATCGATACTGGCTGGCTTGAATGTCTAATGATACTATTCGTGCATACATGGTATGCTATGGCTTCCCGAGGATCGTATCCGATAAAAATTGGTATCATAATCTTTCTATATCCTCTTCTATGCACTGATCTCCGTATTGTATTTCTACAACTTTCAGAGGCTGGTCGGTTTCATTGCATAATTTATGCCATTGATGTTGGTTAATATGTATGTGTTGAAATCGAGTAAACTCGCCTAGCAGGTCCATATCTGTAGATTTGTCGACGGTATAGACAGTGGCTGTGCCTTCAGATACAAACCAATGTTCTGCTCGATTTTGATGGCGTTGCATACTGAGACAGGTCTTAGGTAGTACTGTAAGTTCTTTGACCTTAACTTCTCGATCTTGTTCATGCAATACCCGATAGTAGCCCCAGGCCCTACCAATCTTAGGAGCCTTCCATTCTTCTAATATCCACGAACTAGAATTGGCCTTGTTAAATCCGCCAACACCGAATGCAAATTCAAGATGGTTATCTTCAAATTCCATCTCTGGTATATTAGCATCTGTGCGATCGCCGCCATTGGCAAACACAATCTTATGATCTGGCCATGTCTGCCTGGCTAACTTTATAGCCTGTTTGGCGCTGCCATCATCGTCATTAAACTCTAAAACAAAATCTACATCTTTGATATTTTTGACGATATTCATGCGTTCGTCCCAAGGCATAAATGCTCGGCCTTTTTTACGAACTAACCACGCATCAGAATTAACACCAACAACTAGCGTGTCTCCTAATTGTTTTGCTGCACGAAAGTAGGCGATGTGCCCGGAGTGTAGAGGATCAAATCCTCCTGTGACAAGTACTAAGGTTTTCATGCAGATATTTATCTGCACATATAATGACTAACTTAAAAGATTGGCTTGATAATATGAGGAATTTTTCAACCATTGATAATAACGTTCGAAACCTTCCTCTATGTCTATCTTAGGATCAAATCCGAAATCTTGCCGTGCAGCAGAAATGTCTAAGGCACCGCGACTAGGAAAATCTTGATCTTTATCACCGATAGCAATACTACCATTGCCAACTAATTCCACCGCTAATTGTGCGGCTGCGTACAAGGTTTTACTATGGCTTTTGGTTATATTGTATGTTTTGTTTTTGGTCTTTTCACTTAACAATGCCTGTACTATACCCTGGGCTGCGTCGTCAACGTAGGTGAAATCTAAAGTTTCATGAATGCCGTTTACCTTTAATACACCGCCTCTCATGGCAGTAAGCAGAAACTTTGAAATAACACGATCCTCAACATCTAATGGTCCATACACCGCACTAGGTCTAAAGATAGTATGATCGATACCTTTACGTTGGTAATCTCTCACCAACCACTCGCCTGCCAACTTCATTATACCGTACTGACCCTGTGGACGGCAAACAGCATCTTCTTTGACATAATCTTTAAAATCACCATAGACCATACTGGAGCTGGCATACAGGAATCTCGGACATTGGTATTTCACACTGGCCTCTAATAGGTTCAGTAGTCCTTCACTCATAACTTTAGCGCCTTGCGCAGGATCAGCATTGACTACTTTTTGCCGGGGAAATGATGCTAGATGTATAACTGCTGAGGGTCGATAGTGTCTAAACAACCATTCTACACTATCTCTTTCGCTGATGTCAACGCGATGTATTTTATCAGTTGTGATTAAGTTTAATCTTTGAGAAATTAGATAATCGATTTCAGCCTGAGGTATAATACCGTAGTTGGTTCTAGTGTCAGTAATTACCACTTGTTCACCAAGATCTTCTAATTTCTTAACTACGTGGTGGCCTATTAATCCTAGGCCACCAGTTACTAAAATTGTCATAGAGTAGCGTCTTCTAGTCCTGCGGTTCTAAGTTTGACGATATTACTCAACTGCCATTGCTTGATATCTAAGGCTTTGATAATGCCTAGCCATTTATTGCGTAGCAGAGCAAAGTCATTGATGATCTTTTCAAAATCTACAACATCAGCTTCACCTTCCACAAACTTTTCACAGTCTCTGGAACTGAGCTGACGTTGATAGTTTTCGAGATATTTACGAAAGTGTTGACTACGAAGTCTACGAAGTTCGATATTGAGATATTCTAGGATACCCTCAATTTCTTGCAATTGATTGAACCGAGTTTCTACGATGCCAGGCATCTGCGCAGAGGCTTTCTCGATGCTTCCCGTTACACGGACATCTTGTTTTGCTGAAAGTAATTCAGCTTCATAATAGGCCACGGCATCGGGAATATTCGAAATATCCTTGGAAACTCGATCATACCAATTCATTTATTCCTCGTCGTCTTCGTATTCTTCTTCGATTTCCTCACCATCAATAGCATATTCGATGGCATCGTCTAGATAGGGATCTACTCCTTGCAGTGACTCTAACACAGAGTCTTTGATACCGTGGTCTAATAGTGTGTTAACAAAATCAGCGGCAACATCAGCTCGTTGTTTTTCTGGAATATGACCAATCACTACATTCCATATATCGGCGATTAAATCTTCTTTCATTCGGCTTCCTCCAAGTCTGGTTCAACTGTAGTAGTTATCTCAGAAATGGATTTTTCACCGTGTTTTGATACATCTGCCATGGCCTTGTCAAGACCGAGATTGTCATTGCGTTCCCAAGCCTTGCGGAATTGTTTAATGATCTCGCCATCGGCAGTGGTATAGACTAGGCTGTTTCCTTCTTTCTTGAGCATGCCTTTGGCTTCGAACAGGTCGACCAGTCCACTATATGGATTCATACCTGTTTCATAAGGAATCTTCACCTGCACTGATTCAAAAGGTTTAGCATATCGTGTTTTCATAACCTTGCAAGCAGCACGGATACCTTTGACCTCTGAAATCTTGTTACCGTCTTCGTCTTCTTTGAGTTTCAGCTTACGCATGGCCACTACGATTGAACTGGCGTAGATAAAACCCTGACCACCGCTGATCTTGTCATCTGGATCAAACATGTCTTGGCTGGCATAGGTATGATTAGTACACACCAAACCGATATTAAGACTACCAAACATGTTCACACAGTTGCGAACCAGTGCCGTAAGTGCTTTGGGCTTACGGCCCATGTCACCTTTGAGATCCCCGGCTTCAAACTGATTAACATCCGTGGGAGTCAGTAACATTCCAAGACTGTCTATCACGAACAAGATCTTAGGACGTGTGGCTTCATCCATGGATTTATATTCTGCTACGAACTCCACGATGGTCTTGGCCACATCATCGATCATGGCCATGTTCAACTTCATCAATTTATCTTCTGAAGTGTCTACGCCTAAGGCTTCTAGCCAATCTTTATCTAAGGCGTTTTCTGTGTCAATCAATATAGGAAATATGCCCGATGCCTGTGCGTTCTTGACCAAGTTACCGGCACAGATAAAACTCTTGCCTGCACCAGACTCACCAGCAAACACAGTGACCTTACCTAGGGGAATACCTTTGTAAAAATCTCCACTGATCAAATAGTTCAGTGCGAAGTTGTTGGTTGAGATCCAGTCTACTGGATCATTGAAGCCAATACTAAGTCCTTCGATGCTCTTAGTAATTGACTTTCTAAATTTAGAAATATCAAATGCTTTTGCCATATTATTATCCTGTGATGAGAAGAACTCGGGCGTAAGAACTACGTCTCATTGGCCCGAGCCGTGTTAATTACTGCTTTTGACGATTGCGAATCATTGCAAGAATATCTTGCGCACGACTAGCACCTTCTGCGGTTGCTGCTGCTGGTGCTGCTGGTGTTGCAACAGGAGCGGCCTTTGGAGCAGGAGCATCATCTGCATCTTCATCAACTGGTGCTGCACGAGCAGCGACCTTGTTAGGATCGCCAGTGGCCTGTCCCATGCCTGCTGGTTTGAAATATTGACCCCAACGATCCATATCGTAGGCTTCGCCATCTACAGATGCTTCAAACATCTCTTTCATGACCTTGAGCTCAACATCTGTGGGCTTCTTAGGAAGGAACCCACTTAGATCAAAAAGTCCGTGACTGTCAATGGCTGATTTTTCAACATCGCTCAAAGCACGTTCTCTGCGGCTCCACTTTGATGTAGAGTAGTCAGCAAATCCGCCTTTAGATGTCTTAGCAATACGGAAGTCTAGACCTTTCAGGAAGTCTGTTGGCAGTTCATCTAGTTCTGGATCCATCAATGCCGAGCGGATGATGTTGTAGATCTGAGGACCAATGATAAATCTACGGATTGGATTTTCTGGAATCTTATCTTCCTTGATTGGATCTTCAACTACAAAACCTTGGAAAATGTATGAACGTTTTTTCCAATACTTACGACCCATTTCTTCTAGTGATTTGTCCTTGAACCAACCACGTACCTCTGCTAGGATCGGGCAAACTGTACCGTCGTTGTACATTTCAACGCAAGGGACTTGCACTTGAACTGGACGACTGTCTGTTTCACCTTTGATACCTGCGAACGGCAATTTGATCATTGCTCGTTCTACCCAGAAAAATGTGTTGTTGGGATTACCGTCGGGTAGCAAGCGAATTACTGCTTCCTTACCTTCCTGCATGTTCCAGTGTGGGTAAATTGCGTTGTCTCCACCGCCGGTGGATTGTCCTGTGGACTTTGATTGTGCTTCTTGAAGTTTAGCACGGATTTCTGATAATGTAGCCATTTTAAATGCCTCCTTGTGTTATGCCTAAAATGTTTATATGCCTTATGCACATGTTTTATTATGCGCTTTTTATTTATCAAGGTCAATGATTATCTATGTGTTTTTTGATTTTGTTTTGCCAAAAGAAAAAGTGGGTCAAGCCCACTTTTCCTTATACTTGGCCAGTGCCAGTTGTCTTGCTCGCCATAATCTCCATACTACGTAATCAGATAGATCATCATCTACTATCTCGCCAAACTTGCGTGACTGGAGATTACGACCAAAAACAATCTCATCATCTATGACAAGACTGTTTTGTTCTAGATCAAGATTACTTAGCTGCTGGCTTTGCGTCTGCCTTAGCTGCGTCTTTCTTAGCAGGTTCACTTTTGGCAGGCTTCTTTTCGTCCTTCTTGGCATCTGCTTTAGCTGGAGCGGCAGCAGGAGCGGTTGGCTTGGCTTCTTCTTTCTTGGCAGGTGCCTGAGCAAATGCTGATACTGCGAACAACGATGCTACTACGATTGCGATTGATTTCATTTTAAAGTTTCCTTTAGTTATATACAGAAAACTATCTGTATACTATATATAACGTCTTTGTGCGTATTTTCGTTTACATTTGATTTAGCCAAAAGAAAGGGCACCGAAGTGCCCGATCTAACTGCGACGAAACTTTAATAGCCTGCTAATTCTCTAATACGAGCCAGTTCTGCGATCTGTGGATCTTGTTGTTGTGGAGCCATGCGTTCGACCATTTTGCGAGCAACCATTTCTGCCTGTTCACCAAACTTCTTGCCTACCATAATAACGACGCCTTCTGGGCCTTTGGGGAATGTACCTGAATCACGATCATAGAAGCTGTGAATAAATTCTGCTAATTCTTGTACGTTCATTTTAGACTGCATGCCTCGCTGTGCTAGTGCTCTAGCACTATCTTGACCTGTGCGGTTTGGATTATTGGGCTTTTTAAAATTTGACTTTTCATCGTCATCAGTATCCCAAGGAGGAGATTTTTCATCATCCTTTTCGTTATCAGCTTCGCCCATACCTAGTTCTTTCTTTCTACGTGCTAGCCCAGCGGAACTCGTTGGCGATTTTGTTTTTTCATCTTCGAGATCCTTCAAAGTCAGTGGATCATCACCTTTCTGTTTGCGTAGATATGCAGGAACATCACTTTTATTTGGGCCGCCGGCCTGCGTAGATTCCTGTGGCACTGGTTCTTCTGCAGGCACAGCCGCTGCTGCCGGATCAACTGCTACTGGTTCTTCTTCCGGGGCAGTTTGGTCACCTCCTTGGGCTGCTTCCGGCTCTGTTACCATATCACCAAAATCCAACTGCTCTAGTATTTCTGGAGCATTGAGTTGTAGCCAACTCTGTATCTGTTCGCGCATATCTGTGTCAGAATCTTCGACTGACAGTTCTTTGATTCTTTTGTATAACTCAGGATCTTCAATTATGCCTTTGAGACTCTCTATAGCATTCGTACCATCTACACCTGCTGGAAAAGGTTGGCTGACCAATTCCTGTAGTTCCTGTACTGCTGTTGCCTGTTCATCTGGATCTTCTGAAGTAATAGCCGATGCTTCTCCAAGACCCATAACCCATGATTCAAACTGATCAAATGGATCGTAGGCATCTTCACTTACTTCAAGATCTTCGTTGGCTATTTCTTCTTGTGTCATTGCGACTATGTCGTCGTAGCCTATGGTGTTTCCTTCTTTCATCAGTCTATACAACACAGGAAACACTGATGCGATATCTTCTTTGAATGATTTTACAGTGAATTTTTCTTTGAAATCTTCTACCACGTCCTGTGGAATTTCTTCACTGTCATAGGCCTGGAAGTTTTCTTTATATGCTTCATAATGGCTCTGTTTGCTCAGTGCCTTGATCTGCTCACGCAGTTGATTTAGATATGCGGTTGATCTTTCCACGACTGAATTAGTGTCCGAGTTCATTAGATCGTTGCGTACCACATAGTTGCCGAAACTTTTTAACTGTGCGATTTCTTCGCTCATGCCAATGATGCTTTTGCCTAGATCGTCATAGGGAACTCCGCCATTGGCCACATGTCGTTGCATGGCTCTTGCACCTGCTAGATGGATGAACGGATATTTAAATCTTTCACCGTCTTGATTTTCCACAAACAAGGCGCCGATGTGGCGTGTTCTTGCACCAGGTTGATTTTCATCCATGACCGCTTGATTGTGTTTGATAATCAATCTAGTATCCATTAGTTTTTGGTAGCTCATGGTTCTGCTGCCATACATGTTGCTTTCTGCCATCATACTTTCTCCGACTGGTTTTTGTATAGTGTTCTGCTTGGTCTGCTTGGGCTGTGAGTTCTGCACTAGAAATTCGTAGTCCCTGCGATCCAGATTATCTTTGGCAATGTCTCTGGTATCGAAACTCAGCAGTCTGCGTTTAGCGAACTGGCGTAGTTCTTTGAGAAACCCGTACCAATTGACCTTTTGTTTTTCATCCATACCTTCAGAAATACCGTGGCTGAAATACACCTTCATCGAGTTAGGCTCTGCAAGACTGATACTGACATGTCCTATGGGGGTCTTTCCTTCCATGTAGTCAAAATCAAAAAATCGAGCTTCTTCAGGATTAATGGTAATTTCCCCGGTTTCCGCGCCTAGTTTAAGGCCAGAAAAGCGGCTGCGTACCTTGTAGAATAAATCTGTTGCTATGTTATTTCTTGCGTCCATAAGTATATTTATCAAAGGCCCATGCTAACAAAGATTGGCATAGGCATGCTTTCTTCGGAGACTTTTTCAGTCATTTTATCGTAGATCTGTGGATCCCAATCAGCTAACACATCGGCCATGCGTATGATTAACAGTGTGCTGGATACGAGATCGTCGTGTTCACCGCTTTTGGCCTTGAAACCCAACCCTGTGGCCACAAAGGTCTTGAGTTCTGAAATCAAGGGCTTTGATTTCAAACTCATTTTATTAGTTTCGATGAGATTTTTTAACTGACTGCAGGCAGTGATCTTTGAACGGTGCGTGGTGTTGAACCCTTTTCGGAACTTGCGTATGTGTCCTTTGCGTATAGGTTCGCTGAGAAACAGACCGTAGAAGTTTTCTTCGCCTATGTCGTTGATCACTATCAACGCAGCTTCACCGAGGCTGTTGTTTTCCACTGAATAATAGATCTGCGGTACACCGCCCTGTTCTTCTCCACGGTCGTGTATGTATCTCAGTATTTCCCGCATGTGTTTGACCTGCTGCTGCACTGGAGTCTGGTTATGATGCCATTCTGCTACCTGAGTCATCGTAGGCATTTCATAGACCTGTATAGCACCATAATCTCCACCAGTGCCTAGGCTGGGATCTAGAGCCACTAGATAAGTGGCCTTGTAGTCTACGTCCTTGTACCAGCGTGTCTGTCCCATGGTCATCACAGGATCTGAGCCGGCGAGCTCAACCAGTTTCACAGAGTTGATTAGGGTTTCATCAAAAATCAAGAATTCGCATTCAAACTCACGGCGGAAACGTTCTTCACCAATTTTAGATCTTTCTTGGTTGGCCCAGGCATCATCTCGATCTGGATGCTCCGACCAATGAGCTGTATATGAAGCAAATCCGTTTTGTCCTACATCAGCTTCGTTACCAAACTCATCAAATTTTTTGTTAGCCTCGGCCCATATCAACGCAAACTGATCTTCGTCTGAGTTTGGGGTTGATGTGATTATACACTTACCGCCAGTGGCTAGTGTAGGGCTTAATGCAGTCCAGAATTCTTTGGCCTTTTCGGGAGGTTGCACGAACGCAAACTCATCGCAGTAGATCAATGAAAGAGATTTACCACGACCAGTGTTTTCTGTTGTAGTTGTGGCCTGTATCCTAGCACCGTTGTCATATTCAATGGTGTTTCTATTATATGAATACACACCTGCACGTATGAAGTCTGGTAGATTTTCGTAGCCAAATCGATATCTATCCATGATGTCTTTGGCACCTTCATATTTGTGGGCAGCTATCAATACCTGACAGTCTGGTATGAACATGGTGTACCAAAGCAGATAGCCAGTAGCACAGGTGGTCTTGCCCATCTGGCGAGGCAGCATGGCTATACACTGTCTATTGGTGTGTATGCTTTTTATCAATCTTTCTTGATATTCGTAGGGTTCGAAATTAATAGCGCCACGAGTTGGATGCTGTATCTTTAAAAAATTGGTGCAGAAATACAAAGGTCCTGTAACAGGATCCAAGCAGGCTTCAAGATGCTTGACCTCATCCATTGTGTATTTGGTCTGAGCGTGAGCCTTTTTAATCAGTACGCCGTCGAGTGATTTTCCCATATGTTTATTTAATGAAAAAAATAGGCTCCGGAGAGCCTATTTGGATATGTAGATATAATTAAGTTGTTGGCAGAGTGGTACCGTCTATAGCAGTCACTGTGACATCTGTGTGAGCTGCTTTTGGAGTAATGGGTGCTTTCACTGTCAATACTGCTTGTGTTTCAGCGCCTTGTGTTCCGTCATAGACTCTGTAACTCCTAGTGAATATGTCGCCTGCCCCAACTGCTGTACTAACATCGGTCACATAATCTTGATAGCCTTTGGTGATACCACGAACCACTAATTCTTCAATAGCCAACGCAGTTGTGCTGGTAGTAGTAGCTGAGCCTAATGTTTCGTGATCTGAATTTTTAGCAACACCACCTGTGGTTCTGCCTTCTGCGATCAAGAAATTTTGTACGTTGCCCAACACAAAGGCATCTCTGTCATACTGCACGGTAAATGTTAGAGTAACTGTGACATCGTCTGCATTATCTAATGCGCTTGGGCCTGTAGATTCTAATTCTTCTATGTCTAAGATTCTAAAATCACCACCACGACCTAGATTTTCTAAAATTCCTTGCCAGCGTAGATTGCCTCGCGCTCTGCGTTGACCGTTAGCTAATGTAGTGTTTTGTGTTGCAAATGCACTGCTGTCTCTGGTTTCTACACCGCCTGCATCTGTGTCAGCTGCTGTGCTGGAATATCCTGAGAGATCGATCACAACACGGTATAGGCCTGGTGTAAGTTGATTTTCGTTTTGTTGAAATCCTGATGCCATTATTTCGCTCCTTTAGCTTCTGCCAACCGTTGCATGAGTTCTGCACGTATGCCGGCACGTAGTTGTTCTTTGCTTTCATAAGCGCCAGCTGCCATAGGGTTGTCACCACGATATGGTTTGCCACTGAAACTTTTCTTTGGTCTGTTTAGATCATCACCTTTGTTCATCACATCGGCAACGGTCTTGTAGCCTGGCTCACTATCATCCACACTGTTGCCGAACGCTTCGTCTTTTTCTTTTTTCTCTGCGTCATGGTCATCCATGTCGTGATCGCCGTCGTCATCTCGATCTAGAGTTTTGATCAAAGGCTTTTCGTCTGCATGATCTTTTTCATGTGCATCTAGATCTCCGCTGTCGTCATAGTCGCTGTCCATTTCTCCGCCTGGCATGTCATCATTGTCCGAGTCTAGATCAGGCAACATCTTTAACGGACCTTTGTCTAGATCTCCAAGACCACCTAGTGGAGGCATTCCCATAGGTTTGTCCATAGGCTCAATACTAATGCTTGGTGGCATCGTCGGTTTATCCATGCTGGGATTCACCTTGGTGACCAGTTTCATCAATGACTCGATGTTGTCCATGCCTTGAGCATTTAGATTGATGCTCATTGTAGGTGGCGGTGTGTCTGGCTTTGGCGAAGTCATGCTCATTGGCGAAGACATAGGCGGTGCCATTGGCGCATCCATGCCGCAACCTCCTTCATTGGTAGGTTGATCTAATTCACGCATGCGTGCCATTAATTGATTGAAATCCATGTATTAACTCCCTAAGGCGCTTCGAGCACCTGCTTTGTCTTGTTTGCCCTTGGGCAGTTTGTATTCTACGTTGATGCCATCCTTCTTGCGATCTTTGGCAGCTTTGTTCAAATCTTTTAAGAAACTCTTGTTGAAATCATCACCAAAATAGTCTTTGTGTTTGATTTTTCCTGTGCCTTTTTCCATGTCCTGTTCATCTAACAGTGCATCTCCTGTAGGCTCATTGTCCATAAACAGCTGATCTATTTCTGTAGGTTCATTGCTACCACGCACACGGAAACAGTCTTCGGTGATGCCAGATCCTTTGATCATGTCAGTGATTTCCGGAGGAGTTACTGGGTATTCTGTAACCACTTCGAATACAGTGACTTCCATGTTGGACTTGCCAGGAAAATCTAACGGAAACTTTTGTATAGGTGTTGTGCTCATCTTTTCAAAGGTTACCACCTTGCAGCGTTCTAGCTTGGTCTTGAGACTTTCCTGAAAATTCTCAGGAATTTCGCCAGCAACCTTAACCTTGAAGCTGTAGATTTTTTTGTTTTCAGTGAGATATTCTTTAAAAGTTTTCATACTTGTATTTATGCTTTTCCGCTTAATTTTTTCAGTAGCTCATTGCGGTCTGTGATCACATATGCTGCACCGTTGATCACTCCGTCCTGTTCATTGCCTGCGTCATTGTCTATTTTCAGCTTCTTCAGTTGTAGATCTACGCTTTTGAGTTTTTTATCTATTTTGTTGGTTTTAGCAGTAATAGCATTGCCCATCATGCTGGCAGCTACTTCGAATATACGACCAGCATAACGAACTTCTACGTTCATGCCTAGGTCCATGAGATCATCATAGGCAGCTTCTGCTTTTTTTGCCAGTTCATCCAGTTCTCGATCATCCAGCTCATCTAATTCTTTGATCTGCGGCAGGCCTCTGGTGATTTCTGCTACTCTACGATAGCTGTCATCTAGACTCTGCACCTGTTCATGCGTAGGTGCTTCGACTGGCGCTTCCGCTAGAGATTCGGTGGTTTCGAGATTCAACAATTCTTCAAGTCTTTTGGTCATATCGTACTTATCTTCGTTTTGTGCCCTGATGGAAAATGTCTGTTTCGTTAATCACACGAAACTTGATGTTCTGTTGTTTGCACCAAGCATTAGCAGCTTCCCATTTGGCCATATTTTTTACATACTGCTGTTGATTGTATTGACTCTTACCCACAGCTTCTCTGAAGGTGTGATTAGAAGGTTTTACCTCCACAACTTCTGCGTGTTTAGTACCGTTCTTATCTTGATATACAATAAAGAAATCTGGCACATATATGGTACTGCGACCAGTTAATGGATCTCTATAAGGTATCTTGATGCTTTCGCTAGCCCAATTCTGTACGCCTGGATGTTCATCTAGCATTCTCATGAACACAAACTCCCACGAGCTACGAGCCAATGGAGTTTTTAATCCCACATATTTGGCAGGATTTTTCATTTCAAATCGACCTTGTGCGAATTTGCCCATTATGCAGCTATGTTTCTAGTCTGATTAGGTTTAATATCTGCAGTTCTGAAACCTAAAAGGCTGGTAGGTACTCGATTGTTGTTTAGTATCTCACCCACTAATTGGCTTAGGGTGTTTTTGTTCAATCCTGTAAGTGTGTCTAAGATCTGTGAAATGGGTGTAGAATCAATTTTTGCCTGTCGTAACAGAGTCATAGCCACGGTAGCTGCTGCATCCGAATCAAAGCCTGCACCGGTAAAAAAACTCACAGCGGCCGTGACGTCGTTGGCTGCGAACTCTAGTGCAGCTTCGCCGTAGGTATCAAAATACAGCTTGGTGCCTGCAGCACTATCTTGGATTTCAAATGAGGGTAGATTAGTTGCCATATTACGCTACGTTTCCTGGATCAGAAGGAAAATCTCCTACTAATGGTCTTTGGGTCGCTGAGGTAGAAGGTGAACGATTAGCACTTTTAGGAAACACAGCTCCTACTACTCCACCTACGGTGCTGATAGCTGAGGAAATATTACCCGGATTGCTGAGTATATTAATAGCTTCAGATTTTAATTGGGCCGATGATAATGACTTGATATTTTTATAAGTGTTGATTGACGCTATCGCTGTGCTGAGAAATCCACCCGGACTGTCGAAGGCTGCGCCTGATCCTAGATTACCAAATATCTGTTCAAGGCCATCTAATACCCCACCTTCTCCGGTAAGTGTAGCAACACCACCGCCTGCTACTGATATAGGACTTGGTACTGAATCATAGTGCAGTGTTGCAAATCCTTTGGGACTATTATAGGCTACCTGACCTGCTGAATATTTCACTGATTCATACTCTAAAGTCATTGTGCTTTCTGCGAATTCGCTAGCAGAGTAATCCATGTTGCCATGGCTCCAAGTTTTAATTTTCGGATTAATCAATGTATAGCCCAGAAATCTTCTACGAGCCATGGTATAGATACTAACTGATTTGAAAAATCCAGCGGTAACGTCGTTGTCCATACCATATCGAAAATTATCTTTTGGTGTATCAGCTGCACGATATTTGGTTTCAGAGTAAGCTGATTCTGGAAGTTGTCTATCGGCAATATAATATCCATAGTACACAGCCCACATGGCACTGATAACTCCGGTAGCATCGTCATGCATGGTGATGTTTACTGGTTCGTAATTGAAATTTTTATAGATTATTTTTTTTCTATTGTACTGGTTTTTTACCACACTATCAAAATTATATTTGGGCAGTTCTGCAGTTTTTACAAGTAACCCAACTTCATCGTGATGTTTATTAGAAAATGCTGGAACTCGCATCACATTTTTGTCTATCTCAAATCTTACATAGTAGTTGAACTTGGTGCGAGGAGCCAGCCGCATGTTGCCATCTATGAACAGCTTAGTGGCGTGACGCCAGTTTGCGCTCTGTCCTTTGGGAGTCAATAAGCCTTCGCCGACACCAGTGAGAAATCGTGTGAAATAGTTTGCCATACAAATATTTATGTCACAAAAAAAGCTCGAAATAATCGAGCTTTTCTTGATACAGGGTTAATTATCCCTGTGCTGTTGAAGCGCCTGTTACGGCTGCACCTAAAGTACGTCCTACTGCTGCACCAATACCACCAATTGGGCTGGTAGCTGCTGCACCTGCTGCAAACTGTGATAGATTGTCGTAGGCGATAGTCAGTGCCACTGTCATGTGTTCATTGGTTGAATAGTTGGCATCGCCGTAGTCTGCGTTCTGCACGAAACATCCATAGAGTTCAAATGTTTCTAGAGTTTCTGGAACTAGTGTACCGTTACCACCGTCTAGGACTTCTATGCGTGTGGTAAACTTGTAGTCAATACCTGAACGAGCGGATGCCTGTTCCATGAAATCATATTGTTTCTGGATCTGTTGTCCCACAAGTTTTTGTACTTGACCGCTGGCATCATCACGTAAGGTCAATGTAATATTTTCCAGGGTGTATCTGCCAGCCAGTTTGACTTTGGAGTTATAGACATCTAGTGTCATTTCTTCAAATGACACTTTGGGTCTGGTCACGTCCTGTACCTGCTTGGTAAGTTCTGTGGCAGCGGCAACTCCAAAACCTAATAGTGTTACTCTAAAGCGATATTTTAATTTAGGCATCAACAACACCTGGGTGCTGCCAGCTGCATTGGTTGTTGGGATACCTAAATTATTCAGTGATGTAATTGCCATTTTTAAATTTCTCCTGTGTTCTTGACACGTAACGGAATGTAAATGAACTCAATAGCCTTCACAGGTTCAATTGCAATATCAACATACAATTCGTTGCGATCTATCCTTGACGGTGTGTTGTTACTTTCGTCACAGACAACCGCAAAGTCGTAGAGTGCTCTTAGTCCTACTAGTTCTAACAACAGACTTTCTACAGCTTGTTTGATTTCATCACGTGTGATTTTGTCATTAGGTTCAAAGATATACGGACGAGCCAACTTGTTCAATTGACTACGTAGATATACCACTAAACGTGCTACGTTGATACGATCTAGTGCCGACGCATTTCTTGCACGAGTCTTTTGACCATGTGCCACTAATCCTATTCCGTTGAAGAATGGAATTGGATTAACTTTTAGATCATACAAAGTATCCCGCTGTCCTTCATTTAGCGCAACTGTTTGGAACTCGCCTGTGGCAGCATCAATATAACCCACTGCTGTGGCATTAGTGATTCCACCTCGACGTGTTCCTGCCGGAGCAAACCATGGGAAGCTGACATTGTCACTGAGTGTGATAGTCTTCAACATCATATGGCTGGCTGGAACTACTGCAGGTGACCCAGCGAGGTCAGTGGTAAATCCGTTTGGATAGTAAACTGCACAGTACTCATCATAAGTTACGATACCATCATCACCGTTGTCAGTGACTAGATTAGCATTGGTACCCCATGTGGTCAATGATGTAGCATCTGAAGCCAAACGCAACGGAGTGTCGCCTACCACAAACGCAGTAACACCGCGATCTATATTTAGGTTCACTAGATTGCTTAACAGTTCTGGATAACCAGGAGCAGCTATAATATTGAAGTTACGACGTTCTTCGTCACGTATCTCTTGGCTAGTGTCAACCACACTCTTCAAGGCCTGTGTTACAACCTTGCGCTGTGCTTTGCGACCAAATGATCCCGAACCATCTTCATTGTTACCTGACGCTGTGGTCCAACGATCGGTCCAATATGTTTCCATGCTTTCACCGCTTTGGAATGCTGAACCTGCGAGAGTCGCTGTGCCAGTTCTTGGATTGTCAGCAGTGGTATCAATGTAACTGTTTTGATACTGTTTGACGTTGCCACCACTTCTGCGTAGGTTCCATAGCAACATACCTTTGGGATATAATGCAGGATCCGGAGCATCTGGATCTAAGAAGTTGTTGGTAATTAGATCTTCTATGGTGCTGGCCACTGTTGAAGTACCTGCGGTATTCCAACGTGCATCTGCAAACAACACACCTTCTTCTGTGGTTTGATCTGCTTTGTCTACCAATTCCCAACGCTGTGCAAGATCAGCTATGTCACTTAGATTAGTGTTGTATCTGTAAATGGTTGGATAATTTTCAAGGTCTGCTGTGCTGATCCAAATATCGCCGTTGGCTGTGATGCCGCTCTTGTACGGATTTGAAGCTGCAACTATAGGCAGATAGCCATTTCTTAATGTTGCTGTAGCTGCCTCATAGTAAGGTGCTGTGGAATGACGATATCCTACCCAGGTGTTGCCGTTGTGTACCATTAGATCTACTTCTGAAAAATTAGGATTGTACCATAACTGTCCGTCTTGTGGTTCGTTTAATGGTGCATCACCAGAAGCAGCAAATCTCGGATCTGTGGCTGCTAGAGGCTTCCAACCAGATGCTAAGTATCCGCCTACTGCAGATTGTGCTGCGTAGAAGTTTTCTGTACCTGCCAAGGTATCTATGTTGTAGGCAGTGAACATATTAGCAACTGCAGTGCCAGAACTATCTGCTAGCCTAAAATCACCACCTAGTGTATGACTGATAACAACTCTATTCGACGTGGCACTGACTTCTGTCACTGAAGCCACAATGTTTGTGAATCCTGCTGCGTTGATAGCTGCTGCTATAAGATCTGCATCTGCACTGGTACCTACAGCGGTAAATGAAATGTTTTTAGCTGTGTCTAGTGCCAGCGTGGTCTTTAATGATTCGCTGATAGTAAATGTTTTAGCACCTGCTGAAATCGTACCGGCTTTGATAATGTTACTAGTAATGCTGGTAGCTGCGCCAACACCAATGTTTCTACGCCACAGTCTAAATGTCGCTGTGGTAGGAGTCGTATCAAATCCTGATGTTTCCTTGGCATTAGCCTGTGTGAACAACGCATCTTCTGCAATGCCTGCGCCGCCGCCGCTGCGATCTAGATAATATAGAGCTGCTGCAGTGTCGTCATATATTGGTGCTTCGTAGCTGACCCACGATAGTGTAGCTGAACTCCAACGCTTGGCTCTCCAACGAGCACCATTGTTAGGTTCTGTGGTTTTGATCCATACGCTGCCTGAGGCTGCGCCGCCAACAGTATCTGTGTTTTCACTACGTTTGTAGCTAGGTATAGATGTATGAGGCTGCTGTGCTAGACGTGGGCTTAGATATACGCCTGCTGTGATACCTAGTGCGCTGAGAGCCGTGGTTCCGTCCTCAAGTAAAACACGACCGTCTGGGCCTGATGAATCACTAGGAGTGCCATCAGCTGCTGAACGACCATCGGAATAGATATACAATCTGCCACTAATAGCCTGTGCGGTAACGCCTTGAATATTTGCAGCATTGATAGCTGTAGCTATTGCACCAGTTGTTCCTGAACCACTGATTAGACTATTGTTGACATAAAAATTGTAGCTGACTGAACCACTTACTGCTGTACCGCTAACCACTGGCCAGCTAGCCGACCATTCGTTAGAACCTACTAGTACCCATTCGCCTGCATCGACAGCAGTTCCACCACCGCCAATACCGCCGTTACCTGCTGATTTGTAATAGATCCTTGCATATTCTTCTTCTGCACCAAATGAAGTGTCACCTTCTACTGTGCGGAAAACCACAGCATAGTCGCCGATCTGACCTACCGCTGCTTTAGGCGCATTGCCATCGATCTTCGATGGAAAGTCTGCGTCTGTTAATACTAGTGGAACTTTGTATGTGAATTTTTGTCCGCCTGCTACTGTGGCAGCAGCACCGTTCCATTCTTGAATACCCCAGGTTGTGGCCTGTGTATCAATCCACCACTGGCCGTTCGTGGGATTCGCTCCCGGGGCGTCAGTCTGTGCTTCTAGTTCATCTAGATCAATATCTGCTCTTACAATAAAAGCAGCGTTGCTTACACCTAATAAACTGTAGGCTGTAAGCAGTCCGTATTCGTTGCGCTCTGAACCATGTACAGGAGTAGCACTGGCTGTTTTCTCAAAGAATGGAACACCAAATGTTTCTGTTAGTTCTCGCTGGCTGGTTATCTTAAAGGCCTTGCCAGCATTGGCCGCTGTGGTACCTAATGCAGTGCCTGTGCCTGCACCATTGGTTTTATCTTGCGCTGTTGCTACTACGATAAGAGGTGTAGTACCAGGTTCTGCTGGTGTATAAAAACTCTCGTCGATTACCGTAACTTGTACGCCTGGTGATTGTAGTGCCATCCCATTTTCTCCTGGTAATAGTTGCTCATAATATTTAGCCGCCAAGTGTAAAAATGGATGGTTAATATCAGGATAAAAGGGGTGGAAAAGGTATAGATACGTTAAATATCTTTATGAGACCAATGTGTAAGTGTGGTGTAAGGCCATGTGCTGTGAACTACAAGAAAAATTCCAAGACCTACTACAGAAGTCTTTGTGAAATATGCATGTCACACGGTGTATACACAGGAGTACCTCGATGGTTACGTAGCGGCTACAAGATGAAATCGCAGTGTGAGAAATGCGGCTTTAGGTCACCGCACGTAGAAGTATTCAGGGTATTTCACATAGACAGCAATCTAGACAACTGCCGTCCTGCGAATCTCAAAACCATATGTCTAAACTGTGCTGGCGTTCTGAGCAAAGAGGGAATTGCTTGGAGACAGGGAGATCTCGTTGCTGATTATTGATCTCACTGTGTCGTAGAGCTCGTCTATGCTGTGATCGTTAATCAAAACATGATCAAATTCTGTGCCTACCCAAGCAGTTTCCGAAGCATGTATCTTACGCATTTTGAGATCCTGATGTGCCCAATTGTAGCCTTGATTAGCTGCCACAGCGGTATCATACCACTCAGGTAACTCACCACGTTGTACCCAGATAATTCTGCCACCTGCATTGCGTATGCTGGCAATTTCATTAGGAAAACGGCAGTCTGAAATCACCACATGATCCTGTGAATTGCGCAGTTTGTTTTCCAAGCTGGCAATCCATATGTCGTCATGAAATGCTTTGCGGCAAACCTCTGTGCCCCAGTATTGCAGCACCCACCGCGGAGTCAGCGTAGGCATATCCAAGCGTTTGGCCCACCATGGATCTACCTGCTCTCGCCATTCACGAGCTGCTTTGGTACGACCTTCCAACATGGTCCGGTCCCAACCGAATACTGCTGCCACCGCATCTTTTAGTGTGCTGGCAAATGATTCTCGTCTAAATTCGTGGAAATTAACCAGATAGTCTGCGACTGTGTCCTTGCCGCTGCCAATAAAACCACATACCCCTATAATCATAAATGTCTCCTTACAAAGACAGTATACTATAGATCGATCACAAGGTCAAGAGTTTTTAACCAATTATCCAAGAATAACCACTGCCGCCGGGCACTAGTTTCATTAGATCATCCACTAGTTTTTCCATTTCTGCAGTAGCTTCAGTTTTCATAGCAGCACCGTTAAGGCCTGATCCGCCCTGTGGTCCTGCTATCTGTGCGAATTTTTCGCGAGCCTGTCCCAGCATCATCTTGCAGTTGGCCAAGGTATAGTCCTTGATCCACTGTCCGGAATATATGTCATCTATGATGGCAAAGTCAGGTTTGGTGTTATATACCTGTATCATCACTGACTCTTCACCTCTGGGACGCTGATGTATGATTAATTTGTGGCTCTGCGGATGCCATGTGAAGTTTATAAAAGACCCAAACATTTTACCTATCAATTCTTGATACTGTGAGAATAATTCATATGTGGCTAATCCGCCCATGTTTGTGGAACTCAAAAGATAGGTATTAGAGTAGGCCAAGTTAAAGGGTTCAAACACAGTACCGCCCGTGCCATTACCTGTTCTAGATCCTACTGAACGACGAAATATCTGTCGAACCTGTTGTATTTCTTTAGGTAGGATATATTCGTTAACACTTTCAGTTAGTGTTAGAAAACAATAACTTTCCTCTACGGCGTTGTCGCTGCGCTGCCGAAATACCGCTAGGCTGCGGTTTAGGGCAGTTTCGTAGTGTATGGGGTCTAGTTCTATGTCGATCATGCCGTCGCCCAGCATAGCCTTACAGTAGTCGAAAACCTGTTGTTTTGCTTGATCAGTTGTGCTCATACTCTTATTTATTGCAGCGGTAAATATATGACTATGCCAAGACTCAGTCTCTACCGGCCTCAAAAAGGCAATGATTACCGTTTTATAGATAACACCATCTGGGAAATGTTCCAGGTTGGTGGCACGGATGTGCTGGTGCACAAATATCTTGGACCCGCTGCCGCTGTGCAGGGCAACACACCCTCAACACCTACATATGCTGCCGACGATCCTTTTAACATACAAGATCTCTTGTTCTTAGAAAATCGTGATCGTAAATATGATCCAGACATTTATCTGCTTAGAGGTGTATATAGTCTTTCAGACATAGATTTCAATCTCAGCCAATTTGGACTGTTTCTACAGAATGACACTATTTTTATCACCTTCCACATCACAGACACTGTGGAAAAAATTGGTAGAAAAATCATGGCAGGTGATGTGATAGAACTGCCGCACCTCACTGACGAATATGCTCTAAACGATCTACAGTATGCGCTGAAAAGATTCTATGTCATTGAAGAAGTTAGCAGAGCTGCCGAAGGATTTTCTGTCACCTGGTATCCACATCTGTATCGAGCCAAATGCAAACCATTGGTAGACAGCCAAGAATACAAACAGATCTTAGATGGTATCGCCAACACAGATGCAGACAAGGGAACCTATAATGCAAATATCACATACTACTCCGGTGACATTGTTACTGGTGCTGATGGTAAGAAGTATGAAGTCGTTCAAGAAGTTACTGGAATAGCACCGCCTAATGTAACCTACTATGCAATAGCAGACACGCTGAAAGATATCATCTCAACCTACAACAAAGAAATGCAGATCACTTCGGCTGTGTTAAATCAAGCAGAAGCAGACGCTCCTAAGAGTGGTTATGACACTAGCAAGTTCTATACCTTACAGAGAACAGACGACGGTACTGCTGAAATTGCATCAACAGATGCCACTGATGTTACTGTAGATGCTGCTACGCAGGCTACTGATGAGAATGGAAATCTTCTTTACGATACGAACGGTGAGCCTGTTTACGTAGGACAGACTGCTAGTTCTGTATTGATGCCCGCAGACGGCGACGGATATAATGGATACCTCACTCGTGATGGTGTTCCTCCCAACGGTGCTCCGTTTACCGCAGGCATTGCATTTCCTATTAACCCCACTGTGGGACAGTTTGCACTCAGAACAGATTACTTGCCTAATAGACTATTCAGATTCGACGGATCTAGATGGCGCAAATTTGAGGACAATGTACGTATGACTATGAACAATCTCGGTGCTAGTGATGTGGGTGCAGGTGACACTTATGCTGGCAAAGATATTCGCCAGACACAAAAGGCCACATTCGTAAACAACACCACAGTAACTACTATAGATGGTCATGTGACTGAAGAAAAACAAAGCCTTACCAAGGCACTAAGACCACAGGCGGACGAATAATGGATTTTTTCTATGACGGACAAATAAGACGCTATGTCACACAGTTTATGCGTGTGTTCATAGGCTTCAAATACAAGGCAGGCGATGGTGATGAGATCAGTGTTCCTGTGAGCTACGGCGACCAGACTCGCCAAGTAGCTGCCATAATCAAAGAAAATTCAGAAAATAAAATGAGTTCAGTTCCCAAGATCAGCTGTTACATCAGTGCTCTAGAAATGGATACGTCGCGGCTCAGTGATCCTACATTTGTTTCTAAGGTGCATGTGAGGGAACGCAGATTCACAGATGCTGCGGGAACTAGAGATTATCAGAATGTGCAGGGCGGCAACTATACCGTAGAAAGATTAGCACCAACTCCTTTCAAGATGACTATGAAAGCAGATATATGGACTTCAAACACAGATCAAAAACTACAATTATTAGAACAGATCTTGGTGCTGTTTAATCCCAGTTTGGAACTGCAGACCACCGACAACTATCTAGACTGGACCAGTCTAAGCACACTGTATCTTACCAGCACTAATTTTACCTCAAGAACTATTCCTGCTGGCGCAGAAAGTGAAATCGATGTCTGCTCCTTAGACTTTGAAATTCCAATCTATATCACTGCTCCTGCAAAAGTTAAAAAATTAGGTATTGTTCAAAGTGTAATTTCGAATGTGTTTATGGAAAGCGGTGACATAGTAGATTTAGAGAGTTTGGTGTACAATCGTGCCAAAGGTTCATTTACCACAACTTCTAACAGATATCGTGTTTTGCTGTTCAAATCCAACACAGGTAATCTCACAGATAATCAATATGACCTAACTCTAGTAAATCCTGACTCGGCGGTGCTGTCATTAGGACTTGCTCAACAGGAATATAAAAATGGTGAACCTATAGAATGGGATCGAATCCTAGAAGTGCAGGGCGGATACGTTCCGGGTAGCGATGTGTTTTTCCTCAAAGAGGATGACACTGAAATCATTGGCACGTTTGTGATCAATCCTCTAGACAGAACCGTGTTGGCCGTGACTCTGGATCCGGATACATATCCTGCTAACACAGACATAGCAAGTGCTATAGAAACTAGAGGCACAGTAGATGCTATCATCGATCCCTACAAGTACAATCCTCTAGAAGTTTATGGTAATCATGCTGGTATTCCTGTAGGTTTGAGATTTTTGATGTTAGATGATGTCAACAACAGTGCGAATCGTGGGGGATTCATCGAATACCCAAGCAATCCTGCAGACAGCACCAATGTGCCTTATCGCGGCCCGCAGGCATGGAGAGATCCTAGCAACGACGATTCGTCATGGGACAACCAGGACGGCACAGATCCTATTATAAAAGCAAATTCGATTATTGAATGGACTGGAGCTACCTGGTCTACAATATGGGATCCCGATGACAACAGTATCGAAGATCCTGATTTTGCAGCCACATATATCCAAAACATTCGTACAGGTATCAAATACAAATGGGACGGCACTCAATGGCTCAAGGCATTTGAAGGTGAGTATGCACCAGGACGTTGGAACTTCAGGATGGTCTGACGCTAAGTACACAGATGCAACAGCGTGCCGGACTGCTATTTTTAGCCAAAACCACAGGTAGAATCCTGTTGATTCTTGAGGATCAACGATGGACTGTACCCACTTTTGTGAGGTCAGGACCGTTGTTGGAAGACAGTGCACCACTGTTCAAAAATTATGCCACGGGTAGGATACTGCCTATTGAGTTGTATCTATCAGAGGATCGAGGATTTGAATACGGTACATATGTGTGTGTGGTGGACCAAGAGTTTTTAAACTCTGCTGTTCGAACTGTGTGCTGGGCCGACCTCGATGATCTTCCTAAACAACTGCACCTGGGTTTGAAAACCACGCTGAACAATCAAGTGATTAGAATTAAAATTGAAACTATCATGGAGTTAGAAAATGTCAAGCCTACTACAGAAATCTAGTAGATTTCAACAAGACCACGAACGATATCTGGCTAAGATTCAACAGATTCCGGAAGGTACATTCAAACAAGAAGTTACTGAACTACTGAACAAATTGGTCTTTGAAGTTAAAAAACTAGACAGTATGCACATTGAAATGGTTATTACTAAACAAATGCCTTCCATTGGCTCGGACATGAGACAAAATATTTTGTCTATTAGACAAAAGTTGGACACTAAACTTAAAAATATAGGCTAGAACTATCTCAATTAGAGAGCGACAAAGTTCTTGACAGTTATAGTTCCCACCATGCCTAGATGGGATTGACACTGATATCTGTAACCGCCTGATATGGAAGACGGAATTTTCCAATACAGCGTTCCGCTGGTTTTGGCCTGGGCCGCTGAACCTGTGCTAACTGCGCCAGTAGTGCTCACATGCACTAGTCCAGTATCGTAGTTTACTCCAGTGCCGTCTTGTATCAAGAATGGGTGACCGGAGGCTCCGGCTAAATTAAATGCAATAGTAGTGCCATTGATAGCGTATATAGTAGGATCATCTGCGGTTCCATACTGATCGAATCTATAGGCCGATGTACCATTGGCAGTTACATCCAACATGGTGATGGCTGGAAGATATATTCGATCTATGGTCAGGGATGCGGAAACTGCATCTGTAAGGTCATCAAATGCACTAGCACCTCCTGATGCTGTGCTGGTGATGGTGATAGTGTCCGTGCCTGCAACTGTGGTTATCGATATGCCGGTGCCAGCTACTAGCGTAAGAGTGTCAGTGGCTGAATCAGCCACAACTGAAGTTTGTCCAGCCACTGCTATGGTGCTAAAACTATCAGATGAGACGCCGCCGCCAGTTGAATTGATAGTAATAGTGTCTGTACCAGCATCGGTGGTGATGGTAATATTAGTTCCTGCTACCAAGGTCAACGTGTCTGTGGCAGAATCTGCCACAACATTCGATTGCCCCGCCACTGCGATTGTAGCAAAACTGTCTGCAGCTGGCGCAGCCCATGTGTTGTCTCCCCTCAGGAACGTGGTCACATTCCTAGTACCAGCAGTGCCTAGTCTCAGCACCGGAACAGTACCCGAATCTAAATTTGTAGCATTTAGTGCAGTAATATTGGCGCCACTGCCGCTGAACGATGTGGCAGTGAGTAATCCGACATCTGATATGGTTGCTGAACTGTTTTGTATAATAGTACCTGTAGTGCCATCATAGCGTATGATAGCGTTGTCTACATACCCGCCGCCAGCACTAAGTACATCGCCAGTTCCTGCTCCTGATGCGCCGGCTGGTCCTGGGGGTCCTGGGGGTCCTTGTGTGCCGGTAGAAGAAGTACTTTGTCTAGAACCATCTGCAAAGACTATTTCATTTCCTACTACCACATCCGAATCAAAGGCCACCGTGGGGATGAATGTAATTGCAGAACTGTCATCGCTGTCTATGACTGTGCCTGCAAAGGTCACTGAGCCTGTGTTTGCTACCGATGAGATTGTGTAAACATCAGCAGTCGAATCATTACTTGAGATAATAGATATACCCGATCCTTCTACCAGCGTAACAGAATTAGGAACTATGGATTCACTGGCAACTGGCACCCAGGCACTTGCGTGTGCGTAATACAGTTTCCCTGTGTCATGTGCGTGAGCTATCATCCCATGATAGTCCACCGCAGATACTTCTGAAACTAAATCCGCCAATGTGTCCCAATGAAATCGTATTCGATTTTTCTGTCCACTGACTTCAATTATTCCTGTAAGATTTAATGTACTGGTGTTAGCATCCCATGCTAAATTTGTGAGATCGTTGACCTGAGATCCTGCAGCGGGATAATAGGCTAATCTTCCAGCAACTCCTGCCTGCACTCCCCCACTGAATCCGGCTGCGTTTGCCTTGGCTAAGAAAGCTGCATTAGTAACATTTGCAAAATCGCTCCTAGCAAGAGCAACACCTCCTTTTGTGATTCCATCAAAAATTCTAAGAGTCTTGGTTTGTTTGTCATAGGCGATATCGCCATTTGACGCAGTTTGTCGATCAAGATACGCAGTTTCTTTAGGATCTACCCTGAGGGTTTTAAAAAAGTTAGAGTTTGACATAGGTATAGTATTTATGCTCTAGTTTAAACAAGTTTCCAGAAATTTAAGTTGATTCGTTCGCTGCTGCTAAGTAGTTTAAAATAGAGGTTATTATGGGTCGATACAGTGATTATATGCGTGACATTTGGGCTATTCAGGCCAACAGAAAAGTCTTAGGAATTACGTTGTTTGGAGTATTTTTTGATAATTCCAAACCGTTCACTCCTGGTGATCAGCTTCAACTAGCAGATGGTGTAGAAACTGCTGTGCAACTATTGTCTCAAAAAGGATATGATTTATTGATTATTTCCGGACAGCCATCAAAGAAAACCAAAAATTTATCTATACAGGATTTTGAAAACATATTGTCTGCTACCAGAGAAGGTGTAGAACGATTAGGAGGCAGAATAAAAAATGCATACTACGCACCCGGAACAGATAAAAATGATCCGTATGTTAAGCCCAATGCAGGCATGTTCGAAAAAGCACAAAATGAAGGTATGGTAGATTGGTCTAAATCTTATTACGTTGGGTTCGAAGCTAACGATATAAAGGCCGCAGTAAAAGTAAAGGCCTTACCAGTGCTTATAAAACCTGCCAACAGTGAAGTAAATGTAAAGGCCTTGGCGTTGACACATCACCTTAAAATTCAAGAATTTCCTAGCCTGTTGGAATTTGCTCAAAGCCTTTAATCATTATAATTGATTAAGAATAGTATCTAATACCGAAAGTATTATGGTCTATTAAGAGTCACATCTAATCCGGTACAGCTTACTTCGTCGGGGTCAAGACTCAACGGCGATGTGTAGAAAGAATTAAACGCCAAACTTTTTCTAATCTTTTCACCCTCATTTGGAGTTACCCAATGGTGCAACCAGCTCGGAAATATAACAAGGTCGTATTGTTTAGGAGTTATAAAAATTTGAGGAGTATTGAAAAAATTAATCTCACCTCTGTGTTGTATAGTACCCTTTTGACGATTGTCTTCAAGAACTACATCGCCAGTAACACCTTCAGGAATACTTAGATAGAAAGTTCCGCTTAATACGGTGTTGTAATGATTATGCATATGATGCCCAGTGCCAGGTGGATTAAAATTCACCCAGCTTTGAGTAATTGCTAACGTATTATCATAAACACCGAAAATATCTTTAGCATATTGATTTAAATGCTGCTCTATGACCTGTGTGAGTTTAGAATTTTTGTATTTTTTAGTCAATACAAGTTTATCCGGAGTCATCCAGTTTCCAGCTTTGTTAGCAATTAAATCTTTAGAAGAGAAATACTCTTTATTGTATTCCCCGATCATTTCCTCGATTTCGTTAACGTCAATTAACTCTTCTAAGTTTACCTGAATGTAGGTAAGTGGAAAAATGTGATTATACAAGTTATTCCTTGGTTAATAGTTTACCAATTTCAGGCAACCACAAATACTTCATGTCTGATCGCTTTAAGGTATCTAGTGCTTCTACGAGTTTTTCAACTAGTGGATCCCCTGCAAGATTGAAACTGGTATTGAATAAAATTGGAACTCCTTTAATTTTATCAAATTCTGAAATCAATTCGTAGTAGTGTTTATTTTGTTCGGCAGTTACTGTTTGAACTCTGCATGTTCCGTCAACGTGTGTAATTGCTGGAATTAAATCTCTCTTGTTTTCCAACACATCAACTGCGTACATCATAAAAGGTGTCTCGTCTTTTGTTCTTAGATCGAACCATTCGCCGGCTTTTTCTGCAAGACAGGAACCAGCAAACGGCCTAAACCATTCACGTTTTTTAATAATGTTAACAATATCTTTTCCGTCTTTGACAGTTGGGTCAAATAATATGCTTCTATTTCCCAGTGCTCTAGGACCAGCTTCACTTCGTCCTTGAAATAACGTGACTATGTTACCTTCAGCAATTAATTTTGCTACATCAGCAGCACTTGTGTCCACTACGGTAAAGCCACTGAAATCTGCATTTTCATAATCAGCTGATCTATCGGGACCTAGATATAAACTTGTTAAAGGTGTTTTGGTTGTATTTTCTGATATCAGTCTGTAAATGTATTGACAGGCCCCCATAACATTGCCGCCGTCGTGGCTCACTGGTTCGTGATAAAATTCAATGTTTGGAAATTCTTTTAAAAGTTCGTAATTTGCTACACAATTAAGCCAATAGCCTCCAGCCATGACAATTTTTTTCATGCCGGTAAGTTCTATGGTTTTTCTTATTAAATCAAATACTCGTTGCTCGGAAGATTTTTGTACAGCATAGGCAAGATCTTTTCTATAATCTCCAACTAGTTCAGGATCATCGTGCCAAGATATATTTCCATTAAGTGCTGTTAGTTCGGCATCAAGATCGCACCTTACGTGATTTCCCGCTGGAAAATTAGGCTTGATAAAACTTCTATTATTAAATCTACCATCGTGGATTTTTATGTTTGGATTAGGCTTCCCGTAAGGAGCCAGTCCCATAGTTTTACCTGCCTCAATGGCGTGGAATCCTAAAAATTGTGTAACAGCTTCATAACTTTTTACTATACCGTGCATGTCAGAGATTTCAATATCTATACTGTCATTTTCTTTCAATGTAAAACTATCAATTAAATTAGTGCCATAATTTTTATAGTGGCACTGGAATTCTGCAGGATAATTTAGAGTCCAAATCGACTCGACCTCCCATGTTTGGTGCATGAGTTCTTCACTTAGTCTACACCCGCTGCCTGCACCATCAATGATTAGTCCTGCTGCTTCATCAAATCCGCTGTTATAAAAAGCAGTGAAAGCATGTGTGAGATGATGATCATCACCTAATTTAATTGTTTCAACCTTTACATTGGGTTGCATTTTCCTAATAAAACAGGTGTAAGCATCCTCGCCAGTCCACGGAACTTGACCAAATGCGTTTCTTGTACCGCAGATGACAAGATAATCTATATGATCTGTATAATCGTAGGCCAGTAACATGCCTGCAAACGGGTTGCCATCATATTTGAGTCTTGATAATCTATCTTCCTCGATATAGAAAATTAATTCGGTATCTTTATACAGAGCCGTAGCACCGTTGTGTCCAACATTTATACCCAACATCCACATAATTTATCCTTTGTCTAGAGTTTTTTTCATATGTTTTTTTATTCCAGCAATTATATCTTTCAATTCGTCTTTTGAAAAATTCATCAACATATCATTTAATCTGTCAGCTTCTTCTGATCCAAAACCTGCAATTCTTATCGGACTATACACCCGTTTAGCATCTTTCTTTTCCACAATATTAAAATGTTCTGGGTACGTGGTGTTTATAGGAAAAGTGGATCCGCAGATCACAGTACCTGGTTTATTAAATGAATAAGCAATATGCTGTCCGACGCTGTCACACCCGATAAAATAATCAGCTGCTTCAATAACTGCTGCCCAAACACGCAAAGGCATCTGTTCGTTTGGTTGGAAAATAGGTAAATTTACCACTTCCAATTTATGTTCGCCCATGTAAACAATATTGTATTCTTTGCTTAATTCAGCTATTAGATCCATGAAAGTTGTTTGTTCAATACTTCTTGAACTGCCATCATATACAATACCAGAAGACATCGAACTACTCCGTCCAAACGGTTGTATTACTATCGTTTTTTCTTTTTGATGTTGTTTTCTTACTTGAGTTAGCACGTCTACTGCTACCATTTCCTCGTGCTTACTTAACACAATCAATGGTTTTTTGTTAATCGACGTTCTTTCGCCTAGAATTTCAAACCAAAAACTCTGTTGTAGGCTGCTTTTTTGATTGTAATATTCGTGATCTCTATATGGCTCGGTCGACATACAGATATTATCCTTGATCAAAGAATCAAATAATCCTTTGTGATTAACATCCCATGCTTTATTCTGTAGTGTAGGGTGTCCAAGATAAAACTCCATTCCGCCCTCACACACTATGCCTGCGAGCTCTCCACGCTTTTCACTTTCCTCGAGCGCAGGGATACTTGCTATCACTCTTCCTGCGCCGCCGTTTATAAAAAATATTTTTTTCATGTCATCCCTTATCGTGCCAAGTATTTATATGCTAGTATTATACCATTAATTTTTTTTCATTGATATATTGTATTAAAATATCGGCATACTCTCTGTGCACCTGGTGATGAAAATGGTTTTTTTGTCGGATTAGATGTGGATATTTTTTAGTTCCCCACGAATAGAAACTTTCTCCCCAATCAAAACATACCGTTGGATCAATACTAAAATCAATCGATTGGTTAGTTGTCAGACAGCAATTAACAAATAGATGTTTGAATCCTTTCATTTTAAGATAATTGTGAAGAGCAATTACCAAGGCTGAGAGTTGTTGTATCTGCAGTTGATCATCCCAAAAATACATAGCACAAAATTCTGTTATCTGATCAGATAGGTTAATGTGTTTAGTATAGTTATTTTTACTCACTACTATATCGTGAGATTGATTTGGATTAATAAAGAAGGTTCCAAAATCATGATACTCCTGATCATGTTGATGTACCGAAATTGTGTTTTGCTGCTTTAATAAATGTTGAAACAGAGGTTGTGCAACTATTTCTTTTCTGAATAATGATGTCCATCCGACTAACACAAATATGTCTTCTGCTCTAGACGTTTTTAAAAATTCTTCTAGATCAAAAATAGTCCTACGGAAAATAAATTCATTTGTAGCTGCATTGTAAGCATTGTTGGTATAGTCAAGATCAAACGCTGTCGCGATATGATTTGCAAATGAATATTTTTTATTGTCAGGATGCCTGCTGTCGTCTTCAATGGCTTCCATTCCAAACACAAATGAATCACCGTTGGCATACAATCTTTTTGGTTGTGTCATGAAAAATCTATGTTAAGAACCGCTCTCACACTTGATTTTGTAGGCGGCTGCCCTGAGTGATATTGGTCGCCTGAAAATAAAACATAGCGTCCTTGTTTTGGTTCAATAGATTGAACTATATTCCATTTTGTAGATTGTTTTTCAAATAGAAAGGTATTACCGTCGCTGTCGAAAGGGTAATATATCAAAACATTGTGCATGATATCTAAATCCACATGCGGTGTTAAATAATTTGTCTCGGGATAACTGTCTGTTTTTTCTTGTAGATTCAATTTCATTCTATGAATATTTTTGCAGGTGAACTTTGTTATCATCAGAAACTTTCGTAAAACATGCGATAGTTCGTAAGAAAATCGATTACAAACTTCATTGTTTTCTATTATCATGGCAGACAATTGTGGATATTCTTGACAATTTTTATCTTGGTTGTCTTCTTGTAATTCCGGTCCTACAGAATAATCACACGACAGGTATTTTAATTTTTTTGAATTAATTATATCTTGAATCGCTATTTGTTCTTCAACAGTAAGTATGTCGTCATAAATGTTACAATAATCAGTTTTTTGTACTTTCATAATGGTATTTCCGATATCAACTTAAAAGATCTATATCTATCATCAAAATTGTGAGTCCATGTATTAATTACTATTTCATCAATCTCAAATTTATTAGTCAACTGCTTTATTTTATCACCTACTGTTTCTTTGGTACCTATAATTGCTTTAGATTTCCATAGATTGATTTGCTTCAATTCATCCTGTGTATAAATGTTTTCGGTCAAAATGCTAGGATCTTGTAATGGTTTTCTTTCTCCTTTTAAAAATCCTATACGCCAATGATATCGAGACCGTGCAATAAATTCTGCTCTTTCTTCAGTTTCTGCTGCCAGTGCCCATACACAAATATTTGCACATGGTTGTTGATATCTTTCGCTGGGTACAAAGTTTTCTCTATAGACATCTAGTGCTTGTGCTAGATGTTCCCCGTCATTAAAAAAGTGTGCGTATGAATATGGTAATCCGCGTTCAGCTGCAATTCTCGCACCGTCTATTCCGAACCCCATGATCCATATGTCTGGACTTGTATGCCCCATAGGATTGGCCGAAACAAGCCCATGGCCGTGAATGCTTTCTTTGGGCAAATCTCTACCTTCGGTCCAATGTAATAGTTCATCTATTTTTTCTTCATAATTTTCATTAGGCATTAAATTAGGATTCAGTGCTCTCGATGCTAATCCGTCCGCACCTAACCCTCGTCCTATTCCAAGATCAACTCTGCCCGGAGCAATAGATTCAATAACTGAAAATTGTTCGGCTACCTTATAAGGACTATAATACTGTAATAACACAGCAGCACTGCCAACCTTGATTTTTTTTGTTACAGAAGCGATTGCAGCTACTAATATTTCAGGAGCAGTGCCTGCTACTGAATTGCTGTTATGGTGCTCTGATACCCAATATCGATGATATCCCCATTGTTCAGATTTTTGAGCGAGCTCTATTGTTTCGTTTATTGCCGCACTCTGCGGCATAATATCGTTTACTGTAGATTGATCGAGAATAGAAATTTTCATAATATCAGTTTTTTTCAGCGTAGATGTTATCTCTTAAAAATTCATAACTGGTAGGCAATGTTTTTATAAAATTCTCTGTATACAGTTTATGCTTTTCGTAATTCATTTTTGCATCTTCTAAAATTTTTAAATTTGTTCTATGAAACTTATAATATGCCTGCACCATTTCTGGTGTAGACATAGATTTAATACCCATGCCTGCTGTAATAAATGTAGCACCCTGCATATCACTCGGATACGTGTTGCTTAAATTTAAATTTGCCAATAAGGTTCCATACCCTCCATGCCGCAATACATATTCATCAAATAATTTAGGTTGATATTCGTTGATTTGTGTGCACCATTTCCAATAAGGTGTGTCTGTTCGTCTTGATAGGCCGTAGTGCATTGATACAAAATCTCTAAAACCTAGCAAAATTATTTCAACCGCATAATTAAATCCATTTATCTCTGTATTTGTAACGTATCCGCATCTACGATTCAATACATCAACTAATCTAATTAAGTTTTCATGTGTAGTTAACAATCCCGTAGATTCTAACGGTTCAATAAATCCATATGAAAGTCCGATGCCTACTACATTTTTTACCCATGCTTTTTTCTTATATCCGTGTTTAATGTCCACACTACGCATAACAGATTCGTCGACTCGATCCTGTCCAAATTTTTTCACTAGATGATTTTTAAACTCTAATTTTGCTTCTTCTTTTGAAACAAATTTGCTAGAGTAAACATAACCGGTGCCTATCCTAGACCATAATGGCGTATTCCAAACCCACCCATTGTTCAACGCAGTGCAATCAGTCACGTTGGTGATTTCACTGGACTTATCAGAATATTCTATCGGGCATGCCCATGCAGAATCGTTGGCCAACTGATCACTGAACGATATAAAATCTTCACCCATCCATTGCTCTAGCAACAGAGATTTAAACCCGGTGCAGTCAATCCATAGATCTGATTTGAGAATTTGACCGTCTACACATTTAATTTGTTCAATATTTCCCTCGGCATCTTTAATACAGCTTTCTATTTCATTGTGTATCAGTTCTACTCCATGCTTGAGAGCAATATTATTTTTCAACCATTGCCCGAACGCTGTAGCGTCCATATGATAGGCAGTATCATAATTAAAATCAAAATGTCTCAGGCGTGATTGTTTATTTTTAGTTTGCCTATTGTGTTTTGCCAATAATGTGTTACTGGTATTATAAAATTCTGCGAACGAATCGGGCGGAAACGATTCAGGATATAAACATGATAATTCTGACCATGAGTTTAATCCATTGTGTTTGTCTTCAAGATCAAATCCTCCAAACGGATATTCAAAATAAGTGCCGTCGTTGTCTCTAAAATTTGTAAAGCGTATACTATTTTTATATGTAGCCTGACAGTCCTTCATCCACATTTCATCAGTTACACCTAACATGTTAAACCATCGATTAATTTGTCCAAGAGTTGATTCGCCTACTCCGATAGTTGCATAATTTTTGGATTCAACAATAGTAATTTTCAAATGTCTGCAGAGTTTGGCCAGTGTGGCTGCTGCCATCCAACCGGAGCTACCCCCGCCTACAATCGTTACATGTTTGATTTCCATTTGTGTGTCCTTATATATTAAACGAAAATGCCTTGCGTGGCTCATCGTTTGATTTTTGAAATACTTCGTGCTCTACCCAGTTGTCCCACATTAGCAATAACCCTGTTCTAGGAGGAATAATAACTTGGCTCTGTAATTGGTTAGTGTCAAATTTTGTGAAGGGCCTTGGATCGTGTATGACCAAAGGCGGAACGTCCTGCCCTGCATCTAAATAAAATGTTCCGCTAAACGTACATTCTTGATGTGCATGTTTTCTTAAAAATGCATGCTTGTGCATTGAACTAAAAAATCCATAGGGTTTAAACATTGACTTTTCATACTCAACACCCTTGGTTTCTATTAGAGGCTTTGCATAATTTTCTAACAGATAGTCAAAAAACTCTAATACTTCTAATTCCGAATTCACTAATACATTAAACTTTTCGTTGGCCAAGGTCGATGGATAGTTTTCTGTACCTAGTAATCCGCTGTCTGTTAAGCTGGTATACTTGTTACAAAGAGGCAACAACTTTTCTGCAAACTCTACGTTAACATCTGATAATACTCGTGTAGGAAAAAAATTGTTTATCTTCATACTATTACTGGCAAACATCCTATATTAACTCCTGGCGCTATATTCGTCTCTAAATCTAGTCCAAGAGTAACTCGTTTTTCAGAATAGTCTTTTAGATTTTTTACATAGTGTTTTCTTCTTCCTGGTCCTAGATAAATCTGCCCTACTTTGTTGACTATTTTGTATCTTACTATATCGTATTCATCAACAAAAACTGTTTCGGTGAATCTGGGTTCTATAGCAACATATCCGTGTGCCATGACTTCGTGATCGTGCAATTTTAGAACTTCTGTATGATCATGATAATTTAACCAATTTCGCATCCACAGATTAAATGTAGGGACATTATATTTTTTACAATATAACGATATACATTCATTTAGATCTTTGTAAATTTGAAAATATGCAGGACTACCCGATGCATAAACAAATGCATTATATTTTTTGTATAGCCATGTAACATTGGGTGTCTCAGATTCTAGTCTATGTTGCAGTGTTTTTGCTATTATGTCTGTTTGATATAAAATTGAATCTATGTTATCTTCTATATACTTTGATTTAAAAAGCATATATGTAAAATCTTCATTGTTTTCCAAAAGTTCAATAGCCATTTTTCAATGTATTCATGTATTGTGTCGCATATACCATCGCAGTGTGTTTTCCATAATGATGCCCGTCTCTTGCTTTATCAACAACATCTATGTTTGGAAAAAATAAAATACGATCTTCATCTAACTTATCGTATATGATATAGTTATTATCTATTTTGTTAAATTCGGGAATAAATGAATGTACGATTCTAGTATTTGCTTTATTAGACTCAACTGCCATGATATTCTTAAAAAAATTTCCAATGTCGTCAGAATCGTGTGGATCATGATGCATTAATCTTTGTTCGTCTGACAACAGTTGGTTGTTATTTTCACGACGATGCAAATAACTCCATTGTATAAAAATAGTCTTTGGTGCTGCGTTTTTTAAAATATAGCAGACCTTTCTGGAAATCCAATCATTGCTGGCTCCGTTTAAACTAATATTAATAATATTGTCTTTGGTTAATGTTGATAATTGTTGATGCCAGGTATGTTCAAATGGTTGTCCTAGTCCTACTGTAAAACTATCACCTACACACCAAATAGCATTATTGATATCGTTGGGCCATTCATTATCTCGAAAACCTCGGCTGTTAAAAAAATAATATATTCTGTAAGGATAATTGGCAAAATATTCTTTATCTAGACATTGTTCATAGCTGTCTATTCCTAATTCTATTAGGCATTGATTAGCTGAAGTTGTCAAGAGCAGATCATTCAACATTGCTAATTGCTCGATGTGAAGTTGCTGTACCAGTCTTTGACTTCGCTAAATGCTTCTTGTGCAAGATTCTGCATATCTACACACTGGTCTTCTTTTTGATTTTTCTTACACCACTTGTTAAATACTTCAACACATTCCGAAAAGTTTTTAATCAACAGTGCCTTTTCTGCTAGGGTCTGTAATTTAATAGGCATCTTAGAAGTAATAATTCTATCTGTTTCTAGACTATCGATCTTATAGTAAACGTCGGAATATTTTTCAATATTATTTCTAAGAAAGTTCTGATTTTCTAAACTTAACGAACTTCTTGTTAGCAATGCCGGCAGTGGTGTGTGATTGTTCAGTAGTTCGTCTTGTGTCGGTGACGGCAATGCTGCTAATTGGTTTTCTGAGTTTGCCAACAAAGGAACTTTATTCGAAAGTCCGCTCATATCACTGATCAGATAGTGGCAACTATTCCATTCTTTCCACGAAATTCCAAATACATCTTTCCATGATTTAGCAGTTTCTCCTGGTGGAAAAATGTTTAGTCTAGAAACAAACTGATCAATGTTTGGCATGTCTTTTTCATAATTGAAATAGCTACTAACATTAAAATGGTCTGACACCCATTTCAAGTATTCAACATATCTATCAAGATAGTTTGTCATGGCTTCGGGGTCAACATGTATTCCACGTTTATATACATCGCTGAATACGTGTATTTTTTCTTCGTGTGTAAACACATTAAGATGCTTTGATTCGTTTACAATGCACCAACTAATGCCGTGTTCAAATAAATTTTTACGTCTAGCACTTATAATATAAAAATTTTCATTTAGATATTTGTAAAAACTTAATTTGTCAGTTAAATTGTCTTCTCTGTTGTTCAAATGATACAGAGCTAATCTACTGGTTTTATAATGATCTGCATTTTTTAGATTATCTACAATCTCTGATAACGGCTGCCAATATCCCCATTGAGATTTTTCTGGCTTTCCCAGGACCTGCATTTGCAATTTTTCATTGTAGTAACTGATTATGCCATTTGTCAGTTCATGCAGATTGATAACAGGTTTACCATAATCGTAGGCCTGCATGATAATTGTTAAATATCTTTGAAGAAAAGTAGATCCTACTCGATCTGGTGTTAAAATAAGTATGTTCATAGTTTTGGTTGCAGTGCTCTATATTGAAAAATGTAACCTGTAAGGTCATTGCGTAAATTTTCTTCTAGTGATATTTCTAAAAACTTACATATTTCTGCTAACAAATAGTCAGCTGGATCGTTTATGTATTCATTATAAAAAATTTCTAGAATTCTTTTATCAAATTCGGGAGAGTTTTCAACAGTCTTATTCAATTTTGTAATAAATTTTGATGTCCATTCGAATTCGTCAAAATGATCTTTTAAATTTTGTATTTTAACTTTGGCGTTTTTAATTTCTGTCTCAGATAACCCGTTGTCTCTGCAAAAAGTTTCGAAATTTATTTCTGTTGTTGACAAAATTTTGAACAAGTAGTTAAATCTGCAAAGTTTTTTTTGATCGTCTGTAATATTAATTTGTACACATTTTGAATTTGGAAAAGCTTCTAAAAATATATTAATATTTCTACAATGAATTGATATTACCTGGGGTACTGAATCTTTGGCTAACGGTGAGATCAACAAATTATCACGAAGATATGCTAAACGTTGTTGTTGAGAAAAATTTTCGTAATTGTTATCTTCAATAATGTCGGTGCCTTCCTTGCTGCCTAGAAAATCTTTATAGAAATTGTTTATGTATTGTATGGCTCTATTGCTATGTCCGGATCCCCTGTTATCAAATTCAAATGATTCACTTTGATCATAGGCAAAATATATGAGAGAAGCTAAAAACCAGCCTCCGGCTCCGATTGGATAATGAACAAACACTATAGGAGCATCTTTTAGATATTTCATGCTTGTATTTACTTTCATAAATTAACCATGCAATTTTAAATTATGTAAATACTCGTATGATCTCACACATACAGATTTATGAAAATGCAGTACCTGCAACGTTTTGTGAACATTTAATAGGTTTATTTGATAAAAATGCAAAAGACATCATACATGCACCTGCTTGGATGGATCATATCGGTATGTATGCCACTCCAGCAAAATATCCAGGGCAGGCAATGTCGTATGATTGGAAAAATGAAGTCAAAATTTTAGATGGTATTCTAGCTCCGATTATTGAAGATTATCGGAATAGAGTAGATGTTCTAAGTATGCTTCCAAAGAAATGTGGCCAGGAAGCGTATAGAATTAAACGTTACAGAAAAAACGAACAAGAATTCAGGCTTCACGTCGATTGTTCTACCTATACCAACAGCAGTAGATTTTTGGCTGTTTTAATTTATCTTAATGATTCGGAAGCGGGCACTGAATTTCCCTTACAGGACATATCTATAACTGCCAAGCAGGGCAGCATCGTGGTTTTTCCTCCTTGTTGGCCATGGCCGCATCGAGGATTGCGCCCCTCAATCGCAGATAAGTTTATTGTAAGCACCTATTACACCTACATCTAATATATGAAACGAATACTTAATTTATTTTCAGTTCCGATATTAGAAACAATTATAACAGATGTTGACAATCTCAACAAGGATTTGATAAGTTCAATTGACGCACTGTTTGCGTTAGATGATTCAAAAAGAATTTTGAGTCACATGTGGAAAAATAATTTACAAACCAATGTAAAAAGCGAACTAGGCTACAGTTCATTCAATCAACATGACATCCTACAGCGTACAGAGTTTGACAGTTTATTTAATTTACTTACTCCTACAATAAATGGTTTTTTCACACAATTAAATTTTCCTGGCACTTGGCAGTGGGAAAATGCTTGGTGCAATGTTTATCCGCTTGATGCTTACGTGCCGTTACACGATCATAGAGGTGTTCATTGGAGCGGAGTATACTACGTGCAGGCTGAAACCGCGTGTGGAGATCTTTTATTGGTAGATCCTAAAGAATATGCATTGGCGAATGAACCTGATAATACCTTATATCGTGGTAATAAGATAACCAATTTTGTTCCGCAGCCTGGAAAATTGATTATGTTTCCCGGATATTTAAAACATGAGTCAGAACCTAATCAATCCGATAAGGATCGAATTATAATTAGTTTCAATATAAATTGCCATGCAGACTAACGACATACACTTCTTTACTGACAATCCGTATCTCCTTGTCACTAAAATAAATATCGTAGAAACACAAAGAAGACGGATGATCGATTGTGTACTATCTCAAAAAGATATAGCCAAGTATCACGGAGGTTACACTTTTGAAATTATGGATCCGTATAATGACTTTGCAGAATTGTATAATATCTTCGTAGAATTAGCAAGACAGGTCTTTGAGAATTTTAGATTTAGTGTAAAACAAAAGAATTGGTGTTGGGCAAATGTATATAACTCCAGTAACAACAAGACTAATATGCATAACCATGTCAATACTTCAACTATCAATGGTGTGTTTTATCTGCATGTTCCAACTTTACCCGACGGCGAAGGTGGTCTTCAAATTACTAACAACGGTGTTGTTGATACATTTTATCCCGAAACTGGTGACTTATTGATTATGCCGTCGTGGATGCTGCATCAACCATGTGATCATAGTTCGGAAGAATATCGTATTTCAATTAACATGGAAATTAACACAATAGAATCTGTAGATAATTTATATCTGTTAGATAAAATTCATAAAAACTGTACTCATGCATGATTCCTACAGTGTAATTTCAAAATCCTTTTTGACCTCGGATCAGTGTGACGAAATTATTGCTAACCATGATTGCAATTTAGAGCATGTAGAACAATCAATAAACCGCAAAGTTAATATTAAAGAAATTGATTTGTGTAGTGTTCCCAATCTAGTTGAGTTACTCAATGATGCCAACAATAAAATATTTCGCATGGACACCAATGGAGAAACTGAATGTTATTTTGCTCGGTATGATCCTGGCAATCACTATGATAAATTGCACATTGATAGTCTGTCTGCAGAAATTACAAGAAAAATTTCCTTTAGTATCTTTCTAAATGATGATTTTGAAGGCGGTAATTTTGAAATGCTAGGTGAAAGTCTTGATATAAGAAAAGGAAAACTTTGTGTTTTCCCTTCCTTTTTACCTCACAGGGTAACCGCAGTTACTGCCGGCACCAGGTACGTTATTTTTGGATTCTTGTTAGGCCCCAGACTGAAATAACGGTGTAAAGAATGCTGTTCTAACTATCGCTTCCTCTCCCTCGAGTGTTTTAGTACTACTACCACCAGGTCCTGTTGCTTTTAGACTCACATCAAGGGCTAGATCAGTTTGCCCTTTCTCGAGATTCAACACCACTTCTTCAGTAGTGTGTTTAACACCATCAACAGTCCATTCGACACTCGTTACTGTTCCGGATATTCTCGATGTCAAAGTAATTTGATCGTGAGTTCTTGTTTGCTTGTGATCAATGTCTATATTTACAGAAGGTGGCCCTTCTGTTGGAATTGGATTCTCAGCCGCATGCTCTGTAGCCCATTGTCCTCCAGAGATCCATGTACCGTTTTTTAGTTTCCATCCTACATGCACTCCTTCGTTGGGAATATCCATCCATTCAGCCAAAAGATCTGGATGGAACCTAGTTGCAGGATCATCATCACATATTTCAACTATTTCATTGTTTACAACTCTTGCCCATGTCATAATATTTTCCTTTTATTAAGCGTCTTTCCAGTATAAAATTGCCATCCCAGTCCCAGCTGGACTAGCTAGATAATCCAGTATGCATGGTGGAAATGCCAGTGCTGGGTTAGCTGTTGATCCGTTACAGCAGTCAAATGCTCCGCCATAGCAGATGCACAAAATATAGCTTCTATTTATTCCCGATCCGCCACCTTTACCAGCTTTTGACGATAGATGGCAAACTCCAACACCGCCTGCACCCCCTAGTGTTCCTGCACAGCTGATAATGAATGGAAATAATGCATCCATCATTCTTTCTGCACAACAGACTTTGTTGGTGGTTCCTAGACAGCATACCAGTTCCCAATTTATGCTACCACATGCATTTGTTGCAGAACCCGCTACGCAACACTGCATGCCATAACTGCATAAATCGCAACAGTTAAACACAACACCACCAGTGCCTGCACCTTCGCCTGCGATTCTAGATGGTTTGTGGTTGTATGGATTAGCTGTAGCCCATCCACAAGAACCCCAATCATTGTTACCTACGTTAATATTTCTTCCTGCTGATCCACTACCAGCCATGTCGTGTATGTCGTGCCATGGATAGAATTTAGGGCTTAGTCCGGGTTCAGTAATACATGATCTAGGATGAATTGTTGATCCCCAAGGACTGTGATGTTGATAACCCCATATCCAATAATCTTCTCGTCCTTCATTGTTCATCTTGCCGCCCCATCCTCCGGGGCCAGAACGATAACGTCCTGATTCGCAGCAGCCTTCGTAGTTCTGGCAGGTGCAGTATTCAATACACTGCCATTTAGAGCCGCCGCCGCCGCCGGCGTGTGCAGGATAAGATGATCTTGGAACCACAGATCCCGCATAATTACAGTTACCCTTTACACATATACAGGCACAGATTGGATCTCTCACAGCGCAGCGGTTTATGTATCCGATTCCGCCACCACCTCCTGCTGAAGGTCCGTATCCTTGTCCGTAATTGTCCATGTTGTTGAAAGCGCATTGGCCAGCACCTCCAGTGGACCAAATCCATGATCCTGCACTGCCGCCGCCAGCATATCTAGCAACACAACAAACACCAGAATCGTGTGCTGGGTCAAGCTGTCTTGCGCTAATTCCGCTCCATACCACACAATATCCGCAACAATTCTGTGCATAGGTGTAGATGCAGGCTCCGCAATAATGGCTGGCTCCGCCACCACAGTAATTTCTATTGTAACCGCCAGCACCGCCAGTGCTGTTCCAATCTCCGCCACTGGCACTACCGCCTGTACAGGCCGCTGCGCCGCCTCCTGTTACTAGAATGCCGCCTGGGGTATATGTTACTGCAGTATTTCCTTCTTGTCTTCCGACTGTGATTTGAACTGAATTGCCCGGAACCACGGTAAAATATTTTTCGGCATACCCACCTCCGCCACCTGCGGTGCCGCAACATTGAGGATTACAGGGTTTTGTTTTGCCGCCACCACCGACTGCGATGGCTCTCATACAGGTAACACCAGTCGGCACTGTAAATGTGTATGAGCCAGGTGTGTCAATTACTACTTTATTCTGCCAACATTCGTTGGCATCATAACTGTATCTGTGAGTGCTTACATTATAACAAGTAGTCGCTACATTTGCTATGCAAGTACTTGGTTGTGATGCACCGGTGCTTATATAACGTCCCATGCTTAATAGTCCCTGTAATAAATTATTGCATAGCCTGAACCAGCATTACTGACCAAATTATCCAGTATGCATGGTGGAAATGCCAGTGCTGGGTTAGCTGTTGATCCGTTACAGCAGTCAAATGCTCCGCCATAGCAGATGCACAAAAACTGACATTTAGCTTCGCCGCCACCACCACCGTAGCCTGCTTTTGAAGTCATGGAACAAATTCCTACTCCTCCTGATCCGCCCAGTATTCCTGCGCATGTTATAAAGTTAGGAAACAAAGAATCTACCATTTTATAGGCCTGATCGGTCTGACCGCAAAGGCCAAGTTGACATATTTTCAGCCAATTTATTAGAGGGCCACCTGAATTATTGTTGGCTCCCATGCCCCATCCTTGCTGTTGTGCATCACAACAATAGTGCATGATGCCTCCAGTGCCCGACCCTTCTCCTGCATTCGCTGGACGAATACCCCATGATGTACCCATACAACTAAAACGCTGATGCCATTCAGCCACGTGGCCGGGTGATCCAGACCCTTTGATCTCTTGTATATCCCACCATGGTTCTCTAACTGGATCGCTGTATCCGCAGCGCACCTTCCATTGTGAGCAACAACGAACTCCAAATGGCCAAGCGCAGTAGGCGCTCCAGCCCCATTCAAAGGTCCATCCTTCACTTTCATTTTGATCTGAACCGCCTGGACCTCCTGCGCCTCCAAGCCAAATACCGTTGATACATTGTCCTTGCCATGAACGGCAGCAGGCCGAAGGATTTATCTGTGTTCCGCCGCCGCCTTGGGCAGAACCTGGATGTGGCAAGCGAGGATGATCATGATCACTGTGCCCGTTGTTGTTGAATATGCAATTGCAGGTGCAACAATTGTAATGCCAATAAGTCGGCGCTTGGCCGCCGATACCAGCGCCACCCGCAGCCACTCCAGAATGCAGATATCCGCAGACACAGCTGGCCGAACCACCACAAATATTCACTGGGCTTCCTGCACTGCCGCCACCGTTAACTATGGTATTACAGCAATCTGTGCCACCGTTTGAACTGTTCAAACATGTATAAACAACACAATATCCGCAACAGCTGGCAAAACAAAGATACTTGCAGCTGCCACACCAGTGGCTGACTGAGCCGGCGCATTGATTACAACCCCAGCCTCCGTATCCTCCCCTACTGTTCCAATCGCCTCCACTTCCGACTCCAGGAATACACCCACTTGCTCCAGTAGCCGAATGAACTGCAACTGCGTTACAGGTTATGCTAGATGTTCCTTCTTGTCTACCAACGGTTATACCTATTGTAGCGCCAGGTGTCACGGTGAAGTATTTTTCACTTAGACCTCCGCCTGATCCTGCTGCAGAACAACAGGCGCCTATTGATATACATTTAGGTTTTCCGCCGCCGCCGATCACTATTGTTCGAGCACAAACTATGCCTGAAGGAACGGTAAAGGTATATGTTCCTGGACGATCGTAGACCACCTTGTATGGCCAACACTGTTTTCCGTCATAGTATCCTTTTCCCCCTGTGACCTTAAAGGCAGAGGTTTTTTCTAAAACAGGATTTTCTGTTACTACTATTGGTACAAAACGTCCCATATTATTATCCTATCATGCTGTAGATGTTTCAATGCCATATGCTATGGCATTAACTGATGTTGCGCTGGAATAAACTACTAACAATTTGCCCGCTTGCATCACTATTCCTGTTCTTTCAAGCACAGAATTTGCTCCTAAAGAAACTCCGTATTCTAAATATTCTGCGTTTGTAGGCGTCGAAGCAGACGCCACTGCAAGTCTCACTGTTACTGCCGTTGCACCTCGATTTACAATAGAGACTGTGACTACTGCGAATGTTGTTGCAGGAACAGTATAGATTGTAGTATTAGTAGTTGCGGCTAAGTCCGAGGGTGTTCCTAAGATACCTGTTGCCATAATTTATTCTCCATGATATATTTAGTTCAAAAAGTAATTGAATGCCAAAGGAAGGCCAGTTACGCCGCCTCTAAACTCAAAAGTCGCTAACATTTGGATAGCAGCACCTGTAGTCGTTGTAATCTGATTGCTATTAATTACAATAGAACCAGCAGTTACTTGGTTTACGTTTAGACTTGCGCCTCCGCCACCAATTTGACTGGCAATAAATGCTTTTATCGCTTTCTGTGTGGGCACTACATTGTCTGAATCAGCAGTAAAAAACGGATCGGTAGAGAATTCGTTAATTGTAGCTGAAGATCCGCCTAATGTAACATTTCCTAGATTAAGTTCCTGAAGTCCGGAAATATTAAATGCATCTGCATTCAATGTTGCAATACCTGTGCTCTGCTCAATGTTGAACAGGTCTCCTACTCGGAAATTGCCGTCTTGGTCAGTTGATGTAAAGAATACTCGTCCTCCATTACCGTCTACAGTTTCGTTAGCGGGTATTGCTTCCTGTAATGGCGTGCCAGGATAGTTTGTTTCTACAAAATTTCCTGTGCCTATACTTAAAAAATCGTGTCCTGTAAGTCTGACCTGACTATAACGTAGTCTAGTGGACACTGTTACTGCATCTTGCGGTGCCTCTGATATTGTCAACACTGGGCTAATTTGCAGAAATGCTGTATGAGATCCTGGGTTTTGTCCTAAAAATGTGATCACATTTACCAATTTGAATGTTCTGTCTGGCAGATGCCCAAACACAACATTGGCGCCTGGAGTGGGTCTTGCTGTAAGCTGTCTTACTGCTACAAAACCGCCAGATTGAAATAAATTTGAATATCCATCTCCTGCAGTGACTTCTGCACCGCTGGTGACATATGTAGCACCTCTATCTACAAAACTTGGATTTGCTAGCACTCCTGATCCTAGTCTTACAGATACTGGTGCTTCAAAGGTGTTGTTAGGATCAGTAAATGTTATAGACGGTTCGGTGGTATAACCAGATCCAGGCTCTGTGATATTGATCTGGAATATCTTGTTTGATGCTACCAACGCACGAGCTCTAGCAGTGGCTCCGGTTCTAATGTATGTGGCCACTTGACCTGTGCTAGCGCCAACACCTACAAATTGACCATAACGATCTCTGTTACCAAAAGTGATAGCTGAGAATCCGCTGGCCGCTGCACTGGTCGTTCTTGTGGTCCATGTTACGCCGTCTGGAGAAGTTGCTGCTGCTGTGGTTGTACTTACAGCAAGGAATACTCCTTGACCGTATGTGACCTTGGTCCATTGTGCTGTTGCTGGCAGTGTGCTGGCAGTCCAAGTAATACCATCTAGACTGTAAGCAGCTATAGTGCCGCTGGTGTTGGAAACAGCAACAAACCTATTATTACCGTAGGCTATGCTGTTCCAGTTTGAGCTAGAAGGCAATGTGCTTGCAGTCCAGGTTCCTGTAACACCTGTTGTGGTCGCATAGTTTGTGACATTGGTTCCGCTTTTAATGGCTACAAATCTGTTTTTACCGTATGCAATAGCTGTGAAACCAGTGGTGGTCAGTGTACCTGTTTGATCCCAATTTTCGCCATCGTTGCTGATTCTCACTGTAGTGACATCGCTGCTGATTGCTACAAATTTCTGTGAGTTAAACCCTCCAAATACCACATCGACCCATGTAGCAGAAGTTCCCATATTAGCTGCTGTCCATGTGATACCATCTTCGCTGTATGCGGCTGTGGTGTTAGCGGCAACACCAGCTACTGCTACAAATTTGCTGACTTTGCCTACTGTGGACCCATCGTCGAATAGGCCAGCGGTCATCGCTGACCAGTCAGCAGCACTAGGCATCAGACTAGGTCTTGTAGTCCAGCTAACTCCATCTTCGGAGGTCGCGCCCACTGTAGATCCTTGACGCAGAGCCACATATCTGCCGCCGATACCGTAACCGCTGTGATCAAAATCTATAATAGCACCAGTCGCAGCATTGACCGCTGTGATGGTTATCACTAGGTCGTTGGCTGTGCTTAATCCGCCTAAACTAGTACCTAGTATGGTTATGGTCTGTAATCTCACATAACCTGTGCCAGCTGTCTGTAAAGAAGGTGTGTATTTCCATCCGTTGCGTATCACGGTAAAGTTTGCCCCAACACCGGCACCGCTGTAGGTGCCTGTTAATGATGTGTATACCGCAGCAGTTTCACCGTATTTCACTGCACTCCAGGTGCCTGAAGTTGGTAGTGTAGCTGCTGTGGATGTATAACCAGGTGCTGAGAATGTTACTCTAGGTTCAATGATATAGGTGGTCGAAGCATCTGGAGCTACAATGGCTGTGCCTGCAACAAGATGATCAAAACCTGTTGTACCATCAGATTCTTTTATTAATCCTGCTATCTTGGTACCTGAATTGTATGTGTTGATGATACCAAACTGTCCAACACCTGCACCACCGGTTAACACTAGTTTCATGCCTATATAAGCAGTGCTAGATTCCCCGTCTGTGGCAGCAATAGTCACTGAATTTGATGTTCCGCCCTGCGCAGTATTGGAATTAGTAATATATCCGAATCCGCCAAAATTGCCCACAGATTCTGGAGCATTCGTGCTATCGTCAACAAGATCTAACAAACGAGCTTCAAACACAGCATCATCACGGAATTCATCTGCTTGTACAGAACCTCCTGTACCGCCACCTGTTATCACATAAGATACTTCGGTGTAGTCAATACCAGCATTTAGAAATTCAAACTGAGTCAATGCAGATCCGTCAGTAACAATGTTATCGATCACAGCCTTAAATTTAAGACGATTATCAACTACTCCGGTATCTGGAGTTTCTGTAGGGTCAACTCCTTCTGCTACAGCCCCAAAATCTCCGTATGAGCAGTTGCCGTTGGTTCCACGAATTCTACCACCGTTTTCCGCTAGGTAGCCCACGTGAGCATAATATGTAAACACAGAAACTAGCTCAGCACGGCCGTTGTTAGTGATCCAAGCACCGATACCGTCGCTTAGAACCTGCGTAAAGTCGTTGGAAACTATAGAATCGTTGCCTCCGTTATGCAATGCGCCGTCGATCTTTTGGCCAACGCAAGCTGTACCTAATGTGGTTACGCCTTGTACGTATGGTGAACGGGTGTTAATCCAGGTGCGATAATCCTCTGGACCCCAACCTGGATCCAGTGATGCATACGCACCTGCAGAAACTCTTGAAGTTCCGAATTCATTAGGTGCAAGTAGATCACCTGTGAGTCCTTGCAGAGTTTGATCTCTTAGACCTGTGCCGTCTCTGAGATAATACATGTCTTCTTCTAGACTTCCTGTTACACTGTTAGCATAGTACCTAGCAGCGTATCTTGATTTGTAATTGCCTGGATATTTCAAATCATACTTTAGTGCATCAATATAGGTGCCAACATCTCGTAGGCACGATGCACTATTGTAATACAATGCTACTGTCATAGATCCTGAGGCATCGGATGCGATGTCTAGTGCTGTGTTTGAATCTCTTGTTGTAGCGATTTTAAAGGTTGTTGAGCTTACAACGTTCTGTATGTAATATGTTGTACCTGCACTAATACCGCCAAACGTTGTTCCTGTAAATCTCACTGCTGCATTACGCTGCATCCAAGCAGTGCTGGTGCAGGTAAACACGTCTGTGGCCGCGGTGGCATTTGTTACTGTAGTTGTATACGTTGAGTCTATGTAGGCATCGATCTCTGCAACTATGTAGTCTCTGTTTCTTTCTAATTGCAGAACTGCGTAATCGACCATCCTGTTGCCAGAGGCACAACGACTACCTTCATTAGTAGCGCCATAAATGATATCATCTAACAGAGTCATTAGGGTTTCAATGCGAGCCTGTGCAGTGGTATCTCCGCCTACATTGGCCTTGGCTAGACCTTTGACGTAAGTGAATGCTGCTCTAGTGGCTGCTTTCTGTCCTAGACTATACACGTCTGATGAGCTGGCTCTTAGATAGGCCAATGCAGCGTTTCTAGTTTGTCCGTTGGCGTTAAACATAAAATCGTAGCCCACTGCATCTAATATGATCTTAGCATCGCGTTCACATTTTGCAGAATTGTAGACTAATGTGGGGAAGTTAGCAGCAATATACGCAGTCATCGCTGATACAATAGTACTGACCTGTGCATTTAATGTGGTAAACGCAGTGATCAATGCGGTGGTAGAACTTACACCGTTGGTGGCAATCGGACGATCCTCATAGGTCATTACCAAGGTTAAACCGGAACCGTTAGTAAATCCTGTTGCCGCTGAACCTGCATATGATGTTGACACTTTGAAATCTGTACCAGTTAACCCTGAAGCGATCACATAATAGCGTGTGCCTGCAGTTAGACCATTCTGTGTTTCAATAGGAACCACTAGATCTCCTGCTTGTAGGCTGTGACCAGCGGTGACAAAAGTATCTGTACCAGTGATTGAAGTCACTGTGACTATAGGAGGAGTAGCTGCTGTAGAGTCACCTGCCAACAGATTAGTGATATTGTCAATGTTAGCGCCGATGAATGAGCTGGCTGCGGAACCTCCTGTGAGATTAGTTGCGTCAGTGAATTGTGTAGCAGCATTACCTGCGGATTTGGTCACTGTGGTGTTGGCAGCGATCTGCTGCATCACAGTTTTTAATCTGCCATAAGATGCCACAGTAGCGGCAACTTCTGATGCATCTATTTCTAATCCTGTAGTGCCATCAAAATAGGCTAATCCTGCATTGAGGGTCTGTGTAAAACCACCATAGGTCAAGTCATAGATCATTGCATCAACTATAAAGCCTGTGTCTCGTTTGCATATGGTTCTAGAATATTGCACTGAAGGATAGTTTGCCGTGATATAAGCAATAATTTCAGCCTTGATAAATTCTTTGTTTTCTTTTATTAGTGTTCTAGCGGCACCGTAGCCTGTGAGATAAGCACCGTTGTATCCTGTAGGGTCTGTATTTGATACCATGTGTGTGGTACTGATACGATAATCGATCTGATGCTGTATTACTCTTACCAGTTGTGTAATATCTGCCTGTTCATCTGCGCTGGCATACGGAAATGCTACACTCTGTGTAGCGGTGTTTCCTGAACTTTCCGTCACGTTCTGGCCAAAAATAATTTGGCTGACCACTGTTTCCATTCTTGACAGCGCACCAACAGAATAGTATGAATCTGCCAGATTGGTCAAGCTGCCTGCAGGACCAGCATTTGTTGATCGAAGTTCAGCTCCTATAACACAGGTCTGCTCCGGAACAATGATCGGCAGTGTTTCTCTATACTGGCCAGTAGCTATGCGGATAAGATTGTTAGGGCTTACGCGAGCTGGAACACTGGCTAATGCTGCTGCAATCTGTGGGGCAGTAACCGCTGCTGCGCGAGCAGTGATAGCATTAGTTATCACTTCAACTAATTCAGCCGCTGTGGTGTAAGATCCTGATTCAGCATGGAGGTCGGCATTGAAATACTGCGCTACGGTAGCTGTTGAATTGTCACCGTTTAGAGTTTGATAGTTTACTGCTGGTGCTGACTGTGCCAGAACATTCTCAACTAAAGTGACCATATAGTTATAGGCAGCTATAGATTCGTCTGATTCTGCAGCAAGTCCTGGATAAGCTTCGGTTTCTTCTGCGCTGAGTCCGCCTATGAGAGCATTGGCTGCACCTCTAGTTTTAACGTTACCACCATGTCTCAAATCATAGATCAGTGCATCAACAACAAATCCTACATCTCTTTCACATTTGAAATCATCGTAGACGAACGCTGATGTAAACGGTGCGATGTTGTTGGTGATTTGATTTTGTATGAACTCAGTGGTTTCACGCTGTATAAACACGCGATTTAGTTCTAGTAGATATGTGGCATCGGGATTTCTTGGACCTCGTTCTACCTGTTCGCAGGCATATCGAATAGTCTTCCAAGGCTTGTCCCATGTTTTTCCGTATGTTGGTCCAGGAAGGTCGGTTCCGTCTGTACTAACAAAATATTCATGATCGATTTGATTAAGAGAAGCCCACTCGGGTATCGTCCCAGTAGATCTTAATATTTGTCCTTCATAGCCGATAGGCAGTCTTGTAGGACCACTAGGACTGTAGTATACTAAATCACCTACTGTGGTTAAAACAGAAACTTCCGATCCAACACTTAATAAACTCCAATAGATTCCTGTAGTATCTTGGTCAGGTCTAGAATTTGGCTGACCGCCGCCGGCTGATCCTACTGTAGATCCGTCATCACCTTCTGACCTATGTGCCAGCAAACAGATATATGTGTTAGATTCAAATCTAACAGCATCACCTTGTAGATAATCTACATCATCAGTCCAGGTGCCTTGCCAGCTAATACCAGAATTCAATCTAGTCCAGTATGAGGCATTTGGTGGTTCTGCTGAAACTGTAGCGGTCATTGAACCAGTAGCATCGCCTGTGATATCAAATGTTGAGCCACCAGATGTAGTTGAAATTGTTATGTTACCTGCGGCCACAGTCTTAACAAAATATCTAGCAGTGGTAAACACGTTGCCAAATGTTGTGCCGGTGAATCTCACTGTCATACCTACTGCGATACCTGTTGTAGAAGCTATAGTGAAGGTGTCTGTGCTAGCGGTGACTGCTGTAACTGTGACTACTGTAGATGGTGAGTTAGCTGTGGCAAGATAGGTATATCCTCCTAGTCTGACCACTTCACCGATCTTGTATGATGTTGCGTTCGTCCAGTCTGATTGAAATTTCAGTCCTTCAGTGAACAGATCCCAATTAGAAGCGGTAATTGCAGGGTTAGCCGCGGCAGATGCGGCAGTGTGTACAGTTTTAGCTATGTATTGATTACCACCGTAGCCAACTATATCTCCTGGTTGATACAGTGTAGCTGAACTCCATGTGCTTTCATATGCTACACCTTCGACAAATTGTGCCCAGCGACCTGCAGTACTGTCTGTTAAGAATGCACCGGCCGCGGTATGTTGTATGATACAGATCCAAAGTCCTGCACCTTCTTTTACGACGTCATTGATTTTGTATCTGGTTCCAGCAACCCAAGTAGTTTTGTATTCTACTCCTTGGTTAAAACTATCCCATTTAGCTTGATCTGCCTCCAGTCCCGATGCAGTTGTGGATGCAGATGTATGATGAGTATTACACACATAGGTGTAGCCACCATATCTAACTAGATCATTTACCTTGTAACGAGTAGATACGTTCCAGTCGGTTTTCCAATCAAATCCTTCTGCATACACAGTCCATTTAGCTTGATCAGCTTCAAGGCCCGATGCAGTAGTAGCAGCGGATGTGTGACTGTCGTTACAGATATATAACAATCCGCCATATTTGACCACATCGTTGAGTTTGTAGAATGTACCAACAGTCCAATCTCCGGTCCATGCCTGACCGTCGCTCATTTGGTTCCATTTGGTAGGACTATATTCAAGGTCTGTGTTGAAATCTGCAGCAGAGGTATGTCCTACCGCGCAGATATAGGTGCGCCCACCATATCTTATTACATCATCTATGTAATAAACTGTGGCGGCACTCCAGTTGCCTTTCCATACAAATCTAATTCTACCTAGTTTAAATTCTGCCATTTTCTACTCCGTTATTATTTATCTGAATGATCTATGAAACATCGATTGTGCTAACATTGTTCCTCTAATTCCTACTGTGGGTCCAACAAAGTCTGTACGTACTGGGAATATATTGCTTTGATTCGCAGTGGTGTCGATAAGATTTGGACCTACTAGTATAGTTCCTGCTATAAAACTTGTAACAGCTATTTCGCTACCGCCAACAGATAGTCTATAGGCCAGATAGGATTTGATTGCTTTCTGGGTCGGTACTACGTTATTTGAATCTTCTGTAAACAATGGATCAGTAGAAAATTCACGTACGACTGCTCCAGATCCGCCTACACGTATTCCCCCAAGACGTAATTCACTTAATCCATTTAGATCAAAAAAGTCCGCAGAAATAGTAACAACACCTGTGGCCTGTTCTACAGCGAATAATTCGCCTGCACGGAAGTTACCGCTTTGATCGGTAGATGTATAAAATACTCTACCACGATTTGCTTCCACTACTTCGTTTTCTGGTGCAGGAGTATAGAATCCACTGTATAATTCTGGGTAATTGGTTTCTTCGAAATTTCCTGTACCTATGTCTAAGAAATCGTGTCCAGTAACACGACACTGACTTATGTCTGTTCTAATAACTATTGATGTGTCGTGTTGTACAAAATCACGTGATTTAAATTCTGGACTGATTCTAATTTGTGCAGACAATCCTAAAGGTGTATCGTCAAGAGGTGTAATAGCAACCAACGTGTAAAAATCTGGAAGATTACCTATTGTTAGACTAGATCCAGGGCCCGGATACTGTGTTAGGCCGTTCAAAACACAGAATTTTCCTACCGGTATTACATCGGCATAGCCGTCTCCGGTGATTGTCACAGTTGTGCTGGTAGTTCTATATCCCAGTCCTCTGTTAATCCAACTTGGTTGTGCTAGAACTCCGTCGCCGGTTCTACATTCTACAGCAGGATCAGAAGAATTATTGGGATCTATGATTGTTAGAGTTGGTGATTCAATATATCCAGAACCAGGATCCCATATTTTTACAGTACGGATTATGCCGCTACTCAGTGTCAGACGCCCTAATGCTGTGGCACCGGTTTGTATTTTATTGATATAATTAGAGTTATCAACAGTGATCCACATTGGTGTTTTCTTGCCTACCGTTGAATCTCGCGAATCAATGTACGGATTACCAAATGCCAAGTTCTGCCATAGTTTACTGTTGGCCAATTGCCTTGAAGTCCAAACTACTCCGTCATAACTGGTAGCGGCAAAATTAGTCTCAAAGGCACTGGCATCGTTTCCTATGTTTCGGCCACCGGTGTCACCTATGGCAAAAAATACTCCTTGTCCATATTTGATTTTTTTCCAATAGTGTGCGGTTGATCCATCTTGTGTGGGCATCGTAGCAGGTAACCAATCAACGCCATCAAAGCTGTATGCAACTTCGCCTGTACTTGATAATGCCACAAATCTATTATTACCGTAACTGATACTGGTCCAATCTTTAGCAGACGAATCACCAATCACATCCATGATATGTCCAGCCCACGACCATGTATTTGCTATAGAATTATAGGTTCCTACTGCAACAGTATTGCCGCTGTTTGCTAATACAACAAACGTGTTTTTACCATACGCAATATCGATCCATTCGTTGAGGGTGGAGTCGCCAAATGTAGGCAGTGCCACTGTGGTCCAACTTGTGCCGTTCAAACTATAAGCGGCAGAGTTAGAATTTGTGGCTATAGCAAGAAATACACCGCCACCGTAGATGGCACTATTCCAAGATCTAGATGCCGGCATGGATCTAGTGGTCCATGTAAATCCATCCGGGGAGCTGGCTGCCACCGCACTGCCTGTGCGTATGGCCACAAATATATGATTACCCAATGCGGGATATGTAACTCTGCCTGCTGCAAGACATTGCCAATTTCCCGAGCTCGGCATGTTAAACCCAACCCAAGTTGTTCCGTCGTCACTATACATAGCGACATTGGTGCCGGAAGCCACAGCTATGAATTTGCCGCCTGCTCCAAAACTTTCATTTCCTGTATTTACAATCTGTTCTGCTACTGATAACACAGAGTTTGTGCTGTCATCGCTTACGTCAAGTACTTTCATTACTATGTCGTTGCCTGGAGTATCGCCACCGAGTAAATTTCCAGGAATAGTTAATAGTTGATTAACAGCATATCCTGCTCCTCCGTCATTCAGCGTGATGGTGTAGGTTCTACCATTTTTCACCACATTGAATGAGGCGTAGGCCGGAGTAACTTCAATCACAGTACCAGTTCCTGCTGTGGTGGTAGCTATATCTGTAAACGATTCAGTTGTTTCACCATAAATTATGTTGGTCCAAGATGCACTCTCTGGGCCAATAATCTGCGTGGCCGAATAAGGCGGTGCTGAAAACACCGGTCTTGGTTCTATTCTATATACCGTATTAGTTAATAAGGGTACTGTTGCCGGTTTTCCTGATACCACATGATCCCAACCGATTGTGCCATCTGATTCTTTATAAATCGTAGCGATCTTAGTAATATTATCGTAGGCTCCTATATATCCGTATTGACCCGTTCCAGCACCGCTGGTTATGATAATTCTCATACCATTATACTGTGTAAATGTGTTTTGATCGTTTGAAGCCAATGTGATAGTGGTGGCATCTCCTCCTTGCGCATTGTTTCCTGTGGTAACAAAACCTCCCCCGCCTATTGATTGCGGTCCAGTGGTATTTTTATCTATAATTCTAGCTTCAAAAACAGCATCGTCTCTGAAATCTTCAAATATCACACTTGCATTAACACCGGCACCCTGAACACTGCCTTGTGCAGTGGTATAGTTTTCACCACAGTGAGAAAATTCAATATTCTGTATTTCGTCTACGAAATCTCCGGCAAATGCTGCAGCGACCGTTGCTTGTCCGCTGCGATTATCTATCACAGCAGTTCGCGGTATTTCGTCGACATTAACACCATCTGAAATCACGCCATACGATCCGTATGAACTGTTTCCGTTAGTGGCACGTATTTTTCCGCCAGATTTTGCTAGATATCCTATGTGGCAATAGTATGAGAACACCGACACCAGTTCTGCTCGGCCGTTATTTTGAACCCAAGCACCGATTCCGTCACTTAGCACCTGAGTGAAATCGTTACTTACCATTGAACGATTTCCTCCGTTATGCAATGCGCCATCTATTTTTTGTCCGACACATCCAGTACCAATAGTGGTAACACCCTGTATGTAGGGAGATCTAGTAGAAATCCAAGTTGTTGTGTCGTTTGGTCCCCAGCCCGGATCTAAACTTACATAAGTGCCACCCAAGGGCAATTGATACAGATCAAAAGCAAGGGGAGGACTTAATTCTGCCTCTATTCCAGTCAATGTACAGTTTCTTAACCCTGTGGCATTTCGCATGTAAAACATGTTTACATTCGTGGTACAACCAAGCACACTGTTTACATAGTATTCAGCAGCTCTCAGTGTTTTGTAATTTCCTGTATATCTTAGATCATATTTTATCGAATTCAAATATTCTTTTAAAAATACATCGAGTAATGTAAAATTGAAATTATATGAAGGATAAGAAAGTGCTAGATATGAACGAGCTTCTGCAAGTATAAAATTGGTATTAGCTGTAAGAATTGTGCGAAGGTTTTCGATTTCTGCTGATAGGTTTGCGGTGTTTGTACCAACAAGGATTGGCGGAGTACCAGAAGAATTAACATTGAAATTTATTGTAGATATAATATTTGTGAATAAATTTTCAACCACACTTGTAGCATTCACTGGTACAGCTAGAGTGAGCACCACGGGATTTTCTGTATTATTACCGCTCTTTGAAGGAGTCACGGCATTTCCAGATATTAGATCATCTATCATGCTGCGTATTCTAGCTAATATTTCAATATGATAGACCGCATCTTGAGTTGGTAATACCGATGGTGATGCATTAATTCTGGTGGTGCGTAATTCTGCACCTAACACAACTGTGTTTGCTGGCACAATAATAGGACCAATTTCATCGAACTGACCTGCTGTGACTTCAACTGTGGTGGTTCCGGAATATCCGTCGTTTACCTGTTCGCAGGCATACCTGATTGTGCGCCACGGTGTATCTATACTGTATCCTTGAAGCGGATTTTCTATTGTATCTATGCCATGTACCGAAACAAAAACAGTTCTGTTGAGGCTGCCCGAAGTTTCATAAGACAAAGATCCAGTTGAGCTTGCTGTTAATAACTTATTAGCATCACCGATACTCCTTGCTGTAACTCCAAATGTACTGTTATCACCTTTATTGCTGTTAACTAGATCAAATGTGAGCAAATCTCCGACACTGCTTAATCCTACTTCTGATCCTGCCTGTAACAACAAATCCCAATAATTAAATCCGCTACCGTTATCTCCTGGAAAATTTTCTCCAGAAGCAATATGTTCAACAGTACATTTATAAGCACTACCTAGATATACAATGACATCATTTATGCTATAAGAAGTTGTCTGCGTCCATGGTCCTCTAACATTCTGTGCTGAAGTTAATAGTTCCCAATTGCTCGAATCTAAATAATCTAGGCTGCTTCCGTCGTTGACCGTGTCAGCTATAGCGATATATGTATTGCCTCCGCGACGTACTACATCCCCAGTTTTATAATCTTGGTCAGCACTCCATGTGCCTTGAAATCTAATTCCTTTACTAATTACAGCCCACTGAGTGCTGCCATCTGGATTCTCATTGTAGTTGTTGACCGTTGCATAGTAAAGATAGCCGCCATGCCGTACAATGTCGCCGATGGCAAAATAATCATTACTTGACCAACTGCTGGCGTAGTTGAATCCTGGAAATTCAGTTATAAAATTTGAATTCGTGATGACACTTTGAGCTTCGTGTCCCACGATACAGCGTAAAACGCTGCCGCCATATTTGACAAGATCATTTTCTCTATATCTGGTTCCGTTTACCCAGGTTCCGACATATTCTATACCTTCATGAACTATTTGCCAATTACCTGTCGAACTGTCGTCTGCTTCTAATCCGATTAGGACGCTTTCGCTGACGTGTTCATACCTACAACGATACACTCTACCATTGTACTTGACTACATCGCCTGGACCATAAAGAGTATCAGGTTGCCAAGCAGTTCTCCAATTATCTGCAGATAGATAAACAGCCCAATTTGCTGCATTATCATCGAATATTCCTACAGATGTATGACTAGTCACACACAGATAGATAATTCCGCCGTATAGTGAAAGGTCTCCAGGATTATATAGTGTAGACGCTGTCCAGATGCCTCTCCAGGCATAACCGTCTGTCATCTTGAGCCAAGCTGGTCTTGGATCTACTCCTACTAGGAACGCCTGATCAGCAGCAAATGTTGAAGCGGTGTGTTGTCTTTGGCAAATCCATGTGCTGCCGCCATATCTAATTACATCATCGCGATTGTATGCCGTACCGTTGCCCCACGTATTACGCCATGTGTATCTAATTCTACTGATCTTAAATTCTGCCATAATTTATTCCGTTTTAACTTGAATGTCCAGTGGGATAGATATAACCTTGATTGATACGTTGGGTTAGTCTACCTTCATTATCGATGTAGTAAAGCATGTTTCTATTGTCCCATCTTTGCTGAACCCATACAAGGTTCTCAAATGCTAATTCATGATCTGCTTCAATTCCATCAAGAAAATCTACACCTGGTTCGAAGTCCTCGAAATTTTCTTCGGGCGCTCCTGGCAGATTTAATTCGATGGAATCTTTGTCTTTGAGTTGGTCGCTGCGTAGCAGAAATAATTCCCCGTCGGAATTTCTGCGCAGAGCATACCAGTATCGAGGTGAATCTCCTAGTGCTTCGTCTGGACTTGTTCCTAGATAATATGTGCTTGGCATAATTATTCCTTATGATATCTCAACGTAACTTACGGTAGCGTCAACACTGTCTGCTGTATCACTGACCATCCGCAGTTCTGTTTCTGCGGGGAGAATTAATTTTTCACCTTGTGTGATCACTTTCACAGATGTATTTGGTGGAATTGTAAGACCTTTTATATAGTATACCACAGTGGTATCTACACCTACTATCTGAACGTCTACTACTACAGTGTCGTACTCCGTAACATTAGCTAGGTTACAGCCTATAACTGTGGCTCGGACTCCTGCACCAATCTCTACCACATCTGTGGGACTAGTGCCTATTTGTGTTACCAGAGCGTGTTTGAATACTGTTGGCATATGTTTATCCTAGTGTCAATGCTAATTGTGCTGCAATGTCGTTGGCTTCTGCGACAGAAACGGCTCCTGATGAACCTGCGGGACTTGCCCAGTCTGTGCCATCCCATATTTCTAAAGCCAGCGAATCTGAATTAAATCTTGTCATACCTAGTACAGCATAAGCAGTTGGTCTATTAGCATCTACACCTACCGGAGGCACAAATCCGTTAGTGCCCTGTATCTTAAAATAACCAATGCCTGTCTGAACAATCTGCGACACAGCATCGGAGACCACATTAGTGATCACATTGTCTACTATGCGAAAATTTCCAAGCCTTACGCCGCCAACACCGTTGCCATCAATATAAAGATCTTGTCCTGTAGTAGTGGTAATTTCGTTATCGCGGAACATCAAATTGCCCACATCTAATGCAGGCACAGAAATAGTATCTGTGAACAGATTTACAGAGTAAATGGCTCTCCAACGATAAGTGGCAGAACCTAGATCATAGGTATTGTCTGTTTCTGGAACGAGGTCGCTGCGGATGCTGGCATTGATAATGATATTATCTGTGAGCGCATCACCAATCTGTATGTTGCCGCCTATGACCACGTTGCCTGTAGCGGAAATGTTGCCGGTGACTCCTAGATTACCGGTGATGTTAGTATTAGCAATTATATTAACTGTGCCCGACCCGTTAGGATCTAGTTCTATACTACTGTTGCTCACAGTGGTAGATATTGTATTGCCTTGTAACTGCAGATCATCTATCTGCAGTCTTGAATGATATACCGTGGCTTCACCTGCGGCAGCTGCAAAATTAATAGTATTTGAATCACTGGTGATAGTATTACCAGTGAAGTGTAGATCGCCTACATTTAGTTGTGTGTCTACAGTGAGATTGGTTGATCGAGTATGACCGTTGACATCAAGGTCTGTGCTAGGGGCTGCTGTTTTTATCCCGATTCGAGAGTTAACAACATCCAAATAGAGTAAGTCTGTCTCGAAAGCTAAATTCTCGCCCGCACGGAGCAAGTTAGATTTCAAGAGCTGACCGGAAATACGACCAATAGCCATTAGCTCTCCAAAATAACCCGGTGTTTCACCGTTAACCTCATTTGCAGCCTATTCGGCTCTTTGCGGGTTTACCACAGTCGGATCCTGCAGTAATTTGGTCAACTACTGCAATTAAAAGTATTTATCCATTTTGGAAATTACCCCAGCATTAGGGTATAGGCGTGACCGAGATCTTCCATGATTTCTACCGTAACCTCGATACCACCACCTGTGCTTACAGCCCATACTGTGCCGTCATAGCATTCGAGATATCCCTCATCTGTGTTCCAGCGAGTTTCACCTACTTCGGGGCTTGCTCGACGTTGAGAGCTGTCTCCAGCCGGTATTACCATACCGTTAGTACCTGCAAACTGATAGTAACCTATGCCTGTGCCTACTATAGTGAGTGCAGTGTTGCTGAGGTTAGTGATGTTATTGATCTGCCACTGAATATTTTCGATATCTGTGATACCGGTGTTGGGATTTAGAAACACATCTTCATTTGATTGTATGGCAGATATCTTGTTTATGTTTCCGTTTAAGGTCAGTTGACTGCTAACTGTGACGAAGGGAGACACCAGGCCACTTCCAGGCCACGCTCCTGTAGAAATTCCTTGCCATTGGGGAGCATGTAGTTCTGTCCAACGGCGAGGACTAGAATCACCAGCATCTGCACCCAAGGCATAGGTAGCATCATCTCCCGGAATAATACTCTGTGTAAAATCTGGGGATATTGTTACTGTATCTATAGGACTATCGCCAACTATTACTGTGCCTAGACTGGTCAGATTACCTGGCAAAGTGATATTGCCTGTGACGGCTAGATCACCAACGATATCTGTGTTGGCTCGAAGTTCTACTGTGCCTGAACCGTTGGGGTCTAGAACTATGTTTGAGTTTGATATGCTAGATATCTGATTACCATCAACGACCAAATTATTTGTGATAACTCTGTCATGAAAGATTTCCCCACCGCCGTTGATAAAAACGTCTATGCCGCCTACACTGGTGGAAAAAGTGTTAGGAGCATTAATACGCAGATTACCCAGCGCAGCCTGTGTAGTTACCGTGAGTTCGTTGGTGAATATGTTGCCATTTACATCTAGATCATAGATAGGAGTAGAATCTTTAATACCGATTCTATTGTTGGTAACGTCTAGATAAAGTAGATCAGTTTCAAACGCAAGATCAACTCCTGCACGTAGTAGGTTGTCTGTGAGTACCGGTCCACTTATGCGTCCTAGTTGACTCATGATTAATTGGCGTATCCGTAGTATACAGTTACGTAAACTGGATTACCACCTCCTCCTGATGCTGGCACTGCTGATGCGAATTTGATATACCAGCCGTCTGCATATGGTGCATTTGGTCCTGCCAAACTTCCACCAACACTTTGTAACACATTAAAATTTCCGCCAGTGTGTGTTGGCCCGCCACCTATTTGAAATACGTTTTCAATTAATACGATAATATTATCATCGCTGGCTGAATATGCTGTTACATATGCTGCTGTAGAATTCAACGGTCCAAACACTGTTTCTGTTCCATCACCTGGTCCTAGAGTTTGTTTAACAATTGCTGAAGCCACAGGACTAGCTACTATTACCCAATTGCCTCCTACATATGCTTCAATAGATGATAATGATGTGTTATAACGAATAGTTCCGTTGGCATCTGTTGGTTGGCGAACACTGCTTAATTGTGGGCGTTGTGCTGTAGTTCCTTTAGGCAGCATCATTCCGCCTTTGGCATTTACTACTACTCGATTGCCTGGACCTACTCCGTCAGGATAGGCAATCAATGTGCGATCATTGATACTGAATTTTGAAATACCTTTGGTCTTTAAGAACTTCATACTGCTAGTGCGCTCACTGTTACACTCAGTCTTGCTGCGGCAGATGTGCCAACCCACAGTTCATCACCGTTGTCAAACACCAATCTTTCTTCCGAGAAAAACACAGTTTCTCCTGCCGGTACTGTAAGATTGCTTACAATTAAATTACCACTGCCTGCGGTCTTGCCGCTGCGCACCACATAGATGTTCACAGTGACTGCGTTGGTTGTTTCATCAGCAGCACTAGGTGCAGCAGTATTACATAGTGCTATTGTTGTAATTGCATTTTGTCTACCTGTGACAGCGCCTCCGATAGGACCACCTGTGGTTGAACTGGTAAACACCTTAACCGGCACGGTAACACTGGTTGAATCTATTAATAAAATTGTGTTTTCCGGATTTTCATAATTTCGTATCATATTTGTCTCTTAAAATAACATGCTGAATACCAGGGCACGGTTTTTGCTAATTAACTCTCCATTCTGCTTTGCTGCTTCAGCTGAATCATTGACAAACCATACACCTGATGTACCTGTACCGGGAGTATCACCGTAGAGCAGTATGTTGTCTGAGACATAGGTAGGTACCACACCTGTCTTCTCTAGCTGTATGGCATAGTTAGTCTGTAATTTACCTGTGCCCTGTGTTCTCACATAGACGTTGAGGTTAGTAATACCGTTCTTGGTGGTAATTTCATTGCTGTCTATGCCACCGCCAATTTCAAGATCTGAAATTTCTAAACGATTGTTATAGAACTGACCCACTAGTGTGTTGTCGACAATCACAGAAACAGCGCTTTCTCCGCTGGTCGAATAACCTGTTACTGTGTTGAAATATTGTAAAGATCCCGCAGTTGCGGCTAGATTGGGAGTTATTTCTTTGTCTGTGATTATGACTCTAGTGTCTTGGCTCTGCGGCGCTACGATCTGGAATGTGGGATTGTTTAGAATCGCGTCATCTACGTATTTTTTGTTTGGCAACACATCGTCGACACTGCCTGGGACCGCAGCTTCTCTGGCAAGTATCTGTGCTTCGTAGGTTGTTGTGCCAAAAACTTTGACTAAACCTGTACCTGTGCCTATCAATGTAAGATCACCATCGTCTGTGGTCGGATTAGTATAGATCCTACGCAATCGCAGATTGCTTTCATCGTAGTTAAATGGACCTGGAGCGGAATTGTTTGCTATTAACCAGGTATCGGCTGTTTCGTCATACAATAGACTGGCATTTGATAACGATCCTCTCTCAACCTCCAGACCAGAATAAACTAGTGTGATTCCAGCTCCAGTTTCACCATCATTGATTCTTATAATATTGTCTGTAATATTGAGATTGGCAGCAGCCACATTTAAGGTTTGTCCCTCAACAACAAGATCTCCAGTGATTCTTACTGACCCGCCGGAAGCAGCAGGACCAGTGTCAAGTGTTATCTTGGCACCTTCTGCTGTTTTTATATTATAGTCACCGTTGACTTTGAAAAACTGTCCCATTTACGATCCTATATTAGGGAGTTGTTAATGAAATTACACTGGTAGACGAGTCGTTGACAACTGACCACTTGTATCTGTTACCGTTAAAATCTACTACGATTTTATTGAATAATTTAGCTAGTCTAATACCGGTACCGTTAGCAGTATAGCCCATGATGCTCATTTCATTAGCATCGAGTGAACCGTCGGCTTTGTCTACCAGTTGACAGACTCCTACATTACCTTCTGCTCCAGTATCACCAGCTAATTTATTTGTTCCGTCTTTAGTATCGTTAACTAAAAACCTCTTTGGTGATCGTTGACGCAGTATTTGTCCTTGTACAGATTCTGCATTTGATCCTACTTGGCAGTTTACTGTGATGTTAGTACCATCATCTAATAAACCAAAAAATCTCTTGTTTAGTGGACGTCCCATTTGTTTCTCCTTGTGTTTGACGTTCTAGGTCTACGCGGTGGGTACCGCATAATTACTTAGATACTTTATTTATCCGCGGCTCAGCAGACTCATCAGTTCCATTTTTTCCACTGTGGCAACGATTCGGTTGATTTCATCTAGTTCTCGCTGTGCCTTTTCTAAATGGCTGCGACTATGTGTTTGTCTATAGCGTATGCCAGCGTTGCTGAACTCTACGATGTGCTGTTCTACCATACGTTCAATTTGTTGAACATCGTGAGCAAACATAGGAAATCGCATGCGCCATTGATTGATGTGTCTGCGCAGTTGGGGGAAATCTTGGTCACTGGTTACCTGCATCAAGGTATTTACGCCAAACAAAAAGGCTCCGAAGAGCCTTTTTGAAGTTTGCAAAACGTTCGGCGTATTAAGCGAAACGTAGATTTGCGCTTGTTACAGCAACAGTTGCCAAGTAGTCCGCAGCATTACCAAGAGATGATGCTGTGTTTGTTAGCTCAACATAACCATAACGTGTCATGAATGATACGACTGGTTCGAAAGTTGCTGGATCAAGAACAACACCGCTGCTCATCAATGGAATGTATGGGCAATAGAATGCTGCTGCGTCTGACTCAGAACCGCCTTTGTAACCAACAAGAACGTTGTCGTTCTCAGCGTATGTGTTAACATACACTTTCATTGCACTGTTCAATGTACCAACAAACTTGGTGTTTGTAGGTGCTTCGAATGTACCTTCTGTTGTACGAGCAAATGCGCTGGTAGTAGCAGATTGTAGTAGTGTCAATGTAGTTGGGGAAACAACAGCCCAGTTACCTGCACCACGACGTGTACGCTGAGCGATCAAGTTAGCAGCACGGTTGATTTGAACAGCTAGAGCAGCGTGTTCGTCACCAACGAATGTTGCTGTACCAGATACAGCAGCTTGGTCATAGGTCAATACAGTAGAGCTCAATGAAGCAAGGCTACGTAGAACTTCTTGATCGATCTCAGCTGTGATCTCTTGTGCAAGAGCAGCCATGATTTCTGCTTCGATGTCAATGCCTTGTTGAGCTTGTGCATCTTGAGCAGCTTCAAATGTCCAACGAGCTGATAGCTTACGTGTTTTAGCTTCAACTGTTTGTTTCAAGATTTGAATGCTTAGTTTGTTACCAGCAACACCTTCTAGTGCAGCGGTACTAGCTGGCTTACCTGGAGATGCTCCAGAATAGCCTTCAGCAATCTTGAATGGGCTTAGTGCCTCTTCACCGGCTGTAGTAGATCCGCCTGCGCCGCCGCTGAATGTATCAGAGTAGCGAACACGTAGAGTGTGGATCTGTCCAACTGGGCCAGTTAGTGGCTGTACGCCAACTAGTTCATTAGCGATGACCGTAGGCATCACACGTCTGATCACTGGAAGGATCACACGATTTAGGGTTGCAACGTTACCGGCGGATGTAGCTCCAGCAGTAGCACTCTCTGACAAATACTTGCGGGTATTTTCTAGAGTAGTTGCCATTACTGAACGCTTGTTACCTTGAAGACCTTCTAACAGTGCCTCTTTGGTTTCCGACCAGCGTGACTCGAGTAATTGTGACATTATAGTTCTCCTTAAACTTTTAGTCCCGCAAGCCTGCGGATGTCAAATATTTCAGCGGTTTTTTCTTCACTGCTGAATTGTTGTGCCTGTGCTTTGTCGCCTGTGATTTCTTTGCCTTCAGATAGTACTTTCTTCGCCGGGGTAGCACCGTTCATCACTGAACTGATATACTTGTCGAAAGCTGTACGTAGCTTTTCTGTCTGTACTGATTCTAGTAGACTGCTCATTACTTCACGCTTGTCACCGGTCAATGGGCCTAGCAATTCGCTCATAACTTCTTTGCGTTGGCTGCTTTCTTTGATGATGCGTAGTTCACGATTTCTATTTTCTACTAGTGATTGTGTATCTGCAACAACTCGTGCTGCTTCTTCTAATTCTGCTTCTTTGACTGCAACTACTTTGAGAAGTTTTGCGGTTTCAGATTTTTCATTTAGATGACTTGCAGCATATTCGCTGGCAAAGCTTTCAAAAATTCTGCGACCAAAGTCATTTCTACGAGCAGCTTCGATGTCTTCACGTAGCTGAGTCATTTCAGAACGCAGTCCTTTTGCGACTGTTTCTTCAATGATTTTAGCGGAACGTGCTACAAAATCTTTCTTGATCTGTTCAAATTTAGCCTTGCTTTCGCGAACCAATTTTACTTTGGTTTCGGCCAAATCTTTCTTATCAGTGTGGAATTCTGCGATTTCTTTCGCTAGTGCATCCACGATAAAAGATTCTAATTTTTCAACATTACCAGCTACTGCTTTGCGATCTTCGTGTAGTTCTGCAAGTTCTTTCTTGAGATTCTGAAGCACAAATGATTCCATTGCTTTGGCATCGTCCTTCATTTTCTTTGCGTACTTGGCACGAGCTTCAATTAGTCCTTGGCGGTCTTCTGCAAGCTCGCCTAGTTCTGATTGCAGGCGATCTGTTAGCATAGCTTCAACAGCTTCTACCATAGCGCCTTTGTCGTGTTCATATTTCTGTGCAAATTCTTCACGTAGTGTAGCAGTGACTTCATCACGGTTTTCTTGAATTCTGCTATTCCAAGCGGATTCAATTTCCGATTTGATTTCCTCGGAAATCACATTGTTTTCGAACAACTGTTTTACGATATCTAACATGTGATTCTCCTTGTTATTTGAGATTTGAAATTATTCGTTTCAAACTCTCTGCTAGGTATTTTTGTGCCTTAGGGTCGCCTTGAACTTGCTGTGCTATTTGATAGGCCTGATAACCGCCTGTGTTATTCATTAGGTGTTCATATACTGGTGTAGGATAAGCGCCGGGTGCGCTGGGCTGTGCTACAACATCTACAGTAATAATTTCAAATCCTTGTACTTTACCTTCGCCGTCAACTTCTCCACTACCTCTGGAACTGACGCCTAGTTTAACTCCCGACTCCAACATGGTCTGAATCAACTGACCCATGGGAGTTGGAAGTATTTTAAGTTTTCCGTAGCCGTTAGGACCATCCATCCACATCTTGGTAATCATATGACTAACACGATCTAGATTGATTTTCAAATCCTGTGGGTGATCAACTTCCCCCAGCACAGAGTAGCCACCAGCGATCTGCTCGTTGAGCGTTTTGACAGCCTTGCCAATTTCTTGAGAAGAATAAACACGTTGGTTTGCATTGCGGATGTCTCCCTGAATGCAAATACCGTTTAAATGCAGCGACTTTTTACCGTCGCTGCCTTCTTCGCTCTCCAAGACAATCTTAGCCTGATCGTAACTCAAATGTTCTGCTAGCGTAAGTTTCTTCACCGTCCGATCCTATTATCTACGACCACGGAAAAGGCTTTGCTTGTTGTCAGCTGATTCTTTCGCACCAGCTTTCTCAGCACCATGTCCGGGTTCTTTCTTAGAGAAAGCACCGCCTGCTTTGCCGCCTGGGACATTGATGTTACCAGCATTATCTTCAGTTGGCTTACCTTTTAACAGTCCGGAACCTTTGAGTTCGCCTGTTTCTGAACCAGGTGCGCCATTTTTGCCGCTGAGAATGTTAGCAGTTGTCCCGCCCATGTCATTCTTGCCAGCTACGATTGATTTAGTGTTGACACCGTTGTCGCCCATTTTTGCAGGAGCAACTTTCTCAACATACTCACGCACGGTTTCAAGATCGAAATCATCTTTCATTTTGTCGCCCATGCCGCCCATGTCGTCACCGCCCATGTCGTCACCGCCCATGTCGCCCATGTCACCACCACCTTTGAGTTCATCAAATTTGGCCTGTAGTTCATCAACAATGCTGTCTAGGTCTTGGAATAGTTCTTCTTCGGACTTTTCTTCCATGTCGTCGTCACCCATTTCTAGATCACCTTCTAGGTCATCTGTGGGGTCACCACCCATCATATCTGGATCTTCGTCATCAGCTTCGATAGCGATGTCTTCAAATTCTTCGTCTACTTTTTCGTCTTCTGCATCATCATCTTTTGCAGCTTCTTCTACATCCTCGTCATCTTCATCTTTTTCTTCTTCTTCAGCGATTTCGCTGTCGATCAAAGATTCGTAGATTTCACGGGATTGTTGTACCACATACTCGTGGAATAATTCTTCAGCTTTCGCTTGATCGTCGTTTACGAGATGCTCAAGCATCTGTTGCAACAATTTTTTGTCTGCCATGTTATGTTCTCCTTTATATAGTCAAGGCTGTAAGTTATTTAACACTAAGATTATAAACCAGGGTTAAATGGTAGTTTTTTGATTGATTTGATCGGAATATATAGTGCCCGGAAACGTTCTATCAAAATCCTCAAATGTGATGTGACTGAGGTTTGACAGGGTTGGGCCTAGTTTGTCTGGTATAAATGCGCCGGGATCTGCCACTCTGAAGAATTTCACGTGTCTAAATTCTTTGATGGTTTTTTCAGTTTGGCTCAGCCAATTGCCAAAATAAGTGGCGCTGTCTGAGCTTTTTTTATAGTTGTGAGTGTCGGCATACACATTGTTGAATTTGCCATTGTCGCCTTGATAGTCAAATCCAAATATGTAGATATCTTTGTGACCCTGCGTGGCTGCGAACCATAAAGCTGTGGGTCCTGAACTCCAGCCTTTGTGAGGTGAAAAGAAATTGATATTATGTTTGGTGCTGATACCTTTGTTGGGATTAGTCCAGACCTGATGCTTTTTGTGATAGCCTGCACCTATGATTTCATTGACCATTTTTACATCTACAGCTATCAAATAGTGCGGAGAATATTCTCTGTACTGTGCGTTACAGCCATAGACTATGCCGCGGTCCATTGCACTGAGATGATTTAATTTCAGTCTACTGGTGCCGTTGCCTATAACGAATGCAGGATTATTCTGCAGGTGCTTCTGCTGGGGTTGCATACATTTGTCTAATAAATCCCAGTTCTGACTCTGATTCTACTTGATGTGCTTCCGCCTGCAGTCTCAGTTGATTGATCTGCCGTAGGGTCAAACGTATTTTTCTAGTATCACTTTTCTTCACAACTGATGAATCTCTGCCAGCATCGTATCTACGATCATTGGCAAAGTCGTTGTTTTTTTCGTTAAAATAAAAAAATTCGTTTAGAAGCATAATGTATTTATTATTGAACTGGAGCTTCTGCAGGTGCTGCTTCTGCACCTTCTGCACCTGCTTCTGCGGCAGCTGCCATATCTGCAGGTGCTTCTGCGGTCTGTGCTGCCGCGTCTGCGGCCATTCCGCCAGCTGAGACACCTACATTTCTCAACTGACTCTGTGCATCAAGATCTGGTTTTAATGTCGTTCCGTTTTCTTCTCTCCATAGCTTTTCGTTTTCTTTGATTTCTTCTTCTGATAAACCTAGGAACCGTTTCATTGCAAATCTTTTGCTGAGATGTGGAATAGCTATGACCTGGCTGAATGTTGCGGCTCTAGCTGTGTCAAGTTCTGATTGACGATAAGCAGCGAAGTTCTGTGGTGAGTTGAATTTCAATTCAAACAAACCGTTGTCTATGTTGATGCCCTGTGCGTTTAGCCACAGTTTGAATTCTAGATCAAAAGTTTCTACGATCATTGACTGTAGGCGTTTACAGTATTCGTTGAATCTCAGTTCTTGAATATAGGCCGTACCAACCTTGCCATCTGCCATGGTGTTGGGCTGTTCATCTATGGCCGTAGGAAGATATGAACTAGGTATGCGTAAAGCCCTAAACAATTTGTTAGTAAAATAACGTAGATCGGTTATCTCACCTAGATTAGTACCGCCGGGCAGTGTTTCGACTTTAGATCCTCGACCTTCTGCGGTCTGTGGGAAGAAGTAGTCTTCGTTGACGCTTAATGGATTGTATGAAGCGTCTATGACATTAGCGCCACCTCCTGTGGATGAAGGAATACGGCGCTGTTGGATTTCGTTTTTCACACGCTCAACAAAGCTCATGGCCATGTGTGCTGGCATGTTGCCTACGTCTACATAAAAAATTCTGCGTTCAGGCGCACGTTGGATGCGATAGATGATGATAGCGTCTTCAAGCAGTTCTTTCTGCTTGTAGACTTTGAACACTGATTCTAGTATTGAATTGCCAAAAGGATAGTTGTTGTCTAGTCCTTCGCTCATACTGATATGCACCACATGCTTGGCATCTATGGTAACTTCATTGGTCTGGTTGCTGAATCTAGTGCCAGGAGGTTGTGCTGCTGCGCCAACCATACCGCGGCCAAAGCCACCACCTGTGGTATATGAACTAGTGCCGCTGGGTGCTGTGTTTGTGGTACCATGCGGAGTCACAGCCACCATGTCTTTGAAGTTGAAGTTGATATCACGGATCACGTACTGTTCAGGTATCTTGCCTTCGGATTCGTTGACTATGATCTTAGTAACCTTGGCAGCATCTACAAACAACCATTTTTTAGTTTCGGGGTCTCTCACAAAGAAACAGTCGCCATACTTGAGTGCGTTGCGGAAAATACGGAATATACGAGTTTCAAACTGCTGCTGTTTGCTCCATTTCTGCAGACTATCTTTCAACAGTTTTACTTCAGTGGCAGTAGGGTTACCTTTGAAAAATGTATTAAACGGTGTGCGATTTTCTTTTTCTTTTTGTGTGCAGAACTCTGTGAGGATATCTAGAGCAGCATTAACTTCTGAATCCATGTCCATGGTATCATACTGCATGTAGCGTTCCACACGATTGGGCGCACCTGCGTAGACATCTGGCAGGAAACTAGAGTAATTGGCACGAGCCGGACCAGGGCGGCCGCGGCCACTGATTGGACTCATAGAGCCACCTGAGTTGTCAATTTTTACAGGGGTAAAGTGTCTTTTCCAGCTCATGCTTTATATAAATTTCCGTTTAGGTTCTTGGCAGCTTCGTAGGTAGCATAGGTGTTAGTTGTAGTTTTGGCTGTTAAATCTAATAATTTTACCATATGTGTATTTAACTGCGCCATTAGGGATTCTAAAGATTCTGGTTTTTTCGCAGCATCTTCTTTCTTTTTGGCTTCATCTTCTTCGGCTTTTTTCTTGGCTGCTGCATCATCTTCCGCTTTCTTTTTGGCCGCTGCATCATCAGCTGTTTTCTTTGCTGCATCAGCTTCAATTGTTTTTCTTGTAGCATCTGCACTACTAGATGCAGCAGGTGGAGCAGTGCCGCTGCGTTGTTTAGCTAACGCTAATGCTTCTTCTAGAGCTTTTAATTTAGCTTCAGCAGCTTCAATTTTTTCAGCAGCAGCTTTCTTTTCTGCACCGGTTTTGGCTGCTGCTAGTTCTGCGTCTGCTAGTTCTTTGTCTTTGGTAATTTCGCCTTTCTTGACACCTATCTCAACTGCTCCACCTTCCTTGGCGCTGAATTGTTTTAATAATGCTTCTGGACCAGAGGCATAGTCTATAGACATTTCAGCTGCTTTGGCTGCGGCTTCTCGTCCAGCTAATTCTTTTTGTGCGATTTTTTTATTAGCTTCTGCAAACAAACTTCTTTCTTTGATTGTTTTTTGATTTTGATTTACTTCAGCAAGTTTTGCAGCTACTTTTGCATCTTTTTCTGCTTTCGCTGTTGTAAGCGCCGCGTCTACTACCGTGTCACGTTGTTCTTTTCTAGCAGCTCTTTCTTTTTCTCGTTCTTCATAAACGTCTTTGCTAATACCACCCAAAGCATTAGGCAGTTTCACACGTATGCTGTCTACTAATCCAACAAATCCATCTACAACTCCTTCCATTAGTGATTTAATACCTGCTACACTGAAATACTTTCTAAAGGTCTGCCATGCTTCTGATACCACAGTGCCTAGAGTCTTAAACATATCTACCACAAACTGTGACTTCAGTACAGTTTCATTGAACCATTTGTACATGTCAGTAACTACACCTACCACTGCGCCTATGATGGCTCCAAGTATCTTAAATGCTTCTCCTATTACAGACCCCACTTCAATGATAGTCTGTTTGAGCCAATCAAAACCGCCCCCCAGTTCATTCGTGGTACCCCAAATATCAGTTAGTGCTGTCCAAAGTTCACTGAATGGCTGCATGAGATCCTGTACAGCTTCAAATAATCCACCGAATGCTATTTCTAATCCTGCTACCACACTGTTCACAATACCGAATAAGAAATTAAATGCTTCATCAACAACGTCAATTACACCTTTGAAATCTTCAAATTTCATGCTGACGCCTTCTAGGGCCTTGCCAATTCTTTCTACCACAGGCCCAAAAATCAGTTGCAGTCCTAGACTGATCTTTTCAAACAGAGCAGATACCACTGCCAGCACTGGTGGAAATACTTTCTGGAAAATATCTACGATAGGACGTATGCCTGCATCTAGAGCTTTTAATGCTGGTACAAGCACTGCATTAGCAATATCTGCTACCAGGCCAACAGCACTGATTAATAGATCTAAAAACCCGCTGTTGGCCAATATGCCTGTAAAAGTATTACTAAGACCAGATAACACTTCTTTCATTTTGTTCATTTTTTCATTGAACTTGTCTGTATTGGCCGCGGCTTTTTTTTGTTCTTCTGTGCCTTCTTTGAGTGCGTTGGCATTTATCTGTTGAGTAGCCGAAAGTTTGTTTACGGTTCCAGCAAGGTCTGCACTAGCAGCGCCTGCGCTCTTTATGCTCTGTAATTGTTTTCCGCCTTCTGACTTCATGAGATTGTTTAATGCGTTACGTTCTTCTAAGGTCACTGCCTCACCACGCTGCATTTTTTGATTCATTCTCTGTAGCATGGCCGCACTCTGAGGCATCATGGCCATGAGCTTTTGATTTTCTTCTGTGGTTGCTGTACCAGTGGCCATGATGTCTTTGGCAAAATCTTGTAGACCATCCGGAAGTCCGGTTGTGACTGCAAGAAAACTTTTTCTCACGCCATCACCTAACCCAGACATTGACGCTTGGAACTGCGCATCTTTGGCCATCGCAGCCATTTGATTTTCTACTTCTTGGCGACTTTTACCTGTGGCTTTGGCCAGCAGATCTAATTCTTTCATATAGCTTCTAGCACCTTGTGCTAGTTCTGCATTAGATTTTTTGCCCTGCAGTCCCTGCAGTTTCATTAGATTACCATAACTGGCCAATCCTTGATTTATTTCTGCTGTGCTAAATCCCAATGCGTATAAGTCGCTGCTAGTAGATCTCAACTGTTTAGAAACCTTGGCAAAGTTAGCAGCACCGCCTTCTGTGGTAGTTCCAAACGCTCCCATAGCTTGACCATTTTTTGCAATCAACGAACCAAATTCTTGTAGATTCATTCCGGCAGTAGTAGCTGCTGCTGAAAACTGACTGATACTACCCCCAAAACTAGATCCAGCGGCTGTAGCAGCACCATAGGCAGCTAACATTCTGTCAGCGGCTCCTGCTACCATGGTGAATATTTTTCCTATCACAGGAAGACCGCTGAATATACTAGCAGCGTCTGAAGCATCGTCTCCCATGCGAGCTAGTGCGTCAGCAGCAGATAATCCTTTTTCAGCAAGGTCTATACCTTGTTTTACAACACCAAATAATGCGCCTGTGGCTAATCCAGCTCCGCTGGCTATTTTTCCAAGACCTCCGGCTACTACACCTGCAGCTTTACCGACTCCAAATAGTGCTGATCCTGCTGCAGAACCAGCTTTTCCGAATATGCCACCACCTCCTGCACCACCACCTCCTGCACCACCACCTCCTGCACCACCACCTCCTGCGCCACCACCACCTCCTGCGCCACCACCACCTCCACCGCGGCCACCTTTCATTACGGCCAGCAGTTCTCGAAGCGTGGATTCAGAAGCGGCATTTTTGGCTTCTACTTGTCCAATTCCTGGAATGTCGATCATTACTGCGGCCATGGCTTATTTTTTTCCTGGTAAAATACGCATATAAATACTTGTGAGCATTATATATTTACCGGAGATAAAATGAACGAAATTCCTAACACGATGCAGCAAAAAAAGAATCCCCTGGCTGGGTTTTTTAGACAGCCTAAGATCTATGTGTCTTTGCCATCAAAAGGTAAATTCTATTCCCAAGGCGCACTAGATCGCAGTGAAAACGGACAATATGCTGTATACGCTATGACTGCCAAAGACGAACTCATGTTTAAAACTCCCGATGCACTGCTGTCAGGACAAAGCACTGTGGAATTGATCAAGAGCTGTATACCTGCAATACTTGATCCTTGGAAAATGCCCAGTATCGACATTGACTTTGCTTTGATTGCCATACGCATAGCTACTTATGGTAACAAGATGGAAGTCAACACACAATGTCCGCATTGTAATGCTGATAATAACTATGACGTAGATCTATCTGCATGGTTCAGCGTATTTGATAATTTTGAATATAAAGAACAAATCCATGCAGATCCTCTTCTTATACATGTGCGTCCTTATTCCTATAGTGAAATAACCAAGACCAGTATTAAAACCCTTGAGCAGCAGAGAATATTCGCCATAGTCAATGATGAGACTATGGGGGACGAAGAAAAATTAGAAAGATTTGGAAAAAGTTTTGTAAAGTTAACTGAACTAACTGTGGATTTGATTGCAGAATGTATCAGCCAAATAGATACTCCAGACGGACCAGTTACAGACAAACAAATGATAAATGAATTTATTCACAACTGTAACAAAGATCTATTTGAAACAATTTCAAAACATGTTGTGTCAATGAAAGACGAAATTGAATTGAAATCTCATATTGTGTCGTGTAGTGAATGTACCAAAGAATTTACCATGCCAATAACCATGGATCAGGCAAATTTTTTCGCCGTAAAATCTCAAAATTAACCTTGCCGGAGATTTTACGGGAATCTGATAACTTAGACAAAGAGGCAAGGTCGATAAAAAAAGACTGTCTAAAACTCTGTTGGTACATGCGAGGACTATCCTACAATGAAGTCGTCAACATGAGTTGGGACGAACGTGAGATAATTGGAGAGATTGTTGCAGAAAATCTCGAAACAACTAAAAAATCAGGACTGCCTTTCTTTTAGAGTTTGTTATACATCTTTTTAATCAATGACATTTGTCTATTGTCTAAAGGTTGACCGTTAATAATACTCGCCAATATCTTTTTTGTATCTCTAGGATCTAATATAGAAAACACAGATTGTGTTGTATCAACAGACGGTGCAGAAGTTGCAGAGGTTGATACCGTACTAGGGCCAGGAGCAGTTTTAGCATATCCTTTTTTAAAACTGTCTACAAAACCGTCGTTTAAATCTCGAATTCTCATTTTACAAATACACTAGCGGTTCCCTTGGCCAGTGCTGATTCGAACATTCTGCGCTTGTGTATTTCCAGCTTCTGTGCAAATATTTCATTGAGGCTTTTTCCACGATGTACTAGACTCTTTGTTTCTGCGGCTGCTTTGATTGCTAGTTTGTCTGACGCTGTTCGTTGGAATCCTGGTTTTGCTAGTGCTGCATCTGCGGCGGCTTTAACGGCCGGGTCTTTTGCGGGTTTAGACAACTGTTGAGCCACATTAGCAAATGCTCCTTGTCCTGCTGGTGCAGTCGCTGTGGCATCCGCTGCTGGTTCCGCCGCTGGGGGTTTTGCTGCTGCTAGATTAGGATTACTAGGATCAGCGGTGTTTGTTGCACTGACAGGTGCATTAGCCATAGTATTCGCTGGTGCTGCGGCTGCTGGCGCTGCTCCTGGCTTAGGTGCCCCTGCCGGTGCTGCTAATGATTTTGTCAACAGTTGCAAAATTCTCTGCTTGCCTTTCTTATCTAACTTATCTACGTTGGCCTTAACCTGAGCGTAAACAGTTTCTCCGGCTTTGGTTGAAGTTTGCTTATCTACTGCTGCTGTAGTTTTAGCTAACGCTGCGCCTGCTGCGCCTGTTTGTGGCTTAGCTGGTGCTGTGCCTGCAGGTCCTTGCGCATTGATATCTTGGGTTGAAGGAGCTGCTCCGCCTCCTGCTGCTGGTGCTGCTGCTGCTCCGCCTCCTGCTGCTGGTGCTGCTGCTGCTCCGCCTCCTGCTGCTGGTGCTGCTGCTGCTCCGCCTCCTGCTGCTGGTGCTTCTGCCGGTGGAGTATACCCAGGTTTTCCTGCATTAGGATCTGGATCATCTCCTACTACAGCTTTTCCAGACTGATAACCTTTCTTCAATGCTGTGCCAGCACCAACTACTCCGCCAGCTACCGCGCCTATGCCTTTGGCAACACCGCCTACAGCTTTGCCTATACCACGGCCCAAGGCTCCTAGAGGGCCTTCGTCTATCTGTTCAAGCTGTGATTCAGTTAAGATTTCGTTAATTCTCATATCAAGCGGTTCCTAGTTGTTTGGTAAGGTAAGCAATCATGCGTTTTCTATCTTTAGTATTTAACTGCGCAATTGACTTTTTAATTTCTGCATATCCGCCTGTGGCTGCTTGAGCAGCTTGAGGTTCGGGTGCAGCAGAAATTTTTAAATCTGTAAACACTTTATCAACTACTGGTGCTTCAATGCCGCCATAGTTTAATAAAAATTGTTTGAATTCTTCGCTGTCAGTCGGTGATCCTTCCAACTTCCATGCTGCCAACAGCTTGGCCGATGTGACTTTTTCAGTGGCTTGTTTGCCTGCCCATGCAGCACCTTTGGCCACTGCGCCTACAGCCTTGCCAGCACCTGCTTTGAGTTTGTCTAAGAATCCTGCTTCAGTTAGCACACGATTAATAATCATGTAAACCTGGCCTTCACTCAGTGGACGAGTCTGAACATAATAACTTTCTTTTTTATTTTTGTCATCGCTGCCTGTTGAAGCTGCTACAGCACCTTGAGAAATGGCTTGTCCTGCTCCTGCCATCCCTTTAATCCAGTTTAATAATCCATCATTGGCCAATTGGTCAGCACGAGCGTTACCTAATATATCATTAATGGCAGATGCATAGCTTTTGGTGTTAACTTCTCTAGCAATTTTTTGTAGTATATCAAATCCGCCCGGTTCACCGTTGCGAATCATATTCATAGCAGCATTAATACCTTCTGCTTCTTGTGGAAATACATTAACCTTAAATCCTTGAGTCATCTGTTTCCATTCAGTGCCTGGACCAGTTAATGTTTTAGTAGCTCCCCAAGACACTGTTTCTAAACCAGCGTCCTCTGCTCCAGGAACGGGCAGAGATTCAACACGCATTCCGCCAACAAACTTGCCCAGCATTTCAAATGCTTTACCAGATAGATAACCTAGAGCAGCAGTTTTAATACCTTTGCCTACGGCAGTGGAAAGTTTTTCACCTTTGATCAGTTCAGCAGCGCCTCGTAGCACCTGACCAGCAATAGCACCGCCAACTGGTCCACCTGCTAGGGAAGCCAACGCTGTTAGTACACCAATAATTGCTGCACTTTTTCCTGGATTCTCTTTCATCCAGGATCCTAGACCAGTCAGTTGTTTATCTAGATCAGGAAACTTTGAGCTAACCTTGGCTTTAAGTTGTTCAAATTTTTGATCAGCCATTTTAACAGGAGTAGTATCCTGCAGCCACTTACCAACATTGTTGATCACTTCATTGGCTTTTTTAGCTATATCAACTCCAGCTCCTGCAATAGTACGATTAGCACCACCTGCTACTGATTGCTTTTCTAACTCGCCGAATACCTGTTTAATCTGATCTGCTGTTAGACTAGCTTCAATAAGAGGCACGAACTCATTGTAAATGCCTTCTACAATACGTTTTTGTTCAAGAGTTAATCCATCACACGATTCTTTAAGTATCTGTCGATGATTATTATTTTCTAATAGATTTTCAATACGCATTTGTGATCCACTGTTTGATTGTTTATTTATTGTAAAAACGAGCTTACGCTCGTTTGCGTTTTCGCTTGTCGCTCAACGCATTTTCTTCTTCTTAGAATTGTTTTTACAATGATATTGCGAAGCAATTCAAGTATTATGCAGATTGTTCAGTCACACTTTGCCCAGACCGGGCAAAGATAACAGCATTATGCGAGTTGCACAGACCACTTCAGCGTTAGAGCATTACAGAGGCGGTCATCCGGTACCTCGAGCTCAGTCTTTATATGACGGCGATGTGTGAATCTACGCTAACAAACTCACACACGTGGGGTTTTTCTCCCCTCATTTTGCCTTGTTTTTCTTTTCAAATAACCAAATCGCAGGTCTTAGTAGCGATCGTCATCCTTTCGGGTAGTGGTTAAGCACCTTTGCGGCAAGGTTTTCCATCCCTGTGTACACGTAGACCAGGTATAGGGCGCACGAAATTAAGCCTGCGCCAGCTAAAAAACCGCTTTATTTTGCCTGAGATTGTTCTAAAAGACGCTGTCTAAGTATATTTGAACCGCCTACTCTGACGTTTATAATGCCATTATAATAGTCGTCGGATTCTAAAACCCTGCGTTCAAACTGCTCTCGAGCTTCTAAGTATGATAGTTCTGCCTTGGATTTGCAAAGGTAAAGTATTTCTCTTGTGAAGTTTTCCGGACCTAATGCTTGGACGTCTGCGTTTAACCTGTCTGATGAACCATAGTATTCGCGCCAATCGCTTTCTACTACTGATCTTCTTTTAAGTTTTTTGCCTTTGAGTGGGGGTTTAGTACGTTTGAATTGTGCTAATTTCTTGCCTATGTACTTCTGTCCGGTGGTTTTATTCGTGATTATATAAACAAAGCCAATATAGCCTTCTGGTATTTCGTTTAATATTTGATTTTGATACGTCCATTGCACTCATTTAGTTAGTTTCGGAGGTCTGCCTAGTTGGCCTTTTCTGGATTTTTTACGTTCTAGTCTTTTTGCCTGTATTTCCATGCGTCTTGTTGATGCATGGTTACGTATTTCTGATAGCCAATATCGTGCCTTAATGCCTGCTTCGTCTGAATTCTTGTATTCAAACCGATCCTGCCATTTAAAATATTCTTGGAAAGCAGCGATCATTAGATCGTGGCTGTCTGTGCTCACTCTATGATCTCCACATCGTTGGAATAACTTGTGAATCCATTTTCTTTGATCACCTTCAGCACATGATTCACACGGCTGGTTAGATCATCTCTATGTGAAATTAGAAATACATTCTTGTCACGCTCGCGGGTCATGCGTTTCAACACAGCAATACTGGATTCTACTCCGCTGGCATCCATGCCTGAATCCACTAATTCGTCGATGAACAAGAGATTGATGCTGTGATAGAGATTCTCCCATACATCACGGAAAGCCCATGACAACGATAGAATCAATCTATTGCGTTCACCGCGGCTCAAATTGTCAAAATCTAGATCCTGTCCCAGTTGGGTGATGATCACTGTGAGATCATTTTGGAATTCCACTGTGTGCGGCAGGCCAATCTTGTCCAGATAATAGGTAAGGCGTTGATTAAGGAATGCGAGATTCTGATCAATGATGCGTTTGCGCACAAAACTATCTTTGTTTGTGAGTAATTTGTACAGAAACTCCTGATGGTCTTTGACACGCATCAGTTCATTCATGTAGTTCCAATCGATCTCCTGCACCGCAGTGGCCTTGAGCTCGATGATCTGTTCATCATAGGGATTTTCATCTGCAGCCTTGATCTCGAGATCTTTTTCTAAACTGGTCAGTGTGTTCTTGTGATTCAATGCTTCTTCCAAGGTATCGTACTGCACCGTTGGACAATCGCCTAGAGCTCCTAATTCTGTGAGTGCTGATTCATAGGCCGAGATGTTTGCAGTCTGCGAATCATATTCTGCACAGGCAGCCTCATGATCCTTGCGTTTTGCATCCATGACTTCGTCGTGCTTGGCATCATGAAATTCTTGACCACAGGCATGACACAGATGTCGTTCCAAGGTAGCGATTTCTGCTGCTAGTCGATCACGAAGTTTTTCTTCTCTGCTTTGATCTAGCCTAGCACGATTTAATTGAGCAGTGACTTCATTAATGTCTTTGCGCAGTTGATTATAAACAGCCAGAGCCTTGTGTGCAGCCACTTCTTGTTCGATATCTATATGACTCAGATGATCGATACTCTTGAGAATATTTTCAAGATTTTTTTCTTTGGCTTCATCCCACATGTTCTGCTTGCGCTCTAGAGCAGTGATGCTCTGCTGTATACGCTCGTTGCTGGCTTTGACAGTTTCTACTCGAGTGTTCTCTGTGCTGATACTGTCTTTGGTTAGCTTGATCTGCTCTTTGAGAGCTTCTGCTTTTTCACTCAGCAGCGTAATACCCAACAACTGTTCGATGATAGCACGTTGTTCTGCAGCCTTCTGCGCCAAGAATGGTTCTGTGTAGGTGTTTAATGCCACAAGGTGCTTGAACATGTCGTGGCTCATACAGAATCGTTCTTCGATGCTTTTCTGTGTTTCTCTGCTGTCGCCTTGCGATTCGTCTAGATCTGTGAGCTGCTGTTCTTCGCCATTGACACTGAATTTCAGTATGTTGGGTTTACGACCACGCTCGATATGGTATTCAACACCGTCTACGTCAAAGGTCACTGTGACCAGCATGCCCTTGCCGTTGATCTTGTTGATTAAATTATCACGTTTGATATTGGTCAAGGCCTGTCCGTAGATGCCGTAACTGAGACCATTGATGATAGTGGTCTTGCCTGTGCCGTTTCTAGCACCCGAGTCGTCACCGCCTAGGTCTAAGTTTTCACCTAAGACCAGTGTGAGCTGTCCGCGATCAAAATCGATGGCCTGGGTCTGTGCGCCCACACTCATGAAGTTACGAACTGTGAGATTCTTAATTTTAATCATAGGTCGCTGTATATCTCCAACAGCAGGCTCTTGTCAAAGGTATCGCTGTCAATGGCATTGATCTGATTCATCACTATGGTATCTACACTTTCAAAATTTATATCTATAGGAGTAGAATTTGCATCTACTTCTATTTTTTCGGGTATCAGCATCAGTTCTCTGAGATCATATTCAGGCATGAACTTTTCTTTGATGAAGTTGGCTTCTTCAAATGTGATAGGCAAATCAATGGTTACTCGACAGTGCATCTTAGGACGCAGAAGTTTTTCTGGTGTGTCGATGATTTGACTCAGCTTGTAGGTTCTATATATGGGTTGATCAGGCCAAGATATGTATTCAGGTTTTCCACCCCATTCTAGAATCATCATGCCACGATCGTCGTCACCGGCATCCGCATAGTTATGAGGAAATGCATTACCTATGTAAACGATGTTGTTGTTCTGCTGACGTTTGTGGAAGTGTCCTGAGAACACATAGTCTTGATGTTGGAAATGGCTACGCTGTAATTGTCCGTGATCTGGCATCTGTACCATAGCATTCATGTAAAAACTAGGCAGTTCGAAATGACCAAAAATGTATCGGCTTTTGATCTTAGGAACATCGCGCCATTCATCACCAACTAGCCAAGGTAGTATGGTGACATCTTCCATGGTTAATGGATCTTTGATAGCAATGATATTAGGAAACAGACGCATGAATTCTATACTGTTGATTTCACGTTTGTCTTTGTAGAACAGATCGTGATTACCTAGTATAAAAAATACTTTTTCAAACGAAGCATTTAATCTTTCAAGATTGCTCACAGTATAGTTCATGGTACTGACATCAGTGGTGCTGCGATTATGATGCCAATCTCCGAGGAATATAGCAGTTTCACAGCCGTTGGCCTTAGCAGTGTCGCAGAACCAATCCACAAACTGTTCGCAGTCAGTGTTGTGTGTTCTTGAACCACCCTTGAGACCAAAGTGTATGTCCGTGAAACAAGCGACTTTTTTAAATAGACTCATAGACTTATTATACCGCCTTTATGATGAAAGATCAATCCCAATCACTGCCTGTGTTATCCACAGTGGTAGTGACTATGGCAGGTCCGGGCACACTGCCGCCTGCGTTCTGTCTGGTCCATGAAGGGTTCATGCCGTTCATTTCTAGAATGTCGTCTCGAATGTTTTGATTGCGTTTTTCGATATTGATGATTCGCACGAATGAATTAGTAACAGCAGCGGTATAATAAGCAAAAGGATTATCGGATTTGGATTCATCGAACTGTAGTCCTATCTGAGTGAGTTGTAAGATGGCCTGCCCACGCATTTCGTCATTGTAGGTATAGCCTCGAACGTTGCCTCTAGTAGCATAGCGTTCACAGAGCTTGATAAACATGCGAGCGAGATCGTTGGTCATCTGACCGTGATCCTTAGAGAATTCACCGTGTTCGAGATCACCTTTCCAGTGGCTCTTGCCCACACAACTGATATTACCTTTGTCATCGAATTTCCAATGTTGGAATGGAGGAAAATTAACTTTGTCATGACTGTCCGCGGTGTTCTTCAACGTCTTTTTGCGACCCGGAGCCAACGGTATATGTTCAAAGGTCATCACACGGAATATGAGATCTTCCTTGCGCATCTTTTTGTAATCTACTTCAAATTCTTTAGCAGGTAGTTTTTTACCTCCGGCTATTACCGCTGCTTCGTGTGCCTGTTTACTGAGTCTAGCTGCACAATTTCTTTTAGCCTCTGCTATGGTTCTTATGTTGATTTTAGCTAGGTTAGGTACTATGAGATCATAGAATCCATATTCTGGTTTGAGGTAGCTGCAATAGGTATTTTTACTAAGGTGTATTTCTTTGAGTAGGTCTTTGTTGGTCAAGTACTTGATCTTGGGCACTGTCATTGATTATAATTCTCCGTGGTTAGTAATATAATAGCACATTTTTCTAATAATAAATAGTCTATAACAAGGAAATCTGTTCAAAATGGCGAGAAAAACCTATCCTGAAACCCCTGCAGAAGAAGCCGCAAGAATCAACTCTGCCAGCGGTGATCCTGAGGGCATCACTGCACAACAGGTGGCTAACAACCGCAAGCTCAATGAATCATTGACTGCATCATTTGGATTTGGCAACAGTTCCAGTGGTCCTCCGGTTAATCCTTTCGCAAGTCTAGTAGCAGGAGTTTCTTCTAGAATACAACAAACCCAGGAAGCTGACGCGGCCCAATTACCTGGAAATTTTGCACAGGCCAAAGCTGAATTAGACGACAAGATTTCTAAAGCATCTGGAGAGATAGGATCGGGCCTTAACGGATTTACCGGTAATGTAAAACAAGGAATCTCCCAGTTGCAGGCATCTTTAGGTGCCTCGGGTGCTGAAACAGGGCTTGGAGGATTTGCTGATGCTGCTAAAAGTAAATTAAGTGGTGCAATAGGTTCATTGCAATCAGCGGCAGGCTCAACCAGTAACATTGCGGCAGATATCTCCGGTACTATAAACAAATTAACAGGCGGCAGCCTTGCTGGGGGTCTGCTGAAAGCTGCAGGACAAATTAGTGCAGCAGCCGGTATGCTTAACAATATACTTAGCTTAAAGAGAGGAGCCAATCTTCCAAAGGGAGCAGATGTGTTTAGTAAAAACGGAGAACCGATAAAATTAAATGTTTCTTCGAAAAATGATTGGCGTGTAAGAATAGATTGTCAATGGAATATTTTTGATAGTCCTATCTTTGAAAGATTAAAACTCACAGGCGGAGTGGTATGGCCATACCTACCTAGTATCACAGTGGCTACCAAGGCAGAGTATACACCAATTAATACAACACACAATAATTACACCAACTATGCCTATAAAGGCAGCATGGTAGATGACATACAGATCTCTGGAGAGTTTTCGTGCGAAACAGCCAGCGATGCGGCATATTGGATAGCTGCTACTACCTTTTTCAAAACAGCAACTAAAATGTTTTTCGGTCAAGGAGAACTAGCTGGTAATCCTCCGATTATTTGTATTCTCAAAGGCTATGGAGCCAGTGTGTTTAACAATACACCAGTGATTATAAAAAGTTTTTCAGTAGACCTCAAGGATGATGTTAATTATGTTAAATGTGAAGAATTTGGATCTACTACATGGGTACCGGTTCTCAGCACGATTTCAGTAACAGTATCGCCAGTATATACCAGAGCTAGAATGCGCAAATTCAGTCTCCAAGATTATTCACGTGGTAGTCTTGCAGGAGAAAAAGGTCGAGTAGGATATATCTAATGGCAAAATATTCTAAAGCAAGTCCGTGGGCCAACACCCAACAAAATAATTTTTATCTGGAACTGTTAGATATTCGTCCAGTGCCTTCTGAAGCAGACGATGTTAGATATGTGATTGAAAATCAATATCGTAACAGACCGGATTTATTAGCCTATGATCTTTACGGGGATCCTAAATTATGGTGGGTATTTGTGCAAAGAAATATGTCAGTGATAAAAGATCCTATCTACGATTTCAGACCAGGCACAGCCATATATCTGCCTAAGAAAAGTAATCTATCAAAGTTTCTAGGAGTGTGATATGGCGTTAAGAGAACTAGGAAGAATTTTAGAAATTAAAAAACCAGACGGAACTTCTGTAATCCCGTTTGATACTGCTGCTGGCTTTAATATAAATTCAGTGTTTCGCACCACAGAAAATTTGATTGCCAGAGCGACTAATCCTATTCAGGACGGTAAAAGCAGTATAGCAGCTGATCCAAAAAAATTATCTTCAGCTGCAACAAAAAATTTACCATCTTTAACTCCTAATCCTATGGAAGAGTTTGCCACCAGCACCATATTATGGACGCTGGCCGCATTGACTCCTCAGCAGTTTAATGATCCAGCATCATATAGAAATAGTACCAGTGAATTAAAAAATGTTGTGTTTAGTTCCGGTGGAAGATTTGATGACCAACGTGTGAACACCTTATTCGGAGCTCCGGAATATTTTATTAATAATTTTGTTATGAACAGCATTATCGGAGCCAATGAAAAAACTGGAAACAGTAATGCCATAAAATTTAGTTTTGAAATTATAGAACCTCAATCTATGGGACTGTTGTTACAGAGCATGCAGAATGCTGCAATAAAGGCTGGATATCTCAGTTACCTTGACAACTGTCCGTATGTTCTAAGAATGGATATCAAAGGGTTCGACGAACTGGGAGTACCTATAAGTTCAATCAAACCAAAATTCTTTGTGATGAAGTTGGTTTCTATGAAATTTACAGTTACTGAAGCGGGTTCTAATTATAAAGTAGAAGGCATTCCATACAATCATCAGGCATTTTCAGATGCTATTAATACAACCTATAACGATTTAAAAATAGCCGGAGATATTAAAGGACAAGGCGTAGTAGCTGAAGTTTTACAGACCAGTCCAGACGGGTTGACAGCGGTATTAAATCGTAACGAACAAAAATTAAAAGAAACAGAGCGTATTGTTTATCCTGATAGATATGTTATACAATTCCCTCAAACCAGTAGCACTTGGTATTCTTCTGCAGGAAAAAAAGAAAAGAGAAATTCAGCTACAATAGATCCTGTCGAAGAAGAAAACGAGGGAGACATTGAGTTGTTTGGTTCTGGAGTTAGTGTAGAAGCAGATGTGTCAAACTTGCCGATTAATGATATAGGAAGGTCTAGTCTCGGCTTCGATCAATTGAGAGGCGGCGCTAATATTTTTAAACGGGCTGGAGACAGTATAGATGAAAAAACAGGATTAGTGAAAAGAGATGGGATGACTATAGATCCTAAGCAACGAGCTTTTCAATTTGGACAAGGACAGTCGCTGACTTCTATTATTAATCAGATAGTGTTGAGTTCTAAATATGCATTTAATGCCATTAACGAAAAACCTACTCCAGAAGGATATATCAAATGGTTTAAATTAGATGCACAGATAGAACTTTTAGAATATGACCCGTTAATAGGAGATTACGCTAAAAAAATTACTTATAGAGTAGTGCCCTACTTTATACATCAATCTATATTTGCTAATCCTAGTTCTGCTCCTGTGGGATATCATGAATTAATGAAATCAGTGGTTAAGGAGTATCAATATATCTATACTGGACAAAATGTTGACGTCACACGATTTGATATAGAAATCAATAATTTATTCTATACTGGTGCCAATCCCTCATCAGAAAATAGCGGATCTAAAACTGCTAATCAGGATCAAAAACCTGCAGAAAGAACAAATGCTACTACAGGTGTTGGCCAGGGTAACACACCGGCCGCACAGGCGGCTCAATTAGGTAGAGCTAGACCTAAACGAGATCCTAAACTGTTAAAGGGCTACAAAGGTGGTAATTCTGATAAGACAGTAGAACAGAACATAGCAGAAACTTTTCAACAGGCCTTTCTCAGCGGTAACAGTGCTGATTTGGTTACTGTAAATCTTGAAATACTCGGAGATCCTTATTGGCTTGTAGACAGCGGAATAGCTAATTATTTTTCAGACGCTCCATCACCTAACAGCCAAATTACCAACGACGGAACCATGAACTATGAAAGTGGCAATGTTTACATCTATCTAACATTTCGAACTCCGACCGATATTAATGAAACAACTGGATTGTATGATTTTTCACAGGCCGGTAAAGAAAGTCCGTTCGGCGGCATATACCGAGTTGTGATGTGTGAAAACACTTTTTCTGATGGACAATGGAAACAAAAACTCAAATGTATTAGGATGCCAGGACCTCAAGGACCAGAAGTAACTGATGAAGACCGTTCGGGCACAGTAACTCCTACCGATGCTGGGGCTATTGACATTAAAGAACAGGAAGCTCCGAGTACTAGCCCTATAGATGATGGGAACCCCACTACACAACTAGCTTCTAACAACAGTTCAACATCAACAGAAAGCACAGTATCGACTAGAACAACTTCTAATCAAGCACCGACTAGAACAGGTTTTAGATATTATAGAGATTTAGGACAAGGATAACACATGGCAGAATTAGGTCGTCCTTCAGCTGAAGGAGAAGGAAAGTCAGGAGGTCTCACCCAAGGTATATATCTTGCAAGGGTGATCAGTCATCTTGATCCAACTTTCATGGGATCATTGGAAGTGACATTACTTAAAGATCAAGGTAATGACCCTGGAGATGACAGTCAATTACATATAGTAAAATATGCTCCGCCCTTCTTTGGTTACACAGGGTTTGAATATATGGGCAAGAATGATGGTACTAGTTCTACCATCGACGGATTCAATGATACACAGAAGAGCTACGGCATGTGGTTCGTGCCTCCAGATGTCGGTGTTAACGTGTTAGTGCTTTTTGTGGATGGCGATCCTGGACAGGGCTATTGGTTTGCCTGTGTTCCTGGCCGTTATATTAATAACATGGTTCCGGCTATTGCAGGATCTAAAATAAATGCATTAGATGCAGAAGATAAAGCTAGGTACGGTAACACAAAACTGCCATTACCTGTAGCAGAAATAAACAAACGTATCAACGGTGAGAAGCAAGAAATAGATCCAGAAAAAATTCCTAGAGTTGTACATCCTATTGCTGATAGATTTTTAGAGCAAGGATTACTAGAAGATGATGTTCGTGGAACAAGTTCGTCATCACCTAGAAGAGAACTACCAGGTATGGTGTTTGGTATTTCAACTCCCGGCCCAGTCGATCGCAGAACTAATGCTAAAAAAGCAGTGATAGGAAAAAAAGACAGCAAGTCTGCACCACTACCTATCAGCAGATTAGGTGGCACACAGCTAGTCATGGACGACGGCGACGATCGTTATCACAGAGAAAAAACAGCCGCAGAAGGTCCAGTGAAATATGTTGACCTTTTAGATCCAGAAGTTCAGCGTAGAATTTCACAGGGAGAAGCCACAGTTCCTTACAATGAATATTTCAGAGTGAGAACTAGAACTGGTCATCAGATACTTTTACATAATTCGGAAGATCTAATCTACATAGGCAATGCTAGAGGCACTGCTTGGATTGAAATGACCAGCAATGGCAAGATAGATATCTATGCACAAGACAGTGTCAGCATACACACAGCTACTGATCTTAACATACGTGCCGACAGAGACATTAATTTTGAAGCTGGCCGCAACATGAATTTTAGAACAGAATCAGGAAAGTGGCATGCAGAAATTGCCACAGACATGGAGTTTTTGATCAACAACGATGCCAAGCTCACAGTAGGAGCCAATTGTGATATTCTAGTAGGGGCTAAACTTAAAATTTCGGCCAACAATGACATGGACATCGCTACTAATACAGAACTCAAAGTTTCCGCTACCGGCGACATCAGCGTAGGTTCGACATCAGAATTAAAAATGAATGGTTCAAAAATCAATCTCAACGGACCTAATAATTCGGAAACTGCCGCGACAGCAGACTTTGTAAGACCTTATGATCTCAGAGATAACGTAGCAACCAGCACCACCGCAGGCTGGGACAAGAGATATCAATCAGGAATAGTTAAGAGTTTTATGAAAAGGATTCCTATGCACGAACCCTGGCCGTTGCATGAACATTTGGCTCCTGCGCAATTAACTCCTGATAACACAGATAGGGACGCATAATATGGCAAATAAACTTTATAATCAAAAAACAGTAGCTAATAATACCGCTGTTACAACAGAAAAAAATCTAGGAGTTTTTTTGTACAAAGGATTTAGTAGTCAACAGAGTTCAAGAAATTACAAACTCTATGATATTGATCTAGTCAAGCAGGATTTGATTAATCATTTCTATATCCGTAAAGGAGAGAAATTAGAAAATCCAGATTTCGGCACAGTGATTTGGGATATGTTGTTTGAAAATTTTACCGAAGATGTCAAGCAGATCATCGCCAAAGACGTTGAAGCCATAATAAATTACGATCCAAGAATTTCGGTGAACACTGTGACTATAGACAGTACGGACCAAGGAATTCGCATACAAGCCGACATAGTGTACATTCCTTTCAACGTAAATGAACGCATGTCTTTTGATTTCGATAAAACTAATAATATCATAATATGACCACTTTATTTTATAATATAAATATTGGCATAGGGACTCGAAATGACCACTACAAGTAGACAAAATAATCTAATTCTAAACCAAGACTGGACTAGAATCTATCAGACATTTAGAAACGCTGATTTCAAAAGCTATGACTTCGAAAATCTGCGCAGGGTTATAATCACTTATCTGCGAGAAAATTATCCAGAAGATTTCAACGACTATATTGAGTCATCTGAATATCTAGCACTAATTGATGCCGTGGCATTTTTAGGCCAGAGTCTAGCATTTCGTATTGATCTAGCCAGCAGAGAGAATTTTATCGAACTAGCTGAGACCAAAGAAAGCGTGTTGCGAATTGCTCGAATGCTTAGTTATAACGCCAAGAGAAACGTTGCTGCTAAAGGACTGTTAAAATTTACTTCGGTGACTACTACAGAAGATATTGTAGACAGTAACGGACGTAATCTCGCACAACAGATAGTCAGCTGGAATGATCCAACAAACACCAATTGGCTTGAGCAATTTATTTTAGTTTTAAATTCAGCAATGGCCGACAACACAGAATTTGGTCGCAGCCAAGGTTCAGCGACCATACAAGGTATACCTACAGAACAATATAGATTTAGAACTACCAGCACAGATGTGCCAATCTATTCTTTCAGCAAGACTGTAGCTGCTAGAGGCATGCTGTTTGAATTAGTTTCCACCGCATTTAAGAACAGTGAAAATATCTATGAAGAACCTCCTGTGCCTGGCAATCAATTAGGATTTGTATATAGAAATGATGGCACAGGACCTGCTAGTCCCAACACCGGATTTTTCCTGATGTTCAAACAGGGCACACTAGCCCTAGCTGATTTTGGTATAGGGGTGCCAACTCCTAACGAAAAAATCGCCATCGATACGGCCGACATCAACAACGACGATGTATGGCTGTTTTCATTAAACAGTGCAGGAGCACAATTAGAAGAGTGGACTAAAGTTAGTACGCTGGTAGGTAACAATATTGCCTATAATAGCGTAGAACAAAACATTAGAAACATATATGCAGTTAATACTAAAGAAAATGATACCGTTGATCTAGTTTTTGCTGACGGAGTATATGGTAATCTACCACAAGGTTCTTTCAGAGTATTTTATAGAACTAGTAACGGATTATCCTACACCATCAGTCCCAATGAACTTAGAGGCATCAATATTAGTATTAGTTATTTTAATAAATCAGGAGTAGAGCATACCTTAACAGTAGGACTAGCTCTTCAATCTACAGTAGCGAACTCAGCTGCAACTGAAAGTATAGATTCGGTGAGAACCAATGCTCCAGCAGTTTATTATACGCAGAATCGAATGATCACTGCCGAAGACTATAATCTTGCACCGTTAAGTAGCAGCCAAAATATAGTCAAGATTAAATCCATTAACAGAACATCCAGCGGTATTAGTAGAAATTTTGATATCATTGATGCATCTGGGAAATATTCAAGTATCAATGTGTTTTGTGATGATGGATATATCTATAAACAAGAAAGTGAAGAAACTCTTGGATTTAGATTTAACAATAGAGTCGATGTAATTAATTTTCTTCGGCAAAGCGTAGAACCAAAATTCACAGACGCAGATGTTTATAATTTTTATTTTACAAAATTTGATCGTATTCTTTTCACAGATAATAACACGGTATGGCAAAGCGTTACTTCTACAACCCCTACCGGCTATTTCAAGAATGTTGTGGATAATTCACTGTTAAAAGTAGGTACGTATTCTACTTCTAGTTTGAAATACCTGCTCAGCGGAGCATTAATTAAATTTACGGCACCCGCCGGACTAGCATTTAAAAAAGGTAAATTAGTAGCTATCAATTCTCAAGATCCAGAGCAACGCGATAGGCTTTGGACTAAAGTAGTGTCTGTGGCAGGCGACGGTACTAATGCTGGTAGAGGTGTGCTGACCAACGGACTAGGGGCGGTAACATTTAGTGACGCTGTGCCTACAGGTGCAGTGGCAAATCGCATTGTGCCTAGATTTATTAATGATTTAGATGCTGCGTTAGAAACAGAAATAGTTAATCAATGCTCTCAGAATTTAAATTTTGGATTGAGATATGAATCGGTTTCGTCGACCTGGAAGATTGTTACCGCTACTAATATTAACCTAACCAGCGATTTTAGTCTAGGAAAATCGGGAGACGTAACTAACACAAATGCAGATAGTTCATGGTTAGTAGCTTTTGTTAAAGAAGCCGATAGATATGTAGTTAGACTAAGACGACTCAGTTATGTGTTTGGCAGCGTTATGCAGAATCGTTTTTATTTTGATACCAACGAAAAACGTTATAATGACCAATTAGGTGCTGTGGTAAAAGATCAGGTCAAGGTACTTGGGATCAATACCGACAGCGGGTTTATCACAGAATTACGGCAAGACGTGCCCTTTGAAATTAGCGACACTATTAAATTTGATGATGGATATGAAAGTACCACGGAAATAAAATTAAGTTTTCAAGATAGCGACGACGACGGAGTCATAGATAATCCAGATTCATTTGAACAGATAGTTGGCGCAGACACAGCGTTAAATTATTTGTTTTTTAAGGAAACTGTAGATCAATACGGCACAACTGATTATCAGTTAGTAGATAACTCGGATAATCTAATATTAATTCGAGAAAAAGAATCTGTAGTTGATTTCACTGATGCAACAACTTATCCCAACGGACAATTGATCTATTTTTATACCATTGACGAAGATGTTGTTAAAGCAGTGAATCGAAGCACTAATACATTTGATCTTGATAGATCATACAGAGCTAACATTGGTCGAAGAAATCTTAAATTTCAGTATATTCATAATGCCAGCGTGGATCGCAGAATAGATCCAAGCTCTAGCAATATCATTGACGTGTTTTTATTAACCAGATCCTATGATGAATCATATAGGATTTATCTTGCAGGCGGCACTGCAACTGCACCAGAACCTCCCAGCACAGACAGTTTAAGAACAACGTTTGGAGCCAACCTATCTGCGATTAAATCTATCAGTGACGAAATCATTTATCATACAGTAAAATATAAGGTGTTGTTTGGTTCAAAAGCAGATCCTAAACTACAGGCCATATTTAAAGTGGTTAAAAATCCTGGACAATCTATTAATGATAACGATCTTAAAGTTCGAGTTATCTCAGCAATAAACTCATTCTTCGACATTAGCAATTGGGATTTCGGTGATAGATTTTATATGGGTGAACTTACTACCTACATACTAAATTCTACAGCACCTGATATCAGTAACATAGTTATATGTCCAAAACAAAGTGGTCAATCATTCGGAAGCCTGTTTGAGATACAGAGCAGATCGGATGAAATTTTAATCAGTGGAGCCACGGTCACAGATGTTGAGATAGTCACAGCTATCACAGCAGCTGAAGTTGGTTCTGCTATAACCAGTGTGGTATCTACTACCTATTAATATGTCAGATAAATTTTTTCCTTTCAGTAAACTACCTATAAGAAAATCAGTAGAACTTCTACCTAAAGTTTTTCAGACAGAAGCTAACGATAAATTTCTTGCAGGCGTAGTAGATCCTTTAGTTCAACCAGGATTATTGGATAAAATTACAGGATATGTCGGTCGAAGGTTTGGCAAAACTTATAATGGTAACGATCTATATCTAGATACAGATGCTACATTAAGAAGTGCTTATCAGTTAGAACCTGGAGTGATATATCGAAATCAGGATAAGATTGAAAATTTCTATGATTACATTGATTTTAAAAATCAATTAAAATTCTTTGGTAATACAGATGAACGTGACGACAAACTTACTAGCCAGGAGCACTATGCCTGGAATCCGCCTATTGCCTGGGACAAGTTCATCAATTATCGCGAATATTATTGGGTTCCCGGCGGGCCGCCTAGTGTCTCAATATATGGACAAAGCGCCACAGTCAACAGTACATATAAAGTAGTATTGAGTACAACTGCAAACAGTTTTGTGTTTACTCCAGATGCCTATACCAATAATCCTACTCTAACATTATATCGAGGACAGACATATAAATTTAGAGTTAATGCTCCTGGTGAAGGATTTAGTATTCGTACGAATTATGACACAGGAAGTTTGATATTTAAACCTAATTATCCATATCTTGCAGGCAATCTAGCAGTGTATGATACTAAACTATATAGAGCACGCCGAGACATAAATCCCGCAGACGGCAGTTCCATCACATTAGATAGTGAAGATTGGGAATATCTCGAACCAGCTGCATCCGGCGCAGCCTTAGAATATAAAAAAGGTGTAATTAACAACGGTACTGAAAATGGCACAGTGACCTTCACAGTGCCCTACGATGCTCCTGATACATTATATTATCAAGGTCTAATTAATCCTGATGCTTTTGGTAGATTTGTTATAGCTGATATTGAATCTAATACATATCTCAATGTAGATAAAGACATTGTTGGCAAGAGTGAATATACTAGTAGTACTGGTATTACACTAAGCAATGGAATGGTTGTTGAATTTCAAGGTACCGTTATTCCAGAAAAATATAGTCAGGAAACATGGGTGGTCGAAGGAGTTGGAAAAGCTATAACATTGACAAAATTCTCTGATCTTATAGTTCCAGTGTTAACGGCCACAGTACCTGAAGTATTATTTGATAACGCAGGTTTTGACACAGAACCTTTTGACGATGCTACCGCATATCCTACCTTTAAAGATTACATCACTATAGCTAAAGACAGTATTGATTCTAATCCTTGGTCAAGATATAATCGTTGGTTCCATAGAAGTGTATTAGAAACAGCTTATACTCTGCGAGGCGAAGATTTTCCTGCAGAAGAATCTACTAGAGCTAAACGACCTATTATAGAATTTTCAGCTAATCTGCAGTTATTCAATCACGGATCAGCAGCTAAACAAACTGTAGACTATCTCGATGATTATACCACTGATGTATTATCTCGCATTGAAGGCAGCACAGGTTACAACGTCGATGGAGAGTTTTTATTTGAAGGTGCTAGGATATTGGTTATTGCTGATACCGATAGATTAACCAACAACAAAATATATGAAGTAAAATTCATTCGACACATAAACACTACTCAGATACATCTAGTAGAAACAGAAGATAGTGACAGTATATTAGGCCAAGGGGTGTTGGTGCGTCGAGGTTCCAAAAACGGTGGAAAGATGTTTCACTTCAACGGAACTAATTGGATACCAAGTCAAGCAAAAACTTCAGTAAATCAGGCTCCACGGTTTGACGTATTTGATTCGACAGGTGTAAGTTTTAGCGATATCGAAAAATACACCACTAGTACATTTACAGGCACAAAAATTATAAGCTATAAGCTAGGGTCAGGAAGAATAGATACTGAATTAGGTTTTAGTTTAAGTTATTTGAACATTGACAATGTTGGTGATATAGAATTTAATTTCGACTGGGATTCGGATATTGCAGAATACACAGAAACACGAACACCTAAAAGCGTTAAAATATCTACCGGATACTATAAATTTAATCCCGATGCAGTTTATGCTAATAATTGGTTACTGGCTGGTTCAGAATTTATGCAACCTATAGTAGATAGTCAATTAGTAATCAGTGATACAAATACGTTGACCTTTGATACGATAGACTGGTCTGCGTTGAAGACAGACCCAATAATCAACATTTACATAAACGGCACAAAGTATGCAGGAACGTACACTAGGACGGAGAACACATTTGAGTTTCCCCTCACTCTGTCTGCCAAAGACGCTGTAGTTCTAAAAGTTATTACAGATCTTGATCCCGATCAAGGTTATTATGAAATACCAGCAGGTCTAGAAAAGAATCCATTTAATACAGAACTGACATCTTTCACATTGGGCCAGGCTGTAGACCATATTGTTTCGGCTGTAGAATTTGATTCTAAGGTTACAGGTAATATACCGGGAGTTAGTAATCTAAGAGACAGCGATGGATATCAAAAACATGCCAAACGTTTTCTGAAGCATTCTGGTATAGCACCACTGGCTATTATGACGCTGTGTGATAAAACACATAATATTATCAAATCAATACAATATGCTAAAAAAGCCTACACAGATTTTAAAAATAATTTTGCTGCTAGGGCAGTAGAAATTGACTATAATGATAGTGTACCAGATTTTGTTGATGATGTTATTAACAGTCTAGCAAAAAATAAAACTGCGGTGAGTCCGTTCGCAGACAGCGATATGCTAGGATCAGGTGCTTATACCGTTGTAACATATACTGTAGAAGATGTAGGAATAAAAACATTTTCATTAGGCGAAAAATTTGATCTAACCAGTCTCAGCAAACGTGCTGTTTATGTATATCTAAACGGCAGTCAACTTTTAAATGCAAGAGACTACTCATTCAATTCAACCTTTGGTTTTGTACAATTGAGTGTAAATCTTGAAGAAAATGATCTGGTCGAAATACGTGAATATGTTTCTACAGCTACTAGTCACATTCCACCAACTCCTACCAGCATGGGACTGTATAAAAAATACACTCCTATACGTTTCATAGACGATACCTTCCAAGAACCTCGTGAAGTCATACAAGGCCACGATGGTAGTATTACAGCGGCGTATGGCGATTTCAGAGATGACTTATTACTAGAACTTGAGTATCGTATCTATAACAATATCAAGCAGGAATATGATTCTTCTATCTTTGATATTGATTCTATTTTAGGTGGGTATTACGGTGTTGGTCTTTACACAAAACCTCAATTAGATAATATTGTTAATCAAGAGTTTTTAAAATGGGTACAAAACACCAACATAAATTATACTTTAAACTCGTATTTTGACAGTGAGAATAGTTTTACCTATACCTATTCTAAAATGTCAGATCCTCTAAAAACGCAGACATTGCCTGGATATTGGAGAGGAGTGTATCAATGGTTCTATGACACAGATCGCCCACATCGCTGCCCATGGGAAATGTTAGGATTTTCGCAAGAACCTACCTGGTGGCAATCACAGTATGGTGCCGCACCATATACACGCAACAATTTATTGCTCTGGGAAGATCTAGAGAATGGGCATATTAGGCAAGGTAACAGAGCTGGCCGCTATGATAGATATAAGCGTCCGGGATTGATAAATCATATCCCTGTAGACGGCGATGGGTTATTATTAAGTCCACTAGATAGTGGGCTCGCCCAGGATTTTTCACTTATCAATAATCAAGGTACTTTTGTGCTAGGCGATATCGGTCCAGTAGAATATGCTTGGAGATCCAGTTCCGAATGGCCGTTTGCAGTTATAATGGCCATGTGTTTAATGAAACCTTTTGAATTCATTACAGATAACTTTGATCGTTCTAGAACTACCACTAACATATTAGATCAGACAGTTAACGGCACAACCTCTTTGTTCAGCACATTGGGCGAAATTGCACCAATAACATTGTCAGATTCGTATATAGGTCTATTAAAATATATAGCGGCCTATGTGAAATCAAGAGGTATCTCACAGGACAGTATTATAGAAAAAATTAACAATCTTGATGTTTCTTTGAGTTTTAGAATGAGTGGATTTGTTGATCAACAACAACAGAAATTTTTGTTAGATTCTAAAAATCCATCTGCCACTACCAGCAGTATATATGTACCTGCAGAAAATTATGATATTATTTTTAATGTTGGCGCTCCGGTAGCTACTGTGGCTATTAGCGGAGTCATATTTGAAAAAACTCAAGGCGGTTGGATAGCCACAGGCTATGACGACATACATCCTTATTTTGAATATCATCAGGCTTTACCAAGTCAGAGAGATCCGGTAATATCTATAGGCGGAGTTAGCGAAACATTTTTAGACTGGACCTTAGATAAAAATTACAACAACGGTACCTTGGTAAGATATTCTAATGATTTTTATAGGGCGTTACGAACACATAATAGCGGAAATACATTTGATAAGTCAGTGTGGCAAAAACTCAGCGACATTCCTAAGATAGGAGCAGTTGAAGCACAACGTCGCCGTACATTTAACACACTGGCAGTAAAACGTATTAGTTATGGCACACTGTTCACTACCGTTCAACAGGTAGTAGATTTTCTATTAGGATATGAAAGTTATTTAAAAAGTCTAGGATTTATATTTGATAGATATGATCCAGTAAATCAGGTCAGTCAAGACTGGCTCAGCAGCGCCAAAGAATTTATGTTTTGGACCAAACACAACTGGGAACTAGGGTCGTTAATAGCCATTAGCCCTATGGCTGAAAAAGTGGATGTTGAGGTACCTGTGGGAGTAGCCGATAACATACTTGATGGGTTTTATGACTATCAGGTACTAAAGGGTGACGGCAAACCTCTAGAGCCAAGATTCATAAATGTAAATCGCAGTTTTCAAAAAATTACGGTAGAAACCACTAACACCGATGAAGGTGTATTTTTCTTAAAATTAAACTATGTTCTTAAAGAACATGTTACAGTATTTGACGATCGTACAGTATTCAATGATATAATTTATGATAAGACCACTGGCTATCGTCAAGGCAGAATTAAAGTACAGGGTTTTCGCACAGTAGATTGGGACGGAGATTACACAAGCCCGGGATTCTTATTTGATAATGTTAACATACAGACCTGGCAGCCATTCCGAGATTACAGGCTAGGCGACATAGTATCTTATAAAAGTTTTAATTGGACTAGTTTAAGAAATCAACTTGGTTCTGAAACCTTTAATGATTCTGTTTGGACCAAATTAGATAGCACACCTCAAAAACAGCTGATTCCTAACTTCGACTACAAGATCAAACAATTTAGCGATTATTTTGAAACATCGTCAGAAGGCACAAATCAAAATCAACGGGAATTAGCCAGACACACAATAGGATATCAACAGAGAGATTATTTGAATAATCTGGCCGAAGATCCGGTGAGTCAATTTCAGTTGTATCAAGGATTCATACGTGAAAAGGGATCAGCTAACGCTATTACAAAAATATTTGGTAAACTTAGTCGATCAGGATCTGATAGTGTAACTCTGAATGAAGAGTGGGCGTTTTTATTAAGCAGAATAGGAGGCACTGATCAACTCACAGAAATAGAAATACAGATAGAAAAAAATAAAATAAAATTTAATTCTCAGGTATTAACTATAGAGTCTGGAGTTCGTGGTGTTGTTTCAGATCTTAATTATAGAATTAATATCAACGACTTTACAGTACCACCGATACCGTATGTAACAAATATTAATCCAACTTCTTTAGAAATAAATCCAAGTTTCACCGCAGGATATGTGTACGAGAATCAATATGAACACGTGATAGCCACACAGACAGAATTAACTACACTAGATATCTCCACAGTTAAAGAAAATGATCATATATGGATAACGTTTTATAGAGATTCCTGGACAGTGCTTAGAGCTAACCAAGTTGAAATGCTATCTGTAATTACTGTTGAAAGGTTCGACGATACAACTGTAACAGTTACTTTTAATCGACCGCATGTATTCTTAGTCGATACATATGTGGGATTTAGAAACATAGTTAATCTGCAGGGATTTTTTAAAATAATAACAGTGACTAACACCACAGTTAGTATTGAAATTGATGCTGACAATGAAGATCCGGAAATAGATTCTAGTACTATAGTAAATCCTACAATACTTACTGAAAGTAGATTTGATAATTATCAGATTCTAGATAGAGGAACATCTGCGCTGTTATATAACGGTGCTAGATTGTTTATAGATAACAACGGTAACGACCTATGGGAAGTCATAGAAAAGCAAAAACAATACACCGCTAATTCTATCACTGATTACGCTACAACTAGTCCTATCAATGCCGGTAAGAAAGTAATATATGACACAGTAAACTCTCAGCTACTTGTTAGCATACCTGGGTCTGGCATAGTAAACGTTTACGCAGAAAGTTCTACAGGACTAGTACTAAAACAAATCATTTCTCCCCCTAATGGATTCTTCGCCAATGCATTAGGATCTTTCGGTAATGCGATGGCACTAAGTCCTGATGGTAAGGTGCTGATAGTTGGTGCAGCCGAAGCCAGCGGTGTAGCTAGTGCATTCCGAGGTCCGTGGGCCACAGATCAGTTTTATCAACAAGATGAGATAGTATTATATGGCGGCAGACTCTACCGAGCTAAAAATCCTAACACCGTAGGTGTAGACAATAGCACCGAAATAGCTATTAACACAGATGATTGGGAGCTAGCCACTATTATACCGGCGCTTGAATCAGGAGTTAATACCGGCCTGTATCAACAGGGAATGGTAGCAGTATACACCTATACGAATGGCAGATTTTTTAACACTGCGGCTTTTGTTAGTCCAAGACCTGCTGACAATGAAAAATTTGGCAGCGAAATAACTTTATCTGTCAGCGGCAGCTCTTATTATATGGCAGTATCTGCTACAGGTTCCTATAATAATACTGGCCGAGTGTACCTGTTTAAATTCAACGGAACAGCATGGAGTCATTTAGAAAATCCTATGTACACAGGAGTATATGACTTTCAAAAATCCTACAAGGCAGGAGAAATTGTATGGCAGGCCGCCCAGGATCCCGTGGTTGAGGCTGCGAGAGGGAATTTGTGGATGAATCTAGAAGATTCGACCACAGACGGCAGTACGATAACTATCCAATCACAGGGATGGTTGAAAGTCAGCGATATCAGCACAAATTGTTCTCTGCCAACTACAATATCAGTAGAGGATGATGGATCGACCTTAGAATTTGCAGTAACAGGTCTATTGAATGAAACACAAATGGCAGAACTAGTCAAACAGGGTGATAAGTTTGGATCTAGTATGGCCATGAACAGAGACGGCAGTATATTAGTTATAGGTGCTCCGGATGCAGACGGACAATATTTTGCAAACTATCGAGGTCTATGGAGAGGCGATGTAGAATATGTAGAAGGGGAAGTTGTGAGATTCAAGGATCTCACAGCACCGGGAGATTCTTATCAATATTATCGATTGGGTGATGCATTCCTTGGAGCAGATTCTACCTATAGAAGCTATAATGAAGATCCATCAGACAGTGCAAACTGGCAGGTAGTAGGAGACAGCACCACAGAGTCTAGCGGTAAGGTGTGGGTCTATGCTCGCACCGCAGGCGATGTCTATGAACTAAAACAAATGATCAATGCAGCATCGATCAGCTCATTTTCAGATATAGATTCTGGATTAGTTATTAGTACAGGTGACCAGTTTGGATTTGCAATGGACATGGATTTTACTGGTAATACCTTGGTTGTTTCTAGTCCTAGATCAGATATTAATTATCAGGATCAAGGCAGTGTATATGTGCTAGAATTAGATAGTAACATTATTGAATACAGGGTGAAACAGCGCCTAGAAAGTTTCGAAACATACCCTAATGAATATTTTGGATACGGAGTTTCGGTGAGTCCGGATGCAGCAAAAATCGCTGTAGGCGCACGAAACGCTTCTAACGATATTCCTGTTGCATTCGATATTCTTCTCGGTACAATTTTTGATCTCGGAACTACTAGATTTAGCTCAGCTCAAGGTTACACCGGCGGAGTTTACATATTTGATAAAAAAGATCAGATATTCTTTCTCACCGAAAAACTGCAGGAAGTCTTTTCACCAGACGAAGCTTTCGGTTCTAGTGTAGACTGTGTAGGATCTTATGTGGCAGTGGGATCTCCGTACTATAGAGCTCCTGTGCTCGACTCAGAAGGAGAGCTAACCTACGAAGGTTCTTACATAGGAAATGCTAGATTGTTTAAGAAAGATTCTACACTGTCTTCTTGGAATATTTTAAACACACAGCAGCCTGTGGTAGATATACGAAAAATTCGGAGTATAGAATACTATGACAATGTGCAGAACATCAAAATACAAGACCTTGATTTTATAGATTCTGCCAAAGGTAAAATATTAAACTCTGCCGAACAAGAAATTAAATTTAAGACACCCTATGATCCTGCAGTGTATACTATAGGAACTGATCAGGTAGTTACGGATCCTGCCATAGCCTGGTACGAATCTAATGTTGGAAAATTATGGTGGAATATAGCTGCTGCAAAATGGATCTACGCCGAACAGGGTGATACTGCTTTTAGAACAGGTAATTGGAATCAATTAGCCAAGGGCAGCGATATTGCCGTGTATGAATGGATACAAAGTGTGTTATTGCCTAATGAATGGGCAGCAGTAGCAGACACCAACGAAGGACTGGCACAAGGAATTAGCGGACAACCTCTTTATCCCAACAACGATGCATATAGTGTAAAACAGATCTTGAATCCAACTACTGGACAGGTACAAGAAACTTTCTATTTTTATTGGGTAGAAAATAAAACAGTGGTACCTGCGAATATGGCAGATAGAACAAAATCGGCAGCAGAAGTAGCAAACATTATTGCAAATCCTGTGGGCACAGGCACCTCGTTTATAGCACTAATAGCCTCTGATAAATTTGTTTTGTATAATGCAAAATCAGTTATGTCATCAGATACTGCGTTGATTAATATCAAATATAGAAATGATTTGGCATCACTCAGACCTATACACAGTGAATATCAGCTATTGACAGAATCTGTTGCAGACAGTGTGCCAACTTTACAACTAGAAAATAAATGGATCGACAGCCTGGTAGGAACTGATACACAGGGAAACAGAGTACCAGACACAGCGTTGCCTGCTAAACAAAAATATGGCATAAATTTTAGACCGCGTCAAAGCATGTTTGTCGACAGACTAACAGCATTAAAGTTAGCAATAATCAACATCAACGAAGTATTGACCAATCAACCGTTCGCTGACCTTATAGACTTTACAAATCTAAATGCTAAAGATCCTGCACCAGCCGAAATATTAAATCTATATGATGTTACAGTTGATACCGAGATTGATCTACAGACTGTAGGCACAGTAAGAACTAAACAAGCGGTACTTCGGGCTAATCTTGTTGATGGTGAATTAGATACTGTTGACATAGTCGATCCTGGATTCGGCTATAGAGTAGTGCCACCGATAGAGGTAGAAGGTGATGGGTTAGGAGCTAAAATAGCGGTAACGCTAGATAATCAAGGAAGAATAGCCACGATTACAGTGTTAAACAGAGGTAAACGGTATCGAACATTGCTGGCCAAGGTAAGGAACTTTTCAGTGCTGGTGTTGAATGATTCTACTATAGATAATTTTTGGAGTGTCTATGCCTGGGATGATGTGAGAAAGGTATTTTTCCGCAGTCAATCTCAAGCCTACGATACTACCAAATATTGGAATACTGTGGATTGGTATCTTTCAGGGTACAATCAAGATTCACCTATCACTAGAGAAATTTTAAGTGTGTTTCAAGAACCACAATATCAAATTTCACCAGGAGAATTAATCAGAGTCAAAGAATACGGAGCCGGGGGTTGGGCGATATTTGAAAAAATCAACAACGCAGGTACAACTTTTTCAGATAGGTTTAAATTAGTGGCTAGACAGGACGGAACTTTGCAATTAAAATCTTCTCTATATGATACCACGGTGGCAGGTATAGGATTTGATAACGCACAGAGTTTTGACAACACTACCTATGATATTTCAAATTCAATAGAATTAAGAAATATTTTACAGGCTGTAAAAAAAGATATTTTTGTTGCAGATTATGCTATAGAATGGAATAAATTATTTTTCTCTAGCATAAGATATACTTTGTCAGAACAACAATATGTTGATTGGGTTTTTAAAACTAGTTTCTTAAACGCTACACACTCTGTAGGCAGTTTTGAACAAAAGCTAAATTATAAAAATGATAATCTTGAAAGTTATCAACAATATATAGATGAAGTTAAACCTTTTAGAACTACAGTAAGAGAGTATGTGAGTCGTTACAATACTCCCGAGCCCTATCAATCAGCTATTGCAGATTTTGACCTTGCTCCGAATTATTCAGTTATAGATGGTAAAGTAGTTCCTATAACCTTTGATCGTGCAGAATTAACACAGTACCCTTGGAAATGGTGGACAGACAATAACGGTTACTCAGTTACGGAAATTTTATTATATGAGTACGGCACCCTATATACCACTGTGCCTAGGGTGGTCATAGAAGGTAACGGTTCAGGAGCTACAGCGCAGGCCTATATATCTAACGGTCGTGTATCTGGTATTAAAATGTTGACCACAGGCAGCGGCTATACACAAACGCCCACAGTAACCTTAGTAGGGGGAAATTCCAACGACGGAACACAGGCTAAGGCTACAGCGGTGTTAGGCAATACTAAGATTAGAACTTTTAATCTCACAGTGAAATTTGATCGTGTTAGCAAAACAGGTGATTATCAATCATATACACAAAATCAAATATTTGTAGCTACAGGCAGCACAGCGGTATTTGAACTAGGGTACGCTCCTACTAGAGACAAAACTAAAATATCAATATTTAAAAATAATCAATTAGTCTTAACCAGCGAATATACTATCAGCTTATATTATTTGGACACTGATAATTATTCTTTGTTGAGAGGAAAAATTATATTTAATATAGCTCCAGTTAACGGCGATGTGATCACTGTAAACTATGAAAAAAATATCGAATTATTATCTGCTATAAACAGAATAGATCGATTCTACACTCCCGTTTCCGGTATGGTAGGCAAAGAACTTAACCAACTTATGACCGGAATAGATTTTGGAGGTGTACAGATACAAGGTACTACTTTTGAAGTTACTGGAGGATGGGATGCGCTGCCATGGTTTACAGACAACTGGGACAGCGTAGAAGCCGCCAGCGACTATTACGTAGTTCATGATGGTAGCACTAATACAGTAACTCTTCCGTACATTCCAGCGGCCGGACAAGAAATTAACATTTATATCAAGCGAGCAGGAGAAACACAGACTCGAAGAATAGACGATCCGGCATATAATGATCAGATAGATTCATCTACAAGTGCAAATCCTAATGCAGAAATGCCTACTTTTATAGGCGATGGCGTTAACAATATTGTAGAAATTGGAGATTATCTATCAACACAAAGTGGGGATACATTAATTTTCCGTCCTTCAGAAAGCGATGGATCAGTAACAATCACCGATGATAATTTGCTAGATACCAAACTCAGCGGAGGCACATTATCGGCCATAGATAATATATATGTCACCGCCAGAGGGACCACAGCAGAAGAAATAGCTATAACCGGTGGTAAGTTTATTGAACCTGATCACGTGCCTGCTCCGGAAGAAAATATTCCTGGACAGGTTATGGACAGTGTGTCTATTAAAGTGTTTCAATCGACCCCGACAGGGTCAGCGGCCCTGCAATCTAAAATTGTCAAAGGTAACGGAATCGATACCGACTTTGATATTGGACAACCTATTGTTGAAAACAACTCAGTAATTGTGTATGTAAATAAAGTTAAAAAATACTTAGGTATAGACTATACTTTGGATCTAGTACAGAATAGAGTAGAATTTAATACAGCACCTATTAATAATTCAGTAATAGAACTTATCTCTATAGGTGTAGGCGGAATAGGTATATTATCTTCAGATATATTCGTTGCCGATGGAGCCACTAACCTATTCCTAACAGATGCTAACTACAACGACACAGCATTAATATTTGTTAGTGTAAATGGTGAGCCCGTAGATACTGGGTTTATAGACAGCACAGAAGTCACAGATATTCCGGGTAAAACTTTAGTAGAATTCGGAATAATTCCGTCGGCGGATGCAGTGATAAAAATAATAAGTCTTCAAGCCAGTGCCGATGTAGATAGTTCAGGAGTGTCTGTGGTGCAGGTCAATACTCAAACGGTGTATTTTGAAGGTAGTACGAGAAGTTTTGATCTTGAAGGGTTTGTAGAGATATCGAGGGGGTCGGCACCTAATTCAATGTTGGTAGAAGTAGATGGCCAATATCTCAGAGGTGCAGATACAATCTATGTTGAATATGACGGAACTAACAACACGTTTATTCTAGGTCAAGATCCGTTAGAAGTATCTGGATCTATTCTACCCAGCAATATTAGAGTATATGTTAATAATCGATTGAAAACTTTTATCACGGAATATACCTATAACGCTGCTACGAAGGAATTAGTAATTATCCCGGCTGTTCTCAATAACGGAGATCGAATAAAAATTGAAAATAATCGTAGGGCAGAATATTCTATAGTTGATTCTAATCTTGTAATAGATTCTGGTGTTTCTATGATTACTACCAACGAAACAGATAATGTAGAAATAAATGTTACATGGTTTAGCGAATATGCTTCATTGGATATGATATCGGATGAAATTGTAGGCGGCAAGGTACAGTATCAATTACCCCGTGCTCCTATATCTGCTAGTTATGTTTGGGTGTATAAGAACGGAACCCGCCTTACTCAGGATCAAGATTACTATGTCAATATACCCAGAAATGTAGTTTATCTGGTTGCAGATTCAACCGTGAATGATCAGATCAAGATAGTGTTATTTTCATCAGACGTTTATCGATCACCTAGTGCTTTTGAAATTCATAAAGATATGTTGAATGTATATCATTATAATAGATTTTCTAGAGGCGAAGTAACACTGGCCTCAACACTTAACTATTATGATACTACTATTACGGTTACTGACGGTTCAAAACTAACCGAACCAATTACTTCAAGGAACATTCCGGGAATTATAAATGTAGAGGGAGAAAGAATAGAATATATGAGTAAAGTTGGGAATGTTCTATCACAGCTAAGAAGAGGTTCTCAAGGCACAGCTATCGCAGAAATTTACTCTGCGGGAACCGCGGTTATTGATGTAGGATACGAAGAAGTGTTGCCTTACAATGAAACACAGCAAAGAACAGATTTCTATAGTGACGGTAGTTCACTATTAGTTGGGCCTTTAGATTTTGTGCCTATACAAGGTGTTAGAACTTCGTGGTACAGAGACACTGTGCCTAGTTCTTACAGTGCCTGTGATCAAATTGAAGTGTTTGCGGGAGGCCGTAGATTGCGCAAAGATCCTGTCGCAGTATGGGTGGAAGACAACGGAGCCTACAGCCCCGAAGCCGATGAAAGACTAGAAGCAGAATTTGCGGTGGACGGTATCACTGCTTATATTAGGCTCACAGCGCCATTGGCTGCAGGTACAAGGGTAACTGTAATTAAAAGAACAGGCAGAATCTGGTACGATAGAGGAGAAACCGCAGCGTCTAGTGGCCAAACATTGCTGGATAATTCAACGGCTGTAGCAAGATTCATAGCGGAGAAGACTACGGTTTTACCTCGATAAATACATGATGAATTCAACAGAGAACAAAATGTCAGAAAATCAATCAAAAATCTCCGAGATCCCCCAGGCCCGACCAAATGAAACGGGCGGTTTCCATTTTGAAGGACACATTAAGATCTTTGATCCTAACACCAAAGAAGTGTTCATTGATAAACGTAACGCTATCCATTATGAAAATATGAGTGTGGCCATGGTGCAGAGTCTTAGCAATCAAGGTCAGGGAACAATTTATCAAATGGCGTTTGGTTCTGGAGGCACAATCGTTGATCCAACTGGCCTGATAACATATCTAACACCTAATACTATAGGAGTTAACTCTAGTTTATACAACCAAACCTATGTAAAAGTTGTAGATCAAAACGCTATTGAAAATACAGACCCTGCTAGAAATCTCATGCAGGTAAGACATATCAGTGGCGCTACTTACAGTGATATTCTAATCAGTTGTTTACTAGACTATGGAGAACCTCTAGAACAACAGGCCTTTGATAACTCAGTCGACATGAATGGAAATTTCGTTTTTGATGAATTAGGATTAATTAGCTACAATCCTAATGGCGCAGGAAAACTGCTGACGCATGTGATATTTCATCCGGTGCAAAAAAGTTTAAACAGACTGTTACAGATCGATTATACAATCCGTGTACAGAGCTTAACCGGTTTCACAGAGGTATAATAGATGCCATATTCAGTTAATTTTACAGATAAAGAAAACAAAACACCAATAACGGTGTTTGATAATACTTCCAGCACAGACACCAGTCTAAAATTTCCAGGCAGAAATGTAACAGGATACGGACAGATTATCGCAGAAAACTTTTTGGCTCTGTTAGAAAATTTCTCTTCTGCCGACGAACCAATTAATCCTATAGAAGGACAGTTGTGGTATAATAGCACAGACGGGGTTCTTCAGATTTGGGATAACACTGCATGGAAAGCAGCTTCCGGCATACAAAAAGGTGTAAGTGAACCCTCAGTACAAACTAGTAAAGTTGGTGAACTATGGGTCGACACTACAAATCAACAGCTACGCATTTTCACAGGTACACGCTGGATTTTAGTAGGACCAACAGAAAGCTCTGTCGACGGACTACGATATGGACCTGTAGTAGAAAGGATCGCCGACTCTGATAACATTGACAGATTTGTTCTTACGTTTTACATTGCAGACATACCAGTAATTATTTTTAGTAAAGATAGTTTTACTCCCAAGACCATAATACCCGGATTTAATATTATTCGTTCCGGTATGAATATATCTGATCCCGGTACCGCACCTGAGATAGCAGCATTCGTTGGAGGTTTTGAGCCGATAATGTTTGGCACAGCTACTCGAGCTAACGCATTAAATGTCGGAGGTATTGAAATTGATTCAGGCAAGTTTTTGAGATCGGATACAATTAATACTACAGATTTTGCATTCAACGTTAGAAATAACAACGGAATTACTGTTGGCATTGATGGAACATTTAACATTGGTACTTCTGCTACCGCAGCAAAAATATATAACAGTGCTGCCGGTAGTTCGATTGACATACAAACCAGTCGCGACGGAATTCCATCTACGATTTTAAAAGTTGTAGATAACAGAGTGGGCATTAATCAGGCTACCCCTAGTCAGGCATTAGACATTGATGGTAGTCTTACACTTACAGGTTCTGTTATTGTAACAAACAATACTGCTAGCACCAATTTTAATAATGGAAGTTTAAGAACAGCAGGTGGTGCCGCAATCACAAAAAATCTCATAGTAGGAGACGGTGTTGACATCACTGGCACTACACAGCTCAACAACCTGCAACCTAAAACGACTGATTTGTATGACTTAGGCACCGGCCTCAAACGTTGGAAAACCGTCAGAGCCAAAACAGTTATAGCAGATACTATAGAAGGCGTATTATCCGGAAATATCAGCGGTAACGCTAATACCGCTTCTAGTCTCACGAATGTAACTAGTTTTCAACTAACAGGCGATGTGTCAAGCCCCCCTGTGCAGTTTGATGGGCAGGTTGGCAGTTTCACCAAAATATTTAATACCACCTTAACTGCTAATATCATTGTAGACAAAAATCAACCTTTTCCAAATATATCTAAATCCACAGACTTTGTGCTAGTTTATAGAGCAAGTGATGCAGCCCTAGCATCATCGGGATTATTAAAACAAACTAGAGACACCTTTGTAGGAGATTTAGGTATTCCTATTGGTGGCATAATTCCTTACGCCGGAGCAACTGCTCCTTATGGATTTTTATTCTGTGACGGTTCCGAGATTGAAAGACCAAAATTTTCTGTATTATATGACATTATAGGCAGTACATATAATGGAGCGACCCCATTGGTCGGTGTAAACACTTTTAGATTACCAGACTTACGAGGCAGATTTCCATTGGGTAGAGACAACATGGATAATGCAGGAACAGTTCCTATAAGTACGGGTGGATTTGTAGATTCGGGTGGCGGCACTGCGGGTAGGGTATCTGACATACAGGCTACCACCACAGGCGGTGCTGCAGGTTCAAGTTCGACTACGCTTACATTGGCAAACTTACCAGAACACAGCCATACACTAAGTTCCGGAGCACAAGATTACTCAGCTATAGCAGTGACTACAACTATCGATCCAGCTGCAACTACAGGACTTGGACCAACTGCACCTGGTCAAGCACAATATCTCAAAGATTCAGGAGGAATTAAAAAACCGGCTCTGACTACACTGAGTACTCCGGTAGGCATCATGAATCCATTTCTAACAATAAATTATATTATTAGATCTGGACCACCGTTATTTTAATTAGAGAACAAGAATGGCATACCAAATAAACAAAACTGACGGAACTATTATAGCCACAGTGGCTGATGGGCAGATAGATACCCTATCCACAGACATCACACTGATAGGTAAAAATTACAGTGGGTTTGGAGAAGCATTTAATGAAAATCTAGTAAAAATGCTAGAAAATTTTGCCAGCACCACAGCACCTCTACATCCATTAAAAGGCCAGGTTTGGTTTGATAATGCAGAAAATAAGTTAAAAGTTTATAATGGCTCAACATTTATTCCTGTGAGTTCCGCCACCATTTCTAGCACACAACCCGATACCTTATCTATAGGTGATTTATGGTTTGATGATGTAGGAGCTCAGTTGTATTTCTTCGACGGGAATCAACCTATATTAATCGGACCAGCATATTCAACAGCACAAGGTAAAAGCGGATTAGAGGTCGACAGCATATTAGATACTCTGAATCAAACCAAAGTAATAACATATCTTTATAACAATGGTATATTACTAGGAATTTTTTCTAAAGACAGTTTCACACCTAAAATTTCTATTATTGGATTTAGCGGTAGCATAGAGCCTGGATTTAACGCAGGTACATTGGCTAATATAAAGTTTCGAGTAACCTGTACTAATTCAGAACAATTAGGAGGTGCAGTAGCTACCACATATGCTAGAAGAGATTCAGCTAACACGTTGAACGGACAATTAAGTATAAACGTAGATGCAGGTCTAGTGATAGGCTCGGGTAATCAGATGAATCTCTTGGTAAGCTCGGGAGATATAGAAGTATCCAATTTTGCCAGCGACAAAGATCTATTTCTTAAAGTTAGAAAAGGTATTGATCAAGAAACTGCGGTATCTATAGATTCAAGCACACGAACAGTTGGAATATATTCAGGATTTCCAACCAGTATGGTTAATATCGGGGGCAGTTTAATAGTAGCAGGTGACCTTACTGTTGAAGGAACCACTACTACTATTAATACCGCTAATGTAACTATCGAAGACAAAACACTGACATTGGCCAACGTAGCAGCGCCAACGGAAACCACTGCTACTGGTGCTGGTATAATAATTAGATCTACTGGTTCAGATTCATCTGCCTACGATAAAGAAATAGTTTATAGATCTACCAGCGAAGGACCTCCGCCTACCGGAGTATTTGACGTTAGTGAAGATCTAAATCTAGCAGCAGGCAAACAGTTACAGATAGGCGGGGTTAAAGTCATTGACGGTAACAGTCTTGGAAGTTCAATTACCAGTATTCCGGGAGTTACAGCTTTTGGTACACAGAATGTTCTAAACATTGGTCCTGGAGTACCGCCAGTAACACAGATGCGTTTAGAAAACCATAGGATCAGCACAGTGTCAACTAATTTTGACATCGAACTTGAACCAGACGGCTCGGGAAATGTTGCGTTAATAGGCTTGCCGAGAATCACAGGAATGCAGAATCCTGTGGGTCAACAAGATGCAGCCACCAAAGAATATGTAGATAGCACAGTAGAGTCAAGATCATTGGTATTCAGCACGGATTTATCTGATGGAAAATCTAACACATATATTATTGCTAACATTTTAAATAATTTAGCTCCGGTAGCTGAATTTAGAAATGGTACTTATGCAAGAATATTGTGTACACTAATCAATCCTTCCAGCACCAGTTTAGCTATCAATACATTGCCTCCTGGTATCGGTACTAATCCTTTCTTGACCGATCTATCAGGAAGCAGTTCTTTAGCCATTACTAGTATTTCATTCCCCACAGCTACAATTCCTGCAGCGTCTATTTCAACAACTAGAATTATTAAAACGTTTCAAATTGTAGCTAACGTTTGGACATGGCAGTCAGATTTGAGTTTACCACCATAATGAATACAGGAGCGCAATAAATGGCTTACATAGTCAATAAATTTAGCGGAGCACAGTTAATAGTTCTTGAAGATGGAACTATTGATACCTCCACCAGTCTGGGCCTAGTTGGTAGAAACTATGTAGGCTACGGTGAAACACAGAACGAAAATTTTGTGTTTTTATTGGAAAATTTTGCTAACGAGTCTCCACCATCGAGACCCCTACAAGGACAAATTTGGTTCAACACCACTACCAACTTAACCTATGCCTACGACGGTGCAACTTGGAGCCCTATAGGTGCTGCTGTATTAAGTGCAACAGCTCCCGCCGATTCTAATGCAGGAGCTCTTTGGCTAGACATCACTGCTAATCAACTGAAAATTTACACAGGGTCTACTTGGACTTTAATTGGTCCGGAAGTGGTAGCTGGATTCGGATCGACTAGAGCCAGGGCTACTTCCCTAGATGATTCTGTGGGTAATCCTAGACCTGTAGTAATTTTAGAAACTGACGGTGTCGCTTTCGCTATATGCACAGCACAGGCATTTACTATAAATTCCTCTAATTCAGTTGTCGGGTTTGAAAATAATTTGATAGCAGGTATCAATCTTTCAGCAACTGCAAAAGTCAAAGGAGATTTAATAGGCAATGCCGGTAGCGCAGATAGACTCAGCACCGCTAGGACTATTAACGGTGTGCCTTTTGATGGTCAACAAAATGTTACTATACAATCTTCTACCACAAGCAAACTGGTCAAGGGCACATATATTCAAGGATCAGACTTTGATGGCAGCACAGAGATCACATGGAGTGTAGATGCTACATCTTCAAATACTATAGGTAAGATAGTAGCTAGAAATTCAGAAGGCGGATTTTCAGCTGGTACTATTTCGGCAAACCTCATAGGAAATGTCATAGGTAATGTAACTGCTGAATCCGGAACTAGCACATTTAATGTTATACAGGCCAACACATTTATCGGTGCAACACTAACTGGTAATGCTAATTCTGCTACGCAGTTAGCTACTTCAAGACAGATCAATGGTATAAATTTTAATGGTACTAGTGACATCACTGTAACAGCAGCAGCTGATACACTAACCGGCAATACTTTAAACTCTACGATAATTCAAAGTAGTTTGCAACAATTAGGAACATTAGTTAATTTAAATGTTACTGATAGCGGAGTTAATATAGGTAGTTCTGGTCAGTTAAAAATGTTTGTAGATGCAAGTAGACCAACTATAAGATCCAGCACAGGAATACTTAATTTTGATATGGGAGTTAGTGGTCCTGATATTTCTTTCGTAGACTCTGCGACCGCACTATCATTAGGCGGTCCTAATGCACCTGCTGTGCTAGGAGATAATACCACAAACCTAGGTATCACAGGATATAAATTTAATAACATCTATGCTAACAATTTCTTAGGTAATGCTACTACATCTACTCTAGCCACAACTGCAACTAACATATCAGGCGGTGGCGCAGGAGCTATACCTTTTCAAACTGCCGCCGGTATTACTTCAATGTTGGGCCTTGGCTTGCCGGGTACAGTTCTAACAGCACAGGTCGGTGGTCTGGCTTGGCAGCCAAATTCACAAGAATCTCTGACCAAAGGTAGTTATTTGAATATGATAAACACCACCACTAGTGGCAGTTTAAGTGTATTCAACGGTAATCTTCCTGCGACAATTTCAGTAGATGCTACAACAACTAACACCGCTAGCAAAGTTGTAGCACGTGATGCTAGCGGTAATTTTGCAGCAGGAACTATCACAGCTAATCTTGTGGGGGCAATCACAGGTAATGCTGCTACTGCAACACAGTTACAAACTGCAAGAACTATCAACGGTGTATCATTTAACGGTACACAAGATATAACAATCACAGCCACTGATACTACCAAAGTAGCATTAGCAGGCAGCACTATGACAGGATATCTAACATTAGTAGGAGCTCCTGTTAATGCAGATCACGCTACTACCAAAAACTATGTAGACAGTAGATTACCTCAGTACACTATTATCTCTGGAGTCAGTTACAGCATAGCAGGATTTACCAACCAGGTAGGATCATTTAACGATGGTGCCAACTACTTTGATGTGTATCCGCCTGCAGGTAAATCTATGGGGAACCTAGTAGCGTTTATACCAAGTATACATGTGGTTCACTATGCTGGAGGAGTAGATGGCAATGACAGTATCAGATGTACCTATTCGTATTTGGGTGATAGAATTAGGGTCTATGTGCAAAACACAGAACAGCGTTCTACTCCTGCAGCTAACTATTTGGTAATTTGGAGTTAATCATGTACTATGTATGTATAGAAAATAATCAGATCACAGGCATACAGAGTTATGAACCTGCGGTGCCTAACACAGTGTCTGTGGTTACTATCACAGATACTCAACACGCACAGATCATGGCGCAGACACACCGATTCGATGTGGCTTCTAGAACTATAGTTGCTGTAGATCAAGCTATTATTAGTCAAAGAGAACAGGACAGGTTAAACGGTATAGAACGTGAATTTTTAAATTCAACTGATTGGAAAGTTATGCGCCATATTAGGCAAAAAGCTCTGGGAATTGCTACTAGCCTTACTGATGCAGAGTACACAGAATTAGAGCAGCAGCGGCAGACCGCGGCAGCTCGCATAGTTTGATAAGTAATAATAATGACTAGCGGAGTATATCAATGGCATATCAAGTAGATAAATTTAACGGTGCTTTTTTTGTATCCGTAGAAGACGGTACGATCGATACCACCTCGGATCTTAGATTTGTAGGTAAAAACTATGCGGGATACGGCGAAGTACAAAATGAAAACTTTCTACATCTTTTAGAAAATTTCTCAAACACCACTGCTCCGCCCAAAGTGATCACTGGACAGATTTGGTTCGATAGTGCCAATAAAAAGTTAAAATTCTATGATGGTTCAAGATTTAAACTGGCAGGTGGAGCAGAAGTCAGTACTACTGCGCCTAGCGGGCTGAGTACCGGAGATTTTTGGTGGGATTCTGCAGCCAAACAATTATATGCATGGACAGGCACTGAATTTGCACTCATTGGTCCAGAAGCCAGTCCAGATCTCGGATCGTCAATCATTAGTGCTGCCGTAGTTAAAGGCACTATAAGCACCGCGGTAGGACCGCATACTATACTTAAAGTCATAGCTGATGATAAAACTATAGGCATTTTCAGTAAGACTGCATTCACTTTAGACAATGCACAGAATGCTATAGATGATTTCACGGTTATTAAGAAAGGTTTCACGCTAGCTAAGTCTCAATCCGGAATCAGCTCCGATGACTACATTCTATGGGGTACTGCAAATAACGCAAATCGTCTAGGCGGGTTTGCCGCAGATCAATATTTAAAATTAGGAGATAACTCATTTACTGGCGAAGTTAAATTCTTTGATCCAGGTTTAACAGTAGGTGACGGTAATGATTTTAGACTGCGTGTAGAAAACGGTGATGAAGTAATTGTTGAAAATCGTTTGGGAAATCCTATAACATTTAGAATCACAGTAGTTGATACCACAGATGAACGAGATGTTGCTGTAATAACTAGTACAGGAGTAGTACCCGGTGATGACGCTGCTTATGCACTAGGCTCCGCCGGATCGCGCTGGAGCAATGTGTATGCTGCTATCCATACCGGAAACTTAATAGGTAACGTTACAGGAAATTCCACCGGAGTCCATACAGGCAATGTATTAGCCTCAGACAACACGGTGATGATCAATGCCGCAACTAAACAGATTGGATTTGCAGGAGCTAACATAATTGGCACCCTAACTGGTTCAGTAACAGGAACAGCTAGTTCAGCCACCAATGCTAGTAAACTAAATGATTTAGATCCTAGTGCAACAGTACCGGGATCTGCTGTTGCTACTATTGCTGTAAGAAATGCATCTGGAAACATTTTAGCAAATCAATTCGTTGGTACATCGGATAAGTCAGATAGACTGTTTCTCGACGATAGCATAAGTGCTGGAGTATCGGATCCGGCATGGGACCCTGCAACTACCAGCACAAAATATAGAACTGCAAAAGTAACAGCTACCGCTTACAGCATAGCAGCTAGAGATGCCAGCGGTAATATTGCAGCTAATATTTTCTCGGGTACTGCAACTGCTGCTAGATATGCAGACTTAGCAGAAAAATATTTGCCCGATACAGAATACCTACCAGGTACAGTTGTTATGATCGGCGGAGAAAAGGAAATTACTGCAAGTGTATTCGGCAAACGTGCTATAGGAGTTATCAGTGCAAATCCTGCATTTATGATGAATAAAGATCTAGAAGGTGGTGTGTATGTTGCTTTGAAAGGTCGAGTACCTGTTATGGTAATTGGACCTATTATAAAAGGTCAAGAGCTAGTTCCAGCAGAAAATGGCCATGCTGTATATAACGGTGATAATCCGACTAGAGCATTTGCGGTTGCATTAGAATCTAATAACAGTATAGAAGTTAAATTAATAGAGGCATTGGTGCTGTAATATGTCTTTGAACTCAGATATCACAGCCGCTGGATTTGTAACAATACAGAACAAAGCTGAGGGATTGTTAGGTACCGGTGCCGCCACTAGAGGATACAATCAAACAGTATTATCGTCGGATGTGTTTTCTGGAAATCAAATTACTAGAGCACAGTGGGATCTATTAAAAACTGACATTGTTAACATATTGTATCATCAAAATGGAGAGCTGCCAAATATTGTATCTGTTAATGCCGGCGATGTAATTGGATTCGGTGCCAGTCATCCGAATACCAACTATGATACTCTGTTAACAACAGCAGATCAAAATAGATTTCAGATAGCAGCTACTCAGTCTGCGGTTAGTTCTAAAGGTTCAGCAACCTACACCAGTGCTTGGAGTTCATCTGTAGAATTTACACTAACTGTAACATTTGCGTCTGCAGACCAGGGACGATATTTTTTTAACAGCGGCGGAAAAGTTAGAATTAACACAACTATTACCGGCGGCACAAACACTGCTCAGTATAACGCCTGGCTTAATGTTTTAAATGCAGTAGGAATCCGATCATTTGGCGCAGACACCGACCCATTAGTGAACTATTATACTCTTACTAGTTCTTTCCAAATATATTATCAAAATTCTCTTTCAACACCATATTCTGCTAATAATTATCGATTAGAAGCCAAAACTGATGTGGCTAACAATTCTACAGGCACGGCAACTATTTTAACTTTAAGAGTAACGTTAACTGATGCATATGTTGACCCAGGACCAGCAGTTCCGCCAGGAGACTCGGTCGACGGAACGCTGACTATATCAGTAGAAGAATTAAAAGCGTCAGGCTCACTTATACCGTCAGGAACTTTTACAATTGTTAGCCCTTCATACTCGCTCTCTGTGATCAGTGGCAGTTAATCGATTAAATATAAGACTTAATCAAAGACAAACGCATGCCAGTAAATGACATTATCACCCAAGCAGAATACAACAATATCAGAAACAAAGTACTCGGAGTGCTCGGCACAGGATCGGGGAATTCTGGCTATGGACAACCCTTTGTCAGCACCGCGGTAGCAGAAGGAAATTCTATTACCATTAATGAGTATGCTAATCTAAGATACGATATTTTCAGTGCTTATGTACATCAGGTAGGATCTAATCCTTCTACAGTTACCGTAGTAGAAGGTAACACGGTAAGATTTAGTGCTATAGATGCGCCAGTTACTACATACGATACACTAGCTAATACACTCATATCAAATAGATTTAATGTAGGAGCTGGACAATCAGCTATAAACATTCCCACCGCACCTTCAAGTACTACCTGGCCTGGAATATATGGTGCAGATTGGTCTAGCCTTATACAGTGTACAGTGACTGCTACATGGCCTGATAGTAATCAAGCTAGATATTTTTGGAACAGTGGTGGTCAGATTCGATTTACAGCATCTCGTACCGGCACTACTCCTACTACTCAGAACACACAATGGACGTCTATTCTCAGCACTGCTGGTACACAGACCTATGGCGGTAATAATCCTGGCACTGGTACTAGTCCCAATGATGGCCAAAACTGGTACAGATGCACCAACACTCGACAGTTGTGGTACAGTCAAAGCGGATCTAGTCCTTACGGATCTAATACCTATAAAATATATGCTAGAACTTTAGATGCAAGCAATAACTCTACAGGCACCGCTCGCCAAGGTGAATGGCACATAGAGTTTGTTGATAACTATACAGATCCAGGTGGCCCTGCTCCAGGAGATTCAGTAGACGGAACATTCACAGTATCAGTTAGTTTACAATATGCTACAGGTATTTTGGTACCGCCAAGTCAGGGTAGTTTTACAGTAACATTGCCTACAGTTACTATTTCAGCTATAACACCTTAATTTTTCCTTGAATCTCTAAGCCGCTAAATAAAGTGCGCAGATAATCAAGGAAAATACATGAAGGATCAACTCAAAAAAGCTTTGGAGTTTGCTAATTACAGGCAGACGTTTTCAATTCAACGTAAGATTCTAAAAGAAAAAATCGCAGCCAAGTTAACACTAGGTTATAATGGTGGACTATTTCAAATTGACAGAACGCTTCTGACTTTTATAGAAATGTTGCTAGTCAAAGGAAGAAGCAGCGGAGTTGTATTATTAGATACAAACGAAACCCCTATAATGATCGAGGATTTAGTTGCGTTTCGAGATGAATGCTTTGATAGGTATTTCGAAGCCACTAGTGAGTATTTTGAACAAGACCAAAATCTCAAAAAAAGTAGATCAGTAGAAAAATTGCTAGAACAATGAACAAAGGTATATTGATCTACGCTCATAATAATCGCACTGTGGACTATGCATTAATGGCGATTATTTCTGGAGGATTAGCTAAAAAATATCTTGGACAGCCTGCGTCGTTGGTTACTGACCAAGCCACGTTAGATTGGATGATAGAATCTAAGATATACACTCGTGCTCAAACAATTTTTGAAAATATTTTTATAGTTTCTAGACCCGAGTCAACTAATTCTAGAGGGTTGTATGATGGCACAGAACGCAGTACAGTTCAATTTATGAACGGTAACAGAAATTCCGCCTACGACATTACTCCATATCAACGAACACTTTTGATTGACGCAGACTTTCTGATATTTTCCAATAGACTGGCAGAATATTGGGACATAGATGATGATTTTATGATTGGCGAATCTATTAATGATATCTATGACAATCAACGACTAGGATATCATGATAACTATGTTTCGGACGTAGGTATTAAATTGTATTGGGCTACTACTGTGATGTTCACAAAAAATGATAATTCAAAAATGTTTTTTGATCTTGTGCGCCATGTTAAGGATAACTATCAATACTATGCCGACACATACAGATTTGATTCAAAACAATACAGAAATGATATTGCATTTAGCGTGGCCAAACACGTATTAGCAGGATTTGAACAGTCACCATTGGGATGTTTACCGCCTGTGTTAACATCATTAGACAGAGATATACTACACTCTGTAGATGCCGATAAATTAACGTTTCTGATATCCCCGAAATTAGATGAGAATTATTGTGCGGCTTCGATACAGAATATTGACATTCATATAATGAATAAACAGAGTATAGTAAGACATAGCGATAAATTACTGGAGCTGATATGAAATTCGGATATCTGTTAATAGTAGCAGAGAATGAATTTGTGGACTATCTACAGTTAGCCTATGCCTTGGCTATCAGTATTAAAAATACACAAAAACCTGGGTTTGATCAAGTGGCACTAGTGATCAATGACAAGCAAAAACTTAAAGATTTAAACAGCAGTTGGGTCTTTGATCATGTTATAGAATGGAATCAAGAAACATTCTGGGATGGTCGTAGCTGGATGGATCAGTTGACACCTTTTGACCACACAGTATGCTTAGATGTTGACATGCTGTTTATGCGTGACTACAGTCATTGGGTCGAATACTTTATTGAAAACAGCGAATTATATGTTGCTAACAAAAGCTACACCTATCGAGGAGAGATAGCTGTTGATCATCATTATCGAAAGACATTTATAAAAAACGATCTCCCTAATCTTTACAGCATGTATACCTTTTTTAAAAAAGATAGCGAAGCGGTTAAAGAATTTTTTGATCTAGGAAGATATATTATAAAAAATCCTATAGAATTTTCAAATATTTTTTTATCGGATCATAAACCTCGAGTTGTAGGTACAGATGAATCCTTTGCCTTGGCAGCTAAAATATTAGATATTACCGATGATATTGCATATCCTTTAGAGTTTCCCCGAGTTGTACATATGAAACCTATGATACAGAATTGGCCATGGCCTGCTGATTGCTGGAGTGATCATGTAGGATTTTATCTAAATCAAAAAGGAAAACTAAAGATAGGAAATTATCAACAACATGATATTGTTCATTATGTGGAAAAAGATAAAATTAACAAGGAAATGATCAATATTCTCGAGGAAGTTTTATGGAAGAAATAATTGATTTTGATAATTGGCTTGCAAATTTCAAATTACCTCCTGTAAAATTTGTTGCGGTTTTTAATCCCGACACCGGCGCAGTAGTTAGTGTAGGACCTAGTCATGCCTTTAAAGATCAAAAACACAAAATATCTATAGATAAAGAATTGGCAGAATCTATAATTAATGCAGAAATTAAAATTAACAACTGCATAGTTGATATAAATTCAAATACTTTAGAAGTAGCAGAAATAAAAAATACCTATAAGATAGACGATGTGCTGCATAGAATTATTTCTAAGAAAGATTCTGAAATAAAAAACCCAGATATCTATATTAAATATGATTCAAAACTTAATACTTTTAAAATAGAAATGTCTTCAGAATTTGGGGGAACACGTAAGGCTAGGGCTGGGATAAAGAAAAGAAATATTGTATGGGATGGTGACACTGAAATGCAATTTTTTATTACAGAATACAACGACCCAAACTTGCTTTTTGAAACAGTAAGTGTTACAATTAACGATCTTACTGGAAACCATAAATTGATTACAGGTTTTAACTATCCTAAATTTAGTGTGTACACTAGACGCTTGTTTAAAAACTATATGATAGAATATAAATGAAAATTATTGAATTTGATGTTGTATTTTTAAGCTACGATGAACCTAATGCAGATCTACATTATGCAGATTTATGCAACAAAGTTCCTTGGGCTAAACGTGTACACGGTGTCAAGGGATCTGATCATGCTCATAAAGCCGCAGCAGAAGCTAGCGAAACAGATTGGTTTATCACTGTTGATGCTGACAACATTGTAGATCCTAAGTTTTTTAATATTGACCTAGATATGAGTGATCCTAAGATTCAAGTCTACGGATGGTGCGGTCGAAATGTTATCAACGGCCTTCGATACGGCAATGGCGGTCTAAAAATTTGGAAAAAAGACTTTGTGCTTAATATGAAAACGCATGAAAACTCAGACAGCGATCGTGGACAGGTAGATTTCTGTTGGGAAGATGGATATCGAAATTTTCCTTTGAGTTTTAGCGATAGTGTTATTACTGGAAGTCCTTTTCAGGCCTGGAGAGCAGGGTTCCGTGAAGGTGTTAAAATGACCTTACTCGACGGAGTTAGGGTTCCAGCCCAAGAAATACAACAGAGAATATGGTGGCATAATATTCATAGGTTACGTATGTGGTCCACAGTTGGTAGCCATGAAGAAAACGGAATCTTTGCAGTTTATGGTGCAAGATTGGGAACCTGGATGGCTAATTGCACCAACTGGAATTATGTTGACGTTAGAGATTTTGAAATACTTAGAGGTATATGGAATCAATACGGAAGACCATATGAAGAAGTTAATGGCGAAGGTCTCGTAGACGCAATAAAAGATCTTGGAGACAAAATAAAAATTAATTTAGGATTAGATTGGCCTTGGTTAGATGAAAGTCAAAGTAAGTATACTTTAGATCTCTACAATGAAACTATGAATTTAAACGATACATATTTTAAAATGCCGGTACCTGCCAATGTATGATATTTTTTATGTTTCTAAAACTGCAGGTAATGACAGTGACTGGGAATATATCAAGTCTAAATATCCCCTTGCGCATCGGTTAACCAACATAAGATCTTTTGACGACATTAAAATTAATTCTTTCACTAAGATGTTTTGGGTCATCTGGGATGATATACATCTAATAGACACATTTGATCTAACAGAATATAAAGCCACTAAGTGGGACGACATGTATGTTCACGTTTTTAAAAACGGAGAACATCACGATGGAGTATGTTTATTTCCTAAAGTATTGAACATCTCGCAACGAGAGTTTTATCATAGATTTTTTACAGAAAAAAAAGAAATAGATATTTTAGCGAGCGTTCCTAAGAAATACAATGTATACTCACCTTCAAATTATGACGAGTATTTGTCTATTGATGATGAAATGTTTTGGTTAGTTTGGCCAGAAGTTGAAATTATAGACGAATCAGTTTTTAAATTGTATTTTAGTCATCATAATACCTACGATCGTAGAGAAAATCATATTTTTAAAAACACATGTAATAACGATGAATCGTATATGAGTGGAGTTATTCTCTGTAGTAAGTATAAACAAATTTCATCTCGAGAGTTTGAAAAACAATATGTGATCGATAAAAAAGAACATGATATAATTGCGAGTAGATTTCGATATCCGACGTATGTTATTCACAGCTATGAACAATATCTAGAAATTCTTAAAAATTTAAAAAATAAAATGTTTTGGGGTATATGGCCCGAAGTTGAAATAATTGACACAGAAATCTTTGATTTTTACTTCGATCCCAACAATGGAACATACGACCATGATAGAAAAGAAAATCATACATTTAAACATCTGTTTAACAACACCGAAATTTATATTAACGGTGTAGTATTATTTTCTAAAGAAAAACAAATTAGTCAAAGAGAGTTTATTCATAGATTTTTGATTAATAAAAAAGAACACGATAGAATAGTATCAAAACATCGACTATATGATGTTGTGTTTATATCTTACAACGAATCTAATGCAGATGAAAATTACAATAAGTTACTTAATAAGTGTCCTAGAGCAAAAAGAATACACGGGGTTGAAGGTATACATCAAGCACACATTGAAGCAGCATCTATTTGTAATACAGATATGATTTGGATAGTTGACGGAGATGCAATTATTGAAGATAGTTTTGATTTTGATATAGTTATGTCTAGTTATGATATTAATTGTGTACATGTGTGGCGTAGTCGTAATCCTATTAATGATTTAGAATATGGCAATGGCGGTGTTAAGTTATTGCCTAGAAAGTTAACATTAGATATGGACAAAACTACTCCGGATATGACAACAAGCATATCTAAAAAGTTTAAAGTCATGAATACTGTGTCAAATATTAATTCTTTTAATACTGACGAATTTACTACGTGGAGATCGGCATTTAGAGAATGCTGCAAATTAGCCAGTAGAGTAATTAAACGGCAATATGAAGACGAAACACAACAGCGATTAGATATTTGGTGCAGTGTAGGGAAAGATAAACAATACGGCGATTTTGCAATAATGGGTGCTAAAATGGGTAGACAATACGGATTAGATAATAAAAATAATCCTGAAGCGTTGCAAAAGATTAATGATTTTAAATGGCTAAGGAATATATTTAATAATGCTTACTGAAGAAAAAAAATACAAAAAAGTTATTGAAATTTTAGATTCTGTTAGTCCGAGTTTTTGTCTAGCAAAATGGCATCAATTAACATTGTATCTACAAAATGGATTTAATCATAGCTGTCACCATCCTAGTCCTCATCAGGTGCCGTTGGAGGAACTAGCTGTAAATCATAAAGCGTTGCATAACACACAATTTAAAAAAAAGCAGATGCAAAAAATGTTAGATGGCGAGCGTCCTAGTGAATGTGATTATTGCTGGAAAGCAGAAGATGCAGGCAGAATAAGTGATCGTGTTTATAAGAGTGCATCGTCATGGGCAAAAATTAATTTTGATTCTGTAATAGAAAATAAAACAGCAGATGTTAATCCCGCTTATCTAGAAATTAGTTTTAGCAATGTTTGCAATTTTAAATGTGCTTATTGTAGTCCAGATTTAAGCAGCCAATGGTTTGAAGAAATTAAAACTCACGGCCCGTATCCAACATCATACAAATACAATAATTTTGATTGGTTTGAAAAAACAGGAAAAATGCCTATTAAACATAGTGACTATAATCCTTATGTTGAAGCTTTTTGGAAATGGTGGCCTGAGTTATATAGAGATCTACATACCTTAAGATTGACCGGAGGTGAACCATTATTAAGCAAAGATGCTTGGAAAATGATAGATTATATTGAGGACAATCCTAATAAAAATTTAGTGTTTGCTATCAATACTAACTTATGTGTACCTGATGAGTTAGTTGATAAAATAATATCGAAGATACAAAATATTTCTATAGATACTAAAGAATTTCAGTTTTTTACCAGTGGTGAAGCACTAGGAGCTCCTGCTGAATATATCAGATATGGTCTTGATTACAACAAATGGTCTGCTAATCTAGAAAAAGTTTTAGATAACACAAATGTTATTGTTGCAATTATGACTACAGTTAACTTAACCAGTGTAACTACCTATGCCGACTTTTTGAGATACATTTTAGATCTCAGAGGAAAATATAATAAAAACGCCGATTTTAATAAAGTTCAGTTCATGACAAACTTTTTAAGATACCCTGAATTTTTATCTTTGACACTACTAGATCGAGAAACTAAAGCAACATTTACTCAAGATATCGAAACTCTAATAGCAGAGAGAGGTGTCTGGGACGGCTTTGCTACATTAACTTTTTCTGAAGTCGATCAACTACGGCGCATGCTAGATTATATGAATTCTTCAATAGATGATGACAAATTAACATTATTAAGAACGGATTTTAAATCGTTTGTTGACGAATATGACCGTAGACGAAATACTAATTTTAATCAAGTATTTCCTGAATTAACTAACTTTTACAACCTATGCAACAAGACATAAGAAAAACAATAGAGCTCATCAACGATATCAGTCCTAGTTTTTGTGCGGCCAAATGGTATAATGCCACTATCTGGTTAGGGAATGGTCGCACCGCCAGTTGCCATTTGCCTCCGGCGCACAGTATTCCCTTAGAAGAAATTAAAAATAATCCAAGTGCTTTACATAATACGACATTTAAAAAACATCGAAGACTAGAAATGATTCAAGGCAAAAGATGCAAAGAATGTGCATACTGCTGGACTGTAGAAGATAATGCTTCTCCTGATGTATACAGTGATCGTGTCTATAAGACCAGGATTTATCAAGAAAACGAAATATTGCAATTAGCCAGACTTGATCCTCAAGCAGATATTGATCCTAAAACATTAGAAATTAGTTTTGATAATTTATGTAATTTAAGTTGCAGTTATTGTAATTCAGAATTCAGCACAACCTGGGCCAGCGATATTAAACTTAATGGCCCGTATACTGAATTAAAGACTCAGGGCGGTGGTGCATTTCAAAATTCAGGTGAACATGCATTGCCCTATGGCATTAAGAATGAAAATAATCCCTATATAGAAGCTTTTTTTAAATGGTTTCATGCTAGCCTTAAAAACAATTTACAAGAGCTTAGAATTACCGGAGGGGAACCTACACGAAGTCCTTGGTTTTGGAAATTATTAGACGAATGCAAAGATACAAAATTTGATTTTGCAGTTAACAGTAATCTTATAATGGACCAAAATAAACTTGCACAACTCATTGATGCTAGTAAAAAATTTAAAAAGTTTGATTTATACACCAGCGGAGAGGGCTATGGCGCTCACGGTGAGTTTATTAGATGGGGATTAGATTATAGTTTATGGAGAAAAAATTTAATTCAGTTTGCTCAAGAAGGCAAATACAGTATGATCCATGTAATGATGACTATTAGTGCTTTGAGCATTTGGTCAATAACTGAATTCATGACAGATATGCTAGAATTAAGAAAACAATTTGGTGGTCATCAATTCCACATGAGTCTTAATTTAGTGAGATTTCCTAGCTTTCAAAATTTGAATGTGTTGCCGATAGATCTAAAACAAATCCAGGTAAATAAAATCGAAACGTGGCTCAGTGATGCTGTTGGGTTAAGTTCATCCGAACAAAATCAAATAGAAAGAATCGTTGAGTATCTTAAAAATGTTGATCGCAGTCAAGAAGACACAGATAGCCAAGAAAATAAACAGCATGATTTAAAAAAATTTACACAACAATATGCTGATAGAAAAAATGTTGATCTCTCAACAGTATTTCCAAAAGAATTCACACAATGGTTTAACACAATATGAACGAAGATAAATTCTGTATAATACCTTGGATACACCTTAACACAGAACCCAATGGGCGTGTTAAACCGTGTTGTGCATATTTTGGAGAAGAGTCGGGAAATTTAAAAAATACTACACTAGAAGAAATATGGAATAACGAACATACTAAATCTATGCGTAGAAGCTTTTTAGAAAATAAAATCCCAGAAGGATGTCTAACCTGTACTAAAAAAGAAAGCAGTGGCGGAGTAAGCTACCGGATGGCAGTCACTGAAAGATTCAGTCATCATATCGAAAAAGCTAAAAGTAATACATTGCCCGATGGTACCTATGAAACATTTGAAATAATTTTTTGGGATTTTAGATTTAGTAATATCTGTAACTTTAAATGCCGTATGTGTGGCCCCGGCGCAAGCAGTTCTTGGTACGACGATTTTAGTCCGGAAGAAAAGAAAACTAACATAAAATTCTTAGACAGTTCTTACTATGGAACTGATTTAATGAAATATGTTGACCAGTTTATCGATAGTGTTGAAGAAATTTATTTTGCAGGCGGTGAACCGTTGCTTATGGCTGAACATTATCAAATATTAGATAAGTTAATTTCTAAAGAACGCTATGATGTATTTTTAAGATACAACACCAACATGAGTACTATTAAGTATAAAGACTATGACTTAATCAACATATGGAAAAGATTTAAGAGCGTGAAAATATTTGCCAGTATTGACGGTATAGAAGAAAACGCAGAATACAGCAGATCAGGCACGGACTGGCCAAAGGTAGAAGAAAATTTAAAAAAACTGGTAAACTCTAAAGTTGACTACGTTGTATCTAGTACTATAAACATCTTTAATGTTTTTAATTTTACACACTTAGTAGACAGACTAATAGAATTAAAAATGTCAACTAGAAAGATGTTAGTAAGTCATGTTAACTGGCCTCATTACTACATGACTTCAATTCTGCCGGAAGATATAAAGGATAAAATAAGATTACAGTTAGACGAACACCTAGAAAAAATAACCCCAACAATTACAGAAGAAGAAAGTAGGTGGCTTGGTAACTTATACAACGAGATTAAATTTTATCTAATACCTACAACTTCACCAGAAGAAACTGTTAAATTGCGGAAAAAATTTAAGTATGATACTGTTAAATTAGATAGTATCAGAAAAGAAGATATTAGAATCGCTGCGCCCGAATTAGCTGAATGGTTTGATACATTATGAACGATAAATTTATTTGCGACTTTCCCTGGGTGCATCTAAGTGTGTTTCCACAAGGTAATTGTACAATTTGTTGTGTAGCCAAACATTCCGGAAAAGGTAACGGGCATTCATGGAATCGTATTAGCGAAGATAAAACTAAAACTGTTACAGTAATGAATAGCACAGTTTCAGAAATCATTAACTGTGATAATTACAGGGCAATTAGATTAGATATGCTTGCTGGAAAAGTTCCGACAGCATGCGAAGGATGTCACCAGGTAGAGCAAGCAGGCGGCAGAAGTAAGCGACAATTAGAAACTAATCGAAATTTAGATCATGCGGCATTAACTGCCGATGATGGAGCTATCAAATCAGACTTACGACACATAGAACTACGCCTAGGCAACTTTTGTAATCTGAAATGTCGAAGCTGCAATGCAGATTCTAGCACAAGTTGGATTCAAGACTATTATAAACTTAAAGATACAGTAAAGTTAGCCAGCGGTTATCATTGGATTAAAAGCAATCCCGAATTTAGCTTTGACTGGGTCGATGATGAATCGTTTTACGACCAGTTAACAGAGCTAGCACCTAATCTTGAACAAATACATATCAGTGGCGGCGAACCATTTTTAGTGCCTACGCATTTTAAATTGTTAGAAAAACTTGTTCGCGAAGGCAAGACTGATATTGCTATACACTATCATACCAATTTGAATTACAAGTGGGAGAAAATTACTCCGGCATTAGACCTGCTTACACAATTCAAAGAAGTACATATTAATTTTAGTATCGACGATGTAGAAGAACGAAATACTTATATTAGAAGTTTAAGTGATTGGAATTTAACTATAAGTAATTTAAAATTATTTCTAACACACTACAATTTCATTTTTGCTGTTACTCAAACTGTAAGTGTATATAACTTTATGTATGTAGAAGAATTAACACAATATCTTAAAGAAAACAATATTTACATTAAAGTGCGTTTGAATCATGTGCAGAGTCCGGATTACTTAGATGCTAATGTATTGCCTAAGCAAGTACGCCAAGATAAGATTAATTCGTTACAAGGAATTGTCATTCCCCGTATATGGGAAGATTTATACGGTCATTATTACAATCCGGAAGCTAACGGCCAGTGGGATTATTTTAAATACTTTACTGAAAAAATCGACGCAGTACGTAACGAAAACTTAAATGATATTTTTCCAAAACTTGCATGAAATTTATTTTTTTAAAAACTGGTGATTATTTAGACCTAGAGCCTAATAATACTCCTATTGCGTCTGCGTGGTTTGATTATATTTTTTCTAAGCAGATGAATATGAGTTATTTTGCTAGAGATGCATTGTTTGTAACTCGAACTAATGACACTATTAAAGATCTAAATTCCGCAATCGATATTGTACATCAATTTGCTATAGAAAAGAACTTGCCCCAACTTATTTTTAATAAAATTATTGACCTTGACCAATCATGGCTTAATGCTTCTCATAAAAAGTGGGTAAAATACACACACGAATTAAAAAACATTGTTAACGGCGACGATACAAAACAACACTATCCTGCCGTTGTAAAATCTTGGCAAAACATTAATCTGTTTATCCATTCGTTAGAAAACTATTACTCGGCTTATTTTACTAATACTAAAGGCGCATATCTAGAAGACGTCAAAGTCAATATAAGACCAGAAGATTGCGAGTACGCACAACATGACTTAATTCTAAGATTTGACGATTTAGGTAAACACCAATACGATCAATGGTTGACAGGCAGTAGTGTTGACTGGGAAACTAGTAACTACAAGACAATATCGGCGAGATTTGAATACGCATATAATCCGCAAACAATTAAAGGATTACAGCCAAATCAAGATTATATTAACTGGTGTTCTAAAAACAACTTACAAGCAATGCCGCCGTTTATTATTTTAGGAAATTTTAAAAAGAATAGATGGGACGTTAAACAACTTATGCATCAAAATCTATCGAAAGGATTAGAAGTAGGATTTGAGTTATGAAGATATATGTAAACGGTGATAGTTTCACCGACGGTGACGGTCTAGCTGATGCAGAAACATTCCCGGGCATGTACCCGGGACATCATCATGCAGATGGAAATCTAATTGTAGATCGCCGGTGGTCAAATGCTCGGCACGATATACTGTCAAATGACTTGTCATTATGGGACACATATCGTAATAATAATCGGAAATATGTTTGGGCAACAATATTAGGAGAGCTTGTTGGTGCTAGTGTGGTTAATAATGCCGTTGGTGGTTCTTGTATGATGGGAATTGCAACTAGGACTATTGCAGATCTTAGCTCAATACACCTACGTGCAAATTTGCCAGACTACGTCTTTATAGGATTAACAATGTCTGATCGTCTAGGATGGTACGATAAAGAACATACAGAAAACAATCATACAGGAAGTTGGGTTAAAACAGCTATACCCGCATTCAGCGAAAGAATGTTACCCGAACACTATAAAAAGATGTTCATGGCTACATGGGCAACACTGTCTGACGAAGAATTGCTTATAAATTATCTAAAAGAATGTTTACAAATTAAAAATTATGTTAAGCGAAGAATTGGCCGAGATCCTATTTTTTTAAATACCTCATACCAATTTTGGGAGTATAAAAATATAGTTCAATCATCTAAAAATCAATGGCTTAGAATGCTTTGGTTCGAGTTATTAGAATTTGATAAGATTAACCCCCAATGGTTTAATTCTGGATCGTTTGACATTGTAACAGCTTGTGGACATGCTATTCCGGAAGTTCATTCTCAATTTGCAAGAGATATAGCTAGAGAACACTTTGGTTGGGGCAAAAGTCCGGTTGACAAAGATGCCTAGAATTTTTCTTCCAACAGTTAACGAATATCGAGAAATAAATCGCATTGTAGCATTTGGGTGTAGCCAAACCGCAGGCTCAGAACTTCTTGATTCAAAAAGATATCCAAACATTCCTGATGTAGAATTAAAAAAACACAGCCTAGGAATAGAAGGATGGCACAAATATTCAGAGAATGAATCAAATCTGCCGTTACATTTTAAAATACAAGACGAAGAACGTATGTTAGCGTGGCCTGCACAACTAGCAAAACTTTATAACATTCCTATTCATAACTATGCCGAGCCAGCAACTGGCAATGAGCAACAGATGGCACAATTCTTAAAAGCAAAATCTGAAGGTGTTATTAGTAACGACACACTAGTGCTCTGGGGATTTACTAGTATGAATCGAGGCTTTTGGATTGACCAAGAACAAGGATGTTCATATTATCTGCTCGGTAATAACAAGATCTTTAAACAACCCGTTGACATAAACATGTTTAATGAAAAACTGTGGTATAACGGTATAAATTCAGATTATATGTTAGCATGGAGATATTATCAAAGTTTATCTACTATCTTCCATTGGGCTAACGAAATATGTAACGAACAGTTTTTATTCATTCAGGCATTACATTATTCACCAAGTTACGAACAATGGTCTGCTAAAATAGAAGGTCCAGTAAATCCAACGGTCGAGCTGTTAATGCAAAGATTTTGGGATACTATAAAATACAATTACGAAATAAAATACCCAATTTTTAAAGATTTTGAGCAGACAAATCTGTTCACTTGGAGTAAAAGTATTGGCGGTCGACTAGGGTGCGGGCATCCAACATTAGATGCACATGAAAAATATGCACTTTTAATTAAAAATGAGCTTGACCGGTTAGAACAAGAGTCCAGTTGACAAAGACGCAGAATGATTACAAATGCGTATCATTTTCCGTTGGATGAAGTCAATTACTTACATGAGACTGAATTTTAATTGCAAATACGTTAGAAAATATTCTTAGAGGAATCAGTAATATCCTTCTTTAATCTTTCTACATCGACTTTAAAATCTATTTTTGTAATTTCGTTTTTGTATTCTTGAAGAGTGTTAAGTAGGATATCGGCAATATCCTCCGGTCTTTGTTTTTCTAATTCGGTATGAACATCTATTTCCCATACCCTGCCATCTTTGAATTCTAGATGTACTAGATCCAAATAGGCCACAGGCATGGTATTCATATAGAGATCTTCAAAAACTTCCGGCCACTCTTTGACAAGATGTCGAGGTGGCCTAAACAACGGATTAGGCATCTACTGTATCTTTTGCCTTTGTGGTTTTCTTCACTGTGGGATCTAGTTCTTCAGCTTCTTTACGCAATCTTGCTGCTTCTTTGTACATGGCGTCTGCTTGACTGCGATAGCTCTTAGCGATATCCTTGTCTGTGAGTACAGCATCGGTAGCAGCCTGCGCCCTAACTGGTGCAGGAACATCTGTGTCTATCGCAGGCGCTAGATCTTTAACTTCCGCCTTGACTTTAGGAGCACCTTTGACAAATGTGTAAAGATCGTCCACTGCGCAGTTTTTCTGTTCTGCAATCAGCGTGTTTAGACTACTTAACAGCACAGTATCATTGGTGGTAGGAGTCATAGTTACAGCATCGGTGGCCACTTTCTGCAATCTACCATCAGCCTGCATGGCCTGTAACATGGGCCTGCCGTCTGGGAATGTGCGGATAAACATCATTTCGCCTAGTTCATAGGCTTCCTGACATTGATCAGTTTCAACCATGGTCATGATTGAATCGTGATAGGAATCGCTTAATTGTGTTACTGGTAATACCAGCGCCATGTTTGATTCGCCTGGCAGAGTTCTAAACACCACAAGAACCTTAACTCCTGTGTTGTTGATCCTGCCGATGTGTTTTAGTGGTCGTGCCATTTTAGGCCTCCTTTTTAGCCACAGCTTCTAAGAAGGTGTTTAGCTTGTTGAAAGCTTTGCCCACGGCTTCTAGTTCTGCTGCTTTGAACGCTCCTCGTTGTGTAGCAACTTCGATGATGCTTCTCAGCGCAGCAAGATCGCTGACATTGAGATCTGGACCCTGTGCAGGGGCCGTTTCTGGTACTTGTGCCACAGCTTCGGGTGCTTGGTCTTTGACTTCTTCTGACATTAGGTTCTCCTTAAATGGTTACATGCAAGCATGAAATACGTTAATTCTTTTTGATCTTCAAATCCTAGATAATGAGTAGAACGCAGATTTCCAGATTTATCAATACCTGGTTGTTTGGCCAAGCAGTAGCGGCCTTTCAATTTGGTCTTGACCCATTCTTCTACGCCTTCAAAAATTTCGTTATCTGAGATAGCAATTTTGCTGAAGTGGGGAGGAATGGTCTTAAGCCTGCGCTGTTTTAGTACATCAATAGGATTTAAATCAAACATCGTGAAAATATTTATAAGTCAATTAGATTCGAGGGTGGATTCTTGGCTTAGTCTTTTAGACATAGCCTTGGTGTGACCCAGCTTGGCAACATCACCAGAAAAAAGGTACAGTTCAAAAGCGGATTTTTCTTTCATAACTATGATATGTTTTTTATTGATGTAAAAAGGAGAATCAATAAAATGATCTAACCAAACTAAAACCTGCGGAGTGAACGCAAATTCTTTTGGAAAATCTATTTTATAAGTTTTGATTTTAGCATATTCTTCAATGAACTGCAAGGCCTGTTCTGTCAATCTAAGCCCACCTTGAGACTTTTCTCTGAAACTCCACCACCATACAGATCTATACTGTTTTACTGTGTCAGCATCTATAGGTAGTCCTGCTACCTGCAAGAACACCCTAGTATAGGCATCCTTAGAGTCCATGTTATGCAACCTCTTCGCCGGCAGTGAGTTTAACCACAGCAAAGTCTGTGGTTTTAAAAAGTTTGTTTAATTTTTTAGCCAGATTGTGTGCATGGCCAGGATTTGAGAATGATACTTTCTTATATTTAGGACCAGGATAGCTGGCTACTAGGCTACCACTCTTTAGATTAAACGGTTGGTGTCGATAGAAAACAGCCCAAATGGCTTCCGAGTCCAGTATCTGCTCGACTTTGAAAGTTTCTTTGTTGGCATATTCTAAAAGTATCTTTGGTTTTGGTCTCGACATTTTATACGGGTTCCTAATTAACCACGTATATATTTATCTTTTTAGAATGAGCCGCCGTCGAACTTAACGTCTATACTTTGACTGGATTCTTTGATCTGAGCCAGCATTGCATGTATCTGCTGCACAGTGCTACCGAGTTTTGCGGAAAAAATAGCCAGCTCGGCGGTGAGATCTCTGGCTTCCTGTATAGTGATCCTTATTTCTTTCTGCTGACTTTTTTCTGCCATTGTTATTCGTTGAAGTAGTTTCTCAACTGTAGGCAACACAGCAGGCATGTTATTTTGAGACATTAGCTAACACCTGTTTCATTTCCATTTCTGTTTTAAACGGACCACGGTAGGGATATCTTTCTAAGGTGATCTTTTTAGGACAGAAACTCTTGACCCAACCTTTTTCAAATTTAATAGTGTAGTAACCTGCACAATACAAACTTTTTGAATCTAGACTTTTGGTAAACAGTGGAAGTTTTTTGCGTATGTCGAACATGGCATTGTGAGGTGCTGTGCTGGTTGGATAACCGTGAACCTCATTAGGTAAGGCGTTTTCACTTTCTTTTACAATCTTAACAGTAAAGAATTTTTTACCGAATGTTCTGGTAACGTGTTCTTTGGTTTCGTAGATTTTTATTCCATCTTGATTACTCATTACAAATCTATTGTCTTCGTTTTTTCTTAGAGTAGCAATCTTCTCGCCATTCTCTTCAACGATCCAAAACTTGTTATCTATTATAGGTTTGGCGTGTAAATCAGTCATTTCGTTCTCCAATTAGATACCTCGCATTCAATGGCTCCGAATAACTTGCAGCTTGATCAGATATCTTCTTGAGATCATACAGTCCGCAGAATTTCATTAATCTAAGACCAACCTGACTGATATTTTTATCTGCACTGGTAGCCTTGGCAATGGTCTCTGAAATTATGGCCTTGATGTCATCGGGCTGATGACTGAGGTCAATCAATCTACGATTGCGTTCATAATCTTCTAGGACTCTGTGTTCTTTGCCTTCGTGATCAGTCCATCTCTGTAGCATGAGATTGTTCCACGCATATCCTTTGCTGCCACGATCTTCGAACGCTTCACTGAGACCCACTTTTTTGCTTGTGCCTTTAGTACGCACACCTGGATACGCTGAGAAGACATTATCACTGGTATCACCACGCATACATTTTTCGAATAAGAGCCATTCTGGATTCGGTGCTGGCTTGGGCTCTTGTGTTTTCTTGTCAATGATTCTTTTGCCTTTGTCATCGAAGATTCCTTCATGTGTGATTACATGTTCCATAACGCCGTTGTACTGTGTGACATTGGGTGCGATCAATTGTACAAAATCTGTGTCAGTACTGATAATCACATGTTTATCATTTGGATGACTCTGTATCCAGCCTGCGATTAAATCATCTGCTTCTAGCTGTGGGTTCTGCATAACCGTGCAGTTTGTTTTGTCTGTGATAAACTCTTTGAACGTGTCAAAGGCTTCCCAAAACACACGATCTTCTTCTGCTTCTTTTTCTGTGTGAGCTGCACGAGCATCTGAACGATTACGCTTGTAGGGTGCATAATAATCTTTGCGCCATGATCTACCTTCTAAACAGAAAATGACATGACTGCCGTTGAACTGCTGCCATGCTTTGCGAATTGAATTAAGGGTGATATGAAAGGCCATGCCTAGTTTGATATCAGCATCACCGTTGATCACGTGACGAGCACGGAAAAATGTATTTGCTGTATCAACTAAAATATAGGTCATTGATTTGTCTTCTTCACTGTTTTAATGTCTATAACACCTGTGTTTACAGGGCCGCCAAAATCACCATCTACCACAACATTTGCACAAAGTTCACGGAACCAACGATCTACAATTTCTTCTTCTTTGTCACCATCTTCACCGTATCCCTCTTGCTTTAATTGTAGCACAAATTGGTCATTCCAGTCAAGCTCAAAAAAGCCATTTCGTATGTTATCTTTATTGACATGGGTGTTTATCACACCAACCCATGCTTCTTTGCGTCTAGTAGCACGTTCTTTCGGCGAGAGTTTAGCAGTTTCTTCTGCTTGTTCGGCAGTTTTAGATGCAGCCTCAGCCGCAGCCAACCTGTTGTTGGCTTCTGCCAAATCCAGTTCAGCTTTTTGGATAGAAGCTTCTAGTTTATCCAGCCCAAATAGTTTTTTAATTATTTTCATTAAGTACCCCATTCATTCTTAAACAGTGGCACCTGTAATCTGTCTGAATATCTCAGTCCATGTTTCATTGCCAGTTCTGCTACTCTGCGGTTATTCAGTGTGTATACACTTTCAACTCCGCCCACAGGCATGAGATAAACATTACCGGTGAAACCTTCTGCACGATAGATATCCACAGCTTCTAGAGCTTCTTCTGCATCATCCTCAGTGGCCACTACTAGTTTGAGATATACATGACCAGCTTCTTGATATTCACAGACTATGTCTGGGCGTATGGCTTCACTGGGTTGTTCTCCTGAACAACTGAGTTTGGCACTGACTGAGAATGTGATTTCTCTACTGGCAAAAGGAGGGTTCTGTGACCATTCTTGCAGATATTTTTTAAACTCCGGAGTTAGATTTTGAGTGCCGTTGGTCTCAAAAGTAATTTCTTTAAGACCTGTCATACTCGGATGATTCAACAGATCCGGATAAGCACGTTGCCAACCTAACAACGGTTCGCCACCAGTGATTACAAGATGTTCATCTTCCCATTTATTATATGGCAAGATCTCACATATTCTTTCTGCGATGGCGTCTGATGTAAGCATTGGTGAAAGGTCTTTAAAACGTGGATCCCAACTAGCATAACTGTCGCAGCCAGTAGAAACCAATGGTAATTCTTCGTAAGTTTTAAAAGAATGTATCTGAGCCGCAATCGTTTCAACCTCATTGCTAGATTCACCTTTGGGCATACCAAACCCTGCACATTTGAAATTACAGCCAAATGTACGAAGGAATACACTGGGCACACCCATATATCTGCCTTCACCTTGTATGCTGTAAAAAAGTTCTGCTATTTTTAATTTACTCATCGTTTATTATACCACTTTTTATAAATGTTGTCAAGTCTTCCTTGACCAATTGCCAAGATCCATCGTGTCGATCAATCCAATGTAGGCAATCACCTTCTCGCCATCCTGCAGCATCTAAAAGATCCTGCGGCAACGATATTATACCGCCTTCTTCCACTGTTAGTGTCCATGTTTGCATTTTATATATACCTATCTTTGGATTCTGTTTCTTGATTCAATCTACGCCATTCTTCTATTCTTAGTCTAGCACATTCTTGTTTGACTTCTATGGGATAGTCTGGATGCCAATGCGCATCTCTGCAGTCGTAGACTCTGCCTTCGGGTCGATATCGCACCAGCACTACAATCAACACAATCATGATACAGATATAGACAAAATGTTTCATATTTTATCGCTGATCATTATTTTACACATCAATGCATCTCGATCATCAGTGAAATCAAAATGCATGTGATCCGCAGTGATCTCAGTGACATACTTATCCCCTGGCAGACCGAAATGCTCTAAAATATTCGCACAGGTTTCATTCCACCATGTGTTGGATTGATTTTTCCAAGGCACAGTGATCCTAGTCATTTGCGATAGTTGCCCTTTTCCGGTATCACATGTCGCACACCGCCTGTAGGATCTGGCATGTCGCCCTTGCGTCTAGGGATCAAATGCACATGTGGCCAGCTACAGGTCTGTCCAGCGGCTTCACCTACATTCATTCCAAGATTAAACCCATCCCATTCGTGATCGAGTAGTTTTCTTTCTCCGTGTCTGATAGCACTGGCCACAGCATCATTCATCACAGCAATGGTATTATATTTAGGCACGAATAATAAATGTCCTTCAGTCACGGGATACATATCACGAAATATTTTAACATGATAATCTTCGTCGACAAGTTCAGTCCAAGGAGCACCTTTTGAATCTTCGATACAGTCAGTTTCCCAAGGTATCATTTTTGCTAGGTCGTTCACCTTTTAAACTCCTTGCGTTCTTGAGGTAAATCATCTTCTTTGATAACAAATTCTCTACCGCCTATACTACCAGCAAATGCTCGTGTTCGTTCTAAGTACGACAATCTAATTTTCACTGTCTGAAAAGCCACTTCTAAAAACGCCTTGGGTTTATACCCTATTACATGCATGTCAAAACTCTTACCTGCGTCTGTGCAGTGTACTTTCACCAGCGCATCAATCATTTCGTCCACCAATCTTCCCAGGGAAAGTCCACCCAAACAGGATCTTCGGCCTTGTTTATTTCCATCCCTACGTAATCCATTTTGACGTCACAGGCACTGGCTAAGTTATCTACTAGCACAGCAAATCGAACATTGTTGTTCCAGACTTCGTCCCAGCTAGGATCGTCCGGAAAACACCCACTCTTCCAATCGTTCATGATCCAATTTAATGTTGTGCCTTGGTCATTGATATCGTCAACTATAAGTATATTCTTATACGTACCACCGTTTTCTAGTAGATCACTAGCAGCTGATAGTATTCCTGCTATATCATTTTCATCATTGACAAATCTATTTCTAGAATTAGGACCTAGAGCATCCTCGGCCATCCAAAGATTACTTTCTCCACTTTCACTATCACGTAGGCTTACGTTAAGAGTATGCATGGGCACATTGAGATAATGACTGAGATACAGTGCTGGTACTAGTCCTCCTCTCACTATGCCCACTATGTAATCAGGTTTCCAACCGCTGATAAAGATAGTGCGGCCAATATTAGCTATTAGTGACTGAATTTCATGCTGACTGATTTTGAGTTTTTTCATATCTCTCCTTGAGGTACTGCTCATGTTGTATCCATTGATCGTTGACTAGAAATCCCCATTCACGACGATGAGGACCAGGCATAAACAGAGTCCAGGCCGTAACGCCTGGTTTTAATTCAATCCGGTGATAACTATTAGAACCACAAATACGAAAATGACCTGGACCTCGCCACTTCTGTATCTCGCCAAGCATTTTACCGTCTTTACCAAATTCCGGAACCCATTCATAATATCCGCCCTTCAAAATCAATGTGGCATAGGACCAAGGATGATCATGCACATCATCCGGATCACCTTTGAGAAATTTGTGTAAAAATATATTAAAAGGAAAATGCTCACGTTCTTTCAAAAAGAGATAATACCTTACAAGGTAAGGTTCGTTGTGAACACGATCATAAATGATGCGTTTACGACCTAATCTCTCAAGCAGTTTCAAAAACATCTCTTACCTCTTGGTCTAAATAACGGATTAATTCTTTATCAGTGGGTTCTACTGTGTAATTATGTTTAAAAAAGATCTCATAACTATCTGAACCATACTTACCAATGCCATATAACATTGTAGCATCATTTCCGTCCCAAGTCAAGTAGTCTTGACTCATTCCAATTAGTCTCTTGTAACGGACATTAACCATGCCTAGGGGCTGTATGATGCTTTTAACAAATTCTTCGTCGGCATTCAACAATGCATGAGCATCAGGAAACCAATATAGAAATTCTGGCAGGCAGGTCTTTACAGGTTTTCGACTGGTTTGGTTAAGCATTATGACACCTACAAAGTGTTCCCATGAATTTGAGATCTGTTGTTGCACCATTAGGTCATCACGCAAAGCTTTGAACCACATCATCGTTTCCTTATTAGGATCCATAAGACTATGCCGATACCTATGCCAACTATCATGCCTAGAGCAAATAACATTATTCTACCGCCTCACCGAACCAATCGTCGACCTGACGTTCAGCTTCTTGTTGTGTCATAGCATGTACAAATATTCTTGCAGGCTTACCTACAGTGTGTTGAATGTTGAATTTGATGATACCTGCAGGAATAAGATTCCAATCTCGTTCTACAACAAACTCTTGTAGATGTTTCATTCTATGTATGAGGTTGTCAGATATATCTTTGGCTGTGTTCATTTTGACCTCTCGCTGGTGCACGAATCGTTCCATAGTGACTGTGCCTGTTTTTTATATTCGGATAATTCCCATTCATTTTTTTTAATTAAATAGTCATCTTCACTGAGTCCGTGCCATCCAATACATTTTCCGGTAGGCGATCGACCACAGCCGCATGTGCCAAATTCTGTTGGATCTTCTTTAACTCTTATCTGCATGTCTTTATCCTTTTTAAAAATTAAGTTCCACCGGTTATCAAATTCGTCCTGACTAACACTGAATGGTCTTGCTTTAGATCCTTTTCCGCCGTCTCCCATAATTACCTCGGCGAAAACTCTTGTTGCATCTTAATGTTGTCAAAGAATTCTTTCTTTGTGCTTTGGTCGTTTTTAAACGCACCTTTCAATACTGTAGTCTGTGTTAGACTAGAGTGTGCCATAATGCCACGATTTTCACAGCACCCGTGGGTGGCTTGAATATACACGCCTAGGTCTTTGGCTCCTGTGGCTTTTTCGATTTCTCTAGCAATGTCATTGCAAAGTTCCTCCTGGAGAGTACCTCGTCTTGCACACCACTGGGCGATGCGTGTGTATTTGCTAAGTCCGATAAGTTTCTCAGCGGCAATAAGACCAATATAAGCAACGCCAGTAACGGGTTGGTGATGATGGCTACACATACTGCGAAGCTCACTGCGAACAACCAGCATACCTTCGTAACGGTCCTCCGTATCATTTGGAAACGCTGTACAATCTGGTGCTGGTTCATATCTTCCCGCCATTATTTCATTAAAGTACATCTTAGCAAGCCTGCGGGCTGTGCCTTTGCTGTTAGGATCGTTTTCTCTATCAATCAACAGGGTGTCTAGCACTTGTTCAAATGCCTCTGTTGCTTCGTCGATTAGTTTTTCTATATCACCTTCGTGTAAATAGTCGCTGATATTATCACCTGCCCAGAAACGCTTGCCTTCACGTTTCATTTTAAAGCGAATGTGATCACCCAAGTAAGCTTCTTGATACCCACCATCGCCTGCCATTGCGTCTAGTGCTGTTTCTTGTTTTTTTAATTTCAATTATATTCTCCGAGTTAATGTCGTGGATGACATATGTATTATTTTAACTTCTCTAGCAGGTTATTGCAACTAAAAAAGTTTCCTGTTAATGTATCTACTTGTTTATTTAGGCTAGGTAGTCGAGTTCTGTAATTTTCCATATGTTCTATAATTGTTTTACAGATGTTCGGGCGATACACAGTATAAGCCTCAAATGATTCAGTCCACTCACTAGGGTACTTAAAGGTATCAAAAGCCATCTCACTGTAGCTTAAACGATCTGGCACCATAGGAATAGCATCTACTAATGCACCTTCGTACCAACTGATGCCAAGTGTTTCTTGTAGGTTGGCACTGAACACCATCTTTGCTTCGCCTAATAAGTTGTGATATTCATTCTTTGTGAGTTGTTGATCTTGACAAACAACAAATTCATATTGTGGCAAATGATGTTTTAAATCTCTAAAAATTTCAACCTGCTTCTCAGGAGCGATACGATGCGGAAAAAGAATAAGATCACGCTTGGACATATTCTTGTACATTGCTAGAGTATCAGGCATATACTCCATTGGCCAGCCTGAGCGTACTATTTTGCCTTTATTAATATATGAAAGTTTTGCTGTTTCATAATCTATACTTAACAAATTGTGAACAAACATATCAATATGAAAGTCTGTAGCAAAGTAGTTGTGATCAAATGCGTGAAAGAATGACTTCTCGGCATTTCTAACCCAGGGCTTATCACCTACAAGACGTCCTAGAAAGTCTTGTGGATCATATGAACCGGCATGCCAAAGTCCATGTGTGACTACTGGAATGCCCAGCAACTCACTCATGTACTTTAAGTTTATAATGCCCGGATGCCAAGCGTCAGTAAAAATAAAGTGGTCGCCAGGATGAACGGACCCGTTACAAAACAGTCGACCTAGTTGTTCTACTTGACTGGCTTTGTATATGTTAGTGCCACCGAAGTTAAGAAAAGCGCCAGGAGTAGTGGCTGTAGGAATATCCGTAGGACCAGAAATAACATGAACGTCATGTCCTGCCTTTCGTAAGAGACTAGGTACATGAGCCTTCCACTGGCCCGTGTACCTTGTTTCTACAGCTTCTAGATCAACGAGAAAAACGCGGCTCATTGTTGTGTCTAGGCCTGTTGTTATCCCACCGAGGTTTATTGCCTTGATATGGTTTTCTAGGACGCTTGCTGGCTAAGAAAGCACCGTAGTTTACAGAATCTTTGCGATAAAGATCTGCTGGATTAAAATCACACAGCTCTAGTCTGCACCAATCGTGGTAGGCTTCAAGATCCTCCCACACCTTTACGACATCAGGACGACTTTCGAAGTACTTATAGTCCTTGTAGTTTTTCATCTTTGTTCCTTTAATATTTGATGAACGACCCGTTTTCTCCGTCTTCGGAGACCTCAATCCAGATCTCACGACCTGGATACTTCAGTGCGATGATGTTGTGTAATTCATCAGACATCATCTCACAGCTCTTATGATCAAGACTCAAAACTGAACCTTGACCCATATACAACGCTTCAAGCCATCGCTTGAATTGGATGAATTCAATGTCCCTGTCATTGTGGAGCACAGAGATCCACACCCTGAAATGAAAGATGTGACGATGAGGATTGGCCAAAAACGAAACATCATATTCATCTCCTGTGGCTAGATTAGGGTCTGTGGCAGCTGCTGGGTAGCAGTGAATGCCTTCTTTACGGAATGTGACCCAGATCATTTTATTAGGTCGTTGGTCTTGACGGATAATCATATTGACATTAATCCTTGGCAAAGAGTTTTGATTTCATCTCTAGTCATATGAAAATTATATGAACTGGAGTCTGTGACAGAGCCTTTGTCATCGAGACATTCTTGAATTATATCTACTGCCAACAGTCCTTTAGGACTCACTGATTCCCAGGATTCTACACGAACTTTGAAAGCCGGAGTTTGTTTCACAGTGATATGTTTTACATTTAAACTGGAGTGTTTCATCTTAGTTGTTCCATTGTTATAATTTTTGCTAATTCTTCACCTAGATCTTTGTCTTCAGTAACTACATGAAGACTGTGTCGATTCTCATCGCTCTTACGATCGTACTTGGTGGTTTCTACAATAGTACCGCCGCTGGCACTAAAAACTTGTAAGCGGAAACCTCGGGAATGGAGGTCAACACTTTCACTGTCCTCAGCGTATGCTAGCTCGCAGTCGTCATTGTCTTTCATTAGCCAGTTTCGAATTCGTTCTTTAATTGATAATTTCATAGTTGTTGTCTGAATTGGCCTTGCACGTTTAATTTGATTTGCACCGGTAATTCTAGGAAGTCGTCTTTGACTAGCTGTCGATGCTACTGCGTATCCACCACTCATTTTATAATCTCATCTTTGCCATATTGATCCCAATTAGTGAAGCGATCTCTTCCTAATAGGTCCTGCAGGTTATGGCACCACACCCCGGGATTAGTTGCTTTAAAATCTTTGTCATCTATCTTTAGTGTAGCGTTATAACCTAATTGATTTAGATAAGGTAATTTTACACTAATTTGCGGAATAAATCTACGCTTTTCGGTAAGACCGCTTTCAAGCAATCCTTCCGTTTCACTAACATCAAAGTCTAGAGTACACCAGAATCCATCTTCAGCATCAAGGCATACATAAATCATATTCTCCCATGGACGCCAGGTTTCTGTATCGTTGATGCCCTTAGTTTTGAAACTTTGATTAGCTCCAAAATAGATATGTTCGCATTTATGATTTCGAGCCAGTTCCATGATTACATAGGGATCATGCTCTCCGACCACAAATAGAGTTCGCATTCCGTATGCAGGTGTGCGTTCGATTTCTACGCCTACAAAGAATGTAATGGTATCAGCGACACCAGATTCGTAATTTCTTTTCATCGTTGGAACCATTTCTTGATAGTATTGAGCAAGTTGAGATATCTATAATGATAATCAGTTAACATCGAGGGATGATGAGGACAGCGGCCTTGATGATAGTCACACTGCGGACTGTACTCTCGATGGCACAATTCACACTTCATTGTTCGAATCCTTGTTTAATTAATTGTCGTTCTTCACGAGCAGTTCTGTGAGTTTCGCACAATGTCACTAGCCATCCTTGTCCACCTGTTGTGCCAGAGTTACCACACTCTTCACAAGTGACTCCGCTCATGCTTTCTGCCATACGTACCATACCGTCAATAACATCATCTCCACCTGTGTAGTAGAAACGCAGTGTGCCAAACTTTTCTTTGACTTGATCCAGCGTTACTTGCGGTACTTGTTTGTACTGTGTATAACCTTTTTCAAAGTTCTTATTGTTCCAATCAATGTGATGCTGAATATTACCCATGAGCTGATCTAGTACATTGAACCAGCCATCACCACATTCAAATCCCCAGCACATACAAGTTTCCTGCATGCTTTTGTTGCGATTAATCATCATCTTGGGATATTTTTCGCACAACAACTTATCTAGTTCTTGTTTCATATATTTTCCTAATGAACTGCTTCTTTAGAGTCGCACTCACATTCGACGACCCAGTTGTTAAACTGAGTAAATTTATCAACCTCTACACCTAGACCAACTGCTTCATTTACAAAGTGCTGAAGCAATGAATTATACAGTTCATCCGGCATAGTGTGTTTGTCAAATTTGATTTTCATTACCAAGTGCTCACATCAGTGATGTCGATGGTGGTATCTTCATCCTTGTCATGATCACCGAAAAGATTAAACTTCACGGAAACTGTAGGACCGATACCACTTGAGCTGTTTGATTCTAGGGTGAACCATTCTACTTCTTTGAAGTGATCTGCCATCTTAGCGAGTTTTTCAACCTGTGTGCGATTGAGACTAAAAGTATGCGCTGCCATCGTTATGCCTGTGTGTGAAGTTGTTGTTTATGTTTAAGTATAGCAATATTGTCTTTGAGATGCAACCTCTGTTTCTTCATTTCTTCCAGTTTTAGGTCCTGAAACACTCCTGTTTTTTCCAAAGTGTCAATCTGTTTGTCCAAAGCACGGTGAGCTTCTTCCAAATGTTTAATACGCTGTTCGTACATACGGTCTCCTTATACAATTACACTTTCTTCCAAAGCACGTAGTTCATCATCATCGGGATTTGAGAAATCTATCTCATCAGTTTTCTTACCATCTTCAAATGTCAAGATGTTTGGTACAGCATAGGCCACTGGGCCACCCTGCAGTCGGGCACCTTCTAGACTGGTCAAGAATCTCGAAGCAGTTTCGATCATGTCAAACGCTTCTTGTTTGGTAGACTTAGAGAACAGTTCTTTTACAAAGTTACTGAAGTATAGTATCTTGTTAGGCACCCATTCGCTGTAGTCTTTTTCTTTCTTGCCTTCAATACCCCACATACGCCAATCTGGATCAAACTTAGCACACTCAATATCCATTAAGTTGTTGGCACGTTGCACAGCACGAATATGACATTCAACATTATGACCCATCATCAATGCATAGGCAAATGAATCCCATGATGTCTTGCCTTCTTTCTTGATCTTGTTCAACATGCCTGGTGCGTAATGGCATATATCTGCGATCGTAAGTCTTCGACCAAAATCGCTTTCGAAAGGAAAAGGTATATCGTGCCGTCCGGAAAGATTCTTAGTGTCCGGGGCTTTATCCATGATAACACTGAATCGTTTATTGGAATGTTGGGCATTAGTATATACCAATCCGTGAGCTGTTGCGATGAAAGGTGATGCGCAGTCAAAGGAAATAGTGAAGTTTTCATTTATTTTTTTGATCTCCCGTTGGATCAGTGTGAGATAACAGGCCCAGTCTAGTTGAGCTGTACCTAAGAAGTGCATCCAGTCCTTGCCTTCTAACATACCTTCAAACTTTAATGTGATCAGTCTGCGTAAGGTAATAGGCATCTTGCACATGTTAGCGCCACCCATAGCCCAGCCTTCTGCTTCCTTACCAGCATACTTGCCTTTGGGATCTGAAAACTCTTTGACACCTTCGTACCAACGTTCAGCTGTGTCCCAGTCGCTGCCTTGTAGTACGTTTAACCACTTGGTCTGACCTAGACGATTCTGTAAAAAGTAGTCGTTGTTAAATTTGGTCTTTTCTAGGCAGTCTTCAAACGTCTTTAGACCAGTCTTAGGTGAATGAATATGATCACAGGCCCATGTAGGAACGTCAAGCATCATGGACCAATCTGCAGTAACTTCTAGCCATTCCAGTATCTTTTGACGAGTCTTGTTGGCTTCTGCACCTTCAAAATTTAACCAATCGAACTTGAGTACACCTTTACCAATCTGGTATCCACCAGAGTCGCCTAGGATCATAGTTTTCGATCGATCACGGTCCTGTATCATGGATTCCTGTACGAGACTCTTGTTGAGATCCAGTTGTGCGTGACCTGCTGAATATAGACCATACTTGTAATAGAAATAGCCCTGTTCGGGATTTAGAAAGTTCATGCCTTCAATGCCGCGATCAAACTCTTTAGGAATTCGATCTTTAGGAATAAATTCTTCTACTCTCTGCTTGGCTATGTATGTGGAATAAAAACTGCTGATAGCAGGCAAATATACCGCATAGTCTTTTTGTAGGGGTGTTAGGTCAATTGGTTGTTTCATATTCTCTCGATAGGTGTGCTATTATTGTTAGTTGGTCTTGTGCCTCTTTTACATTTTCTAGCGCAATGCGAACTGCTTCATTTTTCATAGCTTTTTCTAAAATCTCAATCTCTTGGCGTTGTTTACTTTTTGCCCAAGACAATAAATTTTGTGTTTCTTGATCTAGTCCTACAGTGGCATAACTGGTAGTTAGGTTCATCCACGTACTACCATCAAATACCTGCATGTCTGATCCCCATACACGGACCATACCTTGCATTGGATTGGTAATATTCATATTAATATATGGCACACTGGTGTTACCACCAGATACTGTTAGTCCGCTAACACCCTGTAGACCTTTAATCATATTTAGGCAGCTTGTGCAGGAACAATATATTTGTAAGTGGCTAATCCACTGTCGAGTGTGATCTGAATAGCACCTTCATTGCTCAGAGACATCTTGGTGTTATTAACATCAGCGATCTTAAGGATACTTAAGATTGGAAGCACTGGCCAAGTCCAACCACGATCCAGTTTACCTGCTACGTTCTGTGCAAAAATAAACTCACCACCGTGTGTGCTTGCATCACCAAAGATAAACTTGAGATTACCGCCGTCTGTCTTGGCCAAGAATGTTGGATGCTCGTTGTTAGCACCTGCCTGGAAGTTGAAACGCTGTACCGCGGCCACGCTAGGTTCCAGTTCCACATCCCACTTGACACCACGGAACTTGACAGTTTTCATCTTTTCGTTGATGATTTCTGCATTCATAAAACGATAATCGTTTTTAAAATCGCTGTCTTTGTTTTCAAAGTGAATGCCTACAGGAATAACGTCACCGTTGCGTTCTGCAGTAGTGATTGAAATCTTTGCATCATCCTTGTATTCTGCCCCGTCTAACAGATACTTTAGTTTGTTGAGCTGCGGCATACCAAACACACCCAACATGTCTGGATAAGGGTTAACAGTTTCTGCTTCCATGATCACTGAACGGTCATCAGCCATTGAGTTGATTGTGGTTTTTTCTTCTGTGCCTGTGACCTTGACCGTGGTCAAGAAGCCTAGGTTCTGTGTGTGGCTTACGATGTCTTGTAGTATATCTTTCATTTAGAGATTCTCCATGTATATTAAGATTATATTTAGATCTTGAGAAAAAATCAACCTAGAAATCACTCAAAATCAAACAGTTTGCTGAATGTGTTATCCGACCTTGTTGAACTGATGTCCCATTCCAAAACACCAATAAGGTTTTCTAGCTTTTCGTCAATGACAGTGGTTTCCATTTCGCCATCGTCGAAAGGCAGATCTTTGAACCATTGCGGCAGTCTCAGTTCATCCACAGGATATGCCACTGAGGTATAGCCCATAGGATTGTCTTTGACCTTGCAGACAATGACTTTAGCACCATCTACGATGTTCATAGAATATTTGTCATCCATCATTCGCTTAAGAGTGTTCCAGTTTAGACTAGCTCGAACATGACCGGGCATGTTGGTTTTGCCGGCTTTCTTTTCTTTGTCACGATAGTCAGTGATGTTATTGGCACGTTTAGGTGAACCTTTTTCCCAGCCTGGCCGTGTCTTGAATTCTGTGCGAAAGTTAGTGATGTATTCCAACACTGATTCCTTAGTCTCGCCGTTTAGCACTCGGGTCAGTACCGCACTCAAGAAGTCTTGGATAACAACCGGGGTATCTGACCGCTTGAGGTCAAGCCCCATGGCTTTGATTTTGCCTGGACCGTCGACATCAGCACGTTTGCCTTCTTTGTCGTAGTAGAGAACTGCGTATCGTTTTTTGGTGATAAACAGTCCTTTGCTTGCAACAATCTCGCGACCTGCTTTGATGACGTCCCCTCGAGTCTTTGGACAGTGGAAGGCGTCCTGCATGAATTTGACAAATGTTCCATTGACTGTTTCTCCTATGGTATCGTAAAGTTCAACCACTGATTCTCTGTTCCAGGGAATCAGTCCTTTCTCAATGTCTTTCTTCAGCGTAGAATACGCAGAGAAATAACAAGAGTCTGTGTCACCGTAGATAATAGCACGACCAACATGATCTGCTTCTCCGGTAATGATTTCATTGACTTTTGACGCCATATGGCGAGCAATAGCTCTGCCAGTGAGTGTAGTCGATTGACCGATTCTGTTATCAAAGAATCTGCAGCCTGGATTTAAGATAGCACCATACAGGCTGTTCAAGTTAATCTTCTTAACCAGCTGTCGCTTGTCCCAGTATTCTTCTTCGATCTTGTTGCCAGCGGCAATACATTCTTTGAGTTTGGCCTGCATTTCTTTGCGTTCTGCATACCAACGTTTCAGCAGTCCGGGAATGATACCTTCTTTCTCATAGGTAAAGATAGTGCCGTTGGCGCTCAGCATCCAAGGTTGATTTGATTCAAAAATTAAATCGTAGATCTGTGCTGCGCTTAAAGTATCAGATCCACCATCTTCCCAGTCAATGGTGATTTCACGCCCTACCTTTCTTTCAAGTACGTCAGTGTATTCGATACTGCCAAACATTCCTTCCCAGGCTGAGGCAAAGGATTTATTTTTAGCCATTTGACCGTCGATATATTCCTTGGTGCCATCTTGGCGCAGTTGTCCCACGATGGTTTCCGGTCCCATGTTCAGCGCACGAATCGCACTAGGATACAGTGAATTAATATCTAGTGAGCCAATCCATTCGTGTATGCCCTTCTTGGGATAGGCCACATAAGCACCTGCAGCCTGTGTATCTATGCCATCACGATTCACACGATTAGGAACGATCATACCACGCTTGTGTGCTTCGTTGATGATGGCCTGTTCTGTAACCGCCACGGCACCCATAGTGGTAGCCAACAGCACTGTGCATTCGTGCGCCAGTGTGTTAGCCAGAGCCAAGAATTTTAATTTCTTGTCTAACTTGTCCAGTAGAGCAGTGTCTTGCCTGTTGTATTCTATGAATCTACGGAAGTCATTGTTGTACAATTGGTCTAAGGTGCCTTCATAGACAGTCTTGTTTTCCCCAATTTCCATTTCACCAATGGCATCCAGTCGATAGGTATGTCGTTCTTCATAGGTATATTTGCGATACAGTTCAAGACTGTCGAGGTGTACACGACCGATGAAGTCATAGGTCACGGCAGTTTTGCCATACTTTTCGTATTCTCGCTTTTTAGGAAACTGATTCCACAGACAGAAACGGCGTGTGTCCTCTTTGCTTAGGACCTTGGTCACACGATTCACTGTATAGGGAATATCAAAACCTTCTGAGTTCCAACCGCTGAGAACATCAACATCTTGTATGATATCTAAAAATGTGTCCAGCATTTCTGATTCAGTTTCGAACAGCATAGTATTGGGGATGTCTTCGATCTGACGCTTGGCTTCGGCCATGCTGAGTGTTTTAGGAGGGATGGCCAAACATATCATGGTCTCCATCCATTGTAGATACACAGCAATAGCGGTGATAGGCATGAATGCATCTTCTGGTGATGCATAACCGCGTTCTGGATCAAAGTCTACTTCGATGTCGAAGAATGCTACATTAAGTTTAGGAGCGTCGGTGTTAAGATAATGATCTTCGAGGCAACGATATATGGGATTGATATCGCTTTCGTAGAGTTTTTTGTTGCTGTGTATGGCTAGTTCTTTGCGATGTTCTTTGACATTTTTTGAACTAACACGGCTTAATGGTTCGCCTTTGATTGATTGGAACTTGCCGCGGGGATCGATGTAATAAAAAACATGCCTAGCTGGATATTCTTTGAAATGTCTCTGACCTTTGTCATCGCGTTCAACCACACGGATGATATCATTGTCGCGATCATAGAAAGCGTCTACGTAACTCATTTATTCTCCTATGCAATTTTTAGGCTTGCAAATACCAATGTGCGGTTTATGGCCACGCCTACCATCTACTTTTATTTAACTACTTAGCATCCTTACTAGGCCAACGCTGTCAATACTGACTAGCAAGAGGTAGTTAGCCAACATGCCAAACGATTTCCTAGTATAAGCAGCCCAAGCATACATGGCACAACCAGAAATCCATATAGGATAAAGAGCCAGTAAAGGCGGAGTGGGGACGGTGACTGCCATAGTGATCGCACAGCCAATACTAATAGCCCAAGCAAGCAGCTCAACACCAAAGCGAAACTTATTAGACTTCCAATCATCATGTATCCAATCGAATGTAGGTTTTAATAAATCATTCATGCATTAATTATACTATTATTGTTTGACATTGTCAAATTTTAATATCATTTTATCAATCTAGATAGTTCTGGAAACACTTCGGCCCAGTTTAATCTACGTCTATAGTCTATGGCATCGAGTGCGTCAATCCAGTTGAAGTTGTCACCATTTGTACTCGTTTGAATAAACCGTCTAAGACGTTCAAACTGAGGACCCATGGGTATAATTTCTAGCATGGCCGCTTTAACATCGGCAGATACTGTGTCAAATGATAACTTCCCTATTGTTAGTTCTGGAGCTAGTATATAGGTAGTATTATCCTGTCTAAGCCCATTGAACCAATCAACTAGCTTAGAAAACTCTAGGGCATTATGTACGCCGAGATTAGGGGCTATATTAATTACTAGCTGTTTATCAAATAGTTTGCCAAAGCTAGCTACATTGTTGGCTACTTCAGTCCAGTTTAATGGATAGCGTATGTATTCAAACTGTGGGCCTACAGCTTCTACACTACATATCAACATTATGCTCCTACATTCGTTCCAAAGAGCTACATCTTCCTTAGTAGGCATGATGCTACAATTGGTGTTGACCACCAGACTCAACTTATCTAACGAGCCCTGCTGCTCTTTAACTTTGGTTAGTATCTTGTTAATATCTGTGCTTAGGAACGGCTCCCCCCCGTTGAAGTAAATCTGTGTTAACTTGCTAAAGTCCACGTTAAATTCCGGATCAGATTTACGTATTTGATTAAAACTGCGAAAGCCAACGCCTACAGTATTAAACTTTTCGTCCTCTGCGGCCCAAGCACTGCTCCAATTACTTCCACAGGTAATACATTTGGCATTGCATAACGGAGCAACATTATAATGCATTGTTAATAACTCAACTTCATATGGATCTTCTGCCGGGTTAGCGATTCTTCTTTCTCTACTACTAGGCACACCTGCATCTTCTTTGCGCCAACAGAAGTTGCAGCTACTAGGTCTATTGCCTTTATTAAACTCTTCACGTTGGTTGGTTAGATATACATCTTTATGAAAATCAATTACAGATATTGCTGGCCCTGTTTGGTTAACACAACAGGCGCTTATTTTAGCTTGATTATCAGGTTCGGCAGAAACATACAGTCCCTTATAAATTGCCGCACAATAGTTAGATTGAGTCAAGATATGCTGAATAATTAATTATTCTTTTTATTAGCTAACAAGTTTAACAGATTTTTAATTTTTGTCAAGTTTTTGTATTCCAATATATTGTCAGTCATGCTATTAACGCTGTCTAATATTCGCTTATGGTACACGGATTTTAGAGGAACAACATCCATCTTAACAAAGAACAAACTGGTTTCGGAATCTATTTTGGCAGTGGTTTGTGTTTCAGATCTAAAATATAAATCTTCCAGGCCAACGGGGTCAATTTCTTTTTTGTTGTTAGGATGATTACTTAAATCAGGATTGGTAGTTATAGTCCAAACCCACCTGCGAAAACTCGCTTGTTCACACATTACTCTACTGATACCAGGACTGGCTTTTACCAACAGTTCACTATCTGCTACCGGTCGATGAATATCTTCTAAAGTCATACCCAATCGTTGTGATGGGATAAAGCCGCTGGGAAAGCAAAAACAAATAGCTGTTAGTTTGCCTTGATGCATGACAGCAACATCTTCCTCCAGTCGTAGTGCTAGATCTTGGATTTGATTAGAGTATACACCGCAATATCTTGCAGCACGTTCTACGGTAGCTTCTGATCCTGCTATCTGACCAAATAAATCTGTGTTATACTTTGCTAATTCTTCTTTTTTCTTTTGTATTATGTCTAGATCAGGAGAAGAAATAAAAACAGGTCCGGTATTACGAATCATATTAGGACCTGTGGTATACGGTGTTTTTACAAAATCAATCTGCATGCCTAGTCAAAAAGTTAACCCGCATTTTCTTAGGATGAAAATATTCATTGACTACCTGTTTTGCAACTTCAAGATCAAATTCTTTACAACTGAAAATATCAAAGTAGGCTGTGCCATCTAATTCCATAAAATGACCACTGATGTTACTAGTAGTAATTAATTGCATGAGACTATATCCCTGTTTGGGATCGCCTGGTAGAAGATATTCGATGATAGGTTCTCCGTGTGCAGTCATATCGATACGTGCCACTAACTCTTTTACGAACTTGTATATGTTATCACGATCTTTTACGGCAGCTATGTCACAGCCGCTGCAATCTAATAATAAATGATATCCCCAGTAGCTCATTATTCAGGCAACCTTTTAGTGACACCCAGAATCATTTCAATCTCGTTCCATTCTTGTTCGTGGTCTTTCCAATTATCTTTGTGTGCTATGCGTATGGCCTTGTTGATGATTGAGGGTTTGATCTGTAGTTCTTCTGCGACAGCTTTAACAGTTTCTTTGAGACCTTCTTGCAGATCTTCAAGCTCACGTAGTACATTTGAGCCTTCAGTGATTAATCTTTCTAGTTTGGCTTTTTCTTCGGGACCGTACATTTTTGTCATGTATATTGACTCCAGTTTATGTATTAATTATACAGGAATAAAAAAAGCCAGTCAATGAATGACTGGCTTAGGTTTACCAAACGGTTGAATTATTTTTGAGCTTCACTGAGCACGTCGTACATTTCAAATACACCGCCGTTGCGCTCATAGATTAGACCAGCATAAAGTTCTGCTTTCATGCCTTCGCCCAGTTTGCTGGCAGCTACACGAGTAGCCCAGTTGAACAATGACTTGTCTAGAGGATCGATCTGTTGTTGTCCGCCGCTTTCTTGAACCAGTTGTACCATCTGCTTGAAACTTAGTTTTTGTTCTATTGATTCTTTCACCGGACGCTTTTTGCCTGTTGGCATCATCTTTGATTCATTCTTTTTGCCGAAGTATTTTGCTTGAGCAGCACTCATACCTTTCTTAGCGCCGTCTTTTTTATCTTCGCCTTTCTCTCCAGCAGCTTTCTTCATTGGTTCTTTCTTGTCACCATCTTTGTCGATGTCTAGAAAGTCTGGCTTAGATCCTTCAGCCATCTTTTCTTTCTTGGCCATCTTCTTTTTCTTATCTGTTTCTTCTTTCTTGGCCTCAACCATCTTCATGAATTTGCTTTTGAATTCGGGTTCTACACTTTCTTTCTTAGCTTTCTTTTTGGACTTAGGAGCATCTTCATCATCATCTTCAGGTTCTGCCTTGCTGCCACCATAGTTCTTGCCAGCATGGTGTTTGACGCCTGTAGCAGTCTTTTCTATTGTGCCACCTGTAGAACTAGGTTTTTTATCGCCAGTTTTCATTTCTTCTTTGACATCTTCTTCTTTCTTTTTCTTGGCTTCAGCTACATAGGTGCTTTGTCCTGCTAGCACACGCAGAGCAGCATCTTCGTTGAGCTGCACAGCTTTGTCTAGTACGGGAGCAGCTACCGTGGAGATCTGATCATCCATTGAGCTGATTTTAGTGATAAGTGATTTAAAGTCCATAATCGATTCCTTGTTCCTAACAGTTGGTAATGTATTTATCTTTTTACTGCAGAGCCAGCACCAAACAAACTAGTGCTTTGATCTAGGGCATTTTTGGCCGTGCCGTCCTTGTTTTTAGGCTGGTGAACCTTGGGTTGTGGGGGTGATTTAGTACCTCCAGGGCCCCCCGGCTTGCCTAAATAGCTGGTCTTTCCTCGAGCTTTTCCTGGGCTAATATGCGGATTTACCACAGTACCTATGCTAGCAGCTGAAGTAGCACCGGCAGTAGCTGATTCTATGATTTCTTGTATTTTCATAGTATTATTTATTTTTTTTGGCTCTACCGGCTTTCATGTTAGCTAGCCAGTGTGCCATACGTGCTTTTTCACCTGATGAATTTTTAGCTGTTTTTCTTAGGCTGCTAACGCTGGCTTTGGTATTAACACCACTGCGTTTGGCAAGACCTTTGCGTCCTGGCTTCTTTCCATCTGCGAAATTTTCGTTGGCTTGCCGGCTCTGTGGCATGTGATCTTTGCCGTAACTGATACGACTGCCTGTGATAGTTTCTATAGCAACGTGCAGTGCTGTTCCGGATAGATGTTTACGCAGCCATTTCTCCGCTAGATTGTTGATGATCTTTTCATTGGCATGCACACGGCCGCTACCTTTGGTACGATCATGTACATAAGCGTGGCATGCTTCGTGTGCTGCAATGGCAACATCTTTAGCGGCCTTACTTTCTAAATTTGGAATATTGATACTGCCACCGGGCCCCGAATCTTCAGTGTCTGTAAACATAGGAGAAGCACTGCTCTGATATACATAGTACATACCTGGCTCGATTTCTTCTTCATCGTCCGTTACACGATTTTTGCCTAATATACTTTGGATAGTCTCGTATGCAGTCCACAGTGTAGGAGCAGGTGCACCACCCACTCTTGTAGTTGGCAACATGGGTTTATCTTCGGAATCAAAATCGCCATAACGCTGACGCAACTCGTCGTCACTGGCTTCAGCTTCTTTAACATCGTCGAACTCTTGCCCCTGAAGTTTTACCCCTACTATATCCTGTACCAGTTTCCATGCCAATCCCTTCTTACCTCGTTCTAGCAGTTGTTTGAACAGAGTTTTTTGTTCTTCATCAGCCATGCTGAAGAACTTGGCCAACTCCATCATGCCTATGTTACCGGGATAAGATGCTTCGTGCTTAATGCTTTCTCCGCCACCACCGTCACCACCTGATGACCCACCGTCTCCGCTGTAGCCGGTATAGTAGCCATAGCCCCCATAGGGACCTGGACCGTATGCAGCCCAACGTGGTCTGCGCTTACGTTTTCTTTCAACAACAAATTCATGAGATTTCATACAGGTGAATAAGGATTGCGTGGACGATCTGTACCGTCATCTTCTGGGTATACTGGATAGGGGTTCATACAGGACGTTCTCCTGTGAGATACGGTAAACTGAACCATAATTGGAACCATTCTGGGGTACCTGGCTTTATGTTGTGTTTTTTCATAAGCTCACCTTTTTCATTGCCAGTAATTGAGATATTGCTCCCTTCGTAAGGTTGATAACCTTTGAATTCTGTAATACCAGCTAACTTTTTGAGTTCGTTAATCTGCAGATCCGGCATAATATTTTCCGTCTTTTCCTAGAGTTACGGTAACTGCGCTTAACCCTCTAACACCAACTAGTGTTGCTGGTACTTTAATTTCTTTTCCGCCCTTTGGAGCTGCCTCAGTTCTTCCAGCAAATTTATAAGTTTCGCCTTCGTATTCTATAGTATATGCTGCTGGCCACTGTGCTCCTGAGGTATATCTACTGCTTAAAGGAACTGCATCTTGTTTTGGTATATCGGATTGAGACACCTGAGTTGCGATTGGTTTACCAGTTAACCGGTTAATACTAGGATCTCCATCACCCGACACTCTAGCCGCAGCATTCCCTGCGCCTAAAGCCATAGCGCCTGCTAAACCTGCTGCCGCTAATTTTTCTTTCCAACCCTCATCTATACTTTCAGTGGCTTTCTCACCAGTTTTATAAACTTCCCACTTCTTACCAGTCTGTTCTGATTTTCTGCGAGCCATGTCTTTGAGTCTATAGTATTCGCGTTCTTCTTCCGGACTGTCGGCATAGGCACCATATGGTCCAGGAAACACTTTCCATTTCTTACCATTGATATAGATAGCGAAATTATTACCAGGCTCTGTGTTGCCTTCATCCCAATCTTCTGGATCGCGAATTCTTTCTGTAGTTTTTCTCATACTTGGTGATACAGCAATAATAGAATCAGGATCGACTCTAGGTTCAACCGTTAAAAACTTCCAACCCGGATCAACTACGATTTCAATATCGCCTCCGCTGTTAGGGAACGGTTTATTATTTGCGTTCTTAATTTTAACCGCATCTTCGTCAAAGTCAACAGCAGTGACTATAGAAGGAAACTTTTCTCCTCTGCCCGTAGTATAGACTACTCGTTGGCCTACACGGAAATCATTGCCGGTTGCCTCCGCCACACCTTGATCATAGGGCTTCTTATGCTTAACATCGCCCTGTTTCTCAGCTCGCTTCTTGTCTTTGTGGACCCCAGCACCAGCAGTCTTAGAATTCTTAGCCACAAAGTTACGTGGTTTTGATGCGGGTATAAAATCTTTTGCTCTCATACAGTGATTCCTCTAGACCGAGTTCCGCCTTTGCGTTTGATTCTACTGAGTTCATCTAAAGCATGGCGAATCTGTTCCATGTTCATTTTTAATTCTTCAAACTGACGAGCCATTATTTGCCACTCGCTAGGACTAGCGCCATCAGCACGACTAGCAAGATCCTTTAATTGGCCAGCAGCACGTAGCATGCGATATTTTAATTTTGCAGGATTGGCTTTGTCATGGCTGTGAATCATGGGATCCATGGGATCTGCGGGATCCATCTCAATAGGAGCTTCTTTAATTGTGCCTTCATTTTTTTTGTACAGTGGAGATATAGACCTTACAACGTCTTTTTTCATTTGATATGATTTGAAGAATTCTTTTTCTTTTTGACTCAACGGTCTATCGGTTTTAATTTTAGTCAGAATAAATTTAAAATAAGCATCGTCATCTGCCAATTCGTTGATTGTGCTTTCGTTGATGCCCATACCGTTACGTACCGCTGAAAACAAAGGTTTAGCAAGTTCTCCTGCACCTGTAGCTTCTTTGAATCCTTCAAAGTCGTTGTTGGCAGCAGCAGCTCTAGCACCGCTGGCACTGACACCCGCTACACCTTCAGCTCCATCTTCACGTTCCCCACTGCTGACGAAATCCAGCACTTCGAAATCGTAGAATCCGTGTGCCTTGCCTTCAACACCGTTGTACTGTGTGAGAAGACTTTTCATATCTTCTAATCTATCACTGCCTGCCACAAAGGTAGCACTGTTATATCCCTGCTCATGTAGGTATGAAGCCACCTTGCCTATGGTGTTAATGCCAGCATTATCGACCACATCACCGGCGTATTCAGGAAACATTTCTTTGATAAATTTGATTTTAGTGGCATAGTCTAGAGGATTTTTCTTTTTATCCTGAGTCTGGCTGACAAATATCCTCATGTCGCCACCTTGCTGCTTCATGGTGTCCAGTACCTGTTTGTGTCCAATGGTAGGAGGATTCATCCTGCCGAAACAGAACGTCACATGTTTTGCACCAGCTTCAAATAATTCTAACAGCAGCATTAGTCGTAGTCGCCTTTTTCAAGATATTTTTCCTGCTCATCAGCAATGCGTTTTGCTAGGTCTATGAGTTTTTCTTTGGGAAACTTTTTTTCTCTATCATCGATGTCGTATTTTTCGCAGTAATGATCCAAACAGGTTTCGATAGGTCGTATATAAACTTTGAATACTCGTGGATTACCTTGATGTTCTTTGTGTCTTTTCACAGCAGGAAAGAAATATTGGTTCAACATAGCATCGTCGTTGTCTATGAAGAACTTGAGATCGTCTAACCAATCAATTTCTTGTTGATCATCTTTAGGTGCACCAATAGCACTCCACATTTCTCTTAACAGCATTACCAGCTCCTACATGACCAATAACGTGCTTTCCAACGTGGACCTGGATTTTTGCAGTTATGACGAGCACGGAAACTTTTTCTACGTGCTGGATTACTTTTCTTAATACGCATTTTCTTATCGCCGAAGTTTACCTTGACAATATTGCCGTTAGGCTTGCGTACATATACTTTGGATTTCTTAACATCGCCAGCCATTTTCTTGCCCAGCGGAACTTCACGTCCTTGATACTTGGCTTCATCTACATCACCTTCTTCCACGCCTTGCGATCTATAAACTCCGTCTACATTCTGTTTTGGTGTGCCACCGGTGGCCTGTACAACAGCAGTTAATAAATCGTTGAATTTTAATTTAGGATTAATTAACGCATTAGGAACAATAGTTTGGTCGCCATGTACTAGATCAACATCATCAAAGTAAAGTGGAGCATTTTTTTCTAATCCCGCTTCTTTACGTAGCCAGTTTGTGAGTTTCTTTTGGTCGCCATTTTTTTCGTACCATTTAGCAACATTATAACCGTGTGCCGAACCTTCCGTCACGCCTTCTTCGTACTTCTGTGCTTTCATGTAATCACGGGCTGTGTCGATGTAGTCTACGGCTTTGGTGATCTTGCTCTGTACCCATTCTGGAAGATTGTCATCTGCTTGTAGAATGCTGTACAATTCTTCAGCGGCACTGTCTATAGTACGTAGATCATCCTTGGCCATGTCGCCTTCACGATCATACTCTCCGTAGTTTACAGGATCTTTGGGATCTTCAGGACCGTGGTCCTCCATTTTAACGCAGTTGTCTACGGTCTTGCCGCCTTTCTGTTTGGTGCCCATGCGCTTGTAACCTTTCCAACAGGCTTTGCCATCGACACCTTTTTGTTTGTCTTCTACTAATTCGCCCTCTAAAAACTCTAAACCCTCATTGGTCAGCATATCTATGGCAGTGTCATCCAATTCGATTACAATACCATCTTCTAGAATGTCTACAATTTCTGTGGCGATTTCGTGATCTTCAGAAAAACTAATGCCAAATGCATCACCTATCTGAAATGATTCTGAAAATCCTTTGGCTTTGGCTTCTTTTTCGAGATCAGCCTTGCGTTGTATAATTGCTTGGGAAATTTCTGGATCTTTGTTGGCTGTGGGATCTGATTCTAGATCGTCTAGTGCCTGTCTTTTGGCTTTGAGATCGTCCTGATCTTTAAGAGCTGTTTCGTTGACGATAGCGTCTAGTTTGGATATAAGGTCTCTCATAGTATGTTCCGTAAGGTCATACTATATTTATCGAAACTCTATCTCTAATAACTATAACGGATTTCTGTGATCGTGCCTTCTTCCAGCTGGTAAGCAGCACGGATATACACGAATTTGCCTGTGAATGTACACGCAGCGTTATTTGTTAGGGGGGTACTATCAATAGCGGTCAATGTTACATCAGCACTATCATAGACTATATCAAACCAATCCGCATCACCAGGATACAGTTCTAGAGTAGCCTGTATCTTGACGGATCCTTTGAAATTATCAAACTCAAATACCGCGGTATGGACTCCGTTGTTGTTTCGGTAGTAACCTGCAGCTGGACTTTTGGCAGAATATTGATAGTTGGGATACTGACTGTTATCAGCAGTAGCGGCCAGCAGTACACGAGTTTGATTGGACATCAGTTATTTATCGGAGATAACAAAGTTGTAGATCTTGCCCACCACTTCGGCATTACGCAGCTTCATCATTAACAGGGTCTGATCATCTTCTACCAACACATATCTGCGATCCCAGTTCCAGTCTGTGGCCAAAAACCATTTTTCCACAGCAGGTGTGCAGGTCACATGTGGTATCTGTGTTTTTAACCAGTCGATATAGCGTTTTTTGCCTGGACGATCGTTGGCCATTTTATGTGGTAATAGATATACCCTGTAGTTGAATCTATCTTTGGGTAGTTTTTTTACAGTAATAGAGTTTTTATTTTCGTTAAGTATGTCTATAGAATCTGTTGAAGGCTCGAAACAGTGTTTTAACTGAGATCCAAATTTAATAATTGCACCGTTATAAAAATCTACATCATTGGTGTACAGATCGATAGTGTTACGTTCTATTCTTGTGGCGTATTGTGTCTTATCATAAACTTCTAAAAACTCACATAGGACTAGAATTTCCTCACGATTATTCCAATATTCTAGTTTGTATCGATATCGGTCAATTTCGGGTTCAGGACCTTTACAGAAATCTTTGATTGCATCAATGGTATGCAATCTCAGCATTGTGCAACCTCTGAGATTTACAGTAACCTTGTACAGCCATTTGCCGTAGAATTTATGATTGGTGTATTTGATTTTCTGGTTCTGCATTTTTTCCAGCCTCTTCTAGACTCTGTTGTGCTTTCAGCAATTTGCGTTCAGCTTTGGTCAAAGGTTTAGGCAATTCAGTTACAACAAAATCTAGTTTATCATCTACGATATCTACAGTAACACGACCACCGTTAACTAGATCTCCAAACAGCACTCTGCGACTCAGGGGTGATTTAACTTCATTGTCTATCAATCTTGCCAACGGTCTAGCACCCATCTTGGAATCATAGCCACGCTCTGCTAGATATTTTGCTGCCTTGGCGGTCAACACTATCTCTATGCCTTTGTCTTTGAGTTGTGAATTGAGATCTCCCACAAACTTCTTAACAATCTGTTCAACCACTTTGTGGTCTAGCTTACCAAATTTGATAACAGCATCTAGTCGATTGCGGAATTCAGGCGCAAAGAATTTCTTAATGGCTTTGTCATCTTCGTCGTCACGCTCTAGTGTACCAAAACCTATCGAGTTACGTTCGTTGTCTGCGGCTCCTAGGTTACTGGTCATAATAAGGATGCAGTTGCGGCCATCTGCTTGCTTACCATTTGAACCTGTGACAAATCCATTGTCCATGAATGCCAACAAGATGTTCATGACATCCGGGTGTGCTTTTTCTACCTCATCTAATAATAGAATGCTGTTAGCATGCTCTTGCAGTTTGGTAATCAGCTGTCCGGCATTGTCTTCGTAGCCCACGTATCCCGGAGGAGCTCCGATCAACCGTGCTACAGAATGTTTCTCCTGATATTCACCCATATCAAATCGAATCAACTGCATGCCCATCTTGTCTGCTAGTTGTTTGGCAGTTTCTGTTTTACCTGTGCCTGTTGGACCAGAGAATAAAAAACTACCAATGGGTTTGTTAGGAGCTTTCATGCCTGCCTGACTAACAAAGATTTTATCCAGCAGTGTTTCTACTGCACGATCCTGTCCATAGACTACACCCTTCATCTGAGAATCTAAATCACTGAGATTCTTTGATTCTTTTTGTGCCACGGTTTCTAAAGGCATGTTAATCATTTTACTCAACTCGTAAGTGACCTGTTCAATGTCTACAATCTGTGGTACACCTTCCATACCTTCATCATCTTTTAGTTTATATCTGGCGCTGGCACAATCTATAATGTCAATAGCCTTATCTGGCAGTTTTTTATCTGCCATGTATTTGACACTGAGTTTAACTGCCTGTTCTATAGCAGCATCTGATATTTTTACATTGTGATGACTTTCGTAGTATTTTTTAAGTCCTTTTAGAATCTTTATAGACATTTCTTCAGACGGTTCTTCGATAGTCACACGTTGGAATCTACGCATCAGAGCACGATCACTTTCAAAGTGTTTGCGATATTCTTCCCAGGTAGTAGATGCTATCAGCTTAATTACACCCTTGGTCAGTATGGGTTTCAGCATGTTGCTCATGTCGTTGGAACTTTGATTAGCTGCTCCTGCTCCCTGCATCATATGTGCTTCATCTATGAATAGAATAATTTTGCCTTTCTTTTCCAACGCTGCTAACACTGCCTTGACACGTTCTTCAAAATCACCTCTATACTTAGACCCTGCCAACATGGCAGAAATATCTAAGGTATAGACCTGATGATCTTGTATGAATTTAGGAACCTTCTTTTCATGTATCTTGCGAGCGATACCTTCGGCGATGGCAGTTTTACCTACTCCGGGATCTCCTACCATCAACACATTGGCTTTGTTTCTACGAGCCAACACCAATTGTATTTTTTCAATTTCTTCATCGCGGCCAATTACTGGATCGAGTTTGCGTTGTTTGGCTTTGAGGCTGAGATTGGTGCAGAATTGATTGAGAATCCTATCGATCTGATTACTAGACACCTGTTTGATTTCTCCTTCAACATCCACAGACTCTGGTTGTACTATGTTTTCTTGGAAAAATTTAACAAACTTTTCTTTAGTGACTCCGCCTTTTTGTAGAAAGTAAAAACCAAAACTGTTCTTCTCACTGAGCACACTGATAATCACGTCAGCCACTTCCATGCGTTGACGTCCACTAAACAACACCTGAGTAAAACAGCGATTCAGCACACGCTCTACTGAATTAGTTTTTTTAGGTTTATAGTTTTTTTCTGCGGTCTTAATGTCGTTGAGATTGTTTTTTAGATAATGATCGAGATTGGTTTTAACAAAGGCAGCGTCTGCCCCAAAACTTTCTAACAGAGTGTAGGTTTCTTGATCACTGATCATAGCATATACAATATGTTCTATGGTAATGTACTCATGTCCAAGACCTTTAGCCAAATTGATAGAGTTTTCAAAAATGTCTTGTAGGTGTTTGCTGGGTTCTATCACTGTTTATATTCCCTGTTGTTGTAATTGTTTAATCTGTGCTCGTTGATTTTCGCTGAGATTCTGTGGCACATGCACTTTTAGTTTAACCAAAAGGTTTCCTCGCTGTCTATTTCTCATGTTAGGTAAACCTTCTCCTCTGCAACTCAATACCGTTTCTGGCTGTGTGCCAGCTGGCACAGTGATGTTGAGTGTTTTATTGTCCAGAGTCTCTATAGTTAACGAGGTACCTAACATAGCATCCCAAACAGAAATCTGCTGTTCTAAGATCAAAGATGTATGATCTCTGTGAAATCGAGCATGCTGTTTGACTAACACATTTACTATGAGGTCTCCAGGTCTAAGACCCTGTATGGAATTATCTCCCATACCTTCGTAGCGTATCTGCTGACCATGTTCTATACCAGCGGGAATCACAATGTTGATCATCTTGTTCTTACCGCCAGGTATAGAAATCTCTGCATTGAGTTCCTTGCCCTGTAACACATCCTCTAACGTAATTTCTATAGTGATATTCAGTGTTTTATTTTTCCTTAGAGGTTCTCGACCAAATCCACCTCCGAAGCCAAAGTTTCCGAACAGATCATTTAGATTGCCTGTGCCAAAGTGAAACTCAAATGGATTCTGTTGGCCTTGATGGTGAAAGCCCTGTTGATTGGGATCCATACCAGCATCAATCATTCTGCGTTTGTCCGGATCGCTGAGTGATTCATAAGCCGTAGAAATTTCTTTGAATTTGGCCTGATCACCTCCTCGATCGGGATGATGTTTCATAGCCATCGATCGATAGGCTTTTTTGATTTCGGCGTCTGTGGCGCCTCTTTTTAATCCTAGGGTAGCGTAATAATCCATGTTTATAGTATACAATAAAAATAGGACTACGTCAAGTAGTCCTAAGTATTTACTACAGATTTACTGAACAAGAATTATTTTTTTACTGGTACTGCTGTGCCTTCATGCTTTTTATGCACTTTGACTTCTTTGCAGTTCTGCTTGGGTTTTTTAGTTTTCGGATCTATCACCGGTTTTCCATCTTTGCCCTGTTGATCCACACAGACTTTTTTAGTTTCTGGTTTTGCATCTTCGGCACCATACACAGGCATAGCCACGGTAAGTGCGAGACCTAGTGCTAGAATAATATTTTTCATATGTGTTCCTTATAGTTCTGGTTGATCTGGTTGCATAGGCATCGGCTTACCTGTGCTACTTGTCATTGGCCTTGCTGGCGCAACTGGTGTTGTACCCCAACTCGGTGCTGGTGCAAAACTTGTGCTTGAGGCTGGTGCTGCAGAACCGAAGCCTCCTGGTGTTGCGCCAAATCCTGGCGACGGTGCACCAAATGTTGTAGTAACGCTTTGGGATACCGGTGCGAGCCCGCCATTGTTTGCTCCGTTTAATTTTTCTTGTGTACGGCCAAATGCTGCAATGCCTAATACAGCTCCCATGGCGATGTGGAACAATCCTGCACCTTGCAGTGTTAATGGATTCCATTGTGTAAGACCTGTTCCTACAGTAGTTTGCAATAAACTCCACAATACTGGAAATACAACCATGTCCATGGTACAGACCAGCATGTACATCCACCCCATCATTGGACGCCATTTACTGTTCATCCAATCTTCTTTTTTCTTTTCTGATTCGCTTTTAACTTCCTCGCTCATATCTTATTCCTTTTCCGTTATTGCTTTTTAGCCAGCATTGCTTGAATCTTTTCTTGCATGGCCTTAGCCCAAAACGGTTGTGGAAAGTTCCAACCTACAAATGCTCCAACCGCTATCCATAATAAAATATCTAACATAATCTGCTCCTAGTTGTTGTTAAAACCAAAGGTATAGGCCGTTCATACTCAGCACTATACCTAGTCCTGCTACGACAAAACTACCCCAGAACATTGACATACTAACTGCAAGAATACTTGCGGTCAACACAACAATGGCTAACTGATATGCTGTATTGGCATATGCAATCCAAGGACTAGATTTCTTAGCCACTTCTCGCTCTGCTTCCATGGCTCTTGCTTTGATAGCAATTTCTTTCTTGTCAGCATCCATGCGTTCTGCTTCTGCTTTGAATTCTTTCTTTAACACAGGATCACTAGTTGTTTTACTGGCAATTTCAAAACTTACTAGACGATTGTTCTTGGCTTGATACTGTGCCCAGGCATTGTTGGCACCTAGAGTATTACTTAATACTGTGCTGGACAGTTTACCACCATACCAACTGTTGACTGCTAAGAATAGTGCAAATATAGAAATAACCATACCTGCCTTGTCTTTGATTTTGGCTTCTCTTTCACTGCGAGAACCCGGCGCTGGCTTTGGCGCATCGGGATCTTTAGCTTCTTTTGTGAATATTTTTAAAACTGAATCTGTTACACTCATTACTGCGCTCCTGCTTCATATACTATTATTTAACTGATTCGAAGATTTTCTTCTGGTCTCGGTACCATTCCTGCCAGGCCCTTAGTTTTTCTGCGTTTTCGTGGCAGGCTCCGTAGTTTTCGACGACGGTGTCGAGGAGCCTACTGGCTTCAACTCCACTGGGGGTTCCATCAGTTGCGGCGGCACGCTCGGGAATTTCATTACGACTGGCGCTGTCGTGCAAGCTGACAGTAGACTTAGGCAAAGTACACTGAGCATCCAGTTGCTTACCCGCAACTTCTTTGATAATTTCTCTATTGACATATACATTTTCCTTGACGACTTTAATCTTTGTAACAACTCGTGTTTCTATCACTGTGTTAACCTGCTGACTTTTTTCTTCTGCGATTTTAACTTTTGCTTCTAGTTCTCTTACACGGTCGCGCCATAGCATTTCTGTGCCATAGCTGCCAAACATATATACTCCTACCATTAATACACCTACTCCGATCAGTTCTGATGGTAACTTGTACTGCGACATCAAAGGAATCCATGCCACTAGTTTGCTGGCCACATACAGTCCTGCTCCTAGGATCATCAATACATAGGTGATCCATACGAAAAAACTATCCGGGATAAGACTTAACATCCATCCTAGTTGAGCCATTAGTGTGCTCCGAAGATATGCAGTGCGTGTTCGTAATGTTTGATGCGATCTTCTAGACCAATAGTACCACCGTTGATGCGTTTGGTCAGCGTGAGGATATCTCCTGAGTCTGCCCACTTGTTGAGATTGTTCTGTTCCCAAAAGAAACAAGCACTCTGTACAGCACCTTCAAATGTCTGTAGGTATTCGGATGCTTCCTCTACAGGTACATCTATACTGGCTGCAAAGAATGTATAGTTGTCTTTGCCGGTAAGCTGGATCAGCCCACGACCGCAGTAGCGCCAACCATCGCCGGAATCTTCCGGACCATTGCCCATCCTATTGGCATAGACTCTGTTGGCTATGCGTTCTGGTTTGTTGGCATATGCGGCTGCGGTGGCATCGTCTGGAAAGTATTTAGGAAACACCTTGCGCAGACTGGCGGCCTTGTAGTTGAGGTTCTCTTTGAGAAAAACAAATCCACCGCTTTCATGAGCGCATTGCGCTAGGAAAGCTGCCACACGCTGAGGAGTGTTGATTTCATATTCTGGAAGAATGCTAGAGATAGCTTCATACCATTGTGACACATAGGAATTCCGTGGAATCATTTCTTTCAACTGTTCTTGAGTAAAGTTAAATGTAAAGCTCATTGTTCTGTCCTTTTTAATAGCATAGACCTTGCGCCGTTGTTGAAAACAAAATTTTCGCCAACTTTATTTATATGGTAGTCACCTAATACTTTAGTAAGCCAAAACATTTCACTGCTGGCTGCCTCGTCTACGGTATAGCCATCGTCTATGCCTTCTAGTATAGATTCTGTGGCACCGTCTTTGACTATCTGTAACTTGATAGAACGATCAAATGGTTTGTGGATGGTAATGATGTCACCATCTAGAGTGAGATCATCCATTAAAGTTTTTGTGAAAAAGTCACGCACACTTTCTGTGCGCATGCGATCCATTAGTCCTTGATAAGCAGAAGAATTGTCAGGAATCTTTTTCTTTAGATTTTCTTCAGTGGCTTCGTGTACTTGATTTTCTTTATAATATTTAAATTTTAGATCATCTAGTCCTGTGAGTTTTTTCACACCGTAGGTGAGTTCTTTGATCTGCTCAGACAGTTTAGCTGTGCGAGCTATTTCTACAAACACAGAGTACTCGCCGCGGTTGTCTTCGCCGCTGCTGACATCTGCGTCTAACACAAAAGCATATCCCTTCTCGATAAATTCCATTAGATCCTTGGCCGGTGAACGATCGTTGACCTTGAAACTGATCACACATACGTCTTGATCTTCACCCATCTTGGATCTAAATGAATCTACCTCAAAGGTTGGATGAACCATTTCTTTGAGATCGTCGGCTCTGAGACCTTCGTTAAGCTGCTGGTGCTGGTTGTGCATTTGCCATTTCCTGTGCTTGTTGTTCTGCAGGATCAATCTGTGCATTAACTCCTGATGCACTGACTATGTCCTCTATTTTGTTCTTGTCTAGTTCTGTGTAGCCTCGATTGATATCGTTCATTAACTTCTTAGGCATAGTGATTTTGATCATCCACACAGGTTCCTGATCGATCTTACCTTTGCGTGTGCCCGGGCGAATGTCATCCGGAGTCTTGATCTTGCGCACTTTTGATATAGCGGTTTCAGCTACCTGTACCTTGCAGCCGTACTCCAACAGTCTTTTTCCGCCTGCAGGCTCCGGCATGTCTTTTTCGGGCCACATAAATGTACATTCCACGAAATATCTGGATTCTTTAGGACCAGACACCAGTTCTCCGTCTAGCCAGTTGTCGTAGACATAGACATCTAGTTCGTCGATCACACGTTCAAAATCCTTGAGTAAATTCAAGCTGTTATTAGAACCGTAAACCTGTTCTATGTTAGCTATCACGTCTTTAATATCTGCCATAGTATCTCCCTTTGTATTTATCGCCAAAAATCAAACATAACACTTTACTTTTCCCACCATTGGTTAAATACACATGTGTTCGGCTACGGACACTACGGTTAGAGGTCCGTGCCTAACACTTACAGGAGGGCTAACCTTATATGAAGCGAAAAAGAGCGCAAGTACAGCAAAAA